ACAATAATCCCAAAAAATAAAATGAAATATATTAAGGAACAATATGAACTAATATCAAGAACATACATGGGTCATATTACTGAACTCATTAATAAAATTAAAGAAAAAGGTCATGAGGTAATATTTTTGAAGGAAAAGCATGAAAAGGAATTACAAATAAAAGAAAATGAATTATTGAAGGAAAAATATGAAAAAGAATTGCAGATAAAAGAAAATGAATTGCTGAAAAAAGAATTAGAAATTATCATTCTTAAACATATAAATAAACGTAAATAAAATATCAAGCAATTATTGATTTACATTTAATATATTAATTCTTTTTGTTAAAATAATCAATTTATGTTAAAATAACCAATTATTTTTGGATTTTCATCCAAAAATAGTTAAGATTTTATTCCGGAAATAAATCCAACAAACATACATATATAAACTATCAATACATGCGATCAACTAACAAATTATTTTCAATACGAATTCTATTTCGTTAACGAATAATTATGTCAATACGAATCAAACATTTATGAATGATTAGATTATTTAAAATTTATACAACAAATCATTACATAACGAATGTTTAATTCGTAACATCCTAATAAGATAATTCATCAAATGCTTCAAATTTGAATGTGAAATTTTCTGCGCAAATTAATTCCATCAATTTCTAATAAAAAGTATTACAAAATTATCTTATAAGGATAATGTGTCTAAGGGAGGCTTCTCCCTTCCATTCAATTTTTGTTCAAAATTGACATGGGTATCCATCAGTACACACAATGGAATTAAATTTATATTATATTTTATTTTATTTTATTTAAACGAATATTATACTTTAAAATTTTTTATAATTTCGTTCGCAATGTTTTTACCAAAATTATCTCTTTGTTTATCATAAAATTGCAATTGTTTCTTGAAAGAATCGTTCGGATTTGCAATAAATCGTTTAGATTTAATAAAATTAGCAGCACAATTGTAATCAACATTATATTTTTTCATAATATAATATGTAATTACACTTACAGAACGACTTATTCCTGCCATGCAATGAACAAGAATATGATGATTATTTTTGATAGCTAAATCAATAAAATGATAGCCTATTTCTATCATTGGTTTTTTATTGTAAAGTTGTAATAATGATATTATCTTATTATAGTCATTATTATTATTTACATATTTATTGATTATTACATTATTATGATTTGTCATCCATAAATTTTGATTGACATCATCCTCATATGGTAAAAATATTACAACGAGATAAGGGTACATAGAAAAAATCTTATTGTATACATCTGCAACATATTCATGTTTTACACAACATAAAATATACTTAATATTATAATCATTCACTTTTTCTAAAGGATACGCTCCGGATAAAAATAAATTATTTGATAATTGTGTTATTTTTGAAAAATCATTATCAAAATTTGAGAAAGACATTATTCAATTAACTATTTCATATAGCAATCTGATAAATTTATATAATTATATATGAGCTCAATTTATCCATTATAAAAAGATTTATTATCATAGAAATTAAATAATTCTATGCATTCGTCTAATTATTGGATAAATCAACCAGTTAATATTATTATTAATAAAGATGATATAAGGAATATTATTGATAATCCATCGGAAAAGAAAAGTGTAGAACTTTTATCAGATTTTAATTTTAAAACGTTGAATATGTCTCATTTGGATGAAATTTATTGTCTTTTATTAAATCACTATATTGAAGATTGTGATGGTTCATTTAGATTTATTTATTCACGAGATTATTTATATTGGTATCTTAAATATATTCCACTTGGATTAATTGTTGGATTAACTTATCGAAATAAATTAGTGGGATTGATAACTGCTACTTTTATTGATTTAATTATATATGATTATAAAATAAAAGTACCATTTATAAATTTATTATGTTTACAAAAAAAAATAAGATCGTGTGGTTTATGTCCGATAATGATTGATGAAATTAAATTAAGGATTTTAAAAATGACAAAAATTAATTATGCTATATTTTTTGGACAAAATATGCCAACAAAAGCATTTTGTTGTTTGATTGAATATGTGATTCCAATGAATTGTAATCGATTGAAAAATATTGGATTATTATCAGATGATCATACAAATATCTGCAAATTAATAGAAAATCCTTTGCATTTAATGAAAAAAACAGATGTCAAAATTGTTATTAACAAATTAAATAACTTTCTTTCGAAATACGATATAAAACAATATTTTACATTTGATACCGGTCAATATTTTTTATTACCAAAGAAACATATATGTTATTCTTTTGTTAATAGGGACGATTCTGCCAATATTACGGATTTTATATCTGTTTATTTAAATTTATATTATTGTGTAAAGGAAAAAAAAATGATTACATCAGCTAAAATTGCTCATTATTTTTATGAATCAATGAGTTTGACTAAATTAATTACTTATCTCATTGATAAACTTCTTGATTACGAAATTGATCAACTGTATTTTTCTAATATGGCAGATAATAGTAACATTGAAATTACTAAATATTTGACTAAAAATAAAACAAACTTATTTTTCTATAATGTAAATATGCTTGCTACCGAACATGATAAAATATGTCTTTCTTTTATATAGATAAATTTATCAGGCTATTCGAATTTATTTTTCTTAATTAATAATAAAAATAAATGCAATTAACAATTACTATGCGTAATAAATTAGAAACTTTAAAAAATGCATTTTTTATAGAAGGTGGAGGAACGCGAGGAATTTATGCATTGGGAGTTATTGAATATCTTTTTATGAAAAATCCATATTTTCAATTTTCAGATACGAAAATTTTTGGTGGTACTTCTGTAGGTTCATATGTTGCTGCAGCATTAAGTTTAGGATTCGATATCAGTAACATTAAATTATTTACTAATGAAATTGATATTAGTAACTTAATTGAGAGTTATTACAAATTTCCACTGATTATGTATCGTTTTTGTAAATATGGATATTTGTTCAATGATAATATACGTCAAAAAATTGTAAGACAAATATTAGAAATAAAATTAGATCAAATTAGATCTGATTTAAATATGCCCAATTTAAAGGCAATTGAACTAACATTTGGAAATTTGAAAACTCTTATAAAATCAAAACCAAATACATACAAACATCTAATAATGAATTCTGTTGATTTGAGTATTAATAGACAAATTTTTTTTTCTACATTGGATTCTAATGCTGATGAAATATCTCTCTATGATGGATTATTAGCAAGTAGTGCAATTCCATTTGTATTTCAATCTACCAAACTATACAGATATCCTGATGGTAAATATGGATATCACAAAACTTTAAATGCAACTTTAGATAATATGGTTGATGGAGGATTATCAATGAATAATACATTCAATTATGTGTTACTTCATCCAGATATTTTTACCGGATATACATTTTGGTATTTGAAATTTACAAATGATATTTCATATACTCCAACAGAAGGAATTATTTCTGAAATAAAACAAATAATTAACTTTCTTTTGGATAGTTATTCTGATATTAATATGGATATGATATATGACAAATATTTTGTAAACATCATGAATTTACATTTATCTGTAGGTGGTTTGACTATATATAATAGAGAACAGATTACAAATATTGTAACTTCAATTTTCAATGAATGTGTAAATTATACTTATAAATTTACCAACAAATAAATTTATCAAACCCAAATATTTGTATGTGCATAATCGTTATTATAATATGTCAAAGGACCGGTCCAATCAGTTAATAATGGACATGCATCTGATACAGTTGCTGGAACGGTACACTTTGCTATTGATAAATCCAAATTTCCAGTCTGTTGAAACTGCTTTTGCATACAATTTTCACTTGTAATTGGAGGAACAATACATGAATTTGGAATTGTTTTTCCTTCTTCACTTATGCCCATCCAATTACTAAGATATTCTTGAGCAGGAATATACCAATAATCTGAATAGCTAGGATTATATCTAACATTACCAGGATATGCATTATAAAATGTGCTGGTCCAAGGACCATTAAAGATAGGAACATTACTAGGATATGCATCATAAAATGGACGATAAAATTGACCATATCCATTTCTAAATGAAAAAGTACCAGGATATGCCCTTCCATAATCTAACCATGGATTAAAATCCTCTTTTATGACATCATTGTTTACAATATCTCGTCCATTTCTATTTAACAAATAAATTACAATAACAATAACAATAATGAATATAATTATCTCAAAGTATTTCATTTATATTAATAAGAAGAGATTTACCATGATAATTAAAAAATTGATTATTAATATATATTGTTTGTCAATTTAGATTCATTATCTTAATCTCACATATTACGCACCATAATGTTAAAATACAATAAAATATCAGAATATTCATATCAAATTTTGTATTTATTTACAAATGATAATTTTTATCATGAAGATATTATTCAAGAGGCAAAAATATATGAACAATTAAATTCTTGTATATCTATTTGTGATTTATATAAACCACTTAGATTAAAAGAAATTGACTATTTACTTGAATCCAATGATTTACGAAACTATAATATTGCATTTGATCATTTATATGAATGTGTTAATTCAGATTGTTCATTTAATAGAAATAATACTTGTATTCGTACAAAATTTGAAAAAAAAGTGTCCACATATTTAATAGATAAATTTGATATTAATGTTTTATTTTATAATTCATATATGCTTTTACAAGAATTGAATATGATATTGCAAAATAAAAATCATATATCCGAAATACATTTAGTTGATATTTATTATCAATCAATAGGAGCAAGAGATGAATATTGTCCAGGGAAAAATTATAATAGAATTGAAGAATCACTTTTTCAATTTATGCAATTTTTGAAAATAAATAACGTTCAATCAAAAGTATACCTTCATGTAAATCCAATTCAATTCACAAATTGTGGATTTTTTAATAAATGTATTGATCTTATTCTAGGAATAGATATGTATTATAATTGTGATATGGGTATTATGAAAAAATATGAAATAGAATTCATTGCAGAAAAACTATTAAAAAATGATGGAAAATTAATCATATGTCAAAATTTCGAAGATCAAATGGAAATAAGTGAGTATATTATAAATCCATGTCATAAACTAGAATTAACAGAATTAACTGACTATGTCCAAAAGAAATATTATTGGAAATATCGTTTCGAAAATATACTATCAAAAATATATTATCCAATGATATTATTTGGATTATATATTTCATTTATAATGTTTTTTGAATTTCCATTTATTTCAATTATTTTTAATGTTAATGGAATTATATCTTTATTATATATCAACATATCAAAAAAATTCAAGGTGAAACAAAATATTTATAAATTTGAAGATATTTCTCTCAAGTAGAAATATATTTTCCTTCTATTGATAGTAATTTTTATTAAAATTATTATCAACATTGATTGAATAGTTAATGAAGAATTAATGTATTTTCTCTTTTTAGTTCATTTCGTACTTTCATAATTATTTGACCGAGTAAATTTTTTCCGGGCCATTTTTTTGGATCAATATTAATTGCTTCTTTTTTATCCAAACCAATACCCCAAATTCGATCATATTTACTTGCTTCGACAATGATCTTAGAACCTGTATTAATTAATTCTTTTCCAAGTTTTTTATTTTGAGTAAATTTTAATTTATTTCCTTCCATAACAATATCAAATTTATATTTATTCCATTCTTTTTCATCAAAATTTTTCACTTGTCTACCTAATTTCTTAATTGTAAATGGGTCACTTGTAGTGATAATTTTTGTATATGTGTCAATATCATTAAAGAGTAATGCTTTATGTGCCATCATATATTGTTCTGTATTTTTGTATGTTATACCTATTATTGAATCTATAAAAATAGCAGGATACCATTGACTGAAAATATTATATTTATCATTTGATTTATGACCATAAAAAAATATGTAATTATTCATGATTATTAACTTAATTAATTAAAATTTGTAAATAATTCTTATTTCAATTTTTAATTAAAAATAAGAATCAACAATTCAAATCACATCATTTAGTTTATACAACAGTATTTGACGATTCGAGTTTCTCAACATTCACTTTTGCATCATCAACAATAGTTTTCACTTTTGCATCATCAACAATAGTTTTCACTTTTGCATCATCAACAATAGTTTTCACTTTTGCATCATCAACAATAGTTTTCACTTCATCAATAACCTCTATATCGTCATTTTTTGCGTTATTAACGGGTTCATTTTTTACCACTGAAGCATAGGTTAGTGCAGACGTAGATTCAGTAGTTTTTACTGGATTTTTAGTCAGAATACGATATACTTGATGTACTTCCTTTTTTACATTCACTTGTTTATTAAATTGCTTCTTATCATTTTTTACATCCCCCTGCTTATCAGATTGCTTCTTAACATTTTTTTTTTCTTGTATTTTTGGCAATTTTTTATTTTTACTTTCCTCAAGTAATGGTTCAATTTGTTCCAAAAGTCCCTCAAAATAATCGAAAAATTTTTGAAGATCATCTATGGCCAATGTGTCGATTTCACATTTTTTGTTTTTATCACAGTCATTAATGAGTTTGTTTATGCGAAAACATATTTCTTCCAAAATGATAGAACATGATGCATCTTCAAGTGTAAATGAATTTTCTTTATCATCTTCATCAACCCTTTGGGGAGAATAATACCAATGTAATTTTTCTTTTCCGAGGAGGTAAAAGATAGATGAATGTGTATTTTCTACAACTAATTTCTTCAACAAATTGCATAAATCATCACGTACTTTATTGATTTGTGTTTCAGTGGTATTTGAAAGAATATTTTTTGACCATTCGACAATTTTTCCAAAATCTTCAGGTTTTTGCCTTGAAAAATATGATAATTTACTAGTCAATGCACTCACTAGTTGCCAAAATTTAGCAGTTACTACAGGAAACAATCCGTTCGCTTCCATAAAGGGTATCTTCTTATTTTGTTGATTAGCAGTAACGACAGAATACCTTGCAAGGTCAACAACAGGTCGAGAAAGTTTTGAAGACATTTTCAATAAAATATAGCGTATAAATTATTATTTGAAATATAAGATAGTTAATGATATTATTATATTATTAATAAAAAACATTAGACTATTAATAATTTCAATTTTTTTAATATGTTTGAACATAAATATGTGAAATAATATCGGAACTATTGATTATATGTTTAAAATATCCATATGGAATATCTTTATCAATTAATTCAACTTGCCCTATCATCTTATTATCAGAATTATAATGAAAATCAATTCGACCAATATTAGATAATGGTAAATGATCGGGTGTTCCTCCTCCTACACCTCCTATAATTTGATTTATTTTCAATCCACAAAATATCCCGATACCCGTATATGTAATACATTGAAAATTATGTATATCTGCACATAAATAATAATATTCACCTTGTACATTTTTTAACCTAACATGAGTGTTTAAAATATCTAAAATAGAATCAACATAAGGTAATTTATCCAAGTAATCATCATTATCGATTTCAGGATTGCAGACATATCCAAATAGATAATGATGTCCTATCAAGATGACTATTTTAGCAGTATTTTTCGATAAAATATAATCCAACCATTTCAACATTTTTTTTAATTTAATATTTCTATTTTCTGTTTGATTTTCAAGTATGAAATAACAATCTTCATGAGAATCCATAAATAAATTTGTATCAATAAATATTAAATTAACATCGTATCCCTTCAAATGGAGATAAACGTTGTAATAATTATGAGGCAATATCCAATTTGACTTTTCTAAATCGATTGATAATCGACCTTGAGAAAGAATAACTGCAGTTTTATCAATTTCATCTAAAAGGGTATTACAGTTTTTAATATCATGATTTCCTACAGCTACAAATATAGGAACTATTAATTGTTTTAAACACTCAATACCATTATCAAGGATAGATTTATCATAATTTTTAATATTATTTTGTATGTGTTCATACACATTATCACCGGTAATTATTCCGAAATTTATAGATGAATCATTTTTTATTTTATTGATAATTGATTTAAGGGGTTTTTTATTTTCGCAACCATCTTGTCCCCAACAACCGAAATGAAAAAAAGACAAAGATTCAGAATCAATTGACATTTCTAATTGCATTTCAAATTTGTCATCTAAAAAATCTACCAATTTATTATTTTTATCCATGATATTATTTATATTAATAAATAATAATTTTGAAAAAAATGATTATCGGATATTTATTATCTTATCTAAACATAAAATTGTGCATATTATATAATGTCAATAAATCAGAATTTAGCTGCATCCATTGTGATTCAAAATTTAAATAATGTATGGGTAAATGATCATATGGTTATAAATTGTCAAAATTGTGATATTGAATTTTCATGGTGGATACGACGTCATCATTGTCGCAATTGTGGAAATATTTTTTGTTATAAATGTACCAATAAATCAATTATCATACCAAATTTTATTGATCGTCCAGATCCTGCTGGTAAATGGAATTTATCGTTTTATTTATTGGATTCATTAAAAGGAAATGAGGAAAAAGTATGTGATAAATGTTATGATATAATTATAAAGAAGAATAAAGATCATAACAAAATAGTTACTATTTTTGAAAATCCTATTGGAATGGATGATATTAATAATCTACCAGAATCAGATATAGAAATTAGAAAATATTATTACGAACGGTTAAGGAATATACAATATTATTTACCAAATCATCAATATGATCCAATTGATAAAAAAATATTAGGAATTAATGCTGTATATTTCAGCAAACATAGTAAGTATTTAATGCATTACATCAAATCAATAGAATGGGATATGTATAGTATGACATCTAACGATCAACAATCTAATTTTGTATTAACAATATTAAACAACAATCAAAATAAAGATTGTTCTGAACTATTATGTACGAGAACATGTAATGAAATATTATCATGTGATGATTGTATTAATATACTCTATTCATGTTCAGAAAGATTACCAAATGATATCTTAATTTATCTGTTCACAATTATCAGTTCTTCATCAGAACAGATAATTTTATGTTATCTTTCTTTTTTTATTAATCTGATAAAAAAAAATAATTGTAATAAATTATTACAAACATTAATTTATAAATTATTAAATCAATCCGATAAATTAATTCATCAAACATATTGGTTTTTAAATAATGAAAAAGATAGCTCAAATTTCAGTGAGATTAAGTATATAAACGATTTTATTCAATTATTTGATCTAAAAATCATCAAAAAAATACATCATAATTATACCTTTTTTTATGGCTTAATTAAGAATCTTGACAATCCTGTTAAATATTTAACTGATAATTTCAACCATTATAAACCAATTGCATTACCATTTGATCCAACTATAGAATTAATTGATGTTGATTATGAATCTATAACTATTAAAAATAGTCATACACGTCCAATTATTATTAATTTTCAAACAAATACTGGAAACAAAAAAATTTTATTTAAAAAAGAATCTATCATTAATGATATAATTGTGTTAAATTTGATATCCATATGCGATATTATTTTAAGTGAAACGTTAAAGATTAATTTTAATGCAATTGTTTATAATGTGATTCCTATTTCATCACGAGGTGGAATGATTGAAATTGTTGATAAAGCGGAAACAATTCATACTATTAGAAATTCTAGAAAGACAATTCAACAATTCATTCTTGAAAATAATGAAAATCGCATTGTAGGGGAAATATTATCAGGATATGTCTATAGTCTTGTATCATACACTATGCATAGTTATTTCATTGGATTAGGAGATAGGCATTTAGAAAATATTATGATTACAGATAATGGGGCTATTTTTCATATCGATTTTGGTTTTATTTTAGGCCTAGATACTTATCCCATTTCTGCATCTGATATCAAATTAAATTCTGATATGTTAGATGTTATTGGAGGTCAGGATGGAAGATGGTATAAATTATATTTAGAATTGTGTGCTAAAGGCGTAATTATATTAAGAAAAAACTTTAATATATTCTATATATTATTCAGTCAGATACAAAATAATAAATTTAAAGAAAGAAATATTGAAAAATTCATTATGTCAAGATTCCAACCCAGACAACATGATAAAGTTGTGATTTCTGAATTAATATCTATAATTAAACAATCACATGATGCATATTCTGATTTAATCAAAGATTTTCTTCATTATCATACGCAGGAAAAAACTGTACAGAATGGTGTTGAAAAAATAATAAAAATGACAGTTGGATTAGCACGAAATGTAACAGGATCTTTAAATGAAATGTAGTTATAAATTAGAAAAATGAATTTTTTTAATCATAATTTTAATTAAAAAAATCTCAATTTATTATTTTTTTACAAAAATAATAATTTAATTATGTAAATAAGAATTGAATTAATATTTTTTAGATAAAATCAATGACGAATATAATTGGGAAAAATACAGTGAATTTAATGTCATTATGATGAACAAAAATGGATATATTAATGCAATCAAAATTTGTAATGATTTAATGATACAAAATAGTTCAAAAAACTCTTAAAAAATGGAAAACAAATTTCAATGCTATTGATTTGATATATGAAATTTCTTCCGAAACAGAAATTTCTGCCTTGGAACTTTTCATAATCATATCAACAGGAAGTAAAAAAATAACAGAAATTAGAGAAACGTATGTATATCCAAATTTGATACCTCATATTGCATCGTGGGCATCTCCACAATTTGGAGCAAAAGTTTCCAAAATAGTCAATAAATATTTTATTGAAAAAATTATTGAAGAAAAAGATAGGCTCATAAAAAAAGAAAGATAATAAGATAAATTATCCAATCAAATTGATGATTGAAAATAAAAAACAAACTAAGAAAATAGATCATTTACTAAAAAAGAATGATGAATTATATGATCAAAAATGAGGAGATTCTAGGTAAAATGGATAATATCTATAATGATAGAGTAATTTCAACAGGAAATATTATCGATGAACATAAACATATATTAATAATTATTAAAAATAATGATGATGATTTCAGTTCAGAAGATTTATATAATTATCATGCATTGAGAATCATGAAAAAATCTTATAAATCTAGAATTATTAATCAAGACATCCTAAAATGGAAATATTAATGAAAATAACATACTATTCAAATTCCATTAATCTGTGGAATCGAATCAAGAAACAATTGATAACTGACAAATCTAAAAAATTTAAGGTTGAAAATAATAAATTTAATATAAACAAGAAATCTTCTGAAGAGATTTAATTAAAGAAATACACAACGAGCGTTTTGATACAGATGACTATTAATTATATTTCTATTTATGTACAAATATTATTGTTATCGATTTAAAAATTTCACATTAATCAATATGAAATTTTTAAGCACATTACTATGATGTATTAACTATGATTTAGTTAATAAAATTACTATAGTTCTTTATTTTAATGATCAATTTATTGATTTGTTAAGTAACTAACAATATTTGTAGAAGCATTTTTAACGTCATCATATTCATTTAATGCTGATTTTTGATTTAAATTTGCTCTTATTTCAGATTCGATTGAAGATTCATATTTTATTATTAAACTCTTCAATATATCATATGAATATGAGGGATTTAATTCATTCATTTTACTAGCAAATAATCCAGCATTATTTTGCCATGCAAAATAAGATCGATCAAAATTATCACCATCATATGTAACAATAGATGTTACTACTTCCAAAAAATAATCAATGTGATGTTTTAGTATTAATTTTATAGATTCAAATGATCCTGAATATATATTATCTAATATGTTTGCAATTTTAAAGGCATTAATATATAAACGATTAGCAATTTCTTCTTGTGAAGGAAGCCAATAAACAACTCTGATAATGTATTCTCGCATCCACATGATTTCATTATTATAAAATGTTGTTAGCATCTCAAAATGGTACTTTTTAGGAGAGTATTCTTGATAGAATGTCAATGATTTATTATTTTTATAGATAACATATGTTACAATTATGACAATTGTCATAATTATTATTAATAATACTTTATCAGATGTCATATATTTACTTAGATTCGATAAAAAAATCCAAATGTTTTTGATAGGATTCTAATGCATTATTTTAATGACAAATATCTAAACGAACAAATAATCTGTAAAAAATGTAACTGTATCGATTTATAAACTAAATTATAAATGAAAATAAATCAATATATTGGTTTATCTACTATCAACAAATTATACTAATATCTTATTATAATTCTAGAAAGATGGAATTTGATTCAAATAGAATTATTACAAGACATATAAGAGATCCTAATTTCTTTTTAAATAAAGCTGTTTACTTCTATTCTTTACACCCTCATAATTATGATACTGATCAAGACGAACTAAGATCGGATAATTCTTTATATAATGAAGATGAATTAGATAATCAGATCGATGAAGATAAATTATGTAATCAATGTGATTCTCTACATTCATACAGTTATGAATATTCCAAAAAATATTATCCATGCAATTCTCATAATATTAACAGAAATGAATCATGTAATCCTTGCATGAAAGATAGACGAGATGATCGATGCAATGATGATATATGTGGACGTGAAATAGGATGTGGAGGAGAGGTATACGATATTTATTGTAATGTGAAAATAAAAAGTGGTATGAGATATTTTGATCCATTTACACGCCATTATTATAAATTGAGTAGGGTAATCAAACCAACCTATTCTGATTGGTGTCAAAGGAACTAAATAAATGACTGTTTGCTAATGCATTTTATGATTGATTTAATCATAAAATGTGTTAGATAGTAGATGAATTTATTGCAAACATATCGTCAATATTTTTAAAATGAGTTTTGAATTTAACAGATATATGTTCTTTTATTTCAATTGCATTTGTTTTTATTTTTAATTCAAAATACGCTCCATTATTAAAACTAATATTTAATTTATTTGGATCTGTAAAATTTATTTTGAAGCTTTTTATTTCATCATGTTCTTTATCAAAATCATACAATACAAATCTATTTTTGTATAACTTCAATACAATTCTATCTTTTTCAGAGAACAAGTGATTATATAAATTATTTGCACATTTTCTTTTTTTTGATAATGTATCCATAATTAAATTACAAAGAGGACGATAAATCTTTGATTCTTTAACCTCATCAGATAAATTTGAATATTTATCTTCAATTTTGATTTTTTGAAAAGCAATATTATTTATCTTCTCATACATTTCAGTATATTTTTTAGCAATATCTGTATTCTTTTTATATTTACAAATTTTCATCAACTTATTAGGTATAATGTCCTTTATATTAATTGTATCATGTTGGAGAGATATACAACATGTTCCTATTTTTGATATTAATCTGATATCGTGAATAATGGTGGAATCAGTAGATCTGATGTTTAATTCTAATATCTTAATTTCCTCAATATATTCGTTTAAATTTTTAACTATTTGTAATGCATATTTACTATAGTATAATTTCTTATCTATTTCCATTTCATCAAATTTTTTGGAGACATTTTTTATATATCTTTGAGTATCTTCACATAATGATATTCCAAGTGTTTTGAATGTATTTATTATAAAATAAAGCAAATATGTTGTATCAATTGTTTTTATCATTTTAAAAAATATTATCAATTAGTAATCTATGTATAGATTAATTTTTTTTCAAATTTTTGATGAGATTCTTACATTTGTAAATTAATAAAATGACACATTTTAATAAGTGATATTTTTGAGATGATGTTAAAAAATTCTTCTAAAATTACCAAAAAATGTATATCCTTTAATTACATCATCTCGAACTAATAATGCTTATTACTGACAAATATAATGAACAAAAATAATACTATCTTATAATATATTAGATATGAATTATTCTTTGTGCGATATTCCTATGTCTGAACAAGAACCCGTTGTTTTTATGGATATTACTTTGCAAGGGGAATTATTAGGGAGAATACATATCAGATTATTTCGAGAAATATTTCCATCTGGTGTTGAAAACTTTGTTAAGATAATAGATGGTAGAACATTTAAAGTACAAAATAAAAAATACGGAAGATATGGATATACTGAAGAAAAGAGACGTACATATCAAGGATGCAAATTTTATAGCCATTTATTTAATAATTATGTAGTTTCTGGTGATATTTATAATAATGATGGATCTGCTGCTGGAACAATTTATTGTGATGAACCCATTCCTCCTCTTTTTGGACCATATTTTTATCCCCACAATTCAAAAGGATTAGTTTCATTGGTTCCATTTAAAGATGAAAAAACAGGACAACTTTTCTATGATTCTACATTCATGATTACGTTAGCTGATGCTAATCCTTCTAATAATTTAACACAATTAGATATAGATCAAGTGGTAATAGGTCAAGTTTATGATGGATTAGATGTTATAGATCGTATGAACGAATTATTGGTACCTTTTGCTGGACGTAAATACCCAATATTTCAGATAGGATGTTGTGGCTTCTACAGACCTGGACGACCAATGCAACGTAGACCTCCAATATCTGGATGTATGAGTCCTTTATATGATGGAGGTGATGGTTTTCATATTGTATATCGTCCCCCTCATAAATCACCATTAAATATCCAATAAATTTATTTGTAAAAATTATTTGCAGAATAATTTGCATTTGTGATCAATAAAGGCCATAAATATCTAGGATCTCCCATTCCTTTTAGAGGAATATGATCTTTTATCATACAATCAGATTCATTCCATCTGATGATAGTGCGATCGGGATGTTCTGTTAACATATTATATAACGGATTTGTATATTTGAATTGATATCCTACACCATTATAATAGATATAAGGTTTCCCAGTATAAGGAACGTATGAATGTTCACCAAATCTCTCCAAATCATTCATCTATATATATAGAAATTAAAATTTGTTATTATTTATGATAATAATCAATAACATTCATTAATTTCAATTATCGTTATCTATATCTTCATCCAGTTTGGTCACAATTGTTTCTTTATTTGCTTCCATTCGTTTCATAAATTCAGCATGTTCTTGATAAATTCTATCGGGTTTATAATTGGGATCAATAGTTTCAATTAGTTTACTTTTCAATTGAATGTCTCCAATTATCAACAGATAAAATTTATTTTTCTCAGCTTGAATATTTAATTTATAAATTTTTGCATTATCAATAACCATATATGTAGTTGATACGCGAATCTCTAAGTATCTATATTGCGTTAATCTCTCATATCCAAATTTAGATTTCATATCACTGATACAATTACGACAATTTTTATTCATATCAGTTTTTATATTCGCTTTTTGAGTTGACATATCCCTCATTTCTTTAGCAACTTTGGTTCTTATATCTTTTGCCGTTTTAGGACCTTTCTTTTTTTTCTCATTTTTTACTTCTTTTAATTGAATTTCTGTTTCATCTTCGATAATTTTATCTACTGATTGATTTATTATTTTGTCTTTTGGTTTGATATCAATCTCATTTTCTAATTGTTTTATTGATTGAGTATCATATTCATTATTCACTTGTTCTTTTGGATTTTCATTTAATAATTTTGTTAACATGTCACGATGTGCATTGCTCATTTCAATATCATTAGATTGTGAATCTTTTTCTGCCATTTTTTTAACTGATTCAATTTCCTTTCTTGCGGCCTCCATATCAATTTCTTGTTTTTTCCGTTCTTTTTCTTTTTTTTCAATCTCAATTTGTATCAAATCATAATCAGATTCAGTTGATTCATCCATACCTCCACATTTTAATAATAATATTCCATATTTCATATTACCCTTTGCAAATTCTTGTTGTAAATAAGTAACAATACCATTATAAGTTGATAATTTTGATGAAGTAATAGAAGGAAGATCACCAATTCCATATTTTGTACAAATGTTATCCAAAATAAGTTTATTTTTTTTAATAATATGTGGTTCCTTATGTTTAATTCGTTGCCCTACGATAATTCGATTTCTTGGTAATCCGGATAGTGACATTTTTATCTATTATAAATTAAATTACTGTTTATATATAGTAAATATTTCAATTTTCACTATTTATAAATGTATTGTAGATTGGATTTTCGATAATAATTTTATTGCAAATTTGAATTTCATCTCTGTTAAGATTTGAACATAAATGTAATAATAATTTTAATTCATCAATCGTTGGTGTTCCAATCCAAAGACCGTCAATTTCAGTTGACGGTTTACCATTTTCACGCATTTTTTTAATTTGTTTTTGGCAAAATTTATTACGATGAATCCATATTTTTGATTTTTTTAATAATGATATATCACCGTTTAGACTTTCTATGAATTGATAAAATGAATAATATTTATCTTCAACGCCACGTAATTTGGCTAGTGTAAAAAATATTTGAACATCTTTAAATTTGATAATTGGACAATCTTTTTGATCCAATTTTCGATAAGAAAATGCCTTATAATCAAGAGGAATAATGCAACTTTTACTATTTCCACATTTTGCCCTAAAACTTTCCATTTTTTCAACTAAATCATCATATGTTATTCCATAATCGATACCTAACTTGTTATTAACAGCATTGTGTATTTTATAAAACCATGTTGTTAATGTTTCTCTATTTTTCATGACATTGTCGGTTAATGCTGTCTCTCCTTGAATGATAAATTTTTTATAAGATTCCCTACAATATTTACATGGTAATACATCACCAAGTGATATAAAATACATTTTATATCTATGTTTATCTTCATCAGTTGGATTTGATGGATATCCAAATGTTATAGAATGATTTAATATCCATCCTGCACTTCCCCAAATTTTGGTTATTAATCCATTATTTCGTGAATCTGTATCTTTTATGTTACATGTCGTCATTTGTTTAGTTATATTTAACAAATATATTTATTATCATAATAAATTAATTTCGTCACTATTCTCACTATTATTATCTGATTCTAATTCGAGATTATTAATAATTGCTGTTTCTTTTGAGGCGTTTGTTTCATTTTTTTTTACTTTTTCGATAAAATTATAACAATGATAATGATAAAAAGAATTATCAATATTAATCACGTTACAATCTGTTTGTAATTTTGAAGTACATTGATAACATGCATCATTTAATAATCCCCTACATATCAAACATGTTTTTACAGGATAATTAAATTCTTTTAATCCAATTGGTGATAATTGTTTTAATTTAAACATTTATTTTTTACTATCATATTTTTAATGATAATTAATAATATAATTAAATAATCAATTTTTATTGATTATTTAATTGCATTGATATTCAAATGAATGTTTGAATATCAATCCTCAATATTCGAATAATAATCGTTATCATAATAACCATATTTAAAATAGTATTCATAATCATGATTTGATTGTTTATAGATATTTTGTTTGTCCTTAATTGATGTTCTTTTTTGAGATAAGAAAGATATGTAAATATCATTTTCATTATGGACAATTGGTAAGAATTTTATCATAATTGAATTTAATGTGAGATAGCGAAAAATATTTTTGTTAATGGTTGAACAAGATAATATTTCTTTGAGTGATATATAATCTGTAATAAGAACAATAAGTGTCATAAATTTGAAATCATCTTCATAATTTATTGGCTGTTTTCTTAGAAGTAATAAATCATCAATAATTGTTTTTTCATTTTTATATAAACGATTATTTTTTTCAGATAATCTTTCCATTTCCAAAATAGGATGCATTTTTTCATTCCATTCATTTTTCACTATTTCGTTATTATGAAATCCAGAAATTGCAAAACATTTGTATAATATTTCTGTTGGGACATTCATATATTTGTACGGAATTTCATATATTTCTTTAATTTTCACAGATTTTTTACCATTTTGATTATGGCGATTATATTTTGATTTTCGTACCATTATAAATAATTAATGTATTGAATTTTAAAGAAAATCCGTTTAATTATTTATTTTTTCAATTTTTTTACTCAATTAAATCAGATAGTAAATAGATATATTCTTCTGTTAAACCAACATCATTATGTGTTCCTGTAATTGTGATAAATTTAACATTAGGATGTATACTATGAATTAATTTATACAATCTATTACTTTCTTGATAGGGAATTACTTCATCTCTCAAACTATGTGCTATCATTATTTTGGTTTGATGATTGATAAGTTGTATCCATTCATTGGATTTATATTCCCTACCGTATATCACAGAAAATAATTTACCCCAAAATCCAATTCCTATCTTATCAAATACTGACTCTATTATTGATTCAAGAGAATAAAATGGAGAATTAAGTATAATTGCGTGAAGGTAATTTTTAGAATCAAGGGTTTTACTAAGTTCTGCTGCTAAAAAAATGGCAATAGAACATCCAAGAGATTCTCCAAATAGTGAAATTTTACTGGGTTTAAATTTTAATGTATGTATCGTATATTCGAGAATGGTTCTTGAATCAATGAGCAACTTATCGCATGTAAGTGTTACACTATTCCCACTTGATTTACCATATGATCTATAATCGAAAATTAAAACAGAACTATAATTGTAAAGAAATTTTATCATATCAAATCTCATTGATATATTACCTGCATTTCCATGAAAAAAAATAATACAAGAATCTACATTGGGATTTTTTATATAAATAGTATCTAATAAAATACCATCTGAAGTTACTATTTCTAGATTTATTATAAAATTGGAAGATCCTGTTAAATTAAATAATCGTTGATAAAATATGTCATATTTTTTTTTTGAGAATTTTGTAGGATGGTATAATAATATATTTTTCAAATATACCATAATCATGATGAGTATAGCAATAAAAATCGTTACGTAAATAATTTTCTTATATAATGAATCTATATTCATATTATCATACAAATTACTTAAAAAATATGAAAATTTACGAAATGTTTAAAAAATCATAATCATTGATTTTAAAATTTGAATCTTATTTTTGCAATAATTTTACTCATTCAGATCAAAATCCAATAAAATTTATTAGGTTTTGTTAGAATGGTGTATTATGATATCGCATTTAAATTAATCATGATTTTATACAATTAGATTTAAATTAGATATTGATTATTTTTTCTTTCCAATAATATTATTTTCTGATATCTTTATCATTTTACACAATTCATCTTCTGAATTTATCATATAAGGATTGTCAGATAAATTAATATCATGATTTTCCGAACTATTGACAAGATATATTATGTTCACAGGATATTTTCTTCCAAATCGATGAGCTCTTCCAATTACCTGAGTTTCAAGTTCAGATGTCATTCTATGATATAAAATAAGATAATTTGCTGCTTGTAAATTAAGACCACTACCATAATGTTGTGAATTCATTAACAATACATTAATATTACCATTATTGAAATCATCTATGATGTTTGTGATGTGTGATGGTGTACCAGAAATGTTTTTATATTCAAGTTTCACTCTTAAAATATTCGCTATAATTTTTTCAAATGTTTGAGAATAATCAGAAAAAATTAATATGCGAGGAGATTTGTCATTTTTTGATATATATCGTAAAATATGTTCGAGAACATCCGCTTTATCAAGATCGCAGAATTTTTTATCTGTATTTTTGATGGATTTTTTTATCACTTTCTTATCGTTTAATTTATTTTTATTATCAATAATATGATATTCTTTATTACTTTTCAGAATATATCTACAATATGGACATTTATTATCCGATATTTTTAGTGCAGATAGAAGACATTTTAAGCAAAAAACATGTTTACAACAATCCACAATAGTCGGTGTATCATATATATCTGCACAAATAATACAACATTCATCTTTGATAGAATCAATTCTATTTTTAATAGTTTTTAATTTCGTTTTACATCTATCAATATTATTTTTTAATGTTTCGATCTTTTTTTCATGTGTATTAAAATCGATAGGTATAATGCCATTTACATATTCTAGTTCTTTTTTAAGATTGTGTAATTCTATCCTGATTTTGTCTGTCAAAACATTAACAATATTATCACTTGTATCTACATTGCAATTTAATTTTACAATCGCTTCTTTCACATTTCCGGCATTTATTAATTGTAGTATATCATACGGAATCATATCTTTAATAACAGATATGGTCTTTTGTAATAATGTAATAATTATATAAATATTAGGTTTAGGGAGTACGATAGATTGATCAACATATTGATCTTCATTTTTAACCACAAAATAATTCAATAACTTCCCATATGTTCCGAAAATTTTATTAACATATCTTTTACATGATTTATTCAAAATTGATGTAGGTGTTGCTGTAATAAACCAATTAAAGTTTCCAAATTCATCAAATGCAATCGGAATTGGAATAGTATCCATTTCATCGATAATAACTCTTGCCCATTTTCGCGTAGGAAAAATTTGTTTAAACAATGAATATCGATTTACGTTCAACAAAATCACACTATTTTTTCTCAGTAATTTATTAACCTTCTTTATATTTAATCTTTTCCTTTCGTAAATTTCTGTAATTTTTTTCTTACTAACCTTACTTCCGGATACTTTTTTTGCCTTTTTATTAGAAATTGTTTTTTTCTTTGATTTATTGTATATCGTAAAAACATTATCATAATAATATATAATTTCATTAGTGTAATCTATGTCAAAAAAAATATCAAAATCTGACATTTGATTAAATGATATATATGGCAAATTTGATTTATTAATGAAGTCTTTCCATTGATTAACGAGATTATGAGGAACAACAATTAAATTTACATTTTCACTTTCTTTAACACTAATCATTTTTAAAGAAAAATAATCAGTTCCTACCATTAATCTATCATGAATAGATGGTATTGATTTACTTAATATCAAACCAATAATCATTAAAGTTTTACCAGATCCTACTTTATCAGCTAAAATAGCTACATTTGTTTCGATAATATAAGTAGAATTTACGAATTCTTCAATATCATTTAAACGATAATAAATAGTTCTATAAAGATCGGAATTTGTTGTTGGTCGATCAATAATTATATTTGATTGTTTTTCTAATTCACGCATGGCTGCTATTGATGTTAATTGATGTGCTCTTAATTTTACCTCCAATCCTTGAGGTTGTTTTATGGTTGGCGAATTTTCATTTAAATTGAAAAAATTCATAGAATCTATTTATTGTATGTTTTTATTTAAATTTTATATTAGTCCAATTAAAAATCAAATTTTTTTATCTGATTATGTTATATAATTATGTTAATACCAGAAGGAACAATCATATATTTAACAAAAAAAAAATCACGTGAATTTTGCATTCAGCCTGATAAAAATTTATTAAATGATAGTTTATTTATTGCTTACGATGTACGAATTAATGGAATAACAATTATTCCAAGAGGAATACGTGTTACGGGTAATTGGATTACTGAAACTTTTCCAATTGTTGCTGCACAATTGCAAATAAATAGAATATATTTTGATAAATATGGTCAAGATATTAGAGGAGATTCACATATTTATGAAAATTTAACAGAATTTAATGCAAAAATTATTAATAATGCTCCTTATTTGTATGATTTAGCAGATTATCGTTCAACTGCTAATGTTATTCGGCGTATAACTAGAGCAAATTGTAGATTAAATATAATGTATCCTTATAATCCTCTTTTTGAAAAACCATATATAAGAATTAATGTAATGGAAATACCAGTTATTTTAACTGAAGATTTTTCTCGACATTTACGAGATTCATGTTGTAAAAAAATATCTTCATGTGAAGAATCATGTGAAGAATCATGTGAAGAACCATGTGAAGAACCATGTGAAGAATCATGTTCATTATGTGATTAGCGTTCTTTTTGCTAAAATATCAATTAATTGATATAAAATTATATAATTAATTATTATAAATGCATTTAATTATAAAAATTTTGGTCGATAATGATAAATATATTTCTTCAGAAATAATGGATCATTTTGTTGAAATTGTTGATAATCAAACTAAACTTGAATTTGTTGTTAAAAATTATATTAAAGATATATATGGTAAATTAAGTGTTGAAAATTTGAATATAATTGATGTCCATTCTTTAGATCAAGTTGCAGAACCATTAATTGATTGTGTGTTGATATATAGGGTAAATAATGACATATCTAAATTACATGTTTATCATAGATTATCTAAAACAGTATCTGGTTTAATGTGGAATAGTGTTGTTTCTACATTCAAGAAAATTGCAATTTTCGAACTATCTCAGTATAATGAAATAAACAAAATATCAAAAAATGATAACATATTTGATAATTTATTAATCGTCAAGAATTCAGAAGATACATTGAGACCTGTAATATCGAAAGCAAAATCTGAAACTTCTTTAGTAAAAGAAATAAAATTAAATGAGGTAATTTCTGCAATGCAATCATGTGAAATGTTTTTGAAACGTCAACGAGATTAATTTTGTAATTATGTTAAAAATATAAATCATAACACATAATGAATTTACAAAGATAATTATTATAATTATTTTTGTATTTTTTTTGAAATATATAAGATCGTTCCAACTCCAACCTGATTGATTATAAATATGTTTGTTAATTAATATATAAGAACATTATGGCAGGATTTCAATGGTATATTGGACGAGGAAGGGGTAGAAATTACACTGGTTATGTTCCTGATGAATATTGGGGATATGCTTCTCAATATGATTCACAAGATAGATATTGGATGTATAAAATTCGTCATAGTCACAGACCTGCAGTTTGCAATTGGTTCTATTATAAATAAAATCATATAAATTGATAATCAAATTTCTTTTATCATTTTTAATTCATGTTTAATATTATTAATTTCGAAACATTCGAAATTCATGTGATACCAAAAATTTATCCTTCTAATTGCATATATATCTTCTAAATTCACGATAATAATTATTTTTGAAACATTATTAATTGAAAAATATTTTTCAATGAAAATATAAAGAGGAGTTCCATATGCTTTTTTTGTGATAAACCAAGTGATTATGATTTCATTATCAAGAAATTCGAATTGACAATATCCTTTCAATATTTTATCTACTATTATTCCAATAATATTTCCTCTATTTATTTTCCTAATTACATTTTCTTCAATTTGATTAGAATCAAAATATTTTAAATCTAATTGTAAAATTGAATCAATATATGTATTATCTAAATTTGAAAAAATAATTTCAGAATCATTCACAATGTGTTGTTCACGAATATCACATCCATTTTTCCCACATTTTTCAATGATTTGGTGAGATTCTATTTTTGGATACATTATTTCCTCCATAGAATCGAAATCATTTCCTCCATGTTGTTTGTAATATAATTCTTTCAAATACAATATGTCTTCATTCATTATCTGTTTATTCAATTTATTTGATTGAAACTTTTCAATTAAATTTAATCGTTTCAGTATTTTCGAAAGGCTATTGAAATGAACAGCTTTCTGAAGAGCTTTTCTTCTTTTATCTCTAGATTCAAGAATGGAATAACCATAATTTGATAAATATGATGTGGATTTCATATTATAATTGATAAGATTTATATTAATATTAATCTATGTCACAATATTGATTAATAATCAATTCAAATGTACTTTCAAATATATTGTAATATCCAAAAAGTAATATTAAATAATATAAATCATATTATACAAATAAAAAAATGATAAGGAAGTTGTTATTATTAGAAGACAAAATATCCTAAAAAAATTTCTCTATCAGAACCACTATTTCCTCATCTATTGACACAATAATAAATCTTATTTTTGATATTCAACACATCATTTCCATTCTTAATTTAACAATAGCATGTCAAAAAAAAATATAATGAATTTAATGGTTGATATATTCTACATGAATGAAGAAATTATGTATTCTATTATTTTCTCATCAAATAGTAAATTATCTAAATCATTCAAAAAAAATGTTTCTAAAATCCTTAATTTACAAATTACTAATAAAGCTACCACATTTAAAAAGAAAATGTTTCATCTATTCTAACGACAAATTATCATTATATTTGTTCCTATTTAAATTTGATCGATTTAGTATATCTTAAAATGCTTATTATTGAAGGATCTAAAATTCCTATTTCTAGATACATCAAAAAAACACATTCTTTATGAATTCATTATATCAATAAAAACAGAACATAATGACATTAAGTTTGAATATTTAAAATATATTATTAAACGATGAAGAAACGTTTCATAATACATCGAAAACTAAGTATCTTCATTTAGTTGAAAAAAAATCATCCCATGAATGATAAGAATAAGACTAAATGCATTGAAAACTAAATATTTTCATTTAGTTGAAAAACTTGACGAGAAAACCGAGTTCTATAAATAGAGTGATATGCAGATCAATATATGAATAATGACATATCGATCGATTTATGATTATTTAATAATTAAAGAAAATAATAAACATTAGTTAGAACTAATTAAAATTAATAAATTATTATTTTGACAAAAATAAACAATCTGATTTCTGATTCTTCAGATGATATTTGAATAAAAAAAGTTAAAAAATAGTAACAATTCTTTCATTTTTTGAAGAAAAAATTGAAATTCATTTATAAAATAAGGATTTATTATATTTGATCAAATATAATAAATATGTCCAGATATCTCAATAGACAAAACTTTTACTCGGGAAAAAATGATAAAGAATTTGATAAAATTAATGAAATATATTCTTTTGTCATAAATTCAAAATCATCATTACTTATCAAATCTAACATTGATTTTGAACTTGCAATAAAATTATCAAACAAACTTTCATTAATCAAATCTTCACGATATAATAAACCAATTATGGTGACGTCGATATATATGCCATTTTTTTTCGATAATACTATTTCTGCATATAATTTGTTTGAGAGATTAATAAAAATCTATTGCAACATTAATAATGATTTCAAAAATTATAATTATCTTATCATCGTTGGTTCAATCACAACAGAATTAAAATTATGTATGAAATTATGGAATATATTATCGTCTATTTCAAAAACGGAATATTATTTGCCCAAATTAATTGTTATTTCAAATGAAATAGATGATTTGTCAGTTCATGGTTTATCTCTTACATATGATATTAAAACTTTTCCAATAACTATCGAATATGAATCAGGACAAAATATATCTAAAATTTATAACACTGATCTTTATATTAGGGCAGCAACAATCGCATTCAATAAGATTAAATTTATGAAGAAAAAAACAATACTTATTATTGTTCCTTCACATCGTGAAGTTATGATTGTGTTCGAAAAAATAAACCAATCAAATATATCTAATTTGAAAATATATTTGATTTATGACGATGAATCTCTCAAAAAATCGAAAAATCAAAATCAGAGTGATAAATGGATCACTATTGTTACAACATCATATGTATCTTCGCCAATTATTTATGAATCATCAGTCGTCATTGATACTTTTACTTGCTTAAATTCTAATTCGGATTTAGGAAGTGAACAATTATCCAAGATCTCCAAATCAATGTCATCTAGACATATGTTAAAAACAGGACGATATACGTTTGGTAATTACGTTGCTCTCATTAGTGAAACTGAATATAAATCTCTACAAGAAAGATTAGAAAATGATATTCCTTATTTATATTTGTTGAAATTAAAAGAGATAAATATGAATCCAATTAACATATTAGAAGGAATAGTTGAAACTATTTTGATTAATTCAAAAATGAATCTTTTAGAGATATTAGGTTTTATGAAAGACAAGAATATGTGGAACTATTGTTTTAAATTTCCGATTGGAATTAGATATGCTGTAATGATTTATAATATGTATTTATCAAATGAGCCTTATATTTTTTTACATCTTGCGGTAATATGTACTTTGAATCTTTATCGATCAGGTATTTTTTATTTTCCAAAAAACAGCATGTTATACACATCTTCTATAAAATTTGTTAATAATAAATTTAAGGGATCTACCACAATAGATACAATTTTTAATATTTGGATCAAAATGTGTCGCGAAATAAATCCATTTGATTCTGTTTTATTAAAAAAATTTTGCATAGATAATTATCTAAATTATCGACAATTTCAAGAAATAATTATTCTTCTTAAACAATGTATTGAAAGTTTTTATTTATCAAATGAAAAACAAGTTAGATATTTGGATGGATATGATATCGATAATTTGAGCGAAACATTCTATAATTTTCTTGAATTAACACATTCAGATTTAAAAACAATCATTTATCATAATTTTAACGGAAAAGCAATTGCATTATGTCAAAATTGTGAATATAGAATAGATACTCGTTCTATCCATTCAATGGATCTTATATATATGAATGAACCTTTCATATCAATTGTTCGATCTTGTAGAAATGTTGAACACGGTAATATTAATCTTATTAATGTCTTTCATGCTTCAAAAAATCGTCGTGATATTATTGATATTCAAAATATATTTTCATCAGATTCTGATTCTGATTGCAGTAATAATTTTGATTATTAATTATTAATTATAATTAATAATCATTTTCTATAAGATATTTTTTATAATTCACCGATATATCATAAAATTGTGCTAAAGGCATAATATATTTTTGTAAGAATTGACTGGCTATATTTATTCGTAAAATCAATCCTTCTTCGATTGTGTCTTTGGTAATAAAATATTCCAAATATAAATTATCATTTTTTTGACCAGGACGATCTAATCTACCTTTAATTTGTGGTAATTTATCAGGACTAGGTGGTCTCATAATAATAGTATCATAAACAATCAAATCATTTAAACCATATGTGCCATCATTGTAAGTCACAATGACATTGTTTCCTTTTTTGGGATAAATTGGAATAGATAAATTTTTTGACCATAATTGTGCTTCTTTTACTGATCTTGCATATATTAAGCATTTGTTACCTGCTTTTTCTTTTGTCTTAATCAATTTACCTAATTGCTTTGTCAAATAATTATTTGCTTTAGACGATGATACTAATAAAGAAGTTAATTTTGCATATTTTGATTCTATGTTCATGTTTGATCTATCAATTGTATTGTATTCTTCTCTTATGGATGGATCCAAATTAAAATGATGGACTGTGGAAATCCAATTTCTTTTAATTTTAGAAACTTGTGATACAATAGATTCTGTCAAAATAGTATCTAAATATTCTCTTTTTTCTGGAAGCCCAGTTTGTAACATTCTTAACATATAATATAATTTATCAAATCTAGTTCTAAAAAAGGTTGCTGACATCATGATTAAATATTTTGACATCAAACTTTGTTTCCAAGCCTGTTCTGTTTGGAGAGCATTTTTATTTTGAACAGACAAACATTCATCAATTATCATCAATAACCATTTATTATCAATTGGATGATCTCTCATTCTACCCATAGTTGTAATTACGATAGTATTTCTTTTGATAACACCAATATCTGAACTATGTTCTTGAAAAATAACATCAAATCCACTAGTATGTTTTTCAATTTCATCTTTCCATGTTTTTATTAATTTGATTCCAGGAAGCATTACAAGAATGCCACAATATGTATCTGAATTTTTAGCTATAAGTTTTGCACCAATACTCAAAGAAATTAATGTTTTCCCGGCTCCAACATCTGATGCATCACCAAATCCATGATATCCTCTTTCAAATCCTGCTACAATTTTGTTAACAGATTCTATTTGATGATCCCATAATTTTGTTGTTATCAATGGAATAACCCCTTTTATTTTCTCATATTTGAATAAAATATCTTCAAGAGTATTAATTAAATGAATGTATCCTTCAGTCTCTTTATATATGCGAAAATTTAATGATCCATGTGGTCTTAATGTATTTGGATAGAGATGATAAAATAAATTAAAAACGGTCCACAATTTTCCCTCTAAATTATAATTTATCGAGTTTTGCACCTTATGACCCAATCTATCTATTGGACCTATCATTATAATATTATTGAATTGATTAAATATTTTTGTGTATGCTATTTTAATCAAATCTAAATTAAATGATTTTATATTATTTGGAAGCCAATTCATGATTTTTTGAAGTGGTTTTTTTTTTAATTCTAAAATTTCATCGAACAATATTTCATTTCCGGATAATATATTAACTATAGTGGTTCGAGTGGAGCTTGATATTTTTTCTTTAATATCTGAAGTAATAGATTGTAATGCCGAAGATCCATCAAAAAAATCTACTTTCTTTCCATCGATATAAGGTTTCCCATTTCTTATTTCTGTTGTTATTTTGTTACTAATCCATCTAAATCCAAATGGTGGATCTATTTCGCTAACATTTATAGTTTGTTTTGAATATTTATTGATCGTATCCAAATTATTATCTTGATGCCATTCATTATTAATTTTTATTTTCAATTGATTGATCTTATCTCCAGCAATAATGACTTCTTGATTTTTTCCTGTGGATTTAACGATATATTTTTTTCCAAATAAGATTAGAAAACTTGATCTTTTTAAATTATCTTCCATTTCTATTTTTTTAATTTCATACGATTGTAATTTTGTCAAAGGAACAAGTTTAATATTGTTTTCATAATTATAAAAATATTGTTGTATTCGCCTTAAAATTGGATCTATTTTTGGATGAGGTTTCCCAGATCTTACATTGTAACTTGATGATATGTTCCAAATATATTTTGATATTTCTTTTGTTGTCATGGATATAGGAATACATGCTTGATAGTATAATATAATGAACGGTTTAACATGATGATCTATACTACTTAGAACGACATCTTTATAAATTTTTTTATCATGATATAATTTTTCTTTAGGAATTTTGAAAGGTAAAAATTTTTTTTTTACGGAAAATAATTTTTTCAACATTTTCATATCACCTTTCATCATAATAATATTTGATAATGCCAATGAAATGGCGTTGTGATAATCAGATCCATTAATGTCTATTGAAATATCATCAGCTTCTTCTAATTTTTTCCAATTGTATAAATCATTTACTTGATCGTTATATTGTGCCAAAATCGCTACTCTTTTTATTATTTCTAGAACTACTTTTGTAAATTTATATTCTTGACATTTTTGTGTTATTAACACAAGCAAAATTAAATCTAATAGATTAGCCTCTTTTATTGCATGATAAGGACGACAATCTTCCATAATCGATATAAAGAGTCTCCAAACCAATTGTTTAGAAGCGGATACTCTTAAAAAACCATGTTCTGGTAGATTATAATTTGAACTTATATTCAGTTGATCAATAGTTTCTATTAATGCTTTCATTGCATATCTACCTCTTCGAATTGACTTTTGTAATCTAGAAACAAGAATTCCGACTTCACGTGATGATTCTGATGACTGTTTAGAATCATTATTTTTTGGTTCGATAATATCATCTTTATTGAATCCAATTATAACGTTGTTATATTTAATGTAATCATATTTCTTTTTAGGCTTATTGGTTATTGTCGATGATAGATATTTATTATCTATCAGATCGATGTAAAAAATATAATCATAATTGATACTTGTAATATTATTTATAATTTTGTCATATTGTTGTATATACATGGAATAAATTACAGCATATGTAACTGGCGGTTTTCCCATTCTTGTTTCTAATTTACTCATTTCTTCATGTAACTCTTTTCCATTTTTGAAAACTCTATCTATCCATTCTGATGGAAATACAGAAGCACCAGTATATTGATTGTGTCCAATCTCAATTATTTTAATAGTGGAGGGTAATGGATCAGATATGACAGTATTGATCCAATCATCAAATAATATATATTTTTTATTAGATTTTCCTATTGATAATTGTTCATTTAAAATTGTTTGTTTAAACCATTTATTGACAATATAAATGAATTGATCAATCGATGTTAATCCCATAACTCCTAAAATAGTTACATAATCTTCTTTTTTCAAGAGATTTAACATTCTTATTATAAATTTATCTGTTAACAAGGGTTTCACATCTTCTAAAAATTCGATAACTATTCCATAATATTCTCCTTGTCTTTCCAATTTCGCTACATCTCCGATTTTTGCTCCTAAATTAGCTACATTAGGTACAAGTTTATTATCTTGTATATATGCAACATAAGATTTTTTGACATTATTTTCAATAGAATTAATAATATAATTGTAATCAGTTTGATTTTCCATCGCTAAAAAAATACAATAGTTTTATAATTAAATCAATTGATTATTCAATTTTTTACGAAAGAATTCATGAATTCATATAAAAATTGATTTTACTCAAAAATATCAACTATAATCTTACTTTAATATATAATGTCAATTGTAGATTATCTTTCCTTTCCAAATATTGCGATTATAATATTGGCCGTTATCGGTCTTTCTCTCTTTTTTATTAATTTGAAGAATAATTTTAAGATATGTAAAATTGTATCTTGGCCCAGAATTGATGCAGTTATTTTATCATCAAAATCCTTATCAATTGATCATTCTACATCACGTTTGAATTTTGAATCGCCATATATTACATACGAATATAATGTCAATGGGAAAACATATCAATCTGATCGTTTTGGTCCATTTGAAAATACATTGTATGAAATACATGATCTAAAAAATATATCATCTAAATTTTCACCAGGTACAGTTGTTTCTGCTTATTATAATCCTAAAAATCCAGCAGAATCATATCTTCACAAAGGTCATATATATTATCATGGATTGGTGTGGGGAATAATAATTATTCTTTTATGTATCGGTTTAACGTATCATTATAATGGAGATATATGGAATGAATTTAATGGATCATTTTCTAGAGGACCAGAGAAATCAGATATGAATTTAAGTTCCGTTTTACGTTCTCTTAAAAAAATGAAAAATAATTAATATTATTTATCAATATAATAATATGGAAAACAAAATCAAAATAATTATTTTGATAACAGTATTGATTATTATTATGATAGGAATTTTAATCTATTATATAATTGTCAAAAAAAAGGGAAAAATACCCCCAGAAGAAAAACCAATTAAAGATTCTAAAGCACTTAGATATCTTTTTGGAAAGGCATGTCCAACAAATTTTAATGATCTTGGAAGAATAGGTATGTTAATTGATAAAGATAGTTTGGATAATATCCCTTTTGATAAAGGAGCTAATTATTCAACAGCATGGACATGGGTTCATCCTCATATGTGTAAAGGAAATGCAAATGATGAAAATTTGTATAAATTTTCAGCGACACAAGATACAGGAAATTTAGGTAAAGGAGGAATTTTATGGCAAACAAAAAATGGAAATGTTGCTCCTTTTAGTACAGGTTCAAAATATGCCGATTCCACATGGGAATGGACACATCCTTATATTGTACCTTCAACTAGTAATAGTGGATATTATATTAGTGAATCTGATTCTCCAGGAGCTATTGGACCAGTAGGTTTTCTTTGGGAAAATGAAAGTTTAGGAAATATTGGTAAATTCGAAAAAGAATCTGCTTACAATAATTTATGGACTTGGGTTAATCCTTATTTAAGTAAAGCAAAATAATTCATATAATTATTAATTTTATGAATTATCATCTATGTTTACAATATAATTAATTTGTTTTTTGACAGCTTCTATTCCACATTCAAGAATAAATTGTTTTTGTTCTTTTGTTAGATTAAACTGCATTGAATTAATATCTTTAGATATATGAATAATAATACTTCGATCTAGATATTTTTGTGTTATTTGAGAAACATAAGTTGCACGAGTCATAGTAGTTCCAGTAGATTTGATCAAATCGAAAATACTATTAATTGGAATACGATTTCTTAACGTTCCATCTTTATTTTCATTATATGATGCAAAAGCTATACCTATCGTTTGTTCCAAATTTTCAAAAAGAATAATTGGATAATTTACAAACTCTCCACCATCTCCATATAAATCTCCGTTCCATAAACTTGGTGTGATCGTAAATGGGAAGGAAATTGACATTCTAACTGCTTTGGAAATAATCATCATTGGAGTTGATATTTTATCAAATATTTCAGCACGTTGATAATTAAGATTTGTTGTAACTATTTTCAAATTTATTTTTATTTGGGAAAATGTACAATTTTTAATATGTGTTTTTTTTGTTATCAATCTTTCTATTTCTGCCTCTAATCCATCAGCATTATACATACCATATTTGAAAAAAACATTTATATATGGAATCCATGTATCACAAATAAGTTTATTAAAATCCATTTCAAATATTATCTTTATTAAAGAATCAATATCATACCCAACAGCATAAAGAGCAGCCACAATTGATCCTACACTTGTTCCGCTGATTGTATTTATATCTATATATTCACTGTATTTTTCAAGTTCGCTCATCGCTCCAATTTCTGCATAACCATATATTCCACCTCCACATAATGCTAGATTATTTATCTTAGATTGTATTACATTTTTTTTATGAATCTCCTTATTCAGTTCATTCATATTATTTAGCTAACAATATAAAATATTTTTATACTATTAGTTTAGTTGGTTCAATTTTGAGAATATCTAATGAAGTCAATAATTCTCTATTTATTTTTCTAATATATTTTTTTGATTTTTAATTCAACATAATCAGAAATTGATTCATTAATATTGAATTTATTAAAAATTTCGTTTGCACTTTTTATTGTTCACAAATCAAATCTTTTTCATTCGCATTTTTGAATAAGTCGCAATCAATAGCTGCTTCTTTCATTGCATTTTCAAAAACTAAACTAATTTCTTTTTTTTTGATGGCAATACGCATAATTCGCTGATCGATTGACATTTTCAATTTCGGATGAACTGAAAGATATATATAAACTTTTACTAAGCGTTTTTCTTCTACTACATCTTTATGAGAACAGAAACGAACTGCTCTACCTATTATTTGATCCATTCTTGACCAATTCCAATATGGTTCCATAAGATGAACTTCTTGTATCCTCAATAATGAAACTCCTTCTTTAATTGAAGGAGAACCCAAAATGATTTTTATTTTTGAACCATCTATGTTATTTTTATTATTAAAAACTGCCTTTATTTCTTCTTTGATAAATGAATCTTGATCACCAGACCAAATAGCAAATCGTTTCAATCCATTACCATGCAATTCATAATTTTTGAAATGATGATGTTCAAGTAAACGTACAAATGTTCTTATCCCTCCAAATTCTTTAAAATTAGAATAAACAAATACAGTTCCATCACATTTTTTTATCTTTCGTAATATTTTTAAAAATTTTGGAGAATATTCTTTTACTTGTGAGATACTTAAATCATCATCTTCCAAACTATCAAATCCCTCTTGACCTATCTTTTTATTGGGAAACATAAAATTAGAAATCATTCTTGTTCCAATAAAAAAACTATTCGATATATCGATATTAACGTAATCATTAATATCATTTTTCGATTCAACTCGTGATATTTTAGTATATAATTTATATTGTGTATCACTCATTTTACATTTGACAAAATTTATTTCTATTTTTGGAAATACATGTGGAGGTGCTCCTCGATAATAAGAAATATATCCCCTAATATAATTTTTAAAAAGATTAATATTTTTGGCCCTATATTCTATTCCTTTAGGTGTATATATAGTATCTATAAATGTATTTATAAAATCTTGACCTGTTGGGATCTTTTTATTCTTTCTCAATAATAAATTTAACATAAGGGCAATTTCAGTAGGCTTATCAAATATAGGTGTTGCTGACATAATCACTAATCTCATATCAATTGGAGATATATCCATTAATTCATTAAGAGTTTCATAATATATACCAGTTTCACTTATCATATTGTGAATTTCGTCAATGATTAATAAAGTATTTTTGAGATTCAATGAATTGGTTTTGATAAGATTAACAAATTTATTGTAAGAATAAATATTATAATATTTATCTATTCTGATATCTGAATGTTTAATGATTTCTTTATACTCTACATCAGATGGATGTAGTTTTTTTAACCTTTCTCTTTCTACATTAGTCAAATAATTCTCTCCAGCACAAAGAGATCTTAATTCAGAACGAATATTACCTTTGAGAGAAGCCGGTAAAACAATCATTATATTTTTTTGCTTTTTAAATTTTTCAGCAATATTTATGGCTGTACATGTTTTACCGGCACCAATACGATGATATATTAATATTCCCTTGTATGGAGTTTTGGGATTAATAAATTCGGCCAAAAATTTTTGAGGTATTTGAAATTCATATTTATTTGGAAAACAAATTTGTTTTAGAGTTTTCTTTTTATTGGAAATTTTGAATTCAGAGAATTTTTTGTTTATAAATTTATAAAAATCAATATCAGTTATATCAGGATATTTTTGCATGATTAACTTATTAATAGTTCATATTATATTTGTCAAAATTTTTGATAGAACAATAAAATATTTGGATTAAAATATTTCTATTTTAATTCAAATAATGTTTAAACGAATTTATTAATGATAACGTTTAGTGAAATCATATCTATGTTGATTTCCTTCATTATTTTGTCTATTTAAGCCTAATTTATATTGATCTCCTTCATCATCTCGTCTATTTAAGTCTAATTTATATTGATTTCTTTCATCATATGGCTTACATTGATTATTCTCTTCATAATGCAATCTAGTTTTACTGTGATTCGGATAATTTTCATCATTTCGCCTATTAAATGATTTATGTTGATTCGAATAATTATTTTCATTATAATTAAGCTTTCTTTGATTATGATTTGGATAATTTTCCTCATTATATCGAGGATGAAATCTTCTATTATCATCTTTTTGTGGAATGTTATGATTATTTATCGAAGAATTTCCATATTGTTTAAAAGAATCATCGTGACGATTATTGGATATTTTAGTCTGTATTTTATTATGTTGTTCTTGAGAGGATGATTTCTTTTGAAAGGAACGATCTCCCAAATTATGATCAAATAAAATGGCTCTGAAATCACCCATACACACTTTATTTATATGAATAAGTCCTCGGCGGAAATAACTAAGATCTTGATTGAAATTTGTTCTGTCGTCAGAATGTTCTAAAAGATAGAAGGTGCAACAATCTATGAGTGTTTGAAGAGCATCAAATGGTTCTAGATTTAACAAGTTAGATAATTGTGGATCCATATCATCTAATCTCTTAGTTGGAGATTTAGTTTGGTAAGATTGTCTCAATATCAATAGATAATTTTTCAAAATACAAAACATTCGCATCTTATATGTGTCATCTTCAGTTGATTTTTTCTCCATTTTTCTTTTGAGATCAGAAGCAAACCATGTTAGAATAAGAAAAAAATCAAAATTATTATCAATATAATTCCTGATTTCACTACTAGGATCATTTTTAGAAAGACGCTCAACAATAGATTCTATACTCGCGAAATTAGTCCTTTTCTCAAAAAATTTATCAGCTTCTATTTCATTTTCATCTTTATATTTTTTATTTAGATCATTTTTAGTAATGGATTCTATTTCTTCATCTTCATAAATTGTTTCCAATGTTGGATTGTTATTAGAGCTCTGTAATTTAAACATTTTAATTTACTTAATTTGTTTGAAATACTTTTGATTTTTAATTAAGAGATATTCCTTAAATTATTTTTTTTCAATTTTTTTTTCAATAATTAATAAGTTATACAAATATGATTCATTAATTATTGATCAGTATAAATGTCATTATCCGTTGAAGGATGGGGACCACGAGAATTATTTCGATTATAATTTTTATAATTATTGTTGTTATTGTAATAATTATTTCGATTTGTCTTTGAACCAAATCTTTGAGGAGGTGGTCTATTTCTTCCTGTTAACTCCTTCAAAAGACGAAGAGCACCATTGGCTAATGTGGGATTTAGTGAATCTTTTCCTACTTTAATTAAATAACTTAATATTTCCTGTGTGTTTAAATCACCTATTTTCGATTTTGGATTGATTTCTTTCCTTTGTAGTGATTGTTTCTCATTTTGTGATTTCTCATTTTGTGATTGATGTTGTTCTTGTTTTGATCCTTCGTCAGAATTTAATTCCTTATCATCTACATCTAAATCACTTAATTGATCTTCTTGAGATTCATCATTTTTTCCTTTTTTTATCTTCGCAACTTTTTTAGATATTTTTTTAGTATCTTCTTCAAGAAGATTTTCAACCAATTCTTCTTCAGTATCAGATGAAGATTTCTTCTTTGATTTTTTTGACTCTTCTTTCTTATTAATTCGTGGCATTTCGATATAACTACTAATTTAATTAGTATTTATATCAAATTATTTCCTATGAAATAAATATTCAATTTTATTCTTGATATCAAATTATTTTTTATTCTTGATATCTGATTGAAGAAAGTCCTAATATCCAAGCAAGTCTCTTGATAAATGGATTGTTATTATTATAAATAACAATATCTCCAAGTTCAATATCTCTAATGATAGTTGGATCAACATCTATTTTTTTTGCCAATTCTGTTTGAGTTAAATTGAGTTGGTTTCTGAATTGAATAATTTGTTTCCCCATTTTTTTTGTGAAAAACTTAGGTTTAGATTCTTCATCATTGTAAATCATAATGTTTTCAGAATGATCATTATTTCGTTTTCTTTGTGTAATTTTATGTTGATAACGATCGTTATCAACATCTTCCATTTCAAATTCCTCTCTTGGTATTTTTCTAAATTCTGGCCATTGTTGCCTTACTGCCAACAAAAATCTTCGATAAGCTTTTTTTGCAACTCTTCGTTGTACTTTATAACCATCTTCTGCATTTAGATCATACACTCTAGCATCGTAAAAATGACTGATTTTTACCAAAGTTGGATGCATATCATAAGGATGTTTAAAAGGAATTACATGTTTTTTCCCAATTGGAGGGTTATTTTTAAGTGTTTTCTTCAAAATCTTCGAATCGAAATTAGTATTCATTTTTTTAATATTAATATTGATTATTTATTATATAAATATATATATTTTCAACTTTTTTACATACGAATTGGAATCACTCCTATTATAATACAGATGAGAACAATAATCATATAAGTTTTAAAAGTATTGTATGATTTTGTACAATCAACACCAGGAATCCAACATATTGGCATTATTTTGATAATAGTTTTCATTGGCAAAAGATCCACTAAAAATGTTATTACAAATCCAATAATTCCAACGAATACTGCGGCTATGAGACCCATTATATTGTATAATATTCGATAATATTTTTATTAGTGTGTCAATTCAGCTACGCGTTCTGCATTCGGTGGTTTTGGTTTATGTTTTTTTTGATGTCTACTATTTACAGATAGATTTTTAATTGCGACAGTCTTTGCAAATTTTGACATATCTTGATTATTCATAATATTTTGAATTGCAGATTCACGCTTATTTGCTTCCATCTGTTGTTTAGCTTCTTTATTTGCCCTCATTCTTTGTTCTAGTTTCATTTTTCTCAATTCATGAATGCTCGCTTTGCAAGTATTCATTCCAATATTAGGATCAATATCCTCAATTGCCTTAACTCTTCGTAAATCAGAAAAATTTTTTACATTTTTTGTGGTTTGTTTTTTAATTTCCAATTGAATTTGTTTGGCGTATTTTGGAGGAATTTTTCTATCTGATGTCGTTTGTTTTTCTGTTTTTTCAATTTGTTTATTCATCATTGAATTGTTATATATATCCATTTTCTTAGCCATCATAGTAGGCAATTTTTGTGTTACTTTATTTATTTGAGATATATCATCAAATTTACCCATTTTTTTAGATTCAGATTTGGTGGAATAATTCGAAATTTCTTGTTTAATAGAATCATTTTCCACTTCTTGTTTAATAGAATCATTTTTCATTTCTTGTTTAATAGAATCATTTTTCATTTCTTGTTTAATGAGATCATTTTCCACTTCTTGTTTAATAGAATCATTTTTTACTTCTTGTTTTATCCATTTAATAACTCCATTAAATATAACTTTTTTTAATCCTTCTTTTTCATTAATTTCTGAATTTTTTTTTGAATCTACATGTGTCATATTTTTTCCGTTCGATTTGATTTTCGAATTGTCTGTTGTTTTTTTTTTTTTTAATGTTTCTATTATTTTATGTTGTTTTTCTAAAATATCTTGATATTTTTGTTGATTTACTAAAATTGTTTTTGGTAACCCCCTCATTTTTTTGTTAGTTTTTTGTTCTTCATTTATTGGAATTGATATATCTTGATTTTGTGCATTATCATCTTGTATTTTTTCATCTACTGATACATTCATTTCATTTTCCCATCCTATTTGTAATTTGTTGATTAAATCATTAGATTCATCGTCAATTTTATCTACTATAATTATTCCATCATGGTCCATTGTTATAATCTGACTTTATAAATTTTATTTTAGTAATGAAACTTATAATTAAATTATTTATGAGAAACATACCATTTCCAAATTAATAAAATTACTGCAAGTAAAATTAGAAGAATTATCACTTCTTTATTAACATTAGTTTTTTTACGAACGACTCTATTTACAGTGCGAAAAATTGGCTCTTGATATTCAGCAACTAAATCTATAGTTTTATTTAGGTGTTTATTTTGCATCTCTTTTCTTAATAACTTATCACTCAAATCAGAAGCATAATAGTTTGCGAAAGGTGGTTTTTTCTCTTCTGTTGTGTATATTTTATTTTCAAAAGGTGATGACCATTGTGATTCATTTGATGGATCAAATGACATTATTCCGGTCATCGGACTGATATCAGAACCAGCTGGACTTATCTCTTGCAAATTTTGAGAATTCTCAACCCCAAACATTTATATATATTAATTAACATATTATGAAATACATTAGTTAAATTTCAATAACTATTTTTAATTCCGTATCAAATTTGTTTATCAAAGGTATATTCAATTCGATTTCAACCTCATCTTCATAAAATGGTATTATTTTATTTAACCAAGGCATACAAATTAACTTTTTAATCAATACATTTTTTGAACATGATTTGACATTTTGATGAAAATGATAATAAATATCTGGATTGTTTATGATATATTTTCTAATGGTATTCACACATAAATTGTTTAATCTTTGATAGTATTGTCTTAGTTTATCGTGATATTTAATTATAAATTCTTTGAATTTTGACTCACCAATTATTTTTGATGCATTTGTAAACCAGTAATTTTTTTCTATAATTGGAAAAAATCCTTCAATATTGATTGTAGTTATATGTTTTAATACAAATTCATTCACACGAACACAAATTGTGGAATAAATATCAATCACATCTAAGCATTCTAATTCTGTAAGAAATTCTATTGTTGAGATATCACTTGCTAAACAAAATATTGTATAATTATTAATTATATTATTCCAATTCAAATCTTTGTATTTATATATATATGAATTTACTGGCCAAGATTTTTGTAACCAAGTTATATAATTTGTACATTCTTCAATTATCTGATCTGTTGATTTTTTAAGATAAGAATTCAAATATTTCAATGATACTAAGTTTTCCGTTAATAAATCACAACAAATTGCACTTTTATGATTATTTATCTTACTATTCATAGTTTGTTCCGGTGTATTTTTCGAATTGTAAATATCAGTTAAGCCAGAAAGAATATTATTGAGATAAGTTTTGGGTCTCAAATGAAATCTGCTCAATGTAAATAATATTGAAAAATATGAAGTAATATCAGAATGCTCATTTTTATCCAGTAAATGAATTAATGCATTTGACATAAAATGTGCCATGATTTTATCTTAATTTAATTATTCTGATGATTTTTTATAATTTATTATAAAAATCAATTTTTTTTTATTAATATTAATCACATAACCTATTCGATTTTTTAATTCTACATTTATTTTATTTAAATATAAATATTTTTATGCTTAAATAGAATTATATAGTGTATTTTTAATTTAATAACTTTATCAAATCATCAATCATATTTTCGTCTAAATATTTTTCAATTTGTTCTCTATTATTTTTGATTTTATCATCAAGATTGGGATTTTCTAGACATTTTCTGAACATATCAAGTTCATTTTTTATGAGTAAAAAATAAAGAATATCTTTATTTGGTTCGAAACTAGGATGAGAAATTAAACGAAATTTTAAATGATTGTAACCATCCAATATGCAATATCGTAAAGTCATATTATTATCATAACTAACTTGTAATGGAGTATAATTATTAAATATCCAATTAAATGAAACATCCTTTCTATATATTGTACAATGATGAAATAATTGTATTATATGTGATAGTAATTCATATTGATATACATATTCACCTTCATCTGGTTGCAAAAAAGACTTTAAACATTCTAAAATTTCTTCATCCATTGCGTTGTTATTTATTAGCTCAATTAAAGGATGAATATAATGAGAAGATGTAATAATTTTATTTTGTTGTTCTGTTGAATTTATAGTTATTATTTTAATTATTTCATCATTTGATTCGGTAATTAATGCTTCTGATTTTTTTGTTGTTTCATTCAAATTATTATTTTTCTCTTCTTTTATTTCCACATTTGGATTAATAATTATCGTTTTAATTATTTCATCATTTGATTCGATAATTAATGCTTCTGATTTCCCTGTTGTTTCATTCAAATTATTATTTTTCTCTTCTTTTATTTCCATATTTGGATCAACAATTGTCATTTCCTTTATCTTTACATTCGGATCAATAATTATCACTTCTATTTTTTCTTCATTAGATGTGATTTCAAAATTCTTCATTTCATTTGAAATAATTTTTTCGTTTGAATTAACAGCAATTGTTTCCGATGTGTTATTATAACTTGATAAAATGATACCCATGATTAAATTATAATCTATCTAATAAATATATTGCCCTATATTTTATATGATTTAATGTTCAATTTTTATTAACGATTTAAATTATTTGATTGAGTATTTGTATTTTTATAAATAGAATAATCTTTTTCCATTTGATCAGAAGATATTGTAAAAATAGTTGGTGAATATATCTCCATAGTTGCGATTTGTTTTAAGGAAATACTTTTTTCATATAGTTGTGTTAATTTGTCATTCAATCTTTTAATTATAATATCATGATTCAATGGAATTGATTTTGTAATGATTGATGGAAAAAGTTTGGATTCATCATCGTTTGTTGGTTTCGGAATCTCATATTTTGGATCCAAAACTATTACTTCTAAATATTTCGATATTGAAATAGTATTAATTTGTTGCGATTTGGATACAATAGATATATTCGCATCAATGATGATTATTATTTTTGATGTTATTTCTGATTTATCAACTATGATAGTTGATTTACTATTTTCAATTATCAATGATTCACATTCAGGAACGATAGCGATTTTAACATCGTGTTTTTTAAAGAATTCTGTTTCACTCATCATTTTTGCAACAGTATTTGCAACATTCACTGCGGTCTGACTTGGAGATAGTAAAATTTCATTATCCTTTTTAAGTTTAGATATTTGAGATTTTGTTGAGGCTTTTTTTATTTGAAATAAAATTTCGTTTATTTTATTAACTGAATTTCTTATTTTTTCTGAAGTTGTTAGTATCAATTTATCTGACATTTTTGATATAGCATCTTTTTGTCCTTTAGCAATTGCTATATTTACAATATTTTCCCACATTTGAATTTTGTCACTATTTTGATAAATTGAAGCTTCTAATTTAGATATAGTTGGACAAATTTTTATGACATTTATTTTTACATATTTATATTCATCTCCTTTTTTTTGTTTTATATAAAATCTAACTAAACCACGATAACAAGAACAGTTTTTTTCATTAGATAGACAAACTGTGGTATCTATATATTTGAGAATTATTTCACTATTATCAGGAATAATATAACCATTATGAAGGTTATTTATTTCATAATATTGTGATATTTCCATATTATGAACTAAATTTTTTACATCAATTTTACTAAATTCACGAATAAGAGAAAGAAGAATACAATGAATATCATTTCCAATAACATTATCATCAATGATAAAAATTAAATTTGATATCTCATTTTCAAAATCATCATTTACTTTTGAACTTCCAAATTGATTATCTCTGGATTTAAAATATTCCGATTGAAAATCTGACATTTTATATAATATTCTTAGATATTTATCGGAAAAGCATATTAAATATATTATTTAAGCTCAAAAAATCATATATATGAATGATTCTTATACTCAAAGAATATAAGACAAATATATTAATAACTGTCTTGTAAGTTACAATATGTTTACATATAAAAATTAATGGATTACAAATATATAGTTTTTTCTGGATTAAAATATAATTTATAATATTTACAGATATTAGATATTATACAATGCCGCGTTTCGCAGAAGATTTTCATGGAGAAAAACATGGACATGGTTGTCCTACATCTTGTGAATGGAAACAAATAGAAGAAGAAAAAGTATGTTGTGATAATTGCAGACATGAATCTCATGGATCTATAGAAACTAAATTTGATCGTAAACAACATTTACGATGTTGTCAAAAGACAACTCCATGTGAACCAGAATCTTGTTGTCCAGAAAAATGCGGATGTGAAGATGATAAATTTGATAATGATTTTGAAAGGAAAGATAAGAATCGTGTTATTGAAGGAAGAGATGGAAGAGATGGAAGTTATGCTTTCGAAAAGAAAGATGGAGATCGTATTTTTGAAGGGAGAGGTGGAGCCTACACTTTCGAACGGAGAGACAGAAATCACACTTTTATAAAGAAAGATGGAGATCACGTTTTTGAAAGAAATAGAGAATTTAGAAAAAATGGATGTTGTGATAACAGAAGACGCGAACGTGAGTTTCCTGTACGTAGAGGATTACCGGGTGCACCTACAAGGCGATTAACACGTTCTTTGGGATATCAAAATATTGGTCCAGGTTATGGTGGTTATGGAGATTGGGCAGGTTATGATTATGATGGATGGTATTAATCAATGTTAATTAAATATATAATAATTATTCTTCGTACCCTTCGACTCGAATAGTATTTGATGAATTATATAATCCAATTTATCCAAATAATCATATTTCAAATATAGATTTAAATGATTTATTAATGACATAATAAATTATTCATTTTAGAGTGTTGATTATCATCAATTTATTAGATCAAATTCATATCAAAATTTTTATAAAAGTATTTATCCAATCAATTCAAATTACAAAAACAATATGTTATTAAATCAATAATATATTGTTATTTCATGAAAATTCACATTCTAATATGAATCATATTTAGGAGGATATTAATTGAAAAAATCATTACCATATTCTATTAAATAATTCAAAATAAATAAATAAACTTTAGTTAATATTCGTTGTTTATCATGATGATAAGGACGAATGTGACTCATCGCTTCATGATATGTAAACCATCTTATATCTCCAATTTCGAATGTATCATATTCTGTTATTTTGTTATCATTATTCAAATTATCAAGTGCTAAATAATATATATGTTTATAATTAATACCATTTGTACCGATAAGTTTTTCTTCAATTGGTTCAATTTTGTTAAGAATTGAATAATCATCTTTTTTATATCCTGTTTCCTCCTCAAATTCTCTGCAAGCACAAACCAAATTTTCTTCTGTTTTTTTTTCACGTCTTCCCTTTGGAAATCCCCATTCTGGCTTTTTCCATCTTGGTTTTATTTTAGTATAAAAATTCAAACCCCATGGAACATTATTATCATCTGAGGGTTTTAATAACATGTTAAACTTAACCTTAGCTTCACAATATTCTATAGAATAACGTCCTTCGTAAATTCGATTAAGTACGATTTCTTTTGGTTCATTTTTACGATTAATAAAATCATATAATATATCGTCGAAATCAGAAATACGAATATTATTTATTTCATTCTCTGTCATTTGTTCAAACAAATTAATTATTGATTTTACATCTGATATATCATATTTCCCTCGCATAAATTCAATGTAACCAAGCGAAAATTTCCTACTAACCATTTGAAACATTATTTTATCCTTATAAAAACAAAATCTATGTATATGATGATCATTATCGTACGGAATCATATAATTATCTAATTTAAAATTTTGATTATTTTTAATCAAATTAATATTATTTGAAATATAGCATTTAATAGATGGATATTTTTTCGATATAATTTTATAATAAGTGTTAGCAAGCGTACTAAATCTTTCACGGAGAAAAACATGTTCATGAATTTCATCAACGATGCGAATATTAATTATTCCATAACTAGTTATTGGTTCATGACAATATTTAGATTCATGTCCTATTCTTCCACAATTAGAACATATATTTTTTTTGTATATTTCGTAACTCATATATGATAAAATTATCATATATGAATATTTATTTTTTAATATAATCAACGATCGTCAAAAAGAGAATTTTTCATTTTTAATAATTAAATGTATTCAGTTTTATCATCTTCTTTACTTCCTTGAATAACCAATTCTTGTTCTTTCTTAAATCTATCAATTTCTTTTTCTGTTGCAATATCTATCAATTTACATACTGTGCTTATCATTTTTTCCCCCTTATTATTTCCAATATTTATGATTGAAACTTTGACATAATTCCCTTTTTCCACTATTTTTTTCGTTTTTTTATGAATTATTTTTTCATCTTTGATTTCAAATTGTTGTATGTTTATGTTATTTAATTGTACAACAATAATTATTGGGCCATTATGGCCAACCAAAAATCCCTTAACAATATTATCCACAGAACATATCAATTCTAAATTAGCTATTGGAGCACAAAAAAAACATTTATATTTAACATTATAAACTGTTGATCCCATGAAATTTATTTTATCAATAATACCATAATCATAATCTACTATTTCATTCACTTTCAACACAATTCCACCACTATCTGCTTTTAACTCAACTTTTTCTTTCAAATTATTTAATAATGCATCATCCATATCTGCATTAATTTGTCCTGGTAATAATGTAACTTTAGTTTCCAATTGGGTTTGACAATAAAGATTCATTTGTGTCATTTTTAGATTATTGAATATATTATATGGATCATAAGATTTTATAATATTTTGATCAATTTTTTATTAATAAATAGAAAAATAGAATGATAAATATTAAAAAAACAACATTATTTTCATTTCTTTCACTTCGAATGGTACGAAATTTCTCTTCATTTTGAATGGTACGGAATTTCTCTTCATTTTGAATGGTACGAAATTCCTCTATAGGCGTACCACAACGATATTCGTATAAATAATTATATTTTACTCCTTGTTCATTATCTCCATCGTATGATCCCTTTAAAACATAAGCAGTAAGTTGACCAGTTGGACCACAATCTACTTTTTGATTGAGTAATTGTTTTAATTCTGTTGGATAACCAGATTGATAAATTGTTTGGTTATTTTTCATGTTACCTAAATTTATGTCTCCACATTTATATTCATAGGAAATAAAATTGCCATTAATAATGGCTTTAACACCTGTTATAGCCTTTGCTCCACAATCAATTCGAAGGTTCAAAAAATGATTCAATGATGTATTAGCAACAATTTGTGTTGGTATGTTTGTGGTATGATATGAGTAATGATCATTGCAATTGTAATAACGATAATATGTTCCATTTTCATTTTTTAGATTAAAACTAACAATCGGATTTGATTCACAATCCATATTAAATGGATGTGTTGATTTTTTTTCATATATTGGATTTTTTAAAGAATTAAAAAGTAGAGGATGTGATGTTGGCATTAGAATAGGACATGTTTCATCAAAACTCATTGGAACATAAATTTGATGACTTGTGATTAAACCAAATCCAATATATTTATTAGAAAATTCTACAATAATAGAAGAGATATTCAAATCAATTGTTTTTTGACATAAATCATATTTTTTTTCTGTTGGATTATTATTTTCATAAGCGCTGATAGGGGTATTATTGTGATTTATAAAAATAACCCTAGTATAAGGACCAATTACTATCCCAGATATTTTCCGATTTTCAACAGAATATTCTCCTAATAAAATTCTATCATAATATCCAATATTACCGCATTTTGAAGTTAATTTTGTATATCCACTATCCAGTGGCGATGCAATATATGATTTGAAATTTGTACCAGCTGGTCCCATTAAAGATTTATAATACAAAGGTTTTGAACCAGAATTGTATAAAAATGAATTACCTATTTGTACAATAGTATAGGGACCGAGTAAATAATCAAGTGCAGAACGTGCATCTATCATAGTAGCTGGAGATGGAATCGAGAAATTATCGAAATTTTCATTGATTTCAGTTTTTGAAATCATAAATATACCGGATTTGATGTTATAATTTATGTTTGAAATTGATTTTATACTTCCTAAACTACTATGTGATACATTGTATGAATTTATTTGATATAAAATATCTTTCAATTTATAATCAAAAGAAGTTTCGTAATCATAAATAAGATCATGTTCCGCTGTATCATTAATAAAAGTTATATCTTTGATTGCAGATTGTGAAGCTTGATAAGTGATAATAACTCTTGTAAAAGGAGCAATTACAAATTTTACAATGATACCTAAACAATTTATTTCCTTACTATTTTTATTTATGATATTATTTCCATGTATTAATATACTTTTCTGTTCAGAATTTATTAGAAGTAAGCTATGATTAGGCAATATTGACAAATGAGGAACTGGTAAAGCACCGTTCGGAATAATCATATTATTTCGAATAATTTTAGGCATATTTGATTGAATTTCGAATTTATAGGGAACTTTTATAAACCGTTGATTTTTTCCGTTCCAACAATTCCAAATTTTTATGTCTCCATTATCTAAATCCATACATTTATTCTCCCCCAAATTAAGTTTAATCGAATTGATATCAAATTTCCAACTTTGATTTTTACTGTGATCACAATTTTGAATTGTAACTATGGCTCCATCATCTATATTTGATACATTTAAACATCGATTTTGAAATTTGATAGATGAATCATCTTTATCATAATAAAAATTTTGATATTCACTTTTATTACATACATCTGTGGATAGATAAATACCATCATCATTCACAGTAACACATTTACCTAAAACCATAATATTAAATGGATTATCCATATGTATATGATTATCTAAGATATAAATATTAATGAATAGATTTAATATTGTGTTGATAATTGTGAGTATAATTATCTTTATTTACCTCATTCGTGCAAAAAATGATCATCATATTACAACTATGTATTCATCTCAAATTTTATCTATTTCGATTGTTATTATTGGTGATAATTATTATAATAACGATGTCAATTATTTTGTGAAATATCTTTTAAACAAGAAAATTATTCCAAATGGATTAATTCGCATTGATTTTATAGATGGAAATGCAGATAGTTTAGAATCACTGTATCAACAAGGTGTTCGTTGTATTATTGGAATAATAACTTCCACAATGTTAAATCAATGGAAGCAATTTTTGAATGATCATATTGATTTAATAATTATTTCAACATCATTCAATGATAAAATAACTTCCTATGATGGTATTATAAGAACATCAAATGTAAATAATAAAGATGTGTATAAATCTATGTATAAATCAAAATTTGGGGCTAAAAAAATAATTATTATTTTTGATACTCAATATAATTGGGCTAGAAAAATGGTTGATGTATGGAATTCATTAGCCGAAACAGTTATTGGATATACACATCCAAATCAAATTAATTATGAAGAGATTGATTCTAAATCAAAGGTAATTATAATTCTATGTCAACCAAATGATACACGTGTTATTTTAGAAAATATGTCATATTTAGATGGAGATATTTTATTAAGTGATGCTTCGTGTTTTTATCCATTAAATACAATTTCTACAAATGTAAATCCTAATATTCAATGGAATAAAATACATTGCATTAGTGATGGTATGTGGAATATGTCAGATTATGATTTATCAAAAAAAATATTTGGAACTTTCAAATCTCCACATATCATTAATATATTACATGCAATAGAATTAATAAATAATTCAATTATATTAGAGGGAAATATTACAAAAAATAGTATCTTAAAAACAAATGGTTCTTTTGGTAGAAATTTATTAGATTCAAATGGTAATCCGATTATTTCGAATTGTATATTAGCATCATATCAATTTGGTTTTTGGCTTCCAAATACTTTTGGTTTTAACATTGAAAATTATGTGTACATAACCCATTCACAAAAAATGTTAAAATATGATCCCACAATGTACAATCCAAAGTAAATATTAATTGATTAAAAATATTATACAATATTTTTAATCAATTATTCTACAATAATTACATAATTATCCTTAATTTTTAATGCACCATGTGCTTCTAGAATATTCTTGAATTTATCCATCGAATTATCAAAAATAATGTGATATTTAACATAATGAATATCCGAAAATTTTCCATTTTTAATATCTTCCGTATTTATTTTACAATTTATCATAGATCTAGTTTCTATTTGTATTTCATTGATTAATATTTTTATTCGATCTTCTAAATTGAGCGGAAATGGAATATTTTGATGATTACTCGGTACAATCAAATATGTCATTTTATTATTTTGTTTCGTTGTACTATATTTTTCTAAATCAAATAACTTATCTTTAATAAGGTTGCATATATCCATTCGAATATTAATATTTTTGGTCGATACTTGAAGTTTTTCAGCAATTTTTAATAAAAATTTTTTATTTTTGGAAGTTTTGCAAACTGCTCCTCTAAAAGAAGGAATACCTGTTTCACGTTTTTTGGATAAAATTTTTGGTCTTTTTTCTCTTATTTTAAATTCATCTTTCATTTCTTCTCCAACACCAACTCTTCTTCTTATGGATTCTTGATCTATTGTTCCCACATAATCATATTCATTTCGTGAATCATAATATTCTAATCCGGAATCAAAATCATATGTTTTTGTGAAATTTGTTCGATTTTTTTCACCCAAATCATTTACTTCTTCATTTATTTCTTTATATCTATGATAATCAGTTGTATGTTTGATGTAATCTTTTAAATTGAATTTATTTATGATATCAGGATGATAATGATATCTATAATACATTGGTACGTTTTCATTTTCGTCAAATGCTTGAAAAATATAATAATTTTTACGATAAATGAGATATCCAGGTATATTGAATTTATCAGTAAAAGTATCTTTAAAATTATTAAAATCATTTCCATTCATGGGAATTAAATCATTCAATGCTTGATAAACATAATAATCATCAAATAAATCTCTTTTTTCAATGGGGTAAGATTTTTTGACATATTTTAGAATGTCCTTTATAGTATACATATGTTTGAGATGAAACATTTCTTTAATTTTAGATTTTGCATATTCAATCTCCTCACTTGCCAATGAATTATCATATGTTGAATAGTCTAGATCCGCTTTAGCAACTTTTTTATAAATATTTTTTTCCGGATCATAATATTTTGCATTTAATAATTTATCTCCACATTTGAATTCACATGACATATAACCACATACTGCCGGACATGGTTTTTCAATAGTACCGCAATTTCCATATTTTTCTAACTCCTCTGGAAAGATATTTCCATTTCTATTTAAAGGACAATCAATTGCTTCTTCTTGAAAAATCCGCTCTGTTTCTTTTATTAATTTATATTTTTGTTCTGCTTTTTTGTACAATTGTTCTTCTGTAGACAGTCCATCTTTTAGAGAAACAACATATTTATAAATTTCAACTTTAGGAAATTGATTATCATCGTTTATAATATCATAATGTTTACAAAACCTAATTCCTCTTCCAATAACTTGATCTACTTTACCGAGATTAAAATGGACATCTAAAATATGTATTTCTTTAATATTTTTCAAAGTTATTCCTTCATTCATGACTTTAGATCCAATAACTATCTTAATAAATTTTCCATCTTTGTTTTCAATATTGTTGAAAACAGTTCTCAAAATTTTATGTTTTTCTTCAGGTATTTGTTCAAGATTTTCTTCTGATTTTCCGGTTATGGAAATAAAAGTTGCTGGATAAAAATCATGTCTAGGTATATTATTGGGTAAATGTTTATGATGTGAATAATTATATTCGCAAAAATAACATCTTGTATCATCATCAATATGATAATTCGTAATATTATCTTGATATTCGAGATATCCATTAGCTAATAATATTTCTTGAAATATTTCAATGCCTACTTTAACTAAATTTGAATATATAAATAATAATCCAATCCCACGTTTTCCATATATTGTTTCATTAATTTTATGAAGTGTCGTATAAAATTTGATTGAGAAAAATTTTAAATATTTTTCATGAAAAATATCTCCACTTATTTTTTTACTATCATTTGTTAAATATATTAGATTGGAAGGATTTTCAATTTTGTAATCTGATAAAATAGTTGACGTTATTTTTTCTATCAATATTTCTGCATTATTTTTCATCTGAGATCTTACGATTCCCATACCTTCAATACCATAATATCCTTCAATAGATGATTTATCTTTTGATAGACCTGGAAATGCAAAATTTGCAACAGCTTCAGAACGTCTATCCAAACTATCATCTTGTGATTCGACTACTTTTGAATACGTTTTTAATTGGAAATTAAGCATGTAACATCTTATTACTTTAGTAAAATTAAGACCTGTTGGAATTTCACCCATATCAATCCTTTCTGCAAAAGTTAATGGATCTGCTCCTCTTAAATAGGAAATATAACCAAGTATCATTTTTCTAAAATAATCCTTTCCATTTGATTTAAATTCCATTAAATGTCCACGTTGACTTGTAAAAACTTTATCTCTTTCTATAGGAGAATTGATTGGTCTCAAATAATTTAATAGTTCGATTGAATCATCTGCTAAATTTTTCATAGGTGTAGCAGATAATAAAACAATTCTTAGATTTTTTGATATTTCTATTATTTTTTTAACCGCATCTCCATATTCGTTTCCAGTTAAATTATGAGCTTCATCAACAATGAGAAGTGTATTATCCAAATTATAAATACGATCTGTAGAAAGATCACGTTCATATTCACCAGTAGAGGTCTTTCTATAGGCAATTTTTAATTTATTTTGATCCGTTGTTATCTTTTCTATAATCTTCTCACCTAATACTTTCTTATAAAATGAACGATATGACATTATTCGATAATATTGATTCGCAATATTAAGAGCATTTTTTCTATTTTTTGCCATTTCTATTTCATCTATGATCATTGTTTTATCTTGATACATTTTAAGATAAGTTTCACCAGTACAATTTAATATTTCACCCATAAAATCTTGTTTATTTAGAGGTCCTGGAACAAGAACGTGTATTCTCATACCATATTTCTCAACCATGGATTTAAATTTCTCAGCTATTCCAATTGAAGCACATGTTTTTCCCGTCCCTGTTCCGTGAAAAATTAATAATCCTTTAAATGGAGTATTCGGATTGATAAAATTTGCTAATAATGCTTGATGTTCTCTTAACTTAAAATCACGTGCACATACATTATCTCTAAATTCTTTGATTTCATCATATGTTTTCAACTTATCTCGATATGGTATATTATGTATATAATAATCACGCTTAACGTAAATATCATGTTGAAATGTTTCTTGTGATGGAGAAGGATAAGTGTGATCTTCTAACATTTTTTCATCCAAAGTTAGTTCTGTTATTTCTTCATTTGAGACTTCAAAATTATTTTTTCCTCCGATATGCTGATTCTGTACATTTGAATCATAATCATAATTATTAAAAAATGTATATAATCCATCTTCATTATGTTCTGTTTTTGATGTTTCAATGAAGCGGCGTTTTATTTTAGTATGTGCCATATTATATATTATACAAGATAATATTGATTTGCTAGTTATTTTATTATATTATCATTTTCATTTAAAACTTAATAAAAATAATATCTTTTATATATAGGTATAACACATGGATAAAAAAAAGTCCAAATATTCTCATGATGATAGGAAACGAATCGTAAAAGAAATTGAAGGATTAAAGAATGATACTGATTATATTGCAATTTTTGAAATATTAACAGAATCCGAAAATTCTTATACACAAAATTCAAATGGTGTCTTCCTTAATTTATCCAAGGTCAACGATAAGACATTAGATAAAATAAACAAATATCTCTGTAAAGTGAATAAGAGGAAGATTTCGCAAATTGATGTAAAAATTGATATTATTCCTGATTCTCAATTATTAGAATCGGAACGTACTTATAAATTAAGTAATTATGAAAAAAATATTTTGAAACAAAGAGAATTAAAAAAAGTTCTTAATGAAGAAATTGATTACGAAATAATGAGATTATCATCTAAAAAAACAAATAAATTAAAGAAAAATAATAAAAGTATAAGCGCGTAATATAACAATGTTAATATATTATGTAACCATATAAAATGATTAAGGAAATTAAAACAATTGATGATTTTTTAGATACTATTAAATCAACAAAAAAGGATTATAATGGGAAGCTAGAAAAATGTAGTGTAATAGTAATTGATTTTTTTGCTACATGGTGTGGACCATGTGAGATGATTGCACCAAAATTTGATAAATTATCAGAAAAATATAAAACTGTTGGATTTTACAAAATAAATATTGATGATATGGATATACAAGAAGTAGTAAACAGTAACAATATATCATCTCTCCCAACATTTTGTTTGTTTAAGTATGGTTCTTGTGTGGCTAAAATAATGGGTACCGATATAGAAAAAATAGAAAAACAAATAATTCAATATCTTTCCAAAGAAGAATTTTAATGTAAAAATAATTAACAATGATATAGATTGTAATAATTTCAATCTATATATTTATTTATATGTGTTAATAATAATTTTATTTGATTAAAATTATTATTAAATTTCAGAAAAAATATAAAATGTCACTTCTTCCACAAGATGATTTTCATACTAAAATTCAACGTATAAACAAATTATTTGAATTGATAAAAATAGGTCAATATGAACAATTTTTAAACTATTTATCGATATTAAAATTAGATGAAATAGATGTTAATACGAAAGATGATAATAGTAATTATCTATTATTATTTGCAATAATTATTAATAATTCGATCATTGTAAGGAAATTAATTGATTATGGTGCAATTCTCGATTATTTGGATTCTGATGGATATACCTTTTTATATTATCCAATTAAGTTACATTATCCTGAAATAATCAAGACATTGATTGAAATAGATCAACAAACCATAGGTATATCTTTGATAAATTTAAAAGATGCTAAAGGTCAAATGCCATTATTTTATTGCATAAAATATCGTAATCATTTTGCATTAGAAAAATTACTAGAATATGGTGCTGATGTAAATTATCAAAATAATGAAGGATTAAATGCTTTACATCTTGCAGTTCTCAAAAAAGATATTATTATGGTAAACATGATAATCAAACATACTCAAAATATTGATGCTAAAACATTGTTAGGAGACACTGCTTTACATGATGCATGTAATTTTAGAACATATGATATAGTTAAAATTTTATTGGAGAACGGGGCAAATCAAAATATATCTGATAATGTTCAGGATTTTTATCCTATTTTTTATGCAGTTATTCAAAATGATGTTGAGGTTACAAAATTATTAATTAATTTCAAAAGTGATCCTAATCATCAGGATGTATTAGGTAACACAATTATTCACTATGCGATTTTATACAATAATATTGATATTCTAGATTATATCTTTGATAATTATGAAATTAATGGAAAACAATATGATTTATATACAGAGGACATAAATCAACACAACAAATCAATTGAATTAAAAATAGATCCAACAATTGTTAATTTAGATGGATTGACAATTTTACAATTAATGTTGTATCATTATAGTGAACAATTTGATAAATATATTATTAAAATTATTCCACTATCCAATATTAATTATCAAGATAATTTGGGAAACACAGTAATGCATATCATTATTGAAAATAATTTATGGGAAAAATTTGAATCATTATTCGATTTCAAAAAAATAAATATATACGTCAAAAATAATGAAGGTCAAAATGCAATAGATATGATACCAATGATTAAATTAGATAGTTTTATAAATATGATAACTAAAAGTTATTTTAATTATTTGAGAATGAATAATTATGAATGGCTTTTAGAATGGCAAAATAAATGTGCAAAAATTGAAATGACTGAATTAAATGAAGAACATTGTAAGCAATATATTCGCGATAGTATTATAAATGAAAAAATATCAATACCTGTCAAGAAAAATAAACAAATAATAACTATTGAACCTGATAATAAAGTATATTTTAGTACATTTACAGGATCCATTTTAGATATGATATGTGGATTTAAATATTTAAGTAAAAAATATACAAATGTAACTTCACTTTTTCATAATATAACAGACAGTCCAGAATTAGATAAATATTATCAATCTTTAAATATTGAGATAGTGTCTGGAATGGATATTGCTCATTTCGAAATTAGATGGATATATCAACGATTATTCTTCCCTCCTAATTTCGATCAAAATTTTACAAAAATTTTAAATGATACACATTTTAGATATATAATCATACCTGTTGGGATAATTATGTCATCTGGTTTCGATATAGCAGAAAATCATTCTAATTGTTTATTTTATGATATAAAAAATAATATATTGGAACGATTTGAACCTCATGGATCAGATTATCCATATCAATTTAATTACAATCCAGTACTTTTAGATAAATTAATTTATAAAAAATTTAATAATTTAATAAAGGGTACTAGTACATTAAAATATCTTGTTCCTAAAAATTATCTCCCAAAATTTGGTTTTCAAAGATTAGATGCTTTGGAAGTGAATTATAATAAAAATATAGGCGATCCTAATGGATTTTGTACATTATGGTGTATATGGTATCTTGATCAAAGATTGAAATATATAAATGAGAAACCTAAACATATAATTAAGAAATTAATTACATGGATAAAACAAAATAATTATTCATTTAGAAATATCATACGTGATTATTCAAAAAATATTACACAATTAAGAGATGATTATTTAGAGTCAATTGGAAAAGATATTAATGATTATATCAATTATAGATTAAATAATAATGATAAGAAAAAATTATTAGAATACGTTCTAAATGATAATCAGCCTTTATTATAAACGATAATCAGATTTTAGAATAATAAATAACAATTTATTATTCTAAAAAACGTGTTTAAATTTCTATCGTTTCACGTATATTTATTAATGAAATTGTTTTATTCATGTTACTTCCTGTATATTTATTATCAAAATTTACAGGAATAAATTCTTCATTATTCTTATGCAAAATGTAAAAATTAAAATAATCTCTGGATATTATTATTGAATTATCAAATAATTGTTCATCAACATTATTCATAATTATTGTAATAAAATTGTTCGAAATTTTATCTTGATAAAGATATTCTATATTTACACTCAATATTCTCGATATTAATCTTAACATGTATTCTTCTGGATAAAAAGATGGTAACGTATGAGTATTTTGTAAATAGATAATAAATTCATCATAGTGCATATTTATATTTTCTGACATTGCAAATAATTCATAAGAATCCAAAAGAGTATTTGTTACATCATCTATATCAATAATTCCCACTTGATATTTATTATTTACCATAATATCAATAATTAAATCAAGTAATTGATTTTTTGTATCTGATGTAAAAAAATTATGATGTATAAAAATAGATAATAGATCATTTTCTGGTATTTTTTGATATATAGTGTATCCTTCTTTGTTCAAAGATTCAGTATATTTTGGATGTTCATAAATTTCTATATCAAATTCTAAAAGATCACGTATATTTTCTTTAATGAGAATCCTTTTGTTGGTATTTTTATAATAATTTTCGAAATTACTTATTGTAATTAAATCATCTTCAATAAATATTTTAGATTTGTCTGCAAAAAGTATCGAACAATATTCGAATCCATATAATTTATCTTTCATCAATAACCCAACATCATAATTAAAATTCAGTGAAATTAATAGATTTTCAATTACGGAATTATTTAATTTTTCTACAAAAGTAATTAATTTCTCATAATGATCAATGATCGTTACTTCTGTTAAATTAATGAGATATTCACTCATTTTATCAAAATATAAAGGATATTTTAGAAAAATATTTCCAGATAAATCATCACTAAAAAAATGACGATAATCATCTTCTTCAAATAAATTGGTAAGAAAATTGATTGTATATTTTGTAGTAAAATTTATGTTTTTTTGCATATCAAAATTTTGTCGACGAAATACATATCGATTTAAAAAATTCACAAAAAAATCACTTATATCAGCACAAAAACGATCATATATTTCATCAAATGCAATATTCGGTATTTGATTTGTAAATTCTTCCTTCTCTATTTCCTTCAGAATATTGAAAAATACATAGTTCAAAATTTCATCTGTCATCAATTCACAATATCTTATTCCTAATTTATGCGAAATTCGTAAAAGAATATATAAATAATCCAATTGATTTGTAGATAAATCTTTAATTTTTTCTAAATCATATTTTTTGAATATTTGAAGTAAGTCTACTTGTTCTATTAATATTTTGATATGCATTATGGTATCTGGATAATTTTTCATTTTTGAAAACCATGTTGTTTCATCAATATTTTTTATTTTATTCTGCATTATTAAATTGGATTAATATTTCGTTTTCATAATGAATTAATTTATTAAATGAATTAATATTTTCAATATTTTTGATAGATTTATTTATTAAAAAAAAATAAATCTATCAAATAATTTCCTTATTTATATCATCGTGAATTGTTATTTGTTTTGGCAACAAATTTAATTCATTTTTGAAATCTTCATAAAATTTAATGAGATCATCTATTTTTAATTCTTTACTTATAAGAGAATTCAAAATATCTAATCTTTTTATAGTTTGTTTATCCATTATTATTTCTTTGTCTTTTAAACAATCTAATTCCTTTTGTAATAAATCCAATAAGTGTTTTGCTTCATTCATTAGATTAACACATTTATTATAATGATTTGTATTGTTTGTTTCTTCTGTTAAAATAATTAAATTTATTTCCTTAATTAATTCACAAAGTTTTCTTTCATTAGATAATTGATTTGTCGCCATCATTAGAATTATTAATTTTCGGTATTTCTACGCTTACAATTATATCATTTTTATTTTCAATTTTTTTGATGTTATTTTGTATTAATAATTGTTTAGAGAGATTGTTAATTATTTTTCTTGCGAGATGAAGTTCATTTGTTTCCAAATCAAAATAAATCTTCTTAAATTTACTTTCGAATAAATTGATTATTGAAGAAATATTATTTTCGATCGATTTATTTATTTCGTAAAATTCTGAAATAAAATTGTCAAGTTTTAGAATATTAGCACGATGATTTTCTATTCTTTGTCCTATGTATTCATAACAATTTCTCATTGTATTGGTTAACATTTGTTTATATGTTTCTTGAATATTAGTAATAAATGTAAGACAATTATCAATTTGATCAAATTTTTTATTAAATAAATTTTTTGCTAAATAATCTATGGATATGCATCCTGCATTTAATGATATTAAATAAGGAAATTTTTCGTCACGCATTAATAGATATTTGAGACATTCAGCAGAAGAAAGGTTAAGGATTTGTTCCATAGTTAATTTATCTGTCAATATACAAATAACATTAATATCGTGATATTTCTTAAAATATTCCAGAGCAATTACAAAATCCTTATCTACTTTTGTCTTATCTAATTTATAGATAAATAAATCACCAACATATTTTTGTTCACATATTTTCTTAAAATTTTCTAAAATTATTGATTCTTCAAATGTTATAATACCAATTCGATTAATAATTTTAGGTGGAAATTTATTATGAAATTTATTTAATATAAATTGGGATAATTTTTCCTCATGTAATTTTTGTTTATATTTATGATAATCTTCTATTTTATTATCAAAATCATTATTAATTGTGGTATAATAGTCAATTTTTATGTATACATGATTTTCATCTGGATATGTCATCAAATTTCCATATAATTTAATTTTTTCGCCTGATTTTAATTCTGAGATTTTTAAACTTGTCCAGCAATTAATGAAATTATTGTTTCCTTGATAATTAATTGTAAAATTATTTCTATCAGAATTCACATTTCCAACAATTGCTTCTATAGCAAAACTTTCTCTAAAATTCTCTTTAATAACTTTGCGATATTTTGCAAAAATATTCTCTAAATCTGTGGCTATCGATATCATGATATATTAAAAAATTTTTTAATATGTCATTATATGAACTTATCAATAAAAATATCAATTTTTTATTAATAAATAAAGGATAATAAGAACTATTATTATAATAATGATATAAATGTAATAATTTGATTTCGGAGGATTTGTAAGATTGTAAATTTCATTTAATGCCTCATCATGAGTTAACATTGTTTTACCAGTGTAATAATTTACAACATTATGTAAATCAATGGCCCATTTAATTAAATTTTGTTTAGATGATAAAATTTCATCTGTTAATGGGAATTTTTTTAGATGTTTTTCCATGTTAAATTTACATTTAGCACATGGTAAAACATTTTTCAAACTCGTAAAAAATATATAATATTGTCTTTTATCTTCACATGTTGGATTATCTGGATAAGATAATGTCACCAAATGTATAAAATTCCATGCATATTTTCCCCATATTTTAGGTAACATAATTTATATAAATAATATCAATATTTTTCGTTTCATATGACAATAGAATTTTTAATTTTTGACAATGGTTCAAAATCTATTTGATATGAAAAATTTGGATCATTGTCAATAATATCTTTTATATCAGATAGTTTATATATTTTTTTACAATTAACAGTATCAATTACATTTAAATTAATGGAACGTGTTGATTGATTTGTTTTTTTCAATTTTATTATTCCATTTTTTATTTTTTCATCAATACAATCTATTATCAAGCATCGATTATTATTGATATTATTTTTTATGATAATATTTTGTGATTTCATAATCATGATTAATTCATGTGTAAATTGAACTATTATTAATCCTTTTAAATTGATATATGGAATTATTTCCTTTGGATAGAAAAATAATTGATCACTATATTTTGTATTAAATAAATTTAAAGATACTCCAAAAATATCATAATGCATAATCACATTTTTCCGATTAATGTCAAATTTTATTGTTCTATTTCCACTATAATTCAATATGAGATATGTATCAATTGGTAAATAATTTGAATATCTTTCATCAAAAATAGTAACGTTTGTGTTATTTATCATTATAAAATGATCATCAATTGAAACTATGATATCTCCTTTTTCAATAATTTTATTTCCGTCTAATGTAATGACTTCTACATCCTTATTGATAATTAATTTCTTCTCACATATCTTGTAAGAAAAAAATAATGATTTTAATCCCATATATAATTTCGGATTCGGTTTAAATGTAATAAAATCATCTAATATTTTAACAATGGTTTTTACGGGAGTTACATAACAATTATTATCAATGTTCATAGAATCCACAATCCCAATAAGTTCAAATTTACTATCGACAATCAAAGATCCATTTATACCGCAAAAATTTTGGTGATTTATAGCAGGAATGTGAAAAATATGATGATAGTTAGAAAATGATTCCTTATAATTAATTATTACACCTTTTTTGAAACTTGTTCCATATATGATATTTCTTTTGCATATACTATTATAATCGACGACAATATCTGATTTTATGCAAAAATATTTCTTCTTCTTACTTAGAGAATTATTGAAATATTCATCCAATCGAAAAGACGATGATGAATATTTTTGTTCACTTATTTTATCAGATAGAGATATATTTTTATCAAAAATAAATTTATCATTGCCCTTTGTACACAAAAGAATCAGATTTAATTCTGGTATTTGAAAACTAATTTCAAGATCATGTTTGTATATATGAGCATTATCATTCCTGTATAAGGATTGATACATGAATATGTTTTGACAGTTAATTATTTTTTTTCTATTTGTCAAAACATATTCATTTTCCTGATATGAAATTAATATTCCAGTTGTTTGATACACCTCTTTACTATAATTTTCAACCCAACTAAGATCATATCTAACATCGCAACCGTAAATAGCAACGATTGATTCAAATTTTTTATCTGAATCTAAGAAGCTCATAATTTGTTTATATCAAAGTGAAAATTTATGTTTCTTTATTTTTAATTTAAATGAATGATTAATTATAAATATTTTAATTCAATTTTTTATTCAAATTTGACATTATCATTCTTGATAATATTGGATCATTAATTATATTCAAATAACTTATCAGGTTCGATTTATCAAATTTATTCTGTAAATGTGGTAATAATTTTTTAATGATCACAGAACCATCAATATTATTCTTTTCTAAAACATTGAGGCGTTCATTATTTATGAATAACAATTGATAATAATATATCGGATTCAACGATAATATCCATTCTATCTTGACTGGAGTTAGATAACAAATGTGATTTTTGTCACTATTCGAATTTTCATATGTATATATCATAAATCTGGTTTTATCAATTGTATCTAAAAAAGTTTGTTCCGTTAAGTTGAAAGATGACCACGTAAATAAATCAATAATTGTTCCTGTATTTACTTTAACATAATATCTTGATGTATTATATATTAAATTTGTAGAATATGCTCTGGTATATGTTTCCATCAAAAGATCTATTTTATTTTGTCGATCTTGATTGACATTTATTTTTGAAAATTGTAAATGATTTTTTATCCATTCTAATACATTATCAATTTTATTATCATCTTTTAATCCATGTTCTATTTCATATTGATAAATAAATTTTTGACGATTAAGACCTATGATTTTCGAATAATAATTATCTATAAAATTCCGTAAAATTTTAGAATCCATGTGATACATATTTGATATGATGTCCATTATAGAATATACGATATTTATGTTGGAAATTGATGAATCTTGTACTAATTTAATATAATTATAAATATCATGTTCACCGTTTATTTTTCCGGTTTGATACATATTATTTATGATTGTGAAATTTGATAATTCTTCTATTTTTTCATTTCGATTGTATTTATCTTTAAGAATTTTAAATTTCGCGATATATTTATCAATATTATCAAATGTGTAAACATTATTCTTTATTAACAATTGCTTAATTTGATTCCATAATTTCCACAGTTGGTGTATATCTCCTTTATCATCATGATTAATATCAAAAAATAGTTTAATAAATGACTGTCCAGTGACGTGTGGACTTAGAATTGATATTGTATCTGCTATACTAAGTAATAAATTAACCGCAATTATATCATCTTCTATTTGATATGGAACACCATACGCGTACCATAATAATTCTCGTACATCATAATTAGCTATAATTGTTTTTATTTCATCTATTTTTGTACAAAATAATGTGCGAATCAGAACATAATCAGTATGATATAATTCATGTAAATTCATGAAGTAATTTTTAACAATATTCAAATTCATATATTCTTTATTATAATTAGGCTGTAATTTTTCAAATTCATCCGATGATGGATCATAATTATTTATATATGCAATTAATGATAACATAGTGGCATTTTGAATTGCGAGATCAAATTTTCCAAAATGAAATTCTTCATTTTCTATTTTTTTTGTAAAACTATTTATATTCATTTGACTTAAATTATTATTTTCAAGAATATAATTATAATATGAAACATCAACTGATGGATTATATTTTAATCCAATCATAGTACCAAAATATGGATCTCTTTTAATGATATTTTCATCTGGATGAATCAAATAAAATTGTAAATTATTATCTCTCAATTTAATTTCATCATAACCAGTATAGCATCGTGATGAAAAAATCATATTTATTTGATAATCATAATCATCATGATTTGCAATTAAATAATCATTTAATGATTCTATTTTTATAGAAGCTTTGTGTTTACCATAATATGAATAAATAGATGAATTATTATGAATATATTGTTTCGTGATAATATCAATATACGGAAGTGGATTAATTAAAACATCATATATATTCGTAATTTGATTTCCATTTTGTTGTATTTTGTTTAGATTTTCAATTTGATTTATGTCATTTATTTCATTTATAATTGGATAATCTAATATATCTGATTTTAAAAGTGAAACGATTGTATCAATAATATCCGAATTAGCAATTTGATAAAAAGTTTTATTGTTTGTTATTTTTTCCCTATCATATAAATAATATACTTCACCAGAAGAAACTCTACCTACACGTCCCCTTCTTTGTTTAGAACTAGAATCAGATATTGGTAATGTCTTCAAATCATTAACATCACGCATTGGATCATAAACATTTACCTTAGCGTAACCTGTATCAATTACATATTTCAAACTTACTAGTGTAATAGAAGCTTCAGCAATGTTCGTTGCAACTATAATGGCACGTTTATAAGTTCCACGTGGTAATCTTCTAGTTATATTTTCTTCCTCTAAATTAATATCTTCTTTGTATCTTGTGAAATCGCGCAATTTTTGATCCAATTTCATAATTAAATCGCGCCTTTCTTCTCCCATCGCTGAATAAAATCCCAAACAAATTATATCAGCAGGTATCTTTGCATTTATTTCTTTTTCACTTTCTTGAATATCTTTTTGTCCACTCATAAAAAGTAGAATATCTCCATTATTTGTTTCATTTGCAAGTTGTATTGCTTTCTCAATACCTTTTTTAACAAAATTATTTTCATTTATTGAATCTGATTCTTGTTTATTCAAATATACATCTTTGATAACTGCTTGTGTTGTTTGTCCAGGAGCACTAATATGAATTCTACGATCTATGTTTACTCTATCATACGAATTATTTACAATGAACATATTTAATGGGTACATTCTATTATCATTAATATCTCTATAATATCTTCGATATATTGGTTCATCATCGTCCATAGTAGCGCTTACAATCACTAATTTTAAACTATTATTAACATATATTGCATCTCTAACAAACGTTAAAATTAAATCCATATTCATATTATGTTCATGTGCTTCATCAACAATTATGATGTCATAAATATTACCATTAGTATATTCTTTTAATGATGATGTTACTGCTCCTCCAATTGATTTAGATAAGGAAAGGAATGGTGATTTTTTAATTTCTTCTAGAAGAGTACCATCTGTAACAATTCTGAAAAATGAAGAAATATTACTTACATGATTATTATCCTTGTATTTAAATTGAACATAATAATTATTTGTTGGAATGTTTTGATCGTATTCTTCATTGTAGCTAATAATAGGAACTCCTAATTCTCGAGAAATAGTTTCTGCATTTCCAACTGTTGGAGAAACACGCGGTTGTGTACAAATTATTTTTCCATTTATACGATAATCTAACATCTTTTGACAATATATTAATAATTTTGGAACTTGTGTAGATTTACCAACTCCTGTTGCTCCAGTAACATAGATTACTCTATTATGTAAATAATGATGATAAAAATTAACTTGACTCAACCAATTCATTGCATAAGTGAATGTCCAAATTTGCTCTGATGTCAAATAATCAAAATATTTTTTTGCTGCTGCATTTTTTTTTGACTTGAATGATTGCAATTGTCCATATGTTTTATTCGTAATGAAATAGTATGCTTCATTTTCAAACAAAGATTTCTTTATTTCATTGAAATGAATTAGTTTCATTTGACTATATTTATATAATTTAACAGCATTGTCATTATTGATTCCAACTTTCGACCTTATAATATTATTATCTGTTATTGTTCGCTGAGGTCTAAATTCGGATAACATTCCATGATATATTAACGATTCCATTATAATTTCAATTAAAAATTTGTTCCTTATTTCTGAATAAATGATATCACTTATGTTGCTTGAATCAGTATTATAAATACGTCTTAAATATCCGGTTATAACAAACCATAATTGTGTCTTTTCTTGTTTTAATAACCTAGCAATAATTCTTCTCGTTAATACTGGCGTCAAACCATACCAATATTTTGCCATTTCAACATATTGTTCTTGTACATCGTAATGTATTAATGATTTAGCAAAATTATATACATTTTTATGTGTCACATATATTTTTTGATTATTCACAATATTTAGTGTATTTTTTTTGTTGATATATATACTATAATAAAACCATGTTTTTTTAAAATCATTAAACTGATCTAATAAAAAAATATATAACTCTTCGATTGGAACTTTTGCCAATCCTTCTTTTGCATGCTCGACATAATTAGTTGTAAAATCATAATCTTCCACATCATCTTCATCAATGTTAGATGGTAATTTCACTCGAATTAATTGTTTATTTCTTATCAATTGTTCGGCATTTTTATGATATTTCTGAAAGAAAAAATAAAAATACCCCATTGTTTGAATACCATTTTCTGAACGATTATTAATAAATGTGTTCCATTCTTGTCTAAATAAATTAATAGAATCATCATTTAATTGAGACCACATTTTTCCATCCCAAACATTCTTCAATGTAAAAATGATTTCGAAATATCTGATTGCTGGTATAATTTCACCGTCAAAATTCAAATCATAAATTAACCATTTATGATTCTTTATTTCATGAAATAAATGATTCGAAATAGTATTATATATATCTCCAATACTTAACCCTGGTTGCATATCAATGTATCCATCGTATAATGGATATGTGATTGGTTGTGTTTCTAATTTTTTTTTAGTTTCTATGTAAATATTCGATTCATTATATTCATTCATTAAAATAGGAACAATATCTACCCAATTAATATATAATTTATGGGATACTGAATCTATTGTCATCAATAACATTTTGATATTTTGTAAAAAATATTCTTTTATAAATGGCCTTAATATTATAGTATTATTGTTCCTACGAATACATCTATTGTATTGAGAATTCGTATATACATATTTTCCTTCATTTTTCTCTAAATATAAATCTTTTAAGCTACGTAAATTTTTTCTTGGATCAATTCCATTATTTTCTAATATGAAAGGTAACATCATATTTAATAATGCTTTCATATCTAACATATTATTTTGTTGTAATTGATACCAAAATTGATCATCATATCCTTTCATGTTAAATTTTATATAAATGACATTGATCAATAATATAAAATTATTAAATAATAGATTCTGATCTACATCATTTAAATTTGGAAATATTATTTCTATTAAATTTTTTTTTATAAATAAATATCTTGAATCATTTTTGCCTATCCAATTGTATGAAAAATTATTCCAATCAATTATTGTAATTGACATTTATACATCAATGAGAAAATGATATAAAATATTTCGCTTATTATTTATTAATTATGACGGATCAGATTGTATCTTTTTTGAAAGATTGTTTAAAAAATGATAACATCGAAGTTTATTCAAATAAAGTACTTTCAAATGGAATAAAAGGAAAGTTATATTCATATCAAGAAGGACATGTAATTAGATTAATTACAATACTTTTGAAATATCATATTGCTCTTGATAATTCTGATACAGGAGTTGGAAAAACTATCATGGCGATCGCAGTAGCTTGGGAGCTTAATAAAAGACCATTTATAATTTGTCCAAAAAGTGTGATGTATAATTGGTTAAATGTATGTAATTATATAGGAATAAATTATATTGATATTGTTAATCTAGAAACAATAAAATATGGTAGAACATACATTTCAACTAAATTTAAGGCGCGTAAAAAGTCAAAATATTTTAACATATCAGATGGAAATTATGAATGGAATTTACCTTCAGATGTAATGATTATTATTGATGAAGCACATAGATGTAAAACTTATAAAACAGATAATGGTAAATTTTTAGTTTCTATGAAACAACTAATTCAATTGAAAATACCTGTATTATTATTGAGTGCTACTATATGTGAAAAAATTTCGGATATGAAAATAATATTTTATTTATTTGATTTGATTAATGAAATAAGATATTTTAATAAATATTGTCGTATGATAAAGAATAAATATCCACAATTTCGCATATCGAGAAAAAATTATATTAAACGATCTGATTATCAAAATGCGTGTGATAATGCAAATGCATTAATATTATCTGAAGAAATAAAGAATTTCAATTCTAGAATTAAGATCAAAGATTTGGGTGATAAATTTCCCTCAAATCAATGGTGCGCACAACAATTTGTTGCAGATGAAGCTGCAGAAATTGAAAGAGCCTATGCAGAAATATCTATTTGTTTTGAAAAATTAAAAAATAATTTATCTGGAAATCATTTAGCTATGATTCAGAAATTAAAACAAGAAATTGAACTGAAAAAAATACCAATATTTATCGAACAAGCACAATTATTATTAGAAGATAGAAAATCCGTAATTATTTTTGCAAATTATTTGGATACAATTAATATACTTTGTAAAATATTAAATATAAAATGCAAAGTTGTTGGTGATCAAACTGCTGAAGAAAGGCAACGAGCAATTGATCTATTTCAAATAAATCATGAAAAGATTATTATTTTACAAGTAAAAGCAGGTAATGTGGGTATTAGTCTTCATGATATATATGGAAATCATCCACGTGCTGTATTGTTGAATTTTCCTGATTCCGCTGCCGATCTATTGCAGGCATTAGGACGTGCACCAAGAGTTGGCGCAAAAACGCCAGTAATTCAACGAATTGTTTGTGTGGCCAATGTTGAATATGAAAAGAATATAATGCAAAATATAAATAGAAAATTAACCAATATTTCATGTATAAATGATAGAGATTTAAATGGATATAAATACAATATCAACAACGGAGTGAGAAAAAACGAAAAAAATAAAGATTATGTTTAAATATTGATATATTTTAACATAAACTAGGATATTATTTTGAAAATTCATAAGTTAATTAAATATTAACACTGATAAATTTCAATAAATCATGAGGCGATCTATTTCCCTTATAATGAATATATTTTCCATTATTAAAAAGAACTACAGTTGGATATCCAGAAATTTCTATTTTAGTTAAAGTATGTGATAAATCTGGATAGTTTTTTGCATTTAAATCGAGAATTTTTATTTTATTTCCAAATTTTTGTTTTGCCAAAACAATGAAATTATCCCAATTCGGTTTGAATTTATTAGAATAAGAACAATTAGAAGACCAAAAATTCACAATTACAGGTGATTCCTCTTTTTCTATAGATTTTAGAAAATCGATTAATCCACCTCCATTTTGATTATTATTCATTAATTTAGTATATGTTTCAGATGCTATTCGAGCCATTTCACTATCATTGGCACATTCTGTTAAGGTTGCATTTGCAAAATTTTTCGTTTTACATGTAAATAGAGAAACACTTTCTTCAAATTTTGGATTAATAGATGACGATGGTATATCAATATTTATTTCTTCAATTTGTTGATTATCCTTTTGAGAAGTTTCAATTGCCTTTGTAAAACTATCGTGTTTAAATAATTGTTCATCAGTTACCGAGAAATATTGTTTTTCAACTTCACGCATATCTCTGTGTATCATAGAAAGTAAACATTCATTGTTACTTAATTCAAGCCATTCGTCATCAGAAATTTTTGTATTATTCTTTTCATTCTTGTGTAATAATTTCTTATAACAAAATGCATCATAAATAGCGCATGCGTGATCTAAACGTATTTCTCGTAATAATTTTTTTGCTCCAGATACATCTTGATCATTTAATTTGCTTTTAAATTCATTTATTAATTTTTCGATTGTTTGTATATGATTAAGTAAAGAGTGATTTTTTGCAAACATACTGATTTATATTTATTATAAAGATTTTTATTGATAACTATTTTTTATTAAATTGGTTGTTAATAATGTGTTGAAAATTTTATATGGAAATAATATACATTAACTATAATTCAATGTCAAAACATTATGTAGCAACACGCAAAATAGCAACAGTTGATGAAAAAACAAAAAATAACATACATCAAAAACCATTGAAATCTACTAGTGGTAGGAGATGTTTGACAAAATGTTTTCCGAACAAGGAGAAATATTTACATCCAATTATTATGCGCATAATGTATGAAAATGCAGACAATACTTGCGCAATCGATCCTATAATTAATAATTACGATGAAATGAAATATTGTGATATTTGTCGATTGGAAGATAACAATAAATATATTATTCCGAATGAATTAAATAGTTTATTATTGGATTATTATTTCAATCCAAATGATTTTTTGGATAGAATATATAAACTATATACATTTGATCAGGTTATTAAATGGACTTTAGAAAATGAACACTTACCATTTGGTACAATCAAACGTGTTCATAATTGTGCTTGGAAAGCATTTGGTGATAAATTGGATAATATATCTGATTCCCTTTTAGATTACTATTATGATGTTGCTAAAACGAAATGGATATATGATTATATTGATGTTATTAAAAATAAATATTCATTTGATTTTATTATTAAAGATAATTCGAATCTTCCTATAAAACAAATTCATGATATTTTGATTGATAAATTTTTAAGTCAAAATTTTTTTAGACAAACAATACAAAAATATCTTGATGTTTATCAAGATGAATGGTCTGATGTAAAGTCTCATTACGGTAATTTAAAAAATTTTATTTTTAAGGAATTATTGAGGGAAATAAATTATTTTAATGAAAAATAATTCCTATGTTTATAATATAATATGTCGACTTTCATTATGACTCCCACAAATGTTGATGATTATGCTTGGTTATTAAGAGATCCTATAACAGGTAAATGGATTATGCCAACTTTAACATTTAATCCCAGAATTGTAACACCTTATTTTGAAGTAGATTATCTCAACGAAGATCCAGTATATAAAGCTCGCGTTATCGATCATATACATACTAGATTAACAGAAAAATGGTTATATGCTGATCCTATTTTTAGAAAGTTATTGAAATATTTTAAGATAGAAAAAAAGAATGATAAAGGAGAAGTTTCTTTAATAACTGACCTTGAGAAAACGAGCGACATAAATAAATTTGAAAAAGAAGATAGAAGATATATTTTTAAATATATTGAAAAATATTTTATTAGTGAACATTTTGTGAATAAAATTCTCAGAGCATACGTTTCTTCTCATCATGTAAAATGGTACGATCTTTTTAATAATAGTGATCGCATTAAAGAATTATTTTATAAAAAATTAAAAAATAGAATCACTGAAACAATATATAAATTAAAAAAGTGAACATTAATTTAAAGTTTAACTTACTTTTTCGAAATAAGATAAAATGACACTTATTGATCTTTATTTAGATTATCAGGAAAAATATACAAAGATATATGGTCTTAAAACAATTGTATTTATGCAAGTCGGATCATTTCATGAAGCTTACAGTACAGATAATGAAGGTTTCAAATTGAAAGAATTAGAACCAATATTAAATACTAAATTTACAAGAAGAGATAATAATACTAATAAACCAGCAAGCAGATCTAATCCATATTTATTAGGATTTCCAAGTATTTCAACTGTAAAGAATGTAGCAATTTTGACAGAAAAAGGATATACAGTCGTAATTTTTGATCAGATTATTAATGGTGATGATATTGATCGTCAATTACTAGGCGTTTTTTCACCAGGAACATATATTTCCGATAGACAACTTTCTGATGCAAATTATATTCTATCCGTATATTTAGTAGAAGAAAAGCAAATTAATAGTAATAATCTATTAGCAATCGGATTAACATTAATTGATGTAAGTACTGGGTATAGTATTATTCACGAATTTTATTCAAGTAAAAATGATGATAAATTTGGTCTAGATGAATTAATTCGAATTATACAAACATTTCGTCCAGTTGAAATCATCATTTATTATAATATGCGTGTTTATAATAGTGAAAATATTAAACATATAAAATCATATTTAGAATTAGATAAATTACAACATTATTTCTATGTTTATTACAATAAAAAGGGATCTGATCCAATTAATCTTCTTTGTGAAGATTCTTTCAAAATAAATATCCAAAACAATCTTTTCTCAAAAGTTTATGGCATTAATTATCAATCATCTATGAACAAAGGACAATCTCCAATTGAAGTATTAAGATTAGAAAAAAAACCCTATTCTGTGTTATCATTGATGATAATGCTAAAATATATTTCTGAACATAACGTTCAACTATTAAAGAATTTATCATATCCTGATATATATATTTATAATAAACACCTAATACTTGGAAACAACGCAATAGAACAATTAAACATAATAGATTCTAACAATCTTGAATTATATGATCGAAAAATAGATAGTTTGCTATCAGTAGTAAATAAAACAAATACTCCGATGGGCAAAAGATTTCTCAAAGCAAATTTATTAAATCCTCTTTCACAAGAGGATAAACAAACTATTGTTAAGAGATATGATATGATCGAAACATTATTACGAGATGGAATGTGTAAAAAAATCGAAAATGAACTAAAAAAAATTCAGGATGTTGAGAGATTACATCGTAAAATGGCATTAGAAATATTAGTTCCTTATGAATTTTATCGCTTGGATCAATTTTACCAAGCAACTTCAAAAATTATAAAATTAATATACAAGGATCCTATATTAGGAACGCTTATAGATAATACGACTATTCAAAGTTTTTTAAATTTTCAGATTGATTATAATAAAATTTTTGATGTTGATAAAATGGTTAAGTATAATAATTTTGTAGATATTGAATCTTCTTTTTTTAAAAAAGGAGTCAATCCAAAGATAGATCAAATACAAGATAATATTGATAATGTTCGCATAATTATTGATTCCACAATCAAATGTATTTCGGATCTTTTAGAAATGCGTGGATGTAAAAAAACAAGTAAAGAAAAAGATCTGATAATTTTTGATTATAATGATAGAGATAATTATTTCTTTTCAATAACGAAAAGAAGAGAAGGAATTCTTCGATCTGAATTATCTAAACACAAAAATATTGCAGTAAAATCATCTGATAAAATAATATTTAATATTAATAAAGATAATGTCGTGTTCAAATCTCTAGCAAAAGGTAAAACAAAATTATTTATCGAACCTTTACAAGAACATACATTCAATTTGACAAAACAAAAAACAATTATTGTGAAATTGATAAAACGTTCATTCTTAGAAAATATAAATAAATTATACATAAATTCGAAACAAATGTTGCAAAAAATTGTCAAATTTATTTCTGAAATAGATTTTTTAGTTTCTGGTGCAATTGTTGCTTCACAATATTTTTATTGTAAACCATTAATTAAATCTAATGATAAAATAGCTTCTTATTTGTCTGCTAAACAGCTTCGACATCCAATCGTGGAGCGATTATGTAAAGATACTGAATATATTCCTAATAATATTGAATTGGGAAATATAGATGATAAAAATGGAATTCTTTTATTTGGACTAAATAGTTCTGGAAAAAGTGTATTGATGAAATCAATTGGATTATCAATCGTACTTGCACAAATTGGATATTATGTACCTGCTACTGAATTTGTATTTGAACCTTACATGGCATTGTTTGCGAGAATAACTGGAAATGATAATTTATTCAAAGGTCTATCTAGTTTTGCATTAGAAATGATTGAATTAGATGCTATTATTAAGAGAACAGAAGATAATGGTCAATATACTCTAATAATTGGTGATGAAGTTTGTAGAGGAACTGAGGAAATAAGTGGTAGAGCATTAATTGCCAGTTCATTAATCCATCTTAGCGAAAAAAAAACAAGTTTTATTTTTTCGAGTCATATACATGATCTAATAAATATTGAAGAAATAAGGAATCTTAATAATTTAAGATTATTCCATTTGTTAATCGAATATGATGAAAAAAACGATTGTTTAATTTTTAACAGAAGATTGACTCCTGGATCTGGTCCATCCGTATATGGATTGATGGTTGCAAAATTTTTGATCAAAAATAATAAATTTATAAATACAGCAGAATTAATCAAACGGAGATTTACTCAAAATGAAAATATCACCATAGACATCCCGATAAAAAAATCAAATTATAACAAGGATTTATTAATCACTTATTGTTTTTTATGTTATTATTTTCCAAAAGAAAATAATAAAGAATTGGAATCACATCATATTCATTTTCAAAAAGATTGTTGGAAAGATGGGAAAATAAAAGAAAAACCATATCTTCATAAAAATAGATTATCAAATTTAGTCGTACTTTGTAGAAAATGCCATGAAAAAGTTCATCGTAATGAAATAATTATAAATGGATATGTTGATACATCTATTGGACCAATATTAAATTATTCCACGAATTTAAATAAGACAATACAAAATACAATTCGGGAAATCACTAAATTGGATGATATTATTAATCGTAAATCATTAACATCAAATTGTTACAAATAATGATATTATAAATTCCAAATTGGAACATATTATAATATATTCTAATCATTAATATATAAGATCATGTGTTCGTCTTTACCTGATAATGCATATAAATATCCGATTGAAAAAATGTTAACATTAAATACCATGGATGAACGAATGAAGGAAACATTAGATGCTTGGTTAAAATATGGAACAGTTTTTTTAATTTATCGCTTATGTACCTATTATTTTTTCGATAGAGAAAATGAAAATGCTGAATTGTTTGACAAAGAATCCCTCAGATTAGTGTTTTTCATTCTTCTTGGTTTTACAATTTATTACTTACTTGTAAAACCATATATTCCAATTCATTTACAACACCCTATCATTAATAATATTGCCAATGATTCATTGATGTTTGGCACGGTTCTAGTTTCATCACATATCATGGAAACATTTATGAATAATGGTGAATATTTCAACACTCAATGGTTAAAATCTGCGGGATTAATTCTGCTATCTTTTGCAGCATATAGAGTATTTATCAATCCATTTATTCCCCTAAAAAATATGAAACTTAATAATGCATCATTAGTGAGTGATTGGGCTCAATTCGGAACATTTTTGATCGTACTCAGATTATTAGAAAATAAAACTATTTTCGATAAAAAATGGGCATTATCTATATTATTTGTTCTATTAGGCTTCACTGGTTATCATCTTATTACAAAAAAAATAATAATTGTAGATTAATTTTATATTGCAATTTAATTATGTATCGTATTTTAATAATTATTAAATCAAAATTTCATTGTAATTTAATAATTATTAAATCAAAATTTCATTGTAATTTAATAATAATTAAATCATAATTTCATTGTAATTTAATAATTATTAAATCAAAATTTCATTGTAATTTAATAATTATTAAATCAAAATTTTATTGTAATTTAATAATTATTAAATCAAAATTTCATTATAATTAAATCAAAATTTCATTGTAATTATGTTAATATAATTTCATGATAGGGAATTTGTCCGAGAATTCTTATCCTACAACAGGGTTCATTAAAATCGTATTTTTCTAATAATTTAGATCCCTCCATTTCCTTTTGTTTTTTATTTTTTTGTGGATCATCTCTAATTGTTTGTAATTCTGCTAAATATTTATCTAAATTTCCAGAAATAAATCGACTACATGACGGACATTTAATATAGAAAAGCATGTTTTAATACAATAGATTATAGATATTATTTTATATTTATTTTAATTTATTCAATTTTTTATATTTTAGCTTTATAGAATATAAAATGGGTGATCTCATGACTACATCATATCAAGCAGAACAAATTGCAATTGAAGAAGGGGATCGCGAACAAAATATTAACATTTTTTCTAGAATTCCAGATCAATTTACTAGATATGAAAATAAAACATATAATCCACTTGATTTTTATACAAGTAGTGGAGAATTCAATTTATCTTTATTTAATCAAGCTTTTCGTGAAGAACAATTGCGTAGAATTGATTTTTATAGAAAAAGAGAACTTGAAAGATTGGAAGAACTTAATAAACAACAGATTCAAAAACCCAATCTTCATCAATTAAGTATTGGTCAACATTTAATCAATATTAAAGATACATTTTTTGGATTAATCAAAGATTTAGAGAATGAACCTTTGAGTACTAATACTTTGTTAAAAAATAACAGACTTTTTTATATTGGATTATTATTTGTAATAATCTTCATTTTGTATCTTATTATAAATAATTTACTAATAACATCGAAAATAAAATCCACTTATGAAAGTTAATAAAATTCAAAATGCGAATTCGCATTATCATAATCATAATAGTTAAATTCTCTCGGTCCATATTGTTCATAAATTCCACTCGAATTATTAATATTTTTTGAATTGAATTTAGAATTACATTTTCGAATAATTCTCGATGAATATTGTTGAGTAATTCGATGAAGTTGCACTAATGATTGATGAAATTTTTTAGTAATATTAGTATCTACATCCAAATTATATATGATAGAATGCAAATGATTTTGTGCATTTCTTATGAATTCTAATGCAACTTCAATATTCTCTGTGCAATATATCACTTTATCATACATAATCTCATCGTATAATTGTATAAAATTATCGATATTGTCTATAATTTGAAAAAAAGCTGTCGGATTTATGTAATAAAAATCTCTGATACTATAGAGAAAATCTATTAAATCTGGATATTTATCAATTCGTTTGGGTTTGGGAATGATTAAACCTAATTTGATTTTATGTTCATCTTCTAATGTAATCCGAATAATTTTTCTTTTCGAATAAACTAAATATGATAAAAATATAGCTAGAAAAAAAAAGAAAATAAATGTAACACTAATAGTTGTCATTTTCATGAAAAAGAAACATATTACAAATATTGTAGCGAAAATAATTAAGCCATTATTATTAATCGAACCAAATATAGTTGATAAATTTGATTCGTATTTTTTTAATAATGAATCGATTAATGTTTCAACATTGTTTTCCATCTGAATTATATAGTTATGAGATTTTGTGTTAATCAAAAAAAATTGATTAAATAATATTATTATTATTTAATCAATTATAATTAAATTTATAATAAATATTCATATAAATATGAGTGAAACAAGAACTATAGAAGATATGGGAATTATAATGGAAATATTATTAGAAGAATTACATAATGATCTATCAATAGCAGAGTTAGAAATGTTATATTATGTTGAAATTAATCATTCTACAGATGTTGAAACATCAAATAATAATCATTCTCAAATCGAAGAAATAATTAATCTTAATGAAATTCAAAATCTAGAAAACGAAGAAACAATTAATCTTAATGAAATTCAAAATCTAGAAAACGAAGAAGAGATACCAGCTTTAATAGAAATAGAAAATCATAATATGTATTATTCAGATGAATTATTACCCTTAATAGAAATAGAAAATAATGATGATTATTCTATACATTTTTTAGATGAAGAGGTTGATGAATCTATTAGACAAGAAGTTTCTTTTATATCATATTTGGATACCAACATGATTTCATTTGCTGATAATTTTGTGAATTTTATAAATCGATCACCACCATTAAATTTTCAACCAGATGTTAAACGAGTTTTGACAGAAGAAGCGATTGAAAATGTTGAACTTAAATTATTAAAACAAGAGGATATCAATTCTATCGGAGATAAAAATTGTTTGACATGTTACGATAATTTTGTATCAACTGATTTGGTCAGAATTTTACCTTGTAAACATCTATTTCATAGATCGTGTATTGATACACAATTATTAAATATTTCTCATGAATGTCCTTATTGTGGATCTACTGCAGGCGAATCGAAATGTATAAATATTAAATGATCTTGTACAAATTCATAATTACTTTATGAATTTATTGGATGATAAAGAATCATAAATAGATGGGATAAGAAAATATAAAAAACTATTTATTTATCAAATTTGATAAATAAATAGTTTTAACATTTTATTAACTTTTTATCTGCTATTAGATTTCTCTTTATTGTGGTACAATAAATGATAATAAAATCAATAAAAAATATATATATTAATTGACATGGATAAAAGTATATTATATGGAGTATGTTTAGATCCTAAAAATATCGCAGTAATGATAAATACAATCAGACAATATATTCGTTTAAGTAATGAATCTGCGCAAAAATGTGCAACAAGAATAGAAGAGATAATGAAAATGAATCTACAAAAACTTACTGGATTGCCAAAAAATAAGGAAGAATTAAGAAAAGTTGTTGAATATTTAAATAAATTGTGTATGAAAAAATTAACAGAAATTATATTAAAAAAATACCCCCATCTTCAAATAACTAAGAAAAAACAAGTTAGTAAAGAACAATTCAAACGTGAATATGAAACGTTCGGAGATAGAGAGAATCAAATACAAGATAGACCACATGTTAGATCAAAAAAAATGTCGGAAGAAGATGAAGCATTTCTCTCTATGAATCCAAATGATATTGGTTTCGATGGTTCAAATGATACCAGTTATCAATATGCATCTGCATTTGGTGATCATTCGATAACAAATATATCAGATAACAATCGAAATAATATGTTAACATCTGCTTTTAATAATCCTCACTCACAAAAAAATCAAGATCAATTTGATAAAAAATTTAATGATTATAAAAATCAACGAGATCGTGATTTAGGACAAAGATATAAGCCAGAAACACCAGATTTTACTTTGGACGGAACAGGTCTTCAAGTAAAAGCAAATAAGATGATGAGAAAACAAATGGATAGTAGTATGATGGGAATGCAAGGAGATATGATGGGAGGAATGACAGGAAATATAAATCAAATGATGACAGGTATGAATATGTCAATGATTCCTATGGGAATGACTGATGATCCTTATGCATCATTATTAGGAGCAGGTGCTCCTCAAAATTCTAATATCGGAATGAGTGCCAATCCTTTTGTGGGAATGGGTAATCCATTAATATCAGCATCAAGTACAAATTATAACAGTAATCAAGTAAGTGGACAAAATTCTAAATCAGTACAATTAAACAATGATTTTGAGAGAATGCTGATGGACAGAAAAGCAATTGATGTCGAAACGAGTCAACCACAAATAAATAACACTAGTTATAGCAATCAAATGCCAAATATGAATCAAATGCCAAATATGAATCAAATGTCAAATATGAATCAAATGTCAAATATGAATCAAATGTCAAATATGAATCAAATGCCAAATATGAATCAAATGTCGAATATAATGATGCCAAATATGAATCAAATGTCGAATATGAATCAGATGCCAAATATAATGATGCCAAATATGAATCAAATGCCAAATATGAATCAAATGCCAAATATGAATCAGATGACTAATATGATGTCTATGATATCATAAATAAGTTTATTTTTTGCATAGATAAATAAAAATATAATTAAATATGAACTATCAAAGTATTTTGAAAGAATATTTGTTATCACAAACAAATATTGATTATATAATTAATTTAATGCTTTCAAAATTTAAAATAAGTCAAAAAGCTATTCCAAAATGTATAAATATTATTTCTAATAATTTTATCAAATATCTCAATGAAATCGATCGCTTTCCAAAAAATAATGAAGAATTATCCATTGCTTTGCAATTTTTAAATAAGAAATGTATGGATGATTTTACTAATTATTTAATTAACAGATATCCAAATCGTAGTTTGAATAGAAACGAAGATATTCAACAGAATAATTCAAAATTATCAGATCAATTTTCGATATTATCGATTGAGGATACTGAAAAAATATTAAATCAACATGGAATGTCATTAAATCAATTTCGAATGACTAATAAACAAACTTCATTACAATCAAATTTAGAATATTTAATATCAAATCCAAATATTTTACAAATGTTTAATTTATGCATTAATCAAATTAATCCTCCTAAACATAATTTTATCATTGATGCAATCTTAGATAAAAAACAAGTAGAAGAGTTATTAAATAATAATTCTGAAGATGATAAACACGATCAAATAAAAGTTACTAATAATTATTCATCGAACGTGTCAATATTAAAAAATAATAAAACGGTTCAAATGGAAGCGTCTATTTCTGAGGAAAAAAATAATATATTGTCAACCATTAAAGATAATGAATCAATCCAAGAAAAAGAGAATAAAAAAATACCAACTGAATCAATAATTGATGTGGAAAATTTTGAGATTGATTTTACAAAAAAAATAACTAAACAACAATTACCACTTGCTCAAAAAAAAATAAATGAACTACTCGAATCAAAAAATAATTATATAAGCATTAATAATTTAGAAATGATTGATATTATTGATGATCAAATAAAAAGTATTATACAAAATATCAAAAAAATGAAGAATGAATTTGAAATACAAGAACAAGAATCAAAAGAAAATTTAAGGGATGCATTGCAAAAATCATATCGGCGCTCTGTAGATGACGATAATGTAGAATTTTTGGACTTAGAAATGAATCCAACAAATGATTATAATGATCAGAAAAATATTATGGTACAATTTGAACAAAATCGTAAAATGCTAGAAATCGCCATAATCGATTATTATCTTCCTCACAATTCATTCAATGTCAACAGATTTAATAATAAATTTTCCGTTTATTTTAATGGAAAAACTATAAGATTTCAGATACCCCCAGCCGATTATGATATTAATTCACTCATTAATTATATAAAATCTAATGCTACTTTTTTAGATTTCAATATAAGTGATGATAAAATTATCACGATAACAAATAACTTAAATGTAAATTTTGATTTAATGATAACAATGGATGATAATATTTTCAAAATGCTTGGTTTTAATGATAAATCTAATACTTATAGGGATAAAAAATCATATGTTGCCAATAGAGAATACAATTTATCGTGTAATGATAAAGTATTTTTCTCATTATCAGGAACTTCAATTGAACCTGTATTGATGGAATTTGATAAGAAAATAGAAGTGAATAAAATTCTTCGTAAGTCAAAAAGTGGTTTCAATATCAGGAGATTNTTTTTAGTATTTAAGAACGATAATGATCAATATTATGATTTCATAATGCCTTTTAAAATCTGCNTAAAATTAACTTATGAAAGTAGCCTTGATAAAATTTATGAAAACGAAAAAGATTCTTAAAGATAATTATGTAAGTTAATACGTATATCATCATTTGATATAATAATGAATCCGAAAAGAAATGTTTTCTTATAACGAAGAATTAACAAAATGAATATACTATCATAATAGTTTTATTATAATAGTATTGATTATTTTTTTATTAAATTAATCTTTTTAATTAATCGAAGGATCACATAATTTGTGAGGTATTTCTTTACTTGGATTGTTATTAAAGTAAACATTTCTACATGAATTAATTTGTTTAAAATTCAACGAATTTTTTACAATATCATCAAAAGATTCACCAGATAATATTCTGATTAAGAAATTACACGAATAGATACCACATTCTGAACCATCAGTTTGATATGCCTTTGTATTAATTTTATAATTTGCTTTTCGTTGTTTATTTTTACAATAAGTCAAATGTGAATCTATAATTTTCTTAATATTATTAATTGGTTCATGACCAGTAGAATCACAATAGTATATGTCAAATTTATCAAGATCTATATAAAGTGCCACCCAATGTGAACCGGGTTCATCATGAGTATCGTGATTGAAAATTATTCCAATTTTGCTTTTTCTTTTCTTTAATAGATTATCATAATCTAATCGATAAAGAGAACATGATTTCAATTCTCCACAATCAGATGGAACTGCTCCCATAAATTTGAAATCCAAATAAACATTTTCATATGGAAACATTATTTCATCAATGTCTGTATTACTTAACCATTCTGTACTTCCATCCGGACCAGTTTTCCTGAATGTTTTATTTAAAATCTGATCGTGATATTCATTGATAATTTCGTTCATAAATTTTTGTTTAGTAATACATAATTCATCATTATGACATTCTTTTTCAAAGCGAGATTTTAATTCTTTCAATAAATAAGGTTTATCAGATTTTATTTTAATAAATTCCATATCGTGAGTTTTATCTTTGTTTAATTTCATCCCATTTTTTGCTATATATCTATTATATGCTGAACATAATTCAATTAATTCATCTAAATCAAAACATGTTTTATTTTTATTATCATATTTACCAGGCATACAAATATTCATATTAATTATATATTAACTAATATTATTAAATAATGTCTACTTTCTTCTAAATTTATTTTCTTCTAAATTTATTTTCTCCTAAATTTATTTTCTCCTAAATTTATTTTCTCCTAAATTTATTTTCTCCTAAATTTATTTGCGTATTTAGCTTTTTCAATATTATATTTAATACGCCATTCAGATTCTTTTTGAAATAATGATTTATATGATGATTTTGGGTTAATTTTCATATAATCTGAATGTATTTTTTTGAAAATGATAGCAGTTTCCTTAATACCAATTTCTTCTACAAATGAAACTAATTTATTTAGTTTATCAGAATTTTTTCTATAAAATAATATATATTCCCAAAATTGCTTAAGATGTGAAATTTTTGATTCCATCCAATTAATGTCAGCTTTTATCAAATGACATGACACTTTTTTTAATCTCCAATATATTATTTTATCTATCATATAATTTTGAGATAATTCATTTTTTGGAAAATTAATAATCTCCATCGCAATCCATTTTTCTAATTCATTTATGGTCATATGTAATTTTGGTTGATAAAGATATTTACTATTATATAAACACATTTGTGTACTTTCATTATTTATCATTTTTCTTGGTAATAATTGAATCAAACATCCTTTTTCAAGATTAGTTGCTTTAGATAAACCAGGAATATTTTGATGTGAATCTTTGATAAAATCGTCCCATGTTTCATATTCTTCAATTTCACATTGTAAAAAATCACATTCATCCAATTGAGTGACAAAAAGTTGTGTTTGTACTTGTACAAAATAATAATGTGGACAAATGTCTCCATCTAATTCTCCTGAGGTATTTATTTTTCTTTTTTTTGGAAATTTTATCTCTAGAAGGCGTCCAATTAATTTTGATAATTTCATACCACATTGTGTATCTTTTTCACATATACCATCAGGACTCGCACCAATAAAATTATGTGTATGATGTTGGATTAATCCATATTCTCCAATATTAATATTATTTCTAAAAGAATAATACATGTTTCCAATAATTTCATATTTTTTTCCATGATGCACATTTTCATTCTCGATAAAAGGTTTTCCTTTATTTGTTTTTTCAAATAATAATTCAATCGGATATTTATAAGGATCTTCATCTAATGCAGTTGCTACAGCTGTTGCAGTAAGACACACAGATCTTTGTTTTAACCATGCATTAGATTTCTGTTCATGTTGTGGTATTTTCTTCAATTCATAAACAATCTTTTTACGATTTAGATAAATTTTATCAAGATATTTAATATGATCATAATCATTATAATGACTAATAAGATCAGACGAGGATCCCACTTGAATTTTATCGACTTCTTCATCTAAATCAATTTGTAATTCTTTCAAATTAATATACGTATTTTCTTCTGAAGAATCAAAAAAATATTTCTTTGTTATTTCCATTTATGTATGTTTTTCTATTTCATTATCATTATGATATATTTTTTATATATCATCATTTGATTATATTTTATTTAAAAAAATAAAATATATCCAATTTTTATTAATCATTCCAATCAATTTCATATAACCCTTTTTTATTACAACTAACACATGAAATTTCCATTATTTTCATCAAATTTTCATTATACGTAATTATACTTGCACCCTTACGAAATTTCTTATTTGATAAACCTTCTATTAATGTACTAGAAATATATTCTCTATTGTCTTTCATTTTATCGTTAGATATTTTATTTGAATATGTTAAACTATTAACGAATTCTTTTATCTTCATAATCTTATGAAATGGTTTTAGTTTTATCCAAGGTCTTTCAAATGATATTTTATCCATATCCTTATTATATTCATCAATATTCATGTGTTTTACTTCAAATTCATTACCATTAATGTCACCTGTTATAATTGGAATGTTGATTTGTTGTTTATCTAATCCTATTCTAGAACGCAAATAGGTGATATATTCTCTTATTTCTGGATAATCTTTATATTCTGATTTTTCATAAAAGGTCAATTCTTCATGTATTTTATTAATTGTTATTTTTTGTTGAAATTTATAATAATCAAATCCAAACATTTTTATTATTATTATTGATTAAATAAACATAATACAAATAAAGATCAATTTTTTAAATGTACATTAAGAATATAACAATGGATAATCTATATCAACCGATGAGTCAACAAAATAAATTTTTTTATCAAAATACTAGAAATCAAGGAGCTCCTAATCCTGAAAATATTAAACAAATGTATACAGGATTCAATAATTTTCAAACAGCTTACAATTCTCTTCCAACTATTCCATTCAATGGAGTTCAACCAAAATCAATTTTTAGTAACAATGGATTTATAAATGATGGAAATCTTTTGCATAATGATTTGTATAAAAATGTTTTAAATGAAGAAATTAGAGAATATTCTGTTTTGATTGATTCTAAAGATAGAAATTATCAAGTTTATCCAGATCCTTTTAAATATGAAGTTAAATTTAATCCATTACATTCGATAAAAGAAAGAATAAATGGAAAAATGGTCACTAATGAAGTCCCAAATCCCATTATTAATGAATCTTTTAAAAATGTTAGATATATTAAATTAGAAGAGATCGTATTTCCATATTTTTATAAGATAAAATCCGTTAACGAAAAAATGGATGGTGAAATAGTGCAAACGTGGGCAGTCAATACCAACATTAAAACTACTGATAATTTATATAATGTATTAGTTATAGATGAATTTAAAGATATTACGAGCAATTGTAGATCCACTAATGATGTATTATCAGATAGTTTTGCTGCAATTTATTTTAACACACAAATCAATGATACACATTACGTAGCAACAACCTCTAATGGATATAAAGTATTTCAACAAGATCAATTATATGAAATAAAAAATATGCATATTAGTTTCATAGATCCATATGGTAGTCCATTGAGATGTGATCGACTAGATCCATTAATTAAATCGAATATGGAATGTAAATGTGATGATTATAATAATTCAACTTGTTTTAGACATAACTTACGTCATCCATTAAATCCAATTTTTCAACATCATTTACATTTTAAAGTAGGTGTTGTGGAACCAAGATTATCAAAAGTTACATTTAATTAAATATAATTATAAATTCATGGTTGGCATTATTGTCGGTATTTCTATTACATCTGACATTATATATGTGTTTTTATCTAATTTGTTTGGTAAATTGTTTATGAATTGCACTTTTCCAACAGGATAATGAGTTTCATAATCATATACCATACCTGTTTTTGGATAGTACCAATATCTATCCACATCAGAATAAATAGATTCACCATTTTCTTTAATTGAAATTTGATAAACTGCATTGATTTTGATAACTTTTATTTTTTCAACGCGTGTATTTTTGGCACCAAGACCTGAATCATATTTAACATCTTCCTTAATGTCTTCACGGTAAGCTGGTCCAATATTTTTATCCATAATATTTTCCTCTGGAAATTTGAAACAAACATAAGATTGCGTCATCATATTATGAGCTCTAAATAATTCACAATCAACTCCAATTTCTTTTATAGCTGACAAGAATGATTGATTTAAATTATCTTTAGCTTTCGCTAAATCTTCAATATGTTCATCAGTTGTAATTCTTATTGTATCATCTTCATCTATTTGTTCTGGTTTTGTAACTTTATATCTATATACTTTAACAATACGATCTGATAATGGCAATTCTTTATGAGAACATTGGCGAATACCTCTACCAACTACTTGTTGAATTCTAACTTCATTCCAATGAGGTTCTAAAATATGTTCTTGTAAAATATTAAGTAATTGTATACCTTCAGTAGCTGATGGAGATAATAATATAACTTTACATTTTTCCCCTTTAATATTATCGGAACTATTAAATACATTTTTATTTTTTAATCTTTCATTTTTCTCAATCCTTCCATGATATTCACAATAACTTTTATATTCATCTGCTTTTCGATAATCATTAAATCCAATCAGATTGAAATATATTTTCAACATATCAATTCCTTCTACTACAACATAATTACTATAAATCATAACTTTTCCGGGACATATGTAAGACATAAATATAATAGCAGTCATTTTCGGAGAACAATTATATAATTCTTGAAACAAATTAGATTTGGGTAATGAAGAATTATAATATTTGAGAAATTTATTTTCAAATTCGGTTTTAAACCCTTTCTTAAAATCTTCCAAATCATTTTGAATAGTCCTTCCTTTCTTAATATCAGATTGATTTATGTTTTGGAAGAATTTTTCGGTATCGTCTAAATAATATTTTATTGCTGCGATATATTTTTCAAGAATATTTTGCTCTGTATCATCAAGTTTTTCTATTTTTTTCCCCTCTGCAAAATTAACTGCAATTTTTTCATTTAATCTAAATTTTCCCGGTCTAGGTCTTAATTCTCCTGTAACGTTCATATTGACATATGGAAATACAAAATTACAAGCCTGACGAGTATAAGTGCGATATAATTGAGAAGATTTACCATACCGTTTTGATTTTTGTTGTATTTCTGCTTCCAATTTTTCAAAAATTCTATAAATATTATATTGATATTTACTCATTGGCAAATCAATATATTTTAATTCCTCACGTGCATATAGATCAGGAGTAGCCCCAATATAATAAGATACTAATCCCATTATTCTACGTTCAAACATATTTTTTTTAGACGGATTAAGAATTGGGTAATTTGATTCCGTAATAAATGTTTTTGTAAATTCTAATTCAGATATTGGAAAAATACCCGGTCTAAGAAGATTAAATGTCAAAGCTAATTCAAATGGTGTGTTAATAACAGGCGTAGCAGATATTAAGACTATTTTAATATTGTTATTTTCACGTTTATCACGCAAAATATAATCATAAATTATTTGAGCTCTTTTACCTACCTTAGAATTTATATTAGAATAAACATTTCTAATAAAATTATGTGCTTCATCAATTATATACAATGTGGGCTTAGATGTATCTATTGTTTTCATTACTTCTAGAAAATCTTTATCTGCAAATGGAGAATCATAATGTACAAAATGTAAGGTTTTGTATCTAATGAATTTTGTAACATCTGCTGTATTTATTTCATTTGGTTCTTTATTTAACCAAATTTTTAAATCTTTCATCCAAGGATCTTCACGAAGAGATGCTTTAATGAGAATGATGACATTTATATTATGATCATAATTGTACATAATATTTAGTAAATTTATAGACGTGGCTGTTTTACCAGAACCAAGTCCATGATAAAGTAAAATACTGTTGTATGGAGATGTAGGACCTAAATATTTTCCAACAAATTCCTGATATTTACGTAATTCCAATTTCACTTCAATATTACATGGATCTTCATTTTCTTTGCGAAAAATTTCGGGTAATTTATAATTTTTGAAATTACGAAGAATCCATGATGGGAACAGTCTTCCATTATTTTTAAGATCAACATATTGGTCTTTTGTCACCGAAGTCATAGAATTATAGTAACATTAGATTATTTTGATAATCTATCAAAATAATTTAACTATTTATTTTATTCTATATGTGACTTATCATGATAAATATTTATGTACTTTCTCATTATTTAGTTTAATATATGAAGATGCTAAAAACAATTATAAATTTAAAGTTGTTCATAATGAAATACTTTAAATTTATTCTATCATTTTTTAAACATCTATCATATTCACAATAGTCGATGTTAATATTTCTTCTAGTGGATATATGTCAAGATGATTCATTATATTATGAGAAATAAGAATTGATATTGTACAAGTAGTAAATATAATATCATTATTAATGCGATCAGAAATTTCAATTTTGTAATAATGTTCATTTAATAATATAGATGTTCCCGACCAATTTTTCAATAGGATTTTTAATTTTTCTTCCGATAAATTTTTTATTATTTTGACAATATCTTCCCTATATATTTGCAACTTCTCATAAATAGAATAATGAATGACTAAATTCTTAATTAACATATTTCTATCTATTATTACATTACCTGATATGTAATAATTCAATGTCGGATAATTCATCAAATGTAAATTTGCAATGTCTGAAATTTCATTAAATCCTTGTTTGATATATTGACAGAAATTTTGATCAGATTCTGATATACCACAAATATTTTTCAATAATGATTCATAATCTTCATAATCTGATCCAAAATCAACAAATTTTTCAGGATCGTTTTTATATTTTATTACATTTTCAACTAACATTGGATCTTCCAATGATGCAAAATATTCTAACTCTTCTATTTTAATAGGTTTATTTTTGATCGAAATTAATAGTGATAATGGTAATTCAAATTGCAAACCATTTTTACCATAACAAATGATAATATGTAATATTTTTCCAATAGAAATTAATTCATCACAATCGAATGTTTTCATTTTTTCACTGTTGAAAGTAGTTAACATATTTTTTCTAATAAGACATTTTTCATAAAATTCACTGATTACATCAGAATAGAATTTGCGTTTTGGTCCCTCTCCATATGAAATAATTTCCCCTTTGTGAATATATCTAATACCAATAGAACTATCAGATTCTTCGAATGATGTAAACATCAATGATAACGCTTGTTCGAATTGTTTATCATTATCTCTCATATTAAATATTATTTGATTTTTTACATTATTATATAATGTTGATTTATATTGTATTAAATGTTTATCAATTACAATATTAGTTGCATTATGATTTTTCAGTAAAATATTCGTAAAAGTATTGACGGAAAAATTTTTATTGACATTGAAAGTATGATAAAAATAATTATCGTCCGATTGTACAATTATCAAACTATTTGTGAATGAAATATTCGTAATAGGATTCGGAAGATTCGCAAAGGTATATATAAAATAATTTCTATTATCATGTGTTATTTTATCTATTTCAATTGTCCCGTAACTTTCTTCGGAAAATTGTTCTTCAGAGAAAGAAATATAACATAATTTGTCAATTTCGTAAAATAACAATCCATTATCCAACAATTTATAATATTGGAAATTATGAACGTTAATTAACATGTTTCCTTCTATAAATTTATATTTCCAATCATAATTTCCATTAACAATCAGACAATTTTCATCATCATTCAAATTAAGATCTATAAGATTGTCTAAATATTCACTGTTACTACATATCATAGTCATTAATGATGAGTATGTTACATCAAATAAACCATCTGAATTTAAAATAAATACCCATAATATTTCTGAAGAATCATTTGAACTAATTGATATTATTTTTGAAGAAAATAAATTACTTAATTCTAAATTATTCTTAAAGAAATTATAATGATAAATCATATTTTCATGTCCAACAAATAAATTTGGAGGTGATACATTACCTATATAATGTATATTATCTACATTTATTTTGAGATTTGTTTGAAAATAAATCCAAAGTGGATAATAAGTTTCATTTAATGAATCATTTTCATCACTTAGTGCTATTATATTATGATATTTTCCACAATTTATGTAATAAAAATTCTTACCTCGTTGAATTTTATTAATTTCGAAAGGAAAATTAATAATACGATAGTTATAAAAATTAAAGACAATTTCAGTAGTCAATTCTAATGAATATGACTGTTTTATACGATCTGGCATATAATAACATAATTTATTGTCTCTGATAAAAAGAATACTCGTTTTGCTCGTAATCATATCCGTAACGTGATCTGTTAACTTTATGAATCCAATATCAATATTCGTTAAATTTGATAATCTAACAAAGATAGGATCCAAAACTCGATGCATTAAAGATGAGTTATTGATATCATTATCTGAATCTGATTCAGAATTATCATGATTAATTGATTCTGAATCATTATTTTCATGTGATGATTGTGAATCTGATAAATTTTTAGAACCTTTTCCTTTTTTTGAATTTAAATATGATAAATATAGATTCCCTTCGTTTGTTAAAATAAAAGTTTGATAATCTCCTACATAAAATTGTTTAACATATTCTGATTCTGATAATGTTATGGAATTTATACATATTGGTGCATATATTCCTTTACCTTCATCACCGTAACCTAATCGTTTATTATCATTCGATCCCATAATCCATAGTTTATTTTCATCATCTGTAATAAGAATACTTTCATTGTTCAAATTAATATTTTTAATCGCTGGCATTTGTATTTTTCTTATTGAATTAATGTTATTTATCCTTTAAAATATTAATTAAAACAATTTTTTTTACTAAAAATTATTCAAATACCTTACTGTATTTGTAATTTTTGAATGTAATGAATTACGTACTATCTTAGAATTAACATAATCAAGATGTTGACAATATGAATAATCATTAAATCTCCATAAATATTCAGGTATTGTAACTAAACAATCATAATTTGGTGGAATTTCATCGCATTTTATTTCATGACACTCAGGCGGAAATGTATCTGAACCTCCCATCAACTCTCCAATAGTCGGATATAAATCATTAAATAATTTGATAATATCATATATACATTTATTCACTGGTTCGCAATCAGTATCACATTCTACAATACAATTATCTACTTCTTGTATCGTTTCAATTTCTATCCCATTATCAATTATAATGGGATCTGTCACAATTTTTGGTATTAATTTATTATATCCAAAAACGATAAATAACATTTTTAATAATGAATACATATAACATGTACGTATCAGAATTTCAGGTAAGCCACTTTGTAATAAAATAGTTGCTAATTCGTTAGCATTTATACCTCGTATAAATTCTTCTCCCAAAATTTCTATAAAAGTAATTTTTTGATTTTCAGGAATATCAAACCATCTTCGATAAGTTAATGTGGCAATTAATTCAATAACCCATTTAATATTACTTCTAGGTTGAGAATTGATAATTTTAATTAATTCAATATATGCATTATATATATCAGGATATAATGCAGAAAGGTTTGTTAAATTTTGTTCCAGATCATATAATTTAACGCGAAATATTGCTGTTGACATTCTTGCGGATATGGGTGGAGGAATTAATGGATCAGTTTGATCAATGATATCCCTACCAATATGTTCTAATTCACGATAACAATCCGAATATGATATATCACAAAAATATGTATCGTAAGATCTTCGATTTGATATAATACTAACCATATTTCTCTCATTTAATGAAGAGATAAAATTATGGAAACTACTCATTACTTGTTCATTTTTTCCTACTGGAATGGGAACTCCATCAATTATTGAGTGATTATTTATATTATATGCTACTCTGGTTTTTGTGAGATATCTATTTCGATTATTTGGAGCTGGAAATCTTTGTGGAAAACTTGCTTTAATATATTTTGAATTTGCTTTGAAATTTGCGACATAGTTTCCAACCCATCCTAAACATTCATTTGTTAATTGATAAATATATTGATTTACATTAACATCAGCAGAAGCACCTAAATATCCTCTTTCATTTCTCCCAGTAATTGGATTGTATATGATTCTTGAATTGGGATGAATGGGATTTATGAATGGTTTAATAGTTTTATGAAGAATTAATTTTATTAATTCTTCAAATGTGTGTTGAATATCATCAGCAATTATATTCATCAATTCTAATATTGTTGCCATTATTGTTCTATATTAGAATAATAAGATTATATTTATGAGTATATAGGTCAAACAATTCAAATGTGTATATTATCAATCTTATTTCAATTCAATATATTAATTTATTAAATTTTATTTTCTAATAATTTTTAATAAATTAATTTACCATCGACGCCTATATACTCTTTCATTTGGATAGTATCGTTCATGATGTCTTCTGAAAAATCTATCTTCAGTTATTTCTTCAAATTCAACATCATCTCTTTGTCTATCACAAACATTTCTCCTATTACATGCATTTCTTTCTAAAGGATGTGATGAGGCACAAATATTAGCGAATTCTCTTGCATAACTTTGTCCCATTTTGAAAAAGAATGGAATTGGACTCGGTTTGGGAACACATTCTACATGACATAATCCTAATTCACCTAAACTATTATCGCCAACTCCATATAAATTACCATCACCTCCGAGAAGAACTATTTGATTTTGGCTAATCGCAATTTCTCTAATTTTCCATGATGCAGGAATACATGATACTGTAACTGGTTGTGTTGAGTTGACTAAACATTTCCAAAGACCTGCAGCATATATTCTACCAGTTTGTGTGATATAAAATGTTACATGATTTCCAGAATAAATTTTATTAACTTGACAATCAAATAAACATCTATTAACTTGTTTCCAACATACAATAGTTTCATTAGAACCAATACCAAGTTCACCATAACAATTTTTACCAATTGCCATAATTTCATTAGGACAAGCGAGTCCACCAATAAGAACTGAAATATTATTATTCCCAACTCCTACATCAAGAACACGTCTATTCATTCTAAAAACTGTTGGTACATCAGCAGTTATGGCTAATTTGATGCGTTGTTGATGATCTCTCCTTATAAATTTGACACAGTCACCTCCTCTAAGATAAGTGTTAAATATTTTTGTATCAAACGGATTCTTAAATTGTGAACATGGGAAAATTGATTGATCAACAAGAAGGAATTTAAGATTTGTCAATACCACAGGATCCATTATAGGACCATAATTAAGTAAGAATTGTTGAGTTGATGTATTTACATCAACAGTGAATTCAACGTTGCATTTCTTATCGTGAGTATTAAATTGAATACCTCCTTGTCCGTCAATATTTATAAATAATTTGATGTGAGCGCCATTTTCAGATCCTGGAAATACTAAGACAATCATTTCACTTAAATCATAATCATTTCCGTCAATGCAATAACGATTAAGATCATATTCAACTAATGAATGTTGAAATACATCAACAGGAATAGGATGAGAGCGTTGACTAATTGCTTTGCAAACGGATCTTTTATTTAATAATGTAATGGATTTAATATGTAAAGATTCTACACAATCCGAACAATCATTAATATTTAAGTAAATATATCCATCACATGGTTCACATGTATCATCGCATAAAGGAGCTTCATTGCAATTTTGAAGAGCCTTAAGGAATTCACACACGGTTGTTCTTTTTTCCTCGCATTCGCAATCACCATTATTTCCATCAAAATCTAGTTTAATTCCAAATTTACTGAGATCAGTACAAAATTTACGTTCTGGACATTTTACACATTTACATGTTTTATTTAAAGGTCTTACACAACAATTTAATTGATCTGCTGGCAAGGTAATTGAAGCATTTGCTTTGCTTAATAAATCTTCAAGACAATTTCTCCTCAAAGAAGTTTTATTATTTCTAATTTCATGAAGAGAACCTAATACATATAATCTATTACAACTGTCTACTAACACTGTAAGATCTGATCCCGCATATACATTCATCCAACATGGTTGAGGAAGAGTTGGTTTGAGAGATGTTTGACTTCGACAACAGTTCAAAAAAATGTGTAATATTACCGATTCTGTCAGAGGAATTGGTGCAGTGAATGGTATAATAGTATATGCATTTAAAGGGGGTTTAGGAAGAATGGAAAGAGTTGTAGTCGAAATAATAGTATCATCAATTATAGTTAATAAGAGAGAATTTACTTCTGAACCTACGGTTGCGGATATAATAGGTAAGCTTAAAACTGTAGTTAAATCGATATCAAATGGTGCATTACACGGTCCTTCAACTGGGACCGTTGCAACTACATCCGATGTAAGAAATTGAACTAATGTGGTATTTGTGAGGTCCAAATCAATAATAATTGGATGATTTGTAATTGTTGTGAAAATTCCATGATGACAACCAGCTGGAATGTAAATATTATTAATTGTATATGTTACATTTCCAGATGCTAAACCCTTATCATCAACACATAAAAATCCAACATATGAATAATTTGCTTTAATTGGGAATGTAAGATTTCCAGTGAGTGTTCCAGTTGCTACAGAACTAATTGTTATGTTGGGAATTGTAAAAGTCCCAATTTCTTTATCAAAAACAGTATCCTTTATACATGACACTTTATTGCATGCAGATCCATTACGAGATGGAATAATTGGATTTTCTAATTCATCAAGGAAACCAACAAATTTATCACAACATCCATGATTGTCATGATGATTAGTATCAGTGATCAAAATTTCAGTCGCAACATCATATTTACATTGTCCTTGCGGAACAATTTGATATTGGCCATTGCAACCAGCTCCAAAAACACGATGAGCTGCCGTTAAAATGACGACATGAGCGCGACCAGTATCAATTTTAACAGCAGGATCCCCTCCACATACGGCTGAAGAATATACTTCACGCACAATTGGACTGCAACCACCAACATTATAATCATACTCAAAAACTGTTCCCGCAGAGTTTAAGAGATATATTTTATCATCTGTTGATTGTGAATCAATAATTTGACCTTGAATATCAGCATTTGCAACAATTTCTTTAAATGTTGGTTGAATTTTCCCATTTACCAATCCAGCATGATAAATACCACCACCACTAGTTACAATTGAGGTTGATGTTGTATTTACAGAAATAGATACTGGAGCATTACCAATCATTCTTTGGATAGTATGTCCTACGTTCGAAAGCATTGTATATACTCTTAGTAGATAATTTTATAATTTTTAAGAGGAATAAAATAACTTTATACTTCTTTCCGTATTTTTATTATTTTATTATAAACAATTCGAATATTAACTTAAACTGTTTATAATGTAATTCATATTATAATTATATTTTTTCATTATTTTGTTTTACATTCAATATTGTTATAGTATTTTTTGAAGCAATTTGTTCAGCTTCCTTTTTAGAATGTGCAGAACCTTCTCCAAGTATTTTTCCTTTCAAAAATAAACCAACATTAAAAATTTTATTATGATCAGGACCAGATTCTCTGAGAATCCTATAATCAGGACGCCCCCATTGATTTTTATTATATATTTGCAAAATAATATCTTTATAATTTGTTTCATTTTCTGCAATCGTTTGAATATTTAATTCTTTCCGAAATACTTCCAATAAAAAATTTCGTGTTAGTTGAAGACCAAATTCAAGATATAAACATCCGATAAATGATTCAAAACCACCACTTATCATATTAATATTAGTTCTACCATGTAATACTTCAATATTTTGACTAATTAAGATATATGAATCAATTTTTGTTTTAATTGCCAGATCAAATAAAGAATCTCTCTTTTCTAATTTACATCTGAGTCTGGTTAAAAATCCTTCATCTTGTTTGAGATATTTATGATACAAATAATCTCCTATGATAAAATGAATAACTGAATCTCCTAGAAATCTTAATCTATCATTTGGCATTTTTTGTAATGGTACAACTTTCTTAATTTCTTTAATATTTTGCAAATCAACATTTGCCTTTTTTCTTACTAAATAAGATCGATGCGTCATTGCTTCTTGAAATATTTTAATATTAAATGTACTATCTTTGGGAATGGAAATATTATAAGATATAAGTAAATTACGAATGTCTATTTTTTTCATCAATTTATTATATGGATTTTGTATTGGGAGAGTTTTCTTATCAGATTTATCTTTTTCTTTAGCTTCTTTTTCAATTTTTTCAATTTTATCTAACCAATTCTGATCAATTTCATCGTCAATAATTACTCCAACTGTCACAAGTGCATTTTGTGAAGCTATTTGTTCTGCTTTCGTCATAGTTGAACTTTTACCTATTCCTAATAATTTGTGAAACGGATTTCTTATAATACTTATGTACTTTCCATTATTTTGTCTATTATTATAAATAGGATGTCCCCATTTCATCTGATGAAAATATCTTAACAATAAATCTTTATAATTATCATCGTGTGCTATCATTTCAGATAAATCCTTATATGTTTCAATAATGTTTATAATAAATTGTTTCGTATGTATTATCCCAAAGTTTAGGAAAAATGCCCCAACAAAAGATTCAAAAATATCCTCTAAAATATGTTCATTGATATTTACTTTAGTTTGAACAAAATAATCAAGACCAATATTTTTTGTCAATTCTGCCATCGATTCACCTCTTTCTATTCTTATCCTTAATTTCGTTAGAAATCCCTCTCTTTCATCATCATATCGTTTGTATAAATATTCTGTTATAATCATATGGAATACAGCATCTCCTAAATATTCTAACCTTTCATAGCTTAAATTTTCTTCGTTAGTTATCATACTTACATGTGTCATCGCTTCTCTAAAAAGATTTATATTAATATGATTCATTTTCTCTGTTGAATTCAATTTTGGTACATATGATTTAATAATATAATCAATGAATTGATAATTGATTATATTTTTAATATTCCTTTCCATTATTTATTAATAATATATTGATTATTTTTTATATAATGGTAAAAATTATCAATAATTTATTGATAATTATTAAAATCATTCTAAATTAATTTATTTCAATTACATTTTAGATAGTTGAAGGTATGATATTTCGACTTTCACAATAATTTGATAATAGTATATTGTAATCAGTATCATCGATACTTTCCAATACAATATCATCATATTTCTTAACAAATTGATAAAATCCAAATGCAATAAATTTATTACTGAATTGATAACTTAAATTTACAAAATACGCATGATTTACTAAATACGCATCTTCACCATTATAATTGATAATTTCTTTGAAATACCAATTTTTAGATAAATCTTTTGTTGTTTTCTTATTATCTTGCAACTGAACAATAAAAGAATCATTGCGTTTATAATATTGTTTCATTTGAATATTTTTACCTTCTAGAATGAGATAACCTTGACGTTCTATCCTAATTAAATTGTATGTGTGTGTTAAAATACCATATATATTACAAACAGTCCACACACCCATTCCATATAATCCATATTTAATTTCAGTAAAGATATCTATTCCTTTAGTATATCCTATTATTAATGAAATAATAACTATATTTCCAAATAGAAATTTTAAATGCCATGTTCTTTGAATAATTGACCTTTCTCTCCACTCTTTTAATTTAGAAAAGGTAGCGTCTAAAAGAAGTTGTTTTGTCAAGTATGGTTGATTCCATAACATACGACTATAAATACGTACACCAATACAATCCATTATTGTGCAAAATACGATACTACATCCGTAGTAAAATTTATTAAAATATATTTGATAATGATTTTTTGATAATGACATTATTTGTATAATTATTATTATTAAAAGTAATCCATGATTTAAATTATTATGTTTTTCAATTTTATTACTGTGAATTTGAATCCATTTCAATTTCTGTTGTCTTGGATTCTGAATCATTTTCTGTTGTCTTGGATTCTGAATCATTTTCTGTTGTCTTGGATTCTGAATCATTTTCTGTTGTATAATCAATTTCATTGATATTATCTATTAATTCTCCCTGATTATCAAGTTTAAATCTCATATTTTTCATATTAGTTATCTTATTTCCTGATGTATTTCTAAAAAAATGTTTGAATGGATCGAATTTATGTTGCGATTCTTCAGATTGTTTGAAAAATTGCTCTGGAGTGTAAGTAAATTGAATATTTTTATCTTTTTGTTTTCTTTCTAACATTCTTAATTTACTCAATCGTAATTGACTTGTTGTAGTACCAATACATGATATTTTAAATTCTCTAAATACAGAATTATCTACAACAGTCAATTTTTTTGTGTCTAAGAAAATATTACGTGCCTTTATTAAGTTAGATATGGCGATGCTATAATTAAAATACATTGTTTTATCTTGATCTAAATGTGCTCTAAATTTATCGATTAAAAAAGTCATTAATAAGTATTGATAAGATACATATATTAAACCAGAATTCACTCGTATCATTGGAATACAAAATCCATTTCCTTCAGTAATTTTAGTAATTATAATCCCATTATAAGAAATCATTGATGAATAATTTGTGAATTGAAACAGGGGAAAATATTCTGATATCTCTAATTTTTCTGGAACTTTTACAATTCCTTTGAGATAATTATACAAATTTTTAACTGTATTAGAATAGTCAACTGAAACTAAATCTAAATATGGTATATTACATGTCAAATTCATCACATTATTCTTCCCATATACGGTTCGTGCCATTTGATCAACTTTTTTATCATTTGCTGCATGAAGCATGAAAAAATTATAAGCATCAAAACCATTTATTAATATATTATTATTCGATTTTTCTATTATGAATTCTTTTTTAATGCGTTGAATATATCCTTTAAATTCTTGATTCATTTCAGAAATTTGAATATTTTTATTATAATATTCTGGTGGATAGTTCTTCAATAAAATAAAATTTCTCTTAAATGATTTCTCCCATCTCCAATTAGCAGTAACTGGATTATTAAACATTCTTAAATAATCAATCCACATGAAATGTGGATCGACATAATTAATTCCATCAATATCAATTACTTTGATACCATTATAAACTCTCGTTGGAACGTATGAGATATCACAATATACTTCAAAATTAACAGAAATTGTATATGTTTCTTCATGTTGTGCTTCTCTACCTTGAACATATTTATATCCTTTATCATATAAGGTGTTGCATAATTCTACAAGATCCGGTACTGGTGTTGGTGAATAAAATTCGATGTCAGAAAAATTAAATTCATCATAAATTGCATCTTCAGGATTTTTTTGTTTTAAGAGTTCATTAACTGCTGTTCCTCCATATATTTTTCTATGTTTTTTTCTAATGAAATCTCGAATAATATTCATAACTTCTTTTTTCTCAATAATTGTTGGTTCTAACATTTCTGCACTTTTTATTGATGCTTCTTTTATTATGTCAGGTAATTTAATCATCACTTTTTCATAATCTTCTTCGGTATAATAACTTTGATAGATTTCTTTTCTCTTATTTATTGCGATATTCTTGTCAAGTGACATTTTTGATACTGAACAATATATATAATTATTATATTTATTATTTATGTATCAATTTTTTTTAATATTATTATTTCTTCTAAGATTTTGAAGAATAGATCATTTATTTGCGATAGAAATTTTTCAATAATTAATCAATTATTAAAACGATATGTCCTCTCACATTGCTTACAAATATAAAATGTTGTCATTGGTTCATCAGCAGATCTTGTTTGCAATTGATAAAAAAAATAATCATTAGAACCACAATCTCGACATTTCTTCCATTTGATTGTTGGACGATTATTCAATTTATCATCAGTATTTTTTCTCCGCAAAATTATTTTAATCCAATTATTAACATCAAGCTCTTCAGGTTTGAGAAATGCCAAATTATAACCATTATATTTACCATTGTTTATTTTTCTAATAAGTTTTCTAATTGTATCATGATTCTGTTCACAATTAAATAAAAGATTTTTCGATATATCTTTATAAATCGCCTCCGACATCGGTAAATAATTTCCATTTGAATTACAATATTGTTCTGTGTAGTCATATATTCCTTTTTCCACATTTACAACCTCTTCTACATTGAAATATGTCGATAATTTTTTTTCGCATCTTTTTCTTTCTTTATCCGATACATTAAATTCAAATATGGTAGTCATTTTTATTATTATTATCTATTATGAATTAAACAAAAACTGATTTTAAATCAATTTTTGTTTAATCATCATAAGCAGCTTCAATCATCCATAATTTGACTGGATTAACTGTTCCATTTTTATTAATAGGATTATGTTGAAGTAAATTTATAGCATATTGTGAATAAGATGAAATATAATATTTTTCAATATCTTTATACGATTCTATATAAGTAGAATACACATCATTATATTTTGTTGTAATTGTTGTATCAACAATATATCTCTCTGGTACAACCATTCTTGGTTTGAACATACAATTTGATATATCAAGCTGGCCTATTAATTTTTTTATATCCTCTTTATCTTTAATTCCATATGCTTTTTTATAATCACCAACAGAACAACTATACGATAGTACTAATTTTAATTCATTTTCATTAAGAATGATTCCATAACCCCTTTCTCTATATTTATTAATAATATTAATTGGATCACGATTTCCTACAAAATATTTGAAATCAATGTTTAAGAATGTTTGATATGCAGTTATAGCAGATGGTAACAAATAACATGTTTTTCCATTATAATATGAACGAACACACGGTAAATGAAATCGTGCAATTGTAGAAAAAAATTCAACTTCGGATATCCTAAAAAATTCAAATACATGTTTTAGATATGAAGATTTAATTTTATATTTCATTGTTTCTCCAAATTTAATAAAAATATCTTGATCGTCTTTTATATAATACACCATTTGTATTCCAGAATTTTTTTCAGCTGTACGATAATCATTGTATGATTCTAAGCCGAAATTTTGAATTATAAGATTGGTTTCTGCAATACTAACATAATCAATTATCTTAAAATAAGGTGTTTCATTTATTTTTTTCTTTAGTATTTTTTCATTATTTTCATTCGCTTCTGTTTTGACATGAATATATTTTTTCCAAAAATATAATTGAATATCATTATTTAATCGATTATTTATAATATAATCATAATCAAATGGAATTTCACCTGATTCACATTTTTTCTTAAGAAGTGTCGAATTAACATAAATAGCTAACGTTTTTGATGGTATTATTTCTATATCTGATTTCTTAATTTCCTTGTATTTTTTATTAAGGTTAGTATATATGATATCTTTCATTCTAATTATATGTTCAATATAATTAATTGTATTTGTATGATTACATGCAATATCTATATCTGCATTTACATAATATTCTTGATAATATCTGATAAGTTCTTCATCGGTCATTAGTGTATTAATATCAACTGTGTTATGTTTAAAAAGTTCCATAAGAGGATTATATTTTGGAATAATCGCTGCCATTATACTTCCAGTAATAACCATATTATCCCAACAGCATCCTTCGAATACATCCAAATCATTGAATCCACTAATAAAAATATTGAGTCTCCTTTTAAATTCAGATAGATTAACTGTCCCACTATTATGCGATAAAGATTGTTTCACACCTAAATAATTACGAGAAATATTTAATAATTCGTCAGAAATAAGACATGATATATAAGGATTGACACGAATGTTATCATAACTATATGGAAAATTGGGTAGTTTTGAAACTGTTTCGATGTCAAATACAAATCTATCATTTTGTTTAATTCTTTTACCACATCTACATTCTTCTAAATACAAGGAGATCCATGAATATCCAATTAAATATCTAAATATGGGTTTGAATTTCGTCAGAATTGTTTCCATTTTTTCCAATATTATTTTATTATTGATTACATAGTGACAATAATCTTTATTTATTAATAAGTAACACATTAAGTAATATTTTTCCTTATCTGTTAGGGAAAAATTAATAAAAAGTTCATCAATTGTTTCTTTTGATATTTTTAACCCATCTACTTTCACAATTTCAAAAAAACTTATATGTTTCTTATCATAACCCAAATCAGGCATTTTAACTTCCGATATATTAGATGATGTTTCTAATTGTTGTTGATAATTTGATATTTTTCCTTTAAATTTCTCATCTAATTCAATCGAATTAATTATTTTCGACACCTCTTTTTCAATTTCGTCAATTTTTTTCCATCTCTTATTAATTGGTACATTAAAACACCTTTTTGCAAAATCTTCGTTGATATCTAAATAACAATTTTTCTGATATTTCCAATGTGAATATTCTGAAATTTTGGATAACTTAGTAATCAAATTAGATTCTACGATGTCACAAGATAAATTCATATATCTCGTTATCAATTTTACTTTGATATAATTATCAAGATTGAAAGAAGAGTCATATATATTAATCAATTTATTCATATTTGATTCTTTACATTTCAACATTAGGTAAACAATTTCCTGTTCCTTTAGATCATAAGCGTTATGATTAAATGGTTCTAAATATTTTTTTTCAATAGTAATTATTCCAGTTCTTATTGTATTTTCAAAAAGTAATGTTGTAGATCCCCTAACTAATGTAACTAATTCTGTGATTTCATTAAGTTCTTCTATTGTTGATTTTTCATTAAAAAAAAGATTTATTCGATTTATATTTTCTTCATTTAAATCACAGCTCTCTGATATGCATATGATATAAACAAAATCATATAGATCTAATAGAAATTTAATTTTGGTATATTTGTGTTCTGATTCTATACGATCTACGAAGAATGGATTGAAATATCTATTCCTTTTATCATTATCAGATTGTGAAGGGTCAATTAATTCTAAAATATTATTTTCCATAGCGATATTTTGATTTAATCGAAAATTGTAATTAATGATGATTAATTATAATCTTTTTTAATCAATTTTTTGTTCACTAGTTTCAGCAAAAGTATCCACAAATAACTTACGAATATCTATAATCGTGTTTCCAGTATAATTATTGATATTCACAATGAACAAATCATTATGTTTTAATAATAAATTTGCTTCGAATAAACTTTCTAATATTTTTTCTGCTAAAATTTCAGAGATACCAATTTCTAATGAAAAATTTATTGGATTTATTGATGAATGATCATTGAGATAACATAAAGCTATAGCTTGTAATATGTTGCAAGTTATCTCAATATCCCTTGATCCTAAACAAACATCAAATTTCGCAAATCCAAGAGTAGGTTGCCAATTTATAATGTATTTATTTTTGTATAATTGCTCATAACATTTTGCAAATAAATTATGATAAAATTCTAACTCTAATGGATATGTAATATCCATATTCACTAAATTATTGATACACCAATATTGTTTATTGATAATAATTGGATTTAAAATTTGTGGTCTAACATCATTTATTACTTTATATTTTTCAGTAATAATATTAGCATTACTTTTTTGAACAATATTAGAAATATTTCTACTTTCGTATATATCATTAATCATATTGATCATTTGTTGCGATTCACTTCCTATTTTTGAGGATAATTTCCTAATAATTTCAATTTCTACTTCAAAATTATCATAATTAAAATTCATGATTCTTACTTGCATAAATTTTCTATGATAAATCACAATATTTTCTCTATTACCATAACCAGATAATATTGAAATTGAACCATATATATTCTTTAACGATTTTTTATCCACATTTAGTACAGAGGAATCATCGTCAATAGTAAATTTATTCGATGATAATCCAATTAATAATTTATGTATACGTGCACATATTAAGTTAATCACATATCGATCACTGAGAATATTATGTATAATATTTTGTATATTATCATAATTGATTTTTATGAACTTTTTTATTGGCAAAAATATTATCATCGATTCAATGAAATCTATTAATTGATCGATATTGTGTATATTAATCCCTCGAATATCACTTGATATCTTACTAAAAATATCAATTCCGTTTAAACTATATTTTTCTATTATTTTTTGATAAAAAATACATAATTGTATTGTCGATAAAATATCACATTTAAATTTTCCAATTATCACATTTCGTTCGGTGAATAAATTTAGGTAATTTTTCATCAAAAATTCTAACTTATTTGTGAAAGTTCTAAAATCTGCCCATATTTGATTCCATGATGCCAAATCAATATTACTTCTTTCAATTGCTTCACAAATTATATTAACTTTAGCTAATATCGTTTCAATAATAAGCTCAATAATAATATTCGGATTAATCATTTGAGCCTCAATAAATAATGATTGAACAATATAATGATTCATTTTTTTATCTTCATCCATTATAATTAATTTCATTATTTCTTTTAATTTAGCAATTGGATTAGTTTCAAGATTGACTATGATACCTAACCTTGAATTGTTATTAATTAAATCAAAATGTGTGCGTTTATTTAATTTTTCTTGAATATGTTGATTTTTCAATAATTCCATAATGTATTAATAATACTAATTAATAACTCTGTTCTAAATAAATATTTTATTTATTTCAATTTTTTATTTTATCAAATCCGAATTTTACTAGGATGTAAAATATTACTAATATTATGCCTCTAATCAAAATTCCCTTTGTACTTTCTAAAGATGGAAGAAATTTCCCAATATATTTATTTGTAGATGGATGCATTAAAATTATAAATACGATCAATAATGTTATTGATATAATAATGTATTCTGATGTTCGACTTTTTTTTTTATCATTTTTATCAATTGAATGTTGATAAGATTGTATTAATCTTCTGTCTCGAGGTACTATTTGTTGTTCTTGAGGAGTATGTTTCGTAATTTGATTTTCTAATTTTTGTATATTTTTATTTATTTGATCTAATTCAGATTGACTAATTTTTTGCTCTTGTTTTACCTCTGATAAATCAATATCATCTAAATCTGATTGTTGTACTTGATTCTGTTGTGATTCCATCGGAAAGAATTGTTGAGCCTGTTGATAAATAGGTTGCGGAGTTAACATGGGTTTATTCTGTATATTTTGTTGATGTAACAATTGATTACTCGCAGCAATTTCATTTAATATTTTTTTATCACCATTGTTCATTTGTGTATGATAATTGTTGTTCATTCTTATATGAAATTCTTGCATATAAAATATGTTTGTTTAAAAACGAACATATTTTGATATTACTTTGTTTAACCTAATCCAAACGTAATATTAGAATTCGATACATTCATCATTGTGATAAATTTTAAATTCGTTTTCACATTGAGATGAACAATATTTTACTCTGAAACATTTTTGACAAGTTAATAAGATAGACATTTCTTTTTGACAATTAATACATTGATTTTTTATTTTTTGCCATTTTTCCATACGATTATTAGATACAATAAATCTAGACCATAAAGGAACTATTTTTTTATTGTCATTATTTTGATCAGGAAGTTGAATATTTTCTTCTGCTTTTAATTTTCTATCATACATTCTCCCGTATGAAAGAACATTTAGTCTTCTAATCTCATGTACACTCAAATTAGAATATATATTTTCATCGATTTCATGTAAAATTAAGACATCTCCATATAATCTTTTTGTACCATTTATTCTAGTAGCAATTTTATTGATATATGTTGATGTTTCATTATTTAGATAAAATTGTAAATTATATTTCAATATATCTACATAAAATGTATCAACTTTATCTTTTTTGAAAATATGATATAATAGATATGATGGATTTTGATAATAAAATTTGATCATAGTATCATTATTTTTTATCAAGATTCCTGAATGAAAATAGCGGCGACGTATAATTTTTAAAATATCTGTTTTATTAATAGAATCTAGTACGGTAAAATATTGTCTAGATAAATCATAATTATTTACAATGATAATACATGTATTTTCTATAACATTATGTTGTAAAGAATAAAGACAACCAATATCATTCATATTAGATAATTGACCAATACGATAATCTTTCCATGTAGGTTGTGCATATATTATTTCATAATACCGTTTGGGTGTAGAATATGATCCTTCAGTATGATAATAAAATTCATCAGGAGATCTATTTGGAAAATCACTAATAATATTTTCGCATGCAATAGTAAGAAAATCTTCATCTTCTACATTTATAAAAGTAATATATGGTTCAATAATTGACCAAATATAATCATTCAGTTTTTTTTTCAAAATTGTTCTTTCCTGTTCTGATATCTCTCTATATAATAGAGGAGAACAAAATTCTTCCATTTTATCAAATATACATTTATTTTTTTTAATAACTGCAATTATTTTCATAATATATACTAAATTATAAAAATAATTATTTAAATTAATGCAATAAATTTATGTATATCATTCATTGATATAATCAACTGTATTAATAATTTATGATTAAAGTGTACATCATTTGAAATTTATCGAGGATAAATTTATGTTAATTTTTTAAATTTATTAATGATATATTTACATCGCGATAAAATTGTTGGACATGTAAGTGGTTTTACGATGAATTTATGACATTTTTTATTAAGAGGATTATAATATTTTTTTTTTATCTGTTTATTTGCATTTGGTCCATGTAATATCATATGATTAGGACGCGTCAATAATCCAACTATCATACCGATAGCAATTGATGACAATATGATAATTAAATACCAACAATTTTTGTTGTTCATTATTATAAATATAATATTTAGATATTAGCTCAGAGAAAAGTATTATATTAATTAATATAACTTTTATTTTCGCCTTAGTATAATATAAACTAAACATGAATCCATCAAATTCATTAATTATAATTATTGCTGTTTTGGCCTTTGCATTTTATTTAATCTACAGTAATAATCATCCATCTTATCAAATTATTCCACAATATATGTCACAATATCATTCAATTCATAATAAATCATTTGAAGACAGATCATCAAATTCACAATTTCCCCAACATCCTCCTCAACATCCCCCTCAACAACCTCTTCAACAACCTCTTCAACAACCTCTTCAACAACCTCTTCAACAACCAAATGTGATAAATGTTGCTGTTGATGGTGGAACCGATCCTTATTCAGATGCAATAAAAAAACAGGATTTATATACTATGTATGATCCATTAACTTATCCACAATTGAGATTACCTAGAGAAGTTTTAGATAGATATAATGAACATTATGAAAGAACTGGAACGTATCCTCCATTTAATCAATATACTCAACCATATTTATTCGATAACCCTGTTCTTAATGGTGTTTTGATTAAATGTACTGAAGATAATGAACCATTTAATGATAATATTCCATCTTCTGTTCCTTTATTCAGAGTAAAATCATCCAAAAATGCAAATAGATTTTTTTATTATATCATTGATCAAAGATATTTAAGCAAAGTGGAACCTAAAATTCCTCTTGATCATGTACGTATAAATGGTATTCGATATGATAATGCTGATTTCTATGGTATTCCTGAATTATTTGATGGGGACATCATAGAACATATACCAATTTATCCAGATGCAAGATTCAAAATTACACTCTATAAAACATATCATTTTCCATAAATTTCTTATTAGTAACTATATCATTTGTCATAAACCTCTTCATCATCAGTAATATCAATTGTCTTATTCTTGATGATATTTTCCTTAATTTTATCTAATTCAGAGTTATCCAAAAGTATAAAATAATATACGATATTGTAATCACCTACTGGATAACTATCTGGATAAATGTACGGTTTTTTGATGATACTACATCCTAGTGCTAAATTAATACCCAATTGTATATCATCGGTCACTACTCCACGAGATGTAGTTAGGATGGTTTTTATATAAGACATTTCTATCCCTAATTTTAATGCATAATTAAGTATTTCTTTTGCTAAATATGTTTCTGATTTTAATCCACCCACATGCGCCCATCCCCAGGTCCAAATATTGTATTTATCATAAAATATTCCCAAAATTTCTACTTCTGTTTTTAAGATTATTTTATTTTTATCTTCTTTATCAGAAAATATGAAATGAGTTCTAACTGAATCAGAATTGGATTTATATCCACTCAAATTAGTATTTTTCAATAGATATTTGATAACTGATTGAGCGGAATCGTAATCTACTAATGCTTTCCCGATAATATGAGGAATATTCATTGATATTAAATATCATTAGATAAAATTTAACAAAATAAAAACACATTTATACAATTATGATAACATGATTGTGTAAATTATTTGAATATAGTTCCATCGGACGAATTGAAATTGTGAGGTATTTCACGATATATATCCATTATTGGATCAAAAGCAGGATCGGATAGAAATGCTCCACCTTCCTCCTCTTCATTTCCAAATGCTACATATAATTTTTTCTTTTTTTGCGTATCCATAATACTACCTATATTTACAATATTAATGGCGGAAAATCCACGTGTTTCCAATGTTTTTTCACTTATTTTTTGATCATCTTCACGAATGATTGGCGGAAATCCTCCTAATGGATCAAATTGCATCTTATTCTTTTATACAAATTACTCAGATTTTTTAATCAAAATCAATAGTTAAATCATCCTTGTCTTCTTTTTTTACTACATCTGTTTCTTTATTTGTTTCCTTAATTTTCTTGTTTATATTTACAACATTTTTAATAGTTTTCAAATATTTATATTTTTCATAATGATTGATATTACAACATATTCCTTTATTATCGCAATTAAATTTGAGATATTCATTTGAATTTAATGGTGCAATAAAATTACTATATAATAACCTATGTAATGCCACTTTTTTATTCCTAAAATAAAAATTAACATACGTTCCTTTACTTGAATTATTGATATTAGTAATATATCCTTTCCAAATGCAACATTTATCAGTATCAAATATACTGGTGTTTATATATTTACAAATACGTTTCATATCATTTATACCCAATTTCCATTGAACCGGAATATTTGATAATTGTTTTTTTATCAATTCTTTAAATATTTCGTTTGAATTTTTGTTCGTTTCTTTTGAAGAAATTCCAATAATTATGTTATCTTCGTCAGAATTATAATATTTTATTTTATTGAATTTTTTTTTCTTATCTTTTGACATTTTAATTATAATTATGTAACATAATTATTTTTGAGCGCATTTGCTTTACGACTCTCTTAGTTTTTTGAATATAAAACTTCTATTTTGTTAGGGTATATATTTTTTGACATGTAATAAAATTTCAAGTTAATATTTTTTTTGAAAAAATTATATTTTATCGCATCGAATTGTTGTGTTGTTTTTTTATAATCATAGGCTACTCCATCTATCGGATGAAATACATAAATAATTTGATCATTGTCATCATATATATATATAACACATTCATAGATTTTAGATAAAATATATAATTCTACTAAACAATTAGTCAATGTATATGTATCCATATTCAATTTTGTAATAAATTCTGGTACTTTTCCATATTTGACATACGGTATTAATTCTCCAATTTGATCAGATTCTTCATTTTGAGTCAACCAATCAATAATTTGACTTTTGTATATGTTAGATAATTTCGTTTGTGATATATCATAATATCCTAGATTGCGATAAGAAGAATCATGATATGGATGTAATAACCAAAAATATGCATTTGCAAATGCTCTAAAAATAGAATTATTATTTTCGACAATTGTTTGAATATACCATAATTTATTTTCTCTCATAGGATTATCGATCTTCAATTGTTCATAATTTTGTATTGTATCTATCTTATTCCTACGTCGTCCAATTTTAGGAATATGATCTTTACCGAAAATTTCACTAAGTATTTTATTGAGATTTGTATTTGAACTCATAATAATTCTTTCACCAGGTCTTTCTGTAAAGATATTATAATCAACTATATCAGAGACAAAATAATCTCCTTTACGAAGAATTTCTTGAGCTTTCAATTCATTTTGTATAAATTCTTCCGCAACTTTATTAATATATTCAACAAGCATTGATTGTTTTAGGCTTAATAGACATGTATTTATTGAAGTATTCCATTGACAATGTTGATAGATATTACATTTATCACGATCATTATTTAGATAACATAATTCTCGATTATTTTTAATAACAAAATTCGGATAATCTATTTTCTTCGTATCTGATGTTGTATGTACCCAATTTTTATTTTCTGATGTAAAATTAATAGTTTTAAAATCTGGAGCTATATTTTTTGAGAATTGATATGACGTATTTATCGGATTTGCTCTTTCATCATATATCGTTTTTTCACTACTACTAATGGATTTTTCGGACAATTTATTAAAGTGATGATCTGTTATAAAATCTTTTGGTATGATTTGTATTTCTTTAATATTTGTTGGTTTTTGCAATGATTCTTCAACATATTCTTTAACAATAATATCTCCAGCATATTGAGTTGACATCTGTTTTTGTTTTAATAAATTATTAAATATTTTATAAAGATCTGTATTACTCATTTGATACAATAAATTTTTTACTTCTATTTTCCTAATCCGTTTAGCTACTTTAGTATCATTAATAATTTGTTCTAATTTTTCTTTGTATTTTAACCCAATTTCAGTATTATTTAGATAATAACTAAGATGTAATCTGAATAATTGATATAATTCAATTTCATAATCATTTTTTGAAACAGAATTAATACGTTCATCTATTTCAAAATTCTTTGGTCCTTTAATGATCTCTCTATCTATTAAATCATCATTTGGTTTATTCAAAACATTAAGTTTCTCTTTTTTTATATATTCAGATGTTAATAATTGTGGTCTAATTGGTACAGCATCATAACTTTCAGTCATTATTGCAACAATGTTATATGATTTTTCTTTTTTGTCTTGATAAAATAAACCTGTTGGTTTCATCTTCAATTGTGAATTACTTAAATCATTTATGTTGATCAAATATTTATAAGTTTCGTGATAATCTTTCAGATAATCATCAATGATATTTACTATAGGAATATTATAGATACTACCTGATGGTAAAGTAGGGATTATGCATCCAGAATTTGTAATCAAATATCTACATTTAAAATGTGTATCAATTATTTGTAATTTTGGAATGAATTCTTTCTTGTTTATTTCGTTCATTATCCTTAATGTTGATTTAGCGTCAAGACTTCCTGATGATTTTTCATTTACTAACACAGAATATTCCGACCTACAATTTATTTCATGATAACGTAATATATGATTTATAATATTTGTTGGTGTAGAATCAAAATTAAACGTTTTTGTGATGACTACTTCTTTATCTACCTCACTTTCTTTTGTCACTTTTATGATTGGATAATAATTTTTGTTTTCTTTGATAATAAAAATACAATTTCGCTTAGAATTCTTTAATTCTAGCACGTTTTCTGAATTTTGACAAATTATATAATACATATCTTTTATTTTTTCGCGTTCTAAATCTTTTTTAATTATTTTTGTTTTCTTATGAAAAATAATAATATTTAATCCATCATTCATCACTACACCTGGTGTACATATTAAATCATCTAATAACGAATATTCTAATTGTTCGTTATTTTTGATATATAAAATGTAATTATCAATGGTATCAAATTGTGTGCGAATATTACCATTATTTAAACTGGTAAAAATAATTTTTTCCTTATCTGTCTCAAGTGCTTTTATTAATTTCTCTTTCATTTGATTTATACTCATATCAAGTATCGCACACAATGCATTTAAATAACGATATTCATCTTGTTTTGTTCCATATTTGAAATAATATCCAGAATTTGTACTAATCAAATAGTGATTTTTGATTCGTTGTTCATTTCCCATCATATAATTCAAGAAAATATCAAGATATTTTGGTAGAAATGAAAATCTTCCTTCTTGTATTTTATTACTATCTTGAAGAATATATAATTGATCACCATGTATTTGATTTGGTTCTTCATCATTATTCTCCAATAATCCAATACTTTTAAGGAAAAAAGAACGCTTTTCTTTATTCTTAGAATGTAAATGATCTTTTATGAAACAACATGGCATAGCCTCACCATGTGGATTTTTGGATTTTCCTAAAAATCCAATATACATATGTTTGCCATTTTCTTCTGGTCCACATGTATAATAAACATAATTTTCTCCTGTATCATCTAATGGTAATTTGATAGCACGTAAAATGATTTCTTTTTTCTTCTTTTTAGAATCAACATTTCCATCTTCATCAATCATTATCTTACGTTCATAATGTCCAAAATTTAAATTATCTAATTTATCATTCCATGTATATCCCATTTTTGTTAATTCTTCAACATTAAGAATTTGTTGAGGTCTCCTTTTTTTATCATCACCAGAATTTTGACAATTACGTGTCCATTGATTTTGATCTTCTTCTGCTTTATAACTTAATCGTTTTTTATCTATTGATGTCATTTGTTTTATTGTTTTTATTGGTGTATCATAATCAACTATTTCATCTACTTTATTTCGACGTTTTGCGATTTTTGTTAATCGTTTTAATTTATCTTTCATATTTTGTCGATCTGGTTTTTTATATAAATAAGTTTCTGTATACAAATAAATTAATATATTCATGAAAATAATTATTCTATTTAATTGTTCTCTATCACGAGCACCAGCTATTCTCATTTTATATTTATTACGAGTTTTGCCTTGAATATCAATTCCTATCCCAGGTGGTTTATATTTTGGAATATTCTCTAATTTTTTAAGAATTTTTCTTGATTTTTTGATTGATGGATATTTTTCACGAACTTGTTCGATTTCATTCATTGCTTGATTTTCAGTTATGTTAAATTCTTTACTTATTTCATTCGCAAGTGATTGATCATCATATTCATAATTACGCATAAAAAATATAATTCTATGTTCTATTTTCGTTCTATTTTCATATTTACTTACACATTTATAGCGTAAATATGTTCCAAATTTACTTTTTTCATTTTTATCAGCATGTTTTAATTTAGATTGTCTTTTACGAGGTTCGATTACAAGCGCAACATAGGGATAAAAATATCTAGAAAATTCTGATAAATCATTATGATTGATAATGAAATTATTTGGAAGTTCAAATTTTTGAATCGTATTGATGAATGCAAATTTGAAATCATCATCAATAGGAATATTTAAATTTATGCGAAAATGTTTATTTTCTGCATTTATTTTTTCAATTAATTTGCGTATATATTTATATGTATTACTAATTTCATCTACTGTTGACATATCTTCTTCTTTCCATTGAATTTTATAATCAACTCTTCCATTATCACTAAGATTTATTGCCATGTATTTATATACTGATTTTTCATTTACCTTTACTTTAAAGCTTATTCCATAGGGGGAATTTTCAAACCATTTCATAATAATTTCTTTCTTTTCATTTTCGAGCAAATATTTTTCACTATAGCGATATCGTGGAGTTCCATCAATTGGTTTATATTGGATAAATGGATATTCATCGTCTAATAAGAAATTATCAAATATTCTGAATAAATTTACTTTTGAATTCTTCTCAGAAAGATATGCTCGAATGACAGATTGTACAACATAATTTTCTTTGAATAATTTTGAATAATCTTTTACATTCTTTTTCCTAACTAACTCAATATCGCGAACTATTTCATTTTCCATAATTAGATCGTTATTGATAGTATCATATATCAGTTTTAATTTATTATGTTCTGCATTTTTTTTAATTTCTGTTTGCCCTATTTTAAGAAATTCTAAAATATTTTTCATATCTTCACCTCTAATTTTTGGAAAATATATTCTCAAATATATGTCTATTAAATTTTTTAGTTCTTCAAAATTAGGATTGTAATTCACTCCTAATTCATTATATAAATCAATCATGTAGAGTTCATTATATGAATAATATCCTTCGTAATCATATAAAATTCCATTTTCATCATCTTCTCTTTTGATTTTTCCTTGTCTTCTAATACCATCACGTAGCGATTTTAAATTTCCTCGTAAATCTTCATAAACACCTAAATTAATATTTGGTTCAATATCGAGTTTAAGAATATCATTTTTTATAATCCATTTATGTCCTATCATAATTTTTTCTATTTTTTCTCTTAAAATATATTCAGACCATAAATATTGATATGATGGAGCAATGTATGTATTTTTTCCAAATTTATTATTATTCTTGAAACCACAACATATTTTATTATGTATTTCTTTTATTGTATCATCTTTAAAAATATATTGATGTGTAATATAATTTTTGTGATATACATCTTTCAAATTTTCATCAAACATAATATTATCTTTATTTGTGTCAAATTCTGACATTTTTTTATTTATTTTTTCATATGCATCATTACTTATTGTTTCTTTTATTTCTTTGGTTGTTAATCTAATATTTTTATCAGCTTCATCTAAATCACTGAAAATATCCTCTATATTTTCGATATCCTTTTCCACTTCTGATTCAAAAATATCTATTTGTTTATTTTCATTTATGTCTTCAAAATTAAATTCATCTTCTTCTCTTTCCATTAAAGTAGCATCAATATCATCACCTATATCTCCACCAATTTGTTCTGTCGTATTATCTATTCTTGATACATCATCTGAGGAATCACTTAGTATATCTGAAAATAATTTTTCATCACTTTCTTCATCAGCATCTTCTAACGAAGATTCTTCATCACATTTACTTTCAAATACATTCTCTATAATTTTAAACGGTTTATTCTGATTCCCAATAATACTAAATTTCGAATTCGAAATTCTACTCACATCTATTGACGATGATTTATTAAATGTGGTATAATCAATCAACTCTTCTGGTTCTGCTTGTTTTTGTGAACCTTTTTTGATTGCTTTCCGTTCACGTTCCTCTTTTATAAATGCTTCATAACTATAATTATTTATCCTTAATTTTTTTCGATAATTAATAATATGATCATTAACCCATTCTATTCCATGAATATTACGTAACTCTTTTATCCGAGATGGATTTCCTATTATATATTTTCTTGTAAAATTAATGTGATAACCATTAAAAAATTTTTCATACCAATATTCTCCGTAATTTTTTACCAAAATATCATATTCTTTTTGTTCCAAAATTGTCAAACTCGAATACATATCAACATCCTTTATTTTTTTTAAAATACGCATACATGAATCATCCATAATATCTCCGACGAATATATGAATATGATACTGAATTCTCCCGTTATTATTCTTGTATTTGTGAATAATTTTGATTGGATCATCCATAGTTTATATTCTTAAAACAGATATTGTATTCCATTTTTTTTCCTCTCATTATTTATAAAATAATCCATATACACATACATTATTTTATAATAATTGCAATTCAATATACTTATTGGTGAATAAATGTAATTTTTTTCTTGATTTATTTGATTTATATTTCAAATTATTATTTGAATTAATATTTATTAATAATCAATCAAAAATTATCAAAATAAATTTTGCTGCATTATTATTTGAGTAAATATTCATTAATAATCAATCCACAATATTCTGTTGGATTTATTTTATAATTTGTATCCTTATAAATTTTTAAAAAAATTGCAATTCGCAAGAAAAATACAAAAATATCCTTAAATAAATCAGTGTGATCTACTTCTGGACAAGCAACATGTGCTAACTCATGAATTATAACGTACATAATCAAATTAAGATCATGTAATTCATAGGTCTTTTTCGATCTTAAACAAACAGCTATTTCATCTCCTTTATTGACAGTATAACTTGTGTATTTTCCATAAGGAGAATTTTCTTGCAAAACAAGATTATTAATTCTTTTACAAAATTGTTCAATGTAAGGACGATATTTTGGAAAATCTTCTTTATGTTTTTCAAGATAATTTTTAAATAATAAAATACGTTTATGAATAACACTAAGTATATATGATGCTTCTTCTTTTTGATATTCATTTTGTACAAGATATTCTTTTTTATTAAAATTAGATTTCATGAAAATTGCTTCATTAGTTGAAATATGACGTAAATATATGAGAAAAATTAATATTATTAATACAACAAGTAATTGTTTTACATCCATTATCCTTATACATATTAAATAGAAAAATGTACATTATATTATCTATATCTTCTCTATTAAATGATATCCAATTTATAAAAAATATAAAACTACAAATTTTGTTTAAAAATTTCTCTCGAATAAGTATAATAATGGGAAATAATAATTCCACTCGAGAAAATAATATTTCACAACACAATTCTGATAATTATTTAGATATATTTTATGGCAAGGATGACCATAGTAATGAATACAGAAAAGCATGTGATATATTTGATAATACATCAAAATATTCACATGATGTATTTATTAATCCTGATGGTCAAGGTTTAGTTTATCAAAAGAAAATGCCACACAATGAATTTTTATCATCCGAATTAAAAAGAGATAATATTATTTCCGATAGTCTATCTTATGTTGAGATAGTTATATGTAAAGAAAATTTACATGATTTCGTGGAACGTCATAGAGTGAAACATTATATGCCTGGACATAAATGTAATGGTAATTGTAATGTTATTCTTGATCCTGAAACTAAAAAATATCAGATATTTGGTGGTGCTAATGATTCCGATACGAGTACAATAACTTCAAATGAATCGAATACCAGTGCAACTTCATCTGATACTTCATCTGAAACCTTATCTGCAACTACTTCTGATACATCAATTACATCAAATAAGTCAAAATTTCCTATTAAGAAAAAAGAATTCACAAAAAAAGATGATAAAAAAAAGAAAGCGGAAGTTATTGGAGATGTTGAAATAACTGATGAATCAGATGTAGATGATGAAGATCTTAACGATATTGATGAAGAAATATCCGAAGATGGTATACGTATTAGTGATCCTCATAGTATCAATACATCTGATCTCTATAAAATGCAAAAGAAAATTTATACTTCAGATACTGACACAGAAAATGATAGAATGAAAGAAGTATCTAAAGCGATAGATGTAGTTCAACGAAATAAGCAAATTTTTGATTCAGAGGATAGGAAAATATTAGAATTAAATAATGTAGTAGATAGTCCAATATCTGATACATCAATGACTTCTGAATCCACAAAAAATAACCCATCACGAATCAAAAAAAATATTAAATATGTTTAAATCAAAATAGATTTTACATTAAATTTATTTTGATTTTTTTTTGCCAATTGCTAATATAATAATCGCAATTATTACAAAAATTAATAAAATAATTATACTACCTACAATGATCCAATTAGCTTTTAATATATCAACTAAATTTTCTTCTGGAGTAATCGGTTTTTTTGATGGTGTTTTTGGTGGGTTTTTTGGTAATGGTTCATTTTTGTTACCACAATTTTGAATAATGTGTAAATCAAATAAACCTGAATTATTATTTATCAAATCCAAATTATCAATAATGATGCTACAATTAACAACATTACATGGAGTGAATTGACTAGATGTTCGATAAGCAGCTGGATCATTTATGCATTTATTTAACATACATTGAACGGGTATTCCATTAAGATTAGGATATTTTTCTTTTTGTTCATTTGCCGCAACAATACATGCACATTCTGATTTTGATGCATTCTCACTTCTGCTACATACATCTAATAAAACACTATCTATTCTACCATTTACTCTTGCATCTTTATTATTTTCAGTTGGTTGAAATGTTGTAATCCATTGACGACATGGTGTAGTGAATAAATTATTCCCCTGTTTACAGAATTTTTCCATATATTGATCACATGTATTATTCCCCCAATTATTTATACGGTAAGTTGGATCACATGTCTTGACAGTATTATTTTCTGCATAATATGAATTTCCTCCTAATGTACAACATTTTTCTGCCGTACCACTATAATTATCTCGTTTACATTTTCTTCTACGACAACCATCATTGCATAAAGCACGACATTTACATGCTTGTGAATCATCATATCCATTAGGAACAAATTCTCCATTATTACCACAATTTACTTTTTTTAAGGTATCATTATCACCTACACGATATTCACAAAATCCAGGATGTGTAAAAGATTCACCGATTTTAAGATTTACCTTTTCTGCTAAATTTGGTGCATAATTATCTCCAGTATCATCTGCAGAAGCACAATTTCCCATTATTGTATATAATTTATATAATATTAAAAATAAGACAGATTACATATAATGGATTTAGTACCGATTTTTAATGAAGATATAGTTTCCAAAGCATTTAATTCTTGTCCATCTTTTTTGGTTAATAACAGTATAAAATTAAATGATGTTCGTCATAGAGTTGATTTAAATCCATTTTGTCGCTATGACAATGAACACATTAGTCAAAATTATGGTGTTAATGCAAGATGTGTGCGAACAAATCTTATTGATGAGTTATCAGAATCATTGTCGAATGCAGATCCCAAAATACAAAGGATTATTGGATTAAAAATTACTGATGGACAAGAAAATATTAAAAAAAATATAGAGGAAAAATTAAAAAATTATTGTAAAAATATATCTTCGACAATCGAAGCTTCTGTTGGAGATACAGATATATATTCATGTAAATGGTATGCTTTACAAGATGCTACAAATAGAGATTCATGTGAGATAAATTTGTTGCAAAAAATGGCAACATGGGAAATGCAAAAAAAATCAAAAGAAAAGAATAAATCAAAAATATTTCTGATTGTTATATCAATCACATTTTGTTTAATCATATTTGTTTTATTAATACATTACGAAATTAGTAAGCTATAAAATTTCTTTTGTATTTTTATAATAAATGGGAGCGTCAGGATCTATAAATAAATCAATTATTCAAACAGATGTCATCACAGAAGCATATTCAAAATGCCCTAATGTTGTTGCTTCGAATGAATTGGATATTAAAAATGTTACATTTAAATGTAATTCTCATTGTGGTCCAAATTGTAAAATAGTATTTTCACAAGATGCAGGCATTGATGCAACTTGTCTTATAACAAATTTACAAGATGTGATGGCTGAAACAATCAGTAAAATGAATGCAGATGCTCAAACAGGTTTAGGTTTAGCAGTTACCAAGAATAAAAATGAAATAAAAACACAATTAAAAAATAAAATAGATGCCTCATGTGGTAATCTATCATCTGTTAACAAAGCAAATATATCAGATACTATTATGGAAGCCTGTGAATGGCGCATACCACAAAATGCAACCATAAAAACATCATGTGAAATCAATACACTTCAGAAAATTGCTACTAAAAATAAGACTGAACAAAAAGGAAATTCTACTGGTTTCTTTGGTGGAAATACTTGGGCAATAGTAATTTGTATTATTCTTGTTGTGATAATTGTTGCAGCTGTTATTGCTGTAATAGTAAAATATAGAAGTGATAAAAAAGGATTAAAAGGATTAAAAGAACAAAAAGGTGGATTATTATATTACTTAAATCATAATTTTGCAGATACGTTAAACAAAAATAAATCTTGTTTCACAATAATTATAATTTTATTAATTCTATTAATACTCTTTCTTTTTTATTCTAATCAGAGAAAAATAAAAATAACTCAAGAAGATTTAGATGTATTGCAAAATAAGGTAACAAATGATAGAGAAATTTATGATGAACATAATTTATCAGATGAAAAACGATGCGAATATATAACTATACCAAATAATGAATGTAATCTTTTTAGTGAATCAGAAAATATTGTGAATAATAAATATATTTCTGTTGAAGATAAACAGGAAAATCCATTAGATAAATTTTATAAAACATTAATTTAACATTATTATTTTATAAAATTCATTCAAAATCATCCCAATCTTCTTGTAAAATCGTTTTATCTTTATTCTCCATCATCCAATCTCCTAGATTACGACGTCCTATACGTTTTCCTTCTTCTTCATTGATAAATATTTTGAACAATTTTTCAACTTCTTTTGTTGGGATTAACGTCTCTAAAATTTGTGTTACCGGATTTATGATTTGATTTGTAAGATAGTATAAATAATCTATTTTCAATTCATTTTCAATCACATAATCTGGTGTTTCTATTAGATCTCCTTGAAGTGCAGTTTTTTTCTGTTTTTTACTTAGTTTTTTGACAACATAAACATATGGAATTCTATCGTTGATTTGTGGTTTATTTCCAGGATCTCTTAATGCGATCCTATCTGCTAATACTTTATGAGCAATCGTAGATGGTTTTTTGTATTTTGCTTTTAAAGTTTTGCTTATTATAAATTTATCTATTGAATATTTACCATCCATTAATTTTCTTATTTCTTGTTTTGTATATTTAATGGCCTTATCTAAATCTCTATTTTTGAGTATGTAATTTATAATCCCTCCAATTACTATTTTCACAATTGGAGCATTATCTCTTCTCTTCAAAACTATACCCATTGATTTCAAATAATATTTATCCGGATTTTCTTCGAATAATAATCCTACATATTTCTTCTTTGCAATCAATATAAGTGGATGAAATGTCTTCTCATATACAATACATTGAGGTTTGGGTAATTTATCATTGATAATATTAGCTGCTTTTTTCGCTAATACTATTGTCTTTATTAATGCCTCTTTATCTGTTCTATCTTTTCCATTATCATCTTTAATATGAAAATTTATAAAAATTGAATCTGTATCTCCATATATTACTTCTGCTTTATCAAAATTTTCTTCAACTATTTTTTTTGCAAAATAAAGTCGTTCTCTACCAATTGCAGTAGTTGAAGCTGCAATTGGTAAAAAAAATATTGGTGATGTTGGTGCACCTGTTTGTCCATAGAGAGAATTTGCTGTAATTTTATACGCTATCTGAAGAGAATTTAAAATGGCCTTTAAAAATGCATCATTTGTTGTTTTTATCTTCTCGTTGGTTACTTTTCGTTGATCTAATAATTCAGTCAAAATTTCCGGTAAAATTCCATAAACAGGATTTCCATTAGAATCCAATTCCTGTGCAAATCTATGTCGTTCAATTTTTTTAGTACCATCTATATTATAAACTGTTCTTCCCTTATCTTTGATCACAATATCAATATTGTGATATCGATAATTTGATAAATTATCATATTTTGAATCTTTGACATAACATTCATGACTTAAATTTCTTTCACACATAGATTTTGGATAAAGAGCATTATAATCAAGAACAGCTATTGGTGAAAGATACACACCAGGTTTAGGTGTAATTACTGTTGCACCTTCATATGTAAAATCATTATCTAAATTAAGATTTGTTTTTATAAGAACCGGAATTAAAAAATTCTTCAATCTGCATTTTTTCGCAACTAAACTGAAAATTTTCACACCCTGTCCTCTCAAAAATAGATATGATAATGGAACATTACAAACTTTTGCCATACCAATACTATTAACAATTATTTCTAATTTTGTTAATAAGAGATTTACTAATTTACAATCTTTCAAACAATATTTTGCTACTCTACGTAACTGTATGGGATCTCTTTCATTGAAATATTTTTTAATTAAAGAATGATGCATATCATCCTTAGCAAAAGTCCAAAATACTTTAAGTATTGGATTTGTCATTGCTTCTTTCAAATTTGATATTTCTGTTTTTGTAAATAGAATTTTTATTGTTTGATATTCAATTTCTTTCTCTCCTTTGTCTATAATTGTTTCGATATCTAAAACTTTATACCTAGCATTTTCACAAAGTGGAGATGGTGAATATCCATCATCAATCATTATTTGAATAAAAGAATTTTTTTCTAAAGCTTTTGTACTTACTGTGTATATATATATATAATTCAAATCATTGTCTCTACTTTTTGTGAATTTTTCTACTTTTTCAGTGATGAAATTAGCAGAGACATTATCTAGTTTATAACCAATTAATTTATGTTCTCGTTGTATTACTTTCATCATATCAATGGATACAATTCCAGGAACTTGAAAAAAAGAAAGTTCATTGTCACCCAATGCAGATGACGATAAATTTTTTACTTCAAATTTTGTTAACGATATGGGAATCTGTTCCCATTCTTTAAGATAAGAATAATTTAATTTCCCCATTATTCCAAGAATTTTTACAGATAAATTATCAATTTCAAAATTATAATCAGATTTTTGTTCGGTAATTTTATCAATTCTTTTGATTCTTTCCCAAATATATTTATCGTCAAAACCAAAATTATTATAACCCGCTTTGAAATCTGGCCTCAATTCTGCTATTTTTCTAGCAAATGCTTCAAGCAATTCTTTTTCAGTTGCATAACATTCAACATTAACTCCATTAATTTTTGCACAACCTTTCAATGCTAAAATATGTTGATCATAACAAATCATTGAACCATAACGATACATAGTTATTCCAATTTGTATTATTTTATCTTTTTTACGATTTGCTTGTGGAAAATTTTCATCACATGAAACACATTCAATATCATATCCCATAATCTTGAATGGAGCTATCCTATTATCATTCTCACTGGGTTCAATATATTGCCAATTTACTTGATATGAAAGATCACAATTTGAGTAATTTGGTATATGTTTCATTTTAGTTTTTTCGATGATAATCCAACCACATGATGATATATTTCTCATATGCATGAATCTGATATGTGGTTCTATATTAGATTCATATCGTTGATAAATAGTTGGTTGTGTTGTTAATTCGGATATTCGTAATGGATATGCTAATGTATTTGAAAATAATTGCATCGCTGTATAACTTTTGAAAACTAATAAAAGAAATCGAAATTCTTTTCTATTATTAAAATTTTGAAATTTATATTTCTTAATTTCTTTGTATTGAATTAATGAATTAGATATATCATAATTATATTTTTCTGATTTATACTTTACTCTTGATTTGAGAACATTAATGAAAATTTCAATATGCATTCTTCCCCATTTTTCGGGAATTTCGACATAAAAAAATGGCATAAATTCAGTAACTTTTAAACAAACATCTTTATCATCTTCTGTTCTTCCAAATAATTGAATTACGTATCTTTGTTCTTCATCATTATCTAATTCATGATAAAAATTCCAATCACTTATTTGAAATTCCAATTTATCTCCTTGTAATTCTTCCTTTTCTCTCGTAATAAGATTATTATTTGTTATCATTAATAATTAAATATATATCTTTAATTAATTTTTACATTTAAATTATTTTTTTCAATTTTTACATCGTTTTTCAACAAATTTATTGAATCTTTATTTTTACTAAATCTAAATAAAAATATATTATAATATATCTTTATTTTTATTGAATCTAAATCATTTAACTAACGTAATAATCATTTCCATTTTCCTTGAAATAACAAACGTGATCTTCTCCGATTAAACATCCAAATATCCTCTTCTTTTTTATGAGCTTTAAATTTGTCGTTTTATTTTTCACATTGAAATCTAATTTCAATTCACTATCCAATAAATGTTTAAATTTACTATTATTTTTTAATAAATCTATGATAAGTGCTTTAAATCCAAAATAAACATTATCTGGTATAAAATCTCTATCATTAAAATATTCATTTAAACCTTCATATAAACCACTTTTATATTCTTTGGAAAAAGAATTTGCAAATATTTTGTACAATTCTCCTGAATTAATTAAATGGATATTATTATCAATCCATTCCGAAAAAACTAAAACGTTATTTTTTGTATCTTCTGTTTGCATTTTCAATTCTTTTTGAAAGGTTATAGTTTCTTGTTCATCTAACAATTTATGTTTCTTTAATAATTCTCCTAATTCTAAATCATCAATTAATGTATCTGTTTTTTCCGAAACTTCAATCATTTCAATTTATATATTATATTTGAATATACTTTTTATATTGACTTGAGAACATAAAAAGATCGTAAACATAAAAGTTTAAAAATATAACTTATACTAATATTAATTACCCTACGTATATCCATAATGAAATACATTATGTCAATTTATTCTAATTTTATCGATTGTAAAAAATATCATAAATGTACATTATCATTAAAAAAATTAATATTCCCTAGAATTAATGAAAGAAAATTAAAACAATTGATGATTGATAATGAATCAATCAAATATATCACACATGCAAAAACTGCACAAAATATCACCAATATTATTAAAGAAAATTTGTATGATTTTCCGTGTCCTTTTCATTGTAATGAAGAAATCTGGATGACAATGTCATCAGATATGCGTATGAAAAATCTTGTTATTACTGAAATGACTGCGGGAGTGGGTGGAAATGTATTAAATTTTGCATATCATTTTAAATATGTAAATGCAATAGAAATACATCCATTAAGATATAAATATTTGAATAATAATATAAATGCGTATGAATATTTGAATGTTAATTGTTATAATGATGATTCAATTAATCTATTAATTAACAAAGATGATTTATGGCAAGACATAATCTTTTTTGATCCACCATGGGGAGGTGAAAATTATAAAACTCATCAAAATCTTCATTTGAAATTTGGTGAATATTCAATTGAAAATATTTGTAAAATTATATTCATGAAAGGAAATAATCAAATGATAATTTTGAAACTCCCGAATAATTATGATTTTATTTCTTTTCAAGAGGAATTAAAAGATTATAGAATATCAATTCATTATCTAGATCGTTTAACACTCGTGCTTATCAAAAAACATCATTAAATTCAATAATATTATTTAATTTAATGATCATTCATTTTTAACATATGTCAAAATATATGCAAAATTTGTTTGAATTCTATCCATTGGTATTTCACGAATGATTTGATCATTGAATTCATACCATATATTTGTATCTTCATTTTTTGCATATGTATAATAATGACCACTTGTCATTTCTCCAGTATGACAAATCACAGATTGTAAGTTATATTTACTAAAATTAATATTACTATGTTTAATTTTAGATAAAAATGGACTTATATCTAAATTTTCAAGAGGATAAGTAATTAGTGCGTTGTTTTGTCTCATTTTGATAAAATCAAAACGTTTAATTTGTATAACAAGCACAATTGGATTCGTCCATAATTCTGTTTTTAACATACCTTTAACATATTGTTTACAATTTCCACAATTCCATAAATTATTTTCATCTAATATTTCTGTTTTACACAATTCATTAAAACAATCATATATATTTAATTCTTGTTTGTCAGGAATTGAAAGAGGTAAATGTAAAAATGATTCGAAATTATGATTTTGGAAATCACATAATGGACAACTTCTATTTAAATGCATAAAACTAGTAAAAATTTCAGTTATTTTTGAATAATTTGAATAATATTTTTTCATTTCCTTATACGAATCCAAAGCTAGACGACTTTCGTTCGACATGGATTTTTTCATTTTATCATATGATTCAATAAGTCTTTTTTTTTCTTCTATATTATGTGTCGCATTTATATCATTTTTGTATTTCATTAATTCATCTATTTCGAATAATACTGTTCTGATTCTAATATTTGTTGAAATATTTAATTCCTCTTGCATTTGTCTAATTATATAAGAATATGCTTCTTCTGCATCGTGGTGATTGTTATCATCAAAATAATTATTGATTTCACTGAATACGTATCGAAAGCTTGTTGGTTTAATATTTGAATTTTTTTTCCACATGCCTTTCAAAAGGCATAAAATTCGGAAAGTCATCGTATTATTCAATATTTTCGTTTGTTCCTCTACAGATAAATTATTATCATGGTGTGAAATATTAATAAAATTTTTCCATTTATTTACCCTTTCTAATAATATATCATATTTTTTTTTTGATTCATTATATTTTTTCAAAAATCCATCTCTAATATTTTGAGGTAATGATAAATCATTCATTTTATTTAAATTTGTTGCCATATTATTTTCAATTGCGGTAATGTAAGGGGAAATTTTTTCCTCAGCATTACTGAAAATTTTGTGTGCATTTTTTAATAGAATTTTTTTTATCTCCTCCTCATTCTCGAATAAATAGTTTCTTAGATAATACAAATTACTTATTGCTTGAATAGCAGAATTCATATAGCAAGTATTTCCCGTATTCATTAATCCGGATAATCCATAAACATTTAATCTATTTTCCATCTTTTGATATTTATTTGATAGTTTGTTCATTATTAATAGAAAAAAATATTATCAATTTTTTAAACATAATTATTCAAAATAAATCTTATATATCCATTAGCATATAATGAATAAAAAAATAATCGAACAATTTAATTTATTAATTAATCAAGTTCAGGCAGAATATCTAAATGCTCAAGTTGAAAATGATATGAAAGAAATGAAAATTCACACGTATAGGCTAAAAAATATAAAAAAAGTGTTAAGTATCATAAAAAAATTAGATTTTGAAATCAAAAATTCTACTGATTTGGAAGAAATTTCAGGAATTGGAAAAGGAACATTACGAAGAATAGATGAAATTTTAAAAACAGGATATTTGGATGAACTAGATAAGAAATATGATGTGGAGAAGCAAAATAAAATTAATTCTATAAGAGAGTTAACACAAATTATTGGAATAGGTCCGAAAGTAGCAAAAAAATTAGTAATTGAACATCATATTACGAATATTAATGAATTAAAAAAGGCAATAAAAAACGGTAGATATGTTCCAAATCAAAAAATATTACTTGGGTTGAAATATTATGGAGTAGTTCAAGGAAATATCCCACGAAAGGAAATTAATGATATTGAAAAATTTTTAAATAAAGAAATGTACAAAATTGATAAAAAATTGTCCATTATAATTTGCGGTTCATATCGCAGAGGAAAACAACAATCCGGTGACATAGATATATTAATGTATCATCCGGATATAATACTAAGTAAACATATTCATAATCCAACGAGATTTTATCTAGAAGAATTTGTTGATGAATTGAAAAATAATGGATTTTTATTGGACCATTTAACCGATAAGAATTATAAAATGAAATATATGGGATTTTCCAAATTTAAATCAAATCCGATCAGAAGAATCGATATTAGATTTATACCTTATAATAGTATTTATACGGCACTTCTTTATTTTACAGGCCCATATGAATTAAATACAGAAATGAGAATAAAAGCAGAAAAAAGAGGGATGATTTTGAATGAATACGGTTTATATAAATTTGATAAAGATGGTGAAAAAATATCTGTAAAAATTAATTCTGAAGCAGATGTATTCGAAAAACTTGGAATGAAATATTTAACTCCAATAGAAAGAGAAATTTACAGTATCGGAAAGAATAAATAATTATTTTCAAATAAGTTCTTTGTATAATTCCCTAATATGTTTTATATAGGAATTATAAATATTTTTTGACATATTTGTTGCATACCAATATTTATAAGGAAGACCTGCTTTTTGTAATATTAAATTCTTTTGATCATCTAGATATGATGAATAATTTCGTATGTAATCTTTGAATTTGATACCCGATTTATTTATTAAATAAGTCATTTTCTTAATCAATTTATTCGGCGATATTTTACTATTTATAATTCTAATTTCTATGTACCATAAACACCATGCTACACAAAAACCATAAGGATCATGTTCAACATAATTCGCTTTATTCATTTCATCAGAAAATACTTGAAATGAGATATTGTTTGTTAATTCTTCTGCTGAGATATATTTAATATTTGGCAAATAATCTAATAAAAAATTCTTTAATAAAGCATCTATCTTTTTGTCAATAAAGGGAACTTTTCCATATGGATCGAATCTCTCAATAGTGTTGTTTTCTACGTCATATATTAATATATTAGCATGATTGAATTGCGAATCAGTGATAATTGTCAATTTCAAAATTATAAATTTAGTATCTGAATATTTTTCTAATGTTTCTATTATTCCTTGAATAATATATGGTGAAAAATAATATGTTTCTTCATTCATCCAAATGATAATATGATTGATTAAACAACTACTATGATTTATGAATTCTCGTATAATTGATCGAAAGGTCTTATTTTCTGTTTTTGGACCTTTAAAATCATCAATTAGTTTTAGATAAAGATCTTTGATGTTTTCATTTTCTTTTGCTTGATCGTTACTAATAATTGGGATTTTTAAATATGGATATTTTGTCAATAAGTAATAGATATAATGAATATAATCATGTGTATATGCTGTAAAATTAGTAATATTAACAAATGGAAATTTTATTAATTTCAGTTCACAATGTTTTTTTTTAATTGGAAAAGATTGTCCATTTTTTATTTTATATGAAATATGTGCAGCATATGATTCAATATTGTTACTATTATTTAGTATCGATGCAATTTTGTTATCGATATCATCTTTCCACATAATATTAGAATCTAATTGATTAATGTAAGAATTAAAAACTAAATTATAGAATAATTCAATGTCAGATTTAACAACATTATCAATTGGTGCCTTACCGAATTGATTTTTAAGATATATTTTAAGTTTTATTTTTTTCAAGATATTTTCGTAATCATGCCAGTTATCATTTTGTAAGATCAAATTTAGAACAGAATTCATATTCATATCACATAAATTAATATTATTACCAAATAATTCTAATATTCTTATTTTTGTACTGATCGTTAATTCTGGTCTTTTTTTCTGAAAAAGGATATGAACTGGTGTTTGTAGAAATTTGTTAGGAATATCAGTTTTTATTTTAAATTTAAGAAAAAGATCAATTATATTACTGTAATTTTCAATGATAGCAATTGATAAAGGATGATCTATTCCTTCTGGACCCGCATAATTACAATCTCCACCATTGATCAAAATGTATTCAATTAGATTTTGATCACCCAAATAAGTTGCTAATATTAATGGTGATAGAAAACGTCTATCTAAACGATTTAAATCTAAATGTTGTAATTTTTCAAGCATCTTAATTTTTTGATCTGATTTTAAATCAGATTCTATCACAGTAAATATAATCGGATCTTTCAATAAATTTATCGAAATTTTATCGATTAAATTTAATACGAAATCATATTCATCATTATTAATATAATAATCTAATAATGTCATATTTTCTGATACATAATGATTCATTATTTCTAAATCATTTGTTAATTGAACAATAAAATCTTTATTTGTCATTATGTAGTACAATGGTGTACATTTTAAAATATTTCTATCGTATATTGTGTTGATGTCAATACTCAATATTAAACTCAATAGTTCATAATTATGAACTTTCGCTGCAATATGGCATATTGTATCACCTTCCAAATTTGGCTCGTGAATTAATTGTTGAAGAAGATCATAATCAATTAATTTAATTATATCTAATTTATTATGATAACCTAAATGATGAATCATTCCATTTATTTGATCAATTGGTTCATTCCATATCATTTTTTTGTTTTTTATTATTTTTTTAATATTACTCCATTTTTCTTGTTTTAAAGATTCCATTATATGATCCATTTCTTATGATAATTGAGAAAAATTGACAAAAATATTGTATTATTCTTAAATAATATTAATTTCAAAAACAAATATGAATTGGGTTGAAACAAATAGTTATTTAATTGGAATTGTTAATAAAACTAGAAAAATACCTGATCCAATTAGGATTGCAGGTTTTGATTTAGATGATACATTGATCCAAAGATTTAAACAGAAAGATGATTATAAATTTAAACTTTTAGATTCAAAAATTAACGATAAGATGAAAAATTTAGTTAATAATAATTATCTTATCATTATTTTTTCGAATCAAGTTGGTTTATTTATTAATAAAAATATTAATATGGTAATGTGGAAAAAGATGATAGAAAATTTATCCAAAATCATGATGAAAGATATTGAGCATTATTATTTTGCAATTTATGTTTCTAAAATGCATGATTTATATAGAAAACCTAATCTTGGATTATGGAATTTGATGAAATCTGATTTGAAAAATAATTTCTCATTTGATGCAAAAAAAATTAAGCTGAGAATTTCAAAGAAATCTTTTTTTTGTGGTGATGCGGCTGGAAGAAAACAAGCGAGTTTTTTAAAAAAAAGAATCCATCCATTAGCAAAAAAGGGTGATTTTTCTGATACAGATTACAAATTTGCACTCAATATTAAAATAGATTTCATAACACCAGATGATTTTTATTTAGATAATTCTCCACCAATCGAATGTATTTTCAAAGGATTCAATCCAAAAAAATATTTAGATAGTGAAGAATACAGCAAAAATACAGAATATGAATTCAAACCAAGATCAAAAGAATTAATAGTCATGGTTGGTCCTTCAGGTTCGGGTAAATCAGAATTTGTAAAAAAATATATTTTACCAATGAAATATGTACATATTAATCAAGATACATGTAAGTCAAAAACTAAATGTATATCTTTGACAAAAACAGCTTTGACAGAAAAAAAATCTATTGTCATTGATAATACTAATCCAGATATTTTATCTCGTATGTCCTATACAACCCTTGCTAAAGAATATGGTTATAAGCATATTCGATGCATTATTATGATGACAAATTATGAATTAGCAAAGCATCTAAATAACGTAAGACATCTTTATTCAAGAGGAATTATCCCTAAGATAAATAAGATCACTTACAATATATACAATAGTAAGTATGTTCCACCTATAAAATTGGAATATTTTGATAAAATCGAAAAAATAGATTTTGCGTTCGATAAAAATTATCTAATGGATTCATATTGGAAAAAACTATTTTTACAATGGTCAGAAGCTTAGATTAACTCTTCTTTTATTCGTTCTATCCTATCTATATTTGGATTAAATCTATTAAATCTTAAATCTTCATATTTGAGACAATTCATTTGATTTTCTTTACATGTTTCTGGGATTTTATACAACCATTTTGCAAAACCAGTTTGATCATTTGGTAGAGTTGTTGAAGGAGTTGTATAAAATTGACGTTGAGAATATCCACGATCATATATATCATCTACATCTTTGAATAAATTATAATTGAAATTATAATCTATATCATTTTTAATAATTTTATCAGTGGATATACATCCAGGTGCTCTATCTCTATTATCCATTAATTCCTTCATTGTAAGATTCATAAATGGATTTCCACGTGTTGGTTTTTGACAAACATCAATTTTATTGCACTTATCATTTTTACATATTTTTTCTCTTTTCTGATCCATTGGATCATTGTATTGAATAAAATAAATGAACATAATTATAATTAAACCAATAATTGGTATGTAAACAAATTCAAGATTATCACTCAATAGAATATATAATACTGTTATGTAAATAAAAAATCGTGTTAATGAATTTAGAATTTCTATCTTACTCATATTACCTGTTGGAATTATTTTGTAATAATTACTAGATGAAAATAAAATACTTGGATCTTCTAACCAAAATTTATCACTTTTGAAAGCACCAATCGTTTTCAAATTTGGATTATCTATCACTTCGTTAACATATTCTTTATAGAGTTTTTGATCGATTGAACCATCTAAAAACTGTTCATAGAGTACTGGATTGTTATATACGTTTCCATAAATATTATGATTACCAATATCTACTAAAAGTTCTCGTTTTGGTGGCATCAAAATCGCATCATCTAAAACTGTTGCATTAACTGTTGCATCTGACGAAATTGCCTTGTTCAAAACTGGATCATTTAATAAATTCATAGGATTTTTTTTCGATTCATATATCGAAGTATCCATTATTGCATCAGCGTCAGCATCATTAAGAGCAGCCATATCCAATAATACAAAGTTATTATTAGATGCAAATTTTGGTCTAAACGGATCATCGAGATTAAATCGTTTATCAAAAACATTCATTTTGCCAAAAGAATTTGGAGAATAATCGATCGTATCGCTTACACTCATGATTATATTAGTTATATAAATAATTAATATAATTTGGTTTATTTTTTTTTTATGAGTCCATATTTTCCATCTGATAATGGAACAAGTTTATCTCCATTTGATAATGTAATGATTTTGTCATCAGATTGATTTTGATTTTCTGAAATTGTATTGGATTGTTGCATTAATCCCATTTGTTGCATCATTTGAAAAATTTTGAATAATTGTTGAACTTGTTCAGATGATGGTAATGAATTGTTTGTAATTGTTGGTGTTTGGAGTTGTGTCGGTGATATTTGTGATTGGATAGGTTGTGTTGTCATTCCTTGATTCATCATTATATTATTTTGCATTTGTTGTTGCAACATTTGTTGTTGTAATAGCTGTTGTTGTTGTAATTGAAGTACCCTATTTTGTACAATCTGATTTAACATAGTGGGATTATTCATGAATTGTTGACCCATCATCGGATTTGTTGTCATAAAATTATTAATGATATCTTGTCGTACTTGTTGTGGATTTATTGGCTGCATCATATTTACTATCGGATTCATTTGTGGTTGATTCATTTGTGGTTGATTTAATGATATGTTTTTTAAATTATTTTGTGTTATAACATATTGTTCACCAGATTTTATTTTCATTTCTATTTCTCGCGGTTCGACTTCATTGAAAGATCCAAGTTGATTACCCATATAATATATGCTAAAATGTGGAAGATTAAAAGAATTTGAAACTAATTTACTTTCTCCTTCAAAATGATCCATATCTACAATGCAAAATATGGAAGTAATATGATTAATTGCTGATTTTTCAAATGAATTTCGAGCAGTTCGACATTGAGGATTACTTTTTGAAAATAACATAATAATTATTAACTTATCACGCATTTGCTCAAAAATTTTATTCAAATTATCAGCATCTTTAAATATAATCAAATTATTCATCAATGAATTATATTATTTTTTAGGTTTTATATTGGTATAAATTAACACACAATTTAATATTTATCATTAGATATTAATCTCATAATAAATAATTAATCCATATCTGGAATATATGCTTTTATTTCTTCGAATCCTTCATGACCAACAAGATTTTCTATTTTGTCTACTATTTGATTTTCATCACCATTAGTTACATCCATGACTGCTCCAACTATTTCTTTTAATTCATTGGGAATATCATTATTATTTGGATCACTAATGAGTTCCTTGAAGACATCAGTTAAAGCACCCAATGTGCCTCTAAATCCCTCTGGATCATTTTGAAAATCAGTTTGTACTTCATTAGAAACATGTTGTGCTATTCCCATTACACTTTGTATAATATTGCCTTTTGTAAAATCTATTTCTCCCATCTTACCAGATATAGCATCGATCATTTTATTCATGGAAATATTATCGCCTAAACCTTTCTTTTGAAATAATCCCTTTATTTCTTGTCTAGCTTCTCCAAGACTTTTATCATTTATACCAGTTTTTAATAATTTACTGTTCAAAAACTTATCCAATGACATTATTTTGTTAACTTTTGTTTCTTCTTCTAAATCAGAGATTTTTAATAACACTTTTTCTAAATTTAAAAATGCATCTTTTGATACCTCTTCATGTAATGAAGTGGGATTTTTTGTATTCGAAATTAATATTTGCGATATATAAAAAAGCAACCGAACATGTTGCCATAATAATTCTTGATAACAACCCTCTTTTAACATAAAAGTCATCGGAATACCAGTAATAATATGAAATTTATCCTTTTCTGCCCAGATAATCATTTCATCTAAAGAATCATTTGATATCGATGAATGTACTTTGTATCGTAAAATGTTTGCTTGATGATTCTTTATTTTGACATCTAAAGGGTTATAATCATCGTCAAGTTTAAGGATTAAATTCAATCGTTTCAAACATTTCCTAACTAATGATTGATCATTATCGGATATCTTTTTTGTGGTTTCTATAGTCTTAAATTTATTGAATATCTTTATAGATTTTTCCAATATATCTTCATTGGTAGTCCCTTTATTTGCATAAATTCCAATTTTTAAAAAATATGTTAAATATTCTACAAATGTACCATTAGTAATAATTTGTTCCATTATATATTAATATAACAATCGAGATATTTTTATATTATCGCAATGATAAAATTGATTTATAAAAATATACATGAGAATAAGTAGTCATTAAAATAATTTGTTCTTTTACCCTTTTCTTATTTTCCTTATTTAATATTTTCCACAATTGTTTGAAATTTTCAGATCGAATTAGATTAAATTCATTTCCATCTTTTAATTTTGTATCTGGAATATCCATATCCAAAAATAGATTTTCCTGTTCGGCATATATATGAGGAGCGAATTCTAAAATAATCATTGCAAATTTATCAATTGGCAATTTTGTATTTATTCTAATCGTATTTTCAAATAATGCGAGATAGGCAGCTATTCCATATTTACGTTCTTTATTAATTTCTTTAGTTATTTTGACTAATGTATCAAAAAAATCTAAAGTTTCTTGATTAAATAATTGTATAATCTCTTCAAGTGACATTTCATTAGCCATTTCCATAATCATCTGGTTCGTATTTTTTTCTACTTGTGATAGGGCAGTAATAACTTTATCAATTTGCTCTGACATGTTGATTGATTAATATAATGTAATTCTTATATTAATCAATTAATAAATTAAGCGCTTTATTATCATCTAATTGAATAATTTTATGATTGTTAATTATATAGTTTCTAATCTATCAACTCTTGTTGGATATCCCCCTCTTGGCATATTGTCTTTCCAAATAATATGTCTGGTATCTTGGGGATCGAATGGTAGCATCTGAAATCGATTAACTTCACGTTCGGTCAATTCTCTTTGACCTGGTGTATGAGTCATTTCTCTTTGTAAAAGAGATGATTCTACATTAACGTTGCGTTGATCACCAGGAAATTTTTCCCAATAAAGATTATCGGACAAACCTAATTCATTCATCATATTAGAATTATTATCGTACGGACCTACATATGTAGGTTTCATCAATGATCCAAGTTCATTTTGTTTTGCACCATATTCATATGGATTGAAATATGAACAGTTATCAAAATTTTCAATTTGTGCTGACTTTTTTCCTAATCTAGTTGCTGTTTGATTTGGTATATTATGTGTTGACATATTCTCAATTGGATTATATAGATCATTTATCCTATTTGAATTTTGTTGTTTTGATATTTTATCATTTTGATGCATCATATGAGTTTTTGGTCGAACAGATAATTTGTGATTTATTCCTGTCCCAGGACCATAACCATTACGAAACTCTGATAAAACTGGAACATAATCAGATGATAATCCTCTTTCGGGATGTGGAGGAAAATCTTTTGGGATTTCTAATATTCCTGATGGAAGTGGATTTTCGATATCTCTTGAAAATGGATATGAACCATAATTATTATCATTAACGTGAGGATTTATGGGTTCTTTCGCTGTCATTTCTCTGAGAATTCTTGATTTTGCAATTGAATCTCCATAAGAAGTACAATATTTGAGATTCGATGGTACAGCTGTTTTATTTATTTTTTTTATTTTTAATTGTTCCAAATATGTTTGAATATAACTTATATCACGTGGTGTAAGATCTTCAATTGGATTTTTACTGTGTTTATTTATCTCTCTAGCTAAATAATTTACAACTTTTTGTCCTTCTGAATTTAATGTTAATTTGGGTTTTTCAACTGATTCCGAATAATTCATTATATATATTGTGAATGTAATATTTTTAGTAAGATCATTGCATTCAAAAGTATTATAAAAGTATCTTATTTGGTTCTATCATATAATGGATTATTCAAAACAATTAGAATATTATAATTATGTCAAAAATCAAAAAGAGAACTATATTGATCTAACTAAAGGACTTGAATCAACAAATGATTCAATTTATTTATTAGCGAATAGAATTTTTAATCAAAAATTAAATAATTTGGATTCTAATCTTAGTTACATATTTATTGATGATATGGAAGTTGCAGATTTATTTTGTGCATTGATCGAATTAACTCTTTATGGTTTGAATATTTTGATTGATGGTGCACAAATATTCAATTTGCACGATATTACTGATGATATTATAAATGTCATAAAAAGTTATCTCAAATCAACTGGATTTAAAATGAATATTAATGAGATAGAAACTGATGAATTAAATAATTTATATGGGGACAATAATGATTATTATTGTCGTATAATGAATAAACCACAATCATTTCTACACGAACATAAAAATTGGGTTATTCTTGATTATCATATTCTAGTGAATCCAAAATTTAATTTTACTTCACACACAAAATTAGAAAATTTTGTTGCTTTTTTTATGAATAAAGATAATAAAATTTTTACAATTACTTATAATTTTTTAATTAGGAATATTTGAAGATAAATATTTTTCTTCTCTAAATGATTCGTTTAAAATACCTCTTCGTAAAATATAATAAATATGTATAAACTAAATGAATAACGTAAATGTATTATTTTACAGTAATCATTGTGAACCATCTAGATTGTTATTGTCAATGATGAATAATGAAAATATAACAAGATTTTTTTTCTTAATATGCACTGATAATAATAAAAATATTCCTCCTCAAATTACAATTACTCCGACAATTGTTATTAGAGGAGTATCATCTCCATATATTGCTGGAGATGCATTTGTATGGCTTTCAAAAATAAAACAATGGAAAGTGCATAGAAATTTACAAAAAATGTCTACAATGCAACAAAAATATATCACCGATATGAATAGTAATCTCGTTGGTGATAATATTTATCATGGTTTCAGTAAGGAAGAAATGAATGGCATGTCTGATATGTTTGCATATTTGTCAACAGATGAAGCAATACAACATTCTTATTTCGATTATAGTAAGATAGGGCAAGAAAATATTATTACTCCACCAAATGAGGACGAAAAATTCCTTCGTATTAATGAAAATAAACATAAACAATTAAAAAATATATTAGAATCAGAGCGTTATAAACAGGATGAAGCCTTTAAGCAGACTATTGAAAACTTTAAAAAAGTGGTAAATAATAATCCAGATATTTATCTGAAATAAAAAATTGAAAAAAAAATTTTTACTTATATTACTGAATAAATGAAACTCCAACATAAATTAAAGAATAATGAACAGAACGATGAATTGGAGACGTTTACTCAATGAAACAAAACTTATAAATGAGTCTAAAGAGACAGATTCTGATATGTATTGTATTCAAAAATTTGATCGAACTATTTATAATTGGAAAGCAGTTATATATGGACCAGAAAAAAGTTTATACGATGGATATAGTTTTGAACTTGATATTTTGTTACCCCAAAATTACCCGGAAAAACCACCTATTGTTAAATTTTACACTCCAATCCTCCATGTTAATGTTAATAACGAAGGTGATATTTGTTTGGATATTTTAAAAAATGAATGGAAATCATCATTAAACATATGTGTTATTCTAAAATCAATAGTATCGTTATTAGCAGATCCAAATCCAGAAGATCCATTTAATCCAGAACTTGCCAGTCTTTATAAATTAGATTATAAACAATATGTTGAAAACATTAACCAACATTGTATAAAATATGCAAAGTTAAAAAATTTAAGAAACCTAAGCGATTAATTTAATATTTAGATAGAAATAATAAATTAATCATACATTTTACATTTATCGGATTGCAAAATTATATCTAGGAACGCGTTTTTCTTCTATGTAATATCCATTTCCTTGTCCATCACAAATGTGTGGATTAGGTACAGTATATCCAGGATTTGATGGTAATTTCATATTAGTTGTTATGACTGCATTTTCACCAAAATGTCCACGTTCACATGCATATGGAGTAATATGAGGAGCCACTCTTGGATCTCGTGTTAACAAACATCCATTGGGTGCACAAAATGGATGTTTTGCTTGATCACATTTACTAGATAATTTATCTATTCCCCACAAACTAGATTCTACATCAACTAATAATGCAGCATTGGGAGGATATTCTTTGGAAGGTTTGCAAATATTGCGACAATTAACATATTTTGTTATATCTAATGTTAATTCTAGTGGATCAGTACTTTGTTTTGTATCTTGTTGTAATGCACAACCATCATATCTTAAACGCGTGAATCTTCCGGCCATAGTCTTATAATATAATCGAAGATTTTAATGCAAATATTCATTCATTTTTATATCATATCCAAATAATTATTAAAAAATATGTAAATAAGTTTAACATGTTTTTTAATAATTAATTATATTATTGTTTCAAAATTTTGTGGAAGAATTTTAACATTTTTTGATCCCATTTTTACATTCGATCCCAAATTATTAATAGAGTCAATTTTTTGCATTTCATCTATATTTTCCGATTCATTAACTACAATAAAATTAATTGCTGAACCTTTTTTACCAAATCTTCCACATCTCCCAATTCTATGTGTATAAATTGAAATTTCGTTTGGCATATCAAAATTAATTACTAAATTAATGGAAGTGATATCAATTCCTCTACTTAACACATCTGTTGCTATTAAAATTCTATATTTTCCCTTCAAAAATTCGTCAATTACTTCTCTCCTTTTTGCTTCAAGGAGATCTCCATGAAATATTGTTGAATCGAATGGTATTTTGCATTTTAAAAGTTCTTCTTGCACTTTCATTGCATTTATTTTGGTATTAACGAAGACAATACAACTTGCGAATCTAATTCTAGAAAGAATATCTTGTAAGGATATAATTTTATCATGATATGTTTTAAATGATACATAATATTGTGAAATACCATCTAATAAATTATCATTTATATCAAGTAAACAGATTAATGGTTCTCCTATCTTATCCACAATATTTCCATCAGAAGAATATCGGAAATAAGATTTTGCTACTGAAACAGATTTTTGTGTAATTGTTGCAGAAAAAAATACACGTTGACACCCATATTTTTGTTTAATTGGATCAAATTGTGGAATTGTTTCTATTATATATTTTAATTGATCGCTAGTGTTCATATGATCATTTTTTCGCGAATTTGAAACAACTATTTGATCAAATTCATCATTGCAAAAAACTTTCAAATAATTAGTATTTATAAATTTCTTCTTAATAAAATCATGTATTTTACCAATAGTTCCAACAATTACTTGTGCCCCTTTGGCTTCATCAATTTGTTCTCTTAGAGATTTATCTGCAGATTTAGATATAAAACTACCTCTATTAATCGAATCTTGATCTTTTTTTATACCAACGCATAAAACTACTCGCGTTTTTTCTGGCAACAGATTACGAATTATATCATATATTTGTTTAGCTATTTCATGTGAACTGGTGATTACAAGTATTTGTAATGTATCATTATTTGGATCAAACGAATAGCATATTCCAATACAAAATGCTAATGTTTTCCCAGTTCCTGCTTTAAATTGAACTAAAGTATCCCTTCTTTGAATTAAAGGAATTATAGAAATAGATTGTACTGTTGAAGGCTTTTCGAATCCGATTCGCCATATATTCTTTACAATGTTTCGAATTAATTCATTTTTTTTGCTCGCGACTTCCATAAAATATTCTTCATTTGACATGTCAGATGAATTATCTATATACAATGCATCTGCCATCGCATCTGTATTACTTAAAATAATTTCATTTATTTTATTTTGATTTTTCGAATCCGGCATTTTTAACAAAAAATTACCATTTTCATAATGTAAAAAGAGATGTTCAAAAGATGTTAATAAATGTAACTCTTCAGATGAATAATTAATATTGCATTTTAATCCACCTATTTCGTGAATATAAAAACTTTTTATATCGCTCATGTCGTATTTTTTTATATGTAATTAATCTTTAAATTATCCAAATCAAGGAATATAAATAACATAATATAGTATGGCATTAAGTTCTAGTCGTTAAAAAATCAATTTTTATGATGTATATGGAGCATAATTACAATTCGAATTTACCACACAATTTTTTACCTTACCTAATCGTTCAGTTGGTAATAAATCTCTTTGATTAAAAGGAACTTGCCATATAGCTCGATGATCATCCTTAGCCTGAAGGCGTGTATTTACCTCAAAATTCTCAAATATTTGACATTGTGGGTCTTGAAGTGGATAATCAAATCGTAAATCACGAACTGTGAGACCTCTAATATCATAAGCAGGATGTGTATATCTTGTATATTCGGATTCGAGTTCATCTGAACAATCAACGTGAGAATATAGTTTGTATCCAGATATGGGATCTGGAATTTGTTGTTTATTTGATTTTGTACTTATTTTACTAACTCCTCTTAAGATGGAATCTACGTCAATTTGTTCTCCAATAGAATCAGATGCTTGAGCTCCAGCTCTTGGTCCATATGGAGCAAAACATCGTTTACAATTAATTCCATAATTAGGATCCAATCGATATAACATTGGATCAGTACTTCTAATTAATTCTTCATCATATGCCTCCTTATCATATCTCAATCTGGTGAATCTTCCTGACATTGAATTATATATTAATATTCGATAAAAAATTGATCAAATAAATTAAATATCATATGTAAATATTTATAATAATTTGAAAAAATAATATTTTGATTACAAAAATTAATATTTTATTAATTTTTACAATTATTGTTCCAATCCAAAAAGACTCCTTCTCAAATCACTAATATTTTTTTCTAAAACAATATTTGTTATTTTATTCAGTAAAGGATCCGTGTTGAAATTTGTAAAAATATTATTGTCAAATTCTGGATAATATTCATACAAATTGTTAAGTGTTTTTATCATTAAAGTATCTTCATTATGTATATTGATTTCAACTTTCTCAAAAAGTTTATTGATTAAATCGATTGGAATTAAAATAGGACTATCTATACCAATTGCCCAACATAATTTATCGATAAATATAAAAAATGAGGATCCAGAATATCTTAATTTAAATATTTTCCTAATTATCAAAAAAGTATTGTTTATTTTAGAATCAATAATATTCATTGATAAAATGAGATTATTTGTAGTTTCTACTAAATTTATCGCTTTCTTTAAAATTATTTGATCTGAACATACATTAAATATAAATTCTAATATCATTCGCATATTTGAATATATGAATATAATCGATGAAGTATACAAATATAAATGTGAATAAATTATTTTATTATGTTGAGTTGACAAATCATAAAATGTCATAAATGCTAATATTATTGGTAAAGCACATTGAAAAATAATATTCCTAAACCAAAACCAAAATTTATATTGATGAATAATAATTGGGATATGTATTGTCATCTTTAAATTTATTCTAAAAAATAGTAGATATATTATTTTAAAATAATTTATTTTCAGTTTTTTTGTTTAATCAGTTATATAGAATGGAAAATCTAGCATTATCTTATATATTAATAATATGGAATTAGCATTATTAGCAGGAGTTGGATTATTTGGATATTATCTAAACATTAATGATAATTCTAAAAAAGTAGAACCTACTGCCAAGATTTTAGTTAATGAAATTCCGAATGGTTTTGATATTTATAATGATAATCACTTAAGTGTTGCAGAGGAAAAAGAACGCAATCTTGCAAAAATATCCTATCATAAGAGTCAATATCCACAAAAAACAAATATTATTCCTAATTATTATAATCAATTAGGACCACTTTTGAATATGACAAAATTTAACGATAAAATTAAATATGATAAAGTAGAAACACTTTACAATATTAATGATGATTTAGACGATATATATAGTGATTTGACTTCAAATAATGAAGTACCAGCAGATGCTAATAAAATATTTAAATCTACTATGTTTGATAGAGATAAAATGTATCTAAACGATGAATATGAAGAATTTCATTATAAGCACAAATTAAAACCTGTTCAAATACCTGGTTTGGAAAGAAAAAATATAGATCCAGTTTTCACAAAATCACCAACCAATAGAGTAGAAGCATTTCGAAATTTAGATACTAACAAAAAAAAAATACCACATAGTACAAAATTACATGGAGAAACAAAATTAAGTGTTTTAGATAAATTTCAAAATAGTCAGGATAATAATTTATTAGATGTGAGTGAGAATATAACAGATAACGCGGATTCTATACGTAGAATATTAAGAGAAGATGTAACTGGACAAACTGGAACATGTAAACGTAAACAAACACCATATGATGATACTAAAGCTAAACGTTTGATTGGTGTTACACCAGATATGCATACAATATTAGTTGATGATGATACAGCTAAATTTCCAACATTTAGAGAAAAACAAGATGAACCTATGATTGCTACAAACTATCCATCATATTTAGCACAATTTGAATTACAAACATTTGATTCAAATGGTTTACCCTCAGCTCCGAATGATATATATCAAACTTCAGATAAAGTTAAATTATCTGATCTCGAAAGACAATTAGCCTATAAAGGAGGATGGACACAATATGATCAAAATGGAAGTATGGTTTATGGAGTCGTATCTGAAAATCAATTAACACATGATAATATGGTTCCTTTTTTCAATCAAAAATATGGATACGGATCAAATGATTTACAAAATGAATTTACAATGAATTTCAAAAATGAATTATTTACGGGTAATTTGAAAACGACTTGGAATAAGAAACAGGAAATCAGACCATTTTTTACTCCAGTAGCTGATCTTTCATATATATATGGATCACCTGTAAGATCAGAAGAAGAAGAATCGAGATATATTCCATCTCTCTATCGACAAAATGAAAAATTATTCGATGAAATAAGAGTTACACCTGGATTGAATTTAGGATATAATGAAATAGGTACTCAAGGATATGTTGATATGTACAGATCCTTGCCAAAAACAGTGGATGAATTGAGAATACGAACAAAACCAAAAATAACCTATGAAGGAAGAATTATTGATGGACTCAAGGGAAATGAAAGACCAGTACAAGCACCAGTGGTTTCATATAGACCAGATGGATTTAAAATTACGACAGAAGAAGATTATCTTCCAACAAATGATGTTAATTCTGGTCCAAGATCTAGAGAAAATTTCATCATGAAAGAAACGGATCGCTCTGAACAAAATATGGAATATACTGGAGGTGCATTTAATAAAGAAGAAGCAATTGATCAAACAAAACCAGAATACATGCGTGAAAAATATAAATATTCCGATAGACAAAATTTTACCCTACCAAAACCATTGCAAAAATTCGCAAAAGATGAATCAAAATTTAATCCCAATATTAAATCATATGATTTACCTTTCACAACTAGATCACAAACAAGTGAAAATGATTATGTTGGTATCGCTAATACACATTCACGTGCTTATACTGATATATCAGATGAAGCTAAGATAACTATCAAAGAATTGAATCCTGTTGAACCATATAAATATACATATATGAAACCAAATACAATGAGAGGTACTACAATTATGATGGATGATGCGAAAACTACAGTACGTGAAATTACTTCCGAAAATCAACTCAATCCTAATGCGATTAGTTTAAATACACAACAAAAAGTTTATTATTCTGATGTACCAAAAGTCACGATTCGAGAAACAGTTTGTGATCCCATTGAACCCTCTAATATTAATAAACAAAATAATGTATATGCTAATTGGACAGATAATCCACGAATGACTCTTAAAGAAACTACTGTTGAAATGCCTGTAAATACTCAAATTTTGGCAATTGGGCAAGGACAAGGTAGTGTTCATCCACAAGATATTGCAAAAACAACTATCCGAGAGAATAGTGTACAAATACCATATCAAACTTTTGTAAATCCAATCAATCAATCTCAAGGCACTATGTCCTATCAAGATAATGCAAAAACGACTTTACGAGAAGGAACATCTCAAATATCTTATGAAACATTCATTTCCCCAATCGATCAATCACAAGGTCCTACTCCATATCAAGATATTACACGTACAACCATTAAAGAAGGAACTGTTCAAATACCACATAAAACATTTATTAAACCCATTAATCAATCACAAGGGAAAATACATCCTCAAGATATTATGAAAACTACCCTAAAAGAAAAAACGTCACAAAATCCCAATCAAACTTTCATAAAATCAATAAATCAATCACAAGGATCAACTCGTTATCAAGATATTGCAAAAACAACGATTCGTGAAGATACTTCGCAAATTCCATATAATACATTTATGAAACCTATTAATCAATCAAATGTTATTCCTTATCAAGATGTTGCAAAAACAACAATCAGAGAAGGAACAGTTAATATTCCAAATCAAACAAATATAAAATCTATCAATAAATCACCTGGTTCTACACAATACCAAGATATTGCGAAAACGACAATTCGTGAAGGAACTATCCAAATTCCATATAATGTAAATGTAACTGCGATCAATCAATCACAAGGACAAGGAAATTCATTCAATTGGAAATCACTTAGACCAACAATAAAAGAAAATACTATACAAATACCCTATCAAACTAATGTAACTGCTGTTGATCAATCTAGAATAACTGCACAATATCAAGATGTTGCAAAGGCTACTATTAAAGAAATCACTGAAGAAAATCAATATAATTCTAACACAAATGGAATTACATTCAAACAAGGTCAAGCATCTACATTTGATAGGAAACCTTTACGAAATACTATAAAAGAAACCACTATTCAAAATGATATTATTTCTGGACCTACTAGTGACACTTATTCGAAAGGTTATGGTTATATTGCAGAATCAATGTTTGCTCCCAATACAAATAAACAATTTACATCACAAGAAGTTTACATACAACCAGCACAAGGTGATATTATGAATAGATTATATAATGATGCATATAATGCAGTTATGGATGATAGAAAAGATATTTTACATTGGTATCATCCTCCAACAGCAAGTGGAGTAAATTTAGGTCCAATAAAAGAACAATTAAATGTTGTTCTAAAAAATGATGATAATAAAATGTCTGATCCATTTGTAGGATATAGTGTTAATAATAATCTAGATAGATTAAAAACGGAAGGATCTGTAAATAGTCCAAAATTAGATGTACCTAATAGTATGTATGTTGATCCGAAAATTTTAATGCAATTAAATGCCAATCCATATAATATACCATATTTTGGAACTAATTACAATTAAAATTAATTTTAATCAATAATGATATATAATTGATTAAAATTATTTTTCTTCTTTTTGTCTAAAAAAATTAAATAATTCCTTTTTAACTTCTTCTGGATCCAAATCAATTATTTGAATCTGTTTTTTATATTTCGTTAAAATTCGCATAATATATTCATATGAACTTATAATTTGTGTTAAGTTTTTTGCACCAGTAATAATAATTGCTCCCGTTTGGAAAACAAATATGGATGGTTTACTAATCTCATCATATTTATATTTTATATTTACACATGAATGTCCTCCATTTGGCTTATATATGCATTCTATGTAACCAAATTCGATATCTTTTGTTCCTCTTTTATGTTTATGTTTGATAATATGTGCGAGCTGTTTCCTATCTATTTTATATTCTAATTTTAAATTAGAATTTATCATTCTTACTTTTATGTCAAAAATACCAATTTTATCCGGAGATTCAACATATTGAATTAATTTTTTAGTTTCTTTTTTAGTGACTATTGTTTTGCCTTCTCTAAGAATTCTGATCAAAGTAGATGTTACATTATTAAAATCATCCATATCTTTACAACCAGTTATTTGTAAAGAACCATTTTTAAATACCTTTATATTCAAATAATTTCTAATTGGATTATTGATTGGTTTCATTAAAATTGTTACTTGATTAAAAAAATTTTTAGTACTTTGTTTTTTCTTATTTTTTAAGAATACGATTGTTCTATTCGTAGCTGGATCTTTCCTATTACCGAATTTGATACTAACAATTTCATCCTTTTTAAGTATAACTTCTTTTGCAAACTTATCAATATCAACTAATGTATTTAATTTACAATTTAATGTAATTGTAGATATTGTAATTTTGTGATCTGATAGAAATTTTTTTGCTTCTAAATAAGATTTCAATGCATCTTTATCTGCTAACATCTCTGGTGATTCATAATTTTTCTTCCCTAAAATTGTTCTAAATGTATTGGAATCTTTTTGTATTTTCTGTTCATTATATTTTTCTGATTTAAAAATATTAAATCCATTTTTGATATCTTTTTTACTCATTTACTAAATAACACCATATTTAGATTTATTTTTATATATCATTTAAATATCAAATTTTTTGGATATTTAAATATTTGCTATAATTAGTAATATGGATTTGATTACAGATACAGAAGCGACATATGATAAATCGATTAATTTTTCTAGTGTCAAGAAAGAAAATGTAACACAAAAAGGTGGTGATGATAAATCGATGGAAGCAAGTAATGTATTAATTGATGATGAAACACTTACAATTGGAGGGGCTTATAATAAATTATGTAATATTGTCAAAAATACTAATTTTATTTCGGAAAAGATTATTAATGAAAGGAGACGTAGAAATGATGAAAAATACTGATAAATACACATATTTATTCACAACAGAAGGATAAGATAAGATATAAAAATTTATAATCCTAAGAAAATATAAATGATTATAATTTCTTGGGATGTTGGTGTAATTCATCTTGCATATTGTGTTATCAAATATGAATTAAATATGAATACAAACCAATATACATATGAAATTTTGGATTGGGATAACATTAATTTACTTGATGATGATCGATTAGAATTGAAATGTTGTGGTATACAAAAAGCAAAACATAATATATGTGATAAGAAGGCAACATTTCATCTTAATTTGAATAATAAAGAATTTGGATTTTGCAAACTTCATTTGAATCAATCTAAAAAATATTGGTCATTAGATAAGACTATGAAACTTTTCTCTCCAATCAAAACGAGTGATAAATGCACATATATTGGAAAGAATCAAGTATGCGACAAAAATGCAAAAATGCAATATCAAAAAGAAACTTTTTGTACATCGCATTACAAATTAAAATTAAACAGTAAAATAAAAGAATTAAGTCCAAAACCCATTAATAATATTATTGTTAAAAAATATCCAACATCACAATTGCAAATGAATTTAATAAATAAATTGGATGAATTGCTTGAACATTTTAAGTTATTAGAAATTGAAGAAATAATAATAGAGAATCAACCATCATATAAAAATCCAAAAATGAAATCAATTGCATGCACATTATTTGATTATTTTTTAATAAAAGGATTCGCTGATAAACTAATTAATATCAAACTAGTTAGATATATGTGTCCGAGTAATAAATTAATGGTTGATAAACATAATACACTCGGAGTTTTTAAGAAAAATAAAGATTTTACTAAAAAATATAAATTAACTAAAGAATTAGGTATTAAATACACGAAACAACTATTGATTAATCATCCAAATCAACTTGAATTTCTAGAATTATTTAAGAAGAAAGATGATTTATGTGATTCTTTTTTACAAGGTCTCTATTATCTAACATATATTAAAAAATTCTAATCATCATCTATATCTATTTTCATTGATGAAATAATTGATCCCTTTTTAGAAAGAGGTTTTGATCTTTCTAAAACATATTCTTTATTTTCATCAGTATTATTAATATTGTGTTCTTCAACAATGGAATGAATTGGTTTAATTGGTGGAGTAAAGACAATATAATTTTTTGGAATTGTAAAACTTTTTCTAAATTCTTCAATTGAAATACCATCTTCACTAAAATCTTCCAAAATTTCCCTAGGAGGAGCTTCTTTTATTGATACAATATTATCATATTTCAAATTGTGCATTTCTTTATACATCTTAAAGACCAAAGTTTTTCTCATATGAATTTTGGAATCTTTTAAAAAATACAGATTATAGGCTAATGCACAATTAAAACTACAAAAACATCCTCTAACATGATAGGTTTCATTGTGAAATAATTCTGGAAGGAAACAAGGTAAGTGATCAAAAGGATGACAATCCCACCAACATTTCAAATGAGTTTTTTCAATTGATACTTTTTTTCCTTTTGCTGAAATTATATTTAGTTTATTAATATATATTTTATATATTTTATCTGTTTTATTTTGCCTTTCGTATTTTTCTAATTTTTTCCTTAATTCCATAATTATTTTTTCATTTCTTGTACATTTATTACAAATGGTATCTTTAGGAATATCATTTTTAAACATTCCATCAGATAAATCATCTTCATTGTTTGATTTATTTGATTCATTATTTTTTATTTCAGATGATGTAGTTTTTAATTTCAATTTGGAAGGGTTGATATTAAGTCTTACAATCATAGCAGGTTCATTATGAAGAGTATTTGTTTCTGTAATTTCTTTTCTAACTTGTTCATTATCATTTTCAATAATCTTTTTTGGACGCCTCCCTCTCTTCTTCGGTATTACTTTTGATCCACTATTTGTTTTTTTCATATTGTTTGATATAATGGTTGATTTGTTATCATTATTATTCAAAATATCAATTTTTCCTGACATTTTCATAAACTAAATAATAGACTAATCATTTATATTCTTATAACATTTCCCTTTTTACTGATACTTTTGGTTATATCTGATAAAGAATTTGTTTTTTTCCTAATATTTGTCGATTTCACAGAATTATTTGATTTGGGTGTTTTTTTTGCAGATCCAATATTTTTGATATTAGTGATAGATGTGGATATGATATCCTCTGCATCAATAGTTTCAAGTGAATCATATAAATTTGTATATTCATTTTTATTCATTTTATTTGTTAATGATTTGGACATTTTTCCTTCAGAACCCGTATTTTTTGGCGAATTACTCATCATAAAATTATTTTGAGATTTAATATCATTTTCTTTCTCAAATAAAAAGGCTTGAGTTTTTACATCATTATCTTTCTCAAATAATGGAGCTTGAGTTTTACTCGATAAAACTTGATTGATTGGTTTTAAATTACTCTTAATATCATTTGGAATTATATTGTTCACTTGTTCAATATGATTTTGTTGTTTTTGCATCTGTTCAAATTGAGTTCTAAACATCTCATTTTGCTTTCTTAATTGTTCTATATGAATATCTTGTTGTTTTGTAAGTAATTTTTTCTCTCTTTCAGTTATATTATCTTCTGAAGTTTTATTATGTTGTTTGATTGATTTCAGCAAATCTTTACTATTTGATGGAATATTTTTTACTTCATTTGATTCTCGATTCAATCCTCCATTCATTAATCCAGATAAAAGTTTATTTATAACATTTGGATTCTTTTTGATAGCATCGTTTGTTCCATTTATTCCGAATAAAGTTTGACTAATATGAAATGTTACACCACTAAGAATAATCATAAACAGTAATCTCAATTCAGGTGAAAATTTTCCCCCACGATCCTTGTATTTTTCATAGAGCTCTTCTAAAACTTCTGTATAATCATCAACATCCATCGCAATTTGTTTAGACCAATCTTTTAGTTTGAATTCAAATGGATCATATTTTTCATTCATAAATTCAATACCAGAAACAATATTTATAAGCATGCCTTTATAAAATTTAACTTGATTACTCTTATGCCTTCTTTCCTTGTGCATTTTTATTTCAGTTTCTATTTCATCTGGATCTGAATCAATAGTATATGGTTTACTAGGCTTAATATTATATTTTTCCACTAAATCTTGAAGCTCATAATATGCATCACGTGATCTTGCTCGTTTCTCTTCTGGAGTTTCTCGATATTCTTCCAAATTACCTATTAAATTTTCCGCTAATAATGGTCTTCTTGGTTCATCATTTCTATTGTCACTTTCCGATTTATCAATTTTTTTTTCGGATTTTACATCTATTTTCTTTTCGGATTTTACATCTATTTTCTTTTCGGATTTTACATCTATTTTCTTTTCAGATTTTTTGACAGATTTCGTTTCTATTTTTTCTGCATACATACTATTGTTACTTGAATTAGATTCAGTTGATGAATTATTTGACGATGATTCTGATTCTGAAGAGTCATCAAATTCATAATTTTCATCCGAATTATTTGAAGGAAGTTCTTGACTTGATAAAGATGATTTAGATGGAATAGATGGAATAGAATTTTCCTTTTTTGTGCTAGATTGTTTTTTATCCAATTTTTTTTTCATTGTTTCATATTCTGGTTTCATTGCTTCATTAAATTTTTCTTCGTTAACGTAAAAATCAATCATCATGTCTGTACTTTTGTCTGTTGGTAGTTTTTTTCCGCGATTTTTTCTCGAAGACATTTATTATCTATGAAATAGTACCAGAAAGTAATATCCTATATATTACGCAATGGATATTTCTATTTAATAAAAAAAATAGATAAATTTTATCGAGTGTATAGAATATTATATTATTATAATGTTTTCAAGTATTTCTGAAGCATGGGATCATGATCCAGTGATGGAAATAACAAATAAACTAAAAAATGATACTTTTAGTGATAGAAATGATATGTATAAATTTAAAAAACAAAAATACAATTTAAACAGTTTACAATGTCGAGGTCAATCCAAAGATAATCAAATAACATCATTAAGTTTAAGTGATGGAATTTTTCACTCATCACTCGATAAATCTGAAGATATAGATTTAGATTCACTAACTGGTTTCAACGCTCCAATTAATTTTAGTGATCATAGATTAAAAAAATCGGATAATTTTTCTGATTTCGATACTGTGGGCAATTCTAAATGTTCTTTTTCTGTAAAACATCTTAAAAAATGTCCAAGATGTTATCATAAATTAAAAGAAATGATAAATAAAAAAGTGGATTCAAAAACTAAAGATTTAATTCTAGATTATAAAATGAAACAAGTTCAAAATAATAAATCGCAATTTTCAAATATGACAAATACACAATCTGAATTATCCGAATCTTTTAAAGAAACATTAATAATTTTAATCGGAGCCTTCATTGCTTTATTATTAATATTTTTAATAACAAAGAGTCTATTTAGTAGAAATTAATAAAGATCATTTGCTCTACGCCAGTCAATCAAAACTAAATTAGGTTCAATGAATGATGTTTTCAAATTACTGTTTTCACTTGTTAATTTATTCATCATATAATTAGCACATGATTTTATATTGATTATTGGATAACCCATTCCAAACACAAAATTTGGAATTTCAAATATACAGACCAATTCACCTATTCCTGCAGTTAATTGTATTTTTTTTTTGCATCTCTTATACAATTTATCATAAGTTTCTTTTTTTAATTTTATCAAATTATCATGTTGTTTATACAAATCTATGTTTAGAGACATTTATATTATTATTGTAGATAATGATTTGTTCAATTCGAAACTGTTTTTTTCATGTCATATTTTATTATGGATTATAATTCTGATATTATAATTGTGTCCGAAGTAAATATTCATAAAATAAAAAAAAAATTTTGTGAAAATGATAAATTTATTATCGAATCTAAAAAAAATGATCTAAATTCAGATAAAAAAAGAGATACAATAAGGTATAGAAATTTAGTTCTTAGTGGAGGAAGCATAAGAGGAATATCACATATTGGTGCTCTTCATAAATTAATACAAGAAAAATTAATTAATTTAGATGAAATAAGAGTAATTGCTGGTACTTCAGCAGGCGCATTAATTGGATGTTTGTTAATTTTGAAATTTAATATAGATGAAATATGGGATTTGGTTAAGAATTTGAATATGAAACGATTGATAAATCCTGATTTATTAATGTTTTTAGAAGAATGTGGTATAGATAGAGGCGAAACAGTATTAAAATTTATCGAAGATGTCCTATATGCCAAAACTGGCATAAAAGATATTACCTTCATACAATTATATGAAAAAACAAATATAGAATATATTGTAGTTGGATCATGTCTTACAAGAAAGAAACCAGTTTATTTCAATCATATCAATACACCAAATACAAAAATTTCACTGGCTATTAGAATTTCTATCAGTATTCCTATTGTTTTCACCCCCATAAAAATGAACAATGAAATTTATGTAGATGGAGCAATTATAGATAATTATCCAATTCATCTTTTTGAGGGAAAAATGGAAGAAACAATTGGAATTTTAATAGATAATGAATATAATACTGATTATAATTATCCGGAAGAATATATTATGGCTATCATAAATTTATTACTTTACAATTATTATAATGAACGATGTACTAGATATGAAAAAAATACCATATATATTCAAAATATCATCGATATTTCACCTTTTAATTTTGGAATAGATAATCAAATCAAAGGATTATTGTATAAATCTGGAGTAGATGCTGTAGGAAGATTTATCAAAAAAATGAAAGAAGAATCAAAATAATTAATTTTTTTTAAATAATTAATTATTTTACCTCCAATTTTTATTTTTGGAATTTGACAATGTTTGTTCAGAATTCCTTTCTGCCATTAAAGTATCAAAACGTTTAGCAATATCATCCTCATCATCAAAAGTCAATTTGTCATCAATAACTATCCCCAATTGATCAAAGATACCATATCCAGCAGTATCATTTTTTTTAAAATCATTGTATTTCATTTTCTCAAATGATTTACCTTCTGAATCACGTTCATTCAATCGTGATTTAAGATCACGATAATAATCATCTCCAATAGCACCATGTTGATCAAAATAATCTACAGTATTGGTTAGATCATCCATATCTTTCTTTGATATTTTTTTAGTATTGCCAAAATTAATGGATCCTAATGTAGATCTTGATGTATCCAAACGATTGTTATCTTCAACATATATATTATCAAGATTATCAAATGAACTAAAATTTGCAACCGTTCCTAAATCGTTCCATGCTGAAGGAATTCCATTGTGAGGGACGATGGAATCTTCCTCTCTATTATGAACTTTGTCAAATATTTGATTGAATTTTTTTGGATCAAATGTACCATCTGCAAATAATCTATCATGTTTTAATTCTATATCTTGTACTGCTCTTAAGCGATTAACACTTTCTACTCTTTTTTTTGCATCATTTATATGAATTGTTAATTCATCAGTAGAATGATATCCATGTTTATTGTCGAGTATTTTCATTTGTTCTTCGAAAGATAATTTTTGTCGATCAGTTGCAGGAATATATTGACCAATTGATGTAGTATAATCCTCCGCTTGTTTTTTTAATCTAAAATAATCACCAACATTTTGTTTATTCAATGAAAGTTTGTGATTATATGCTGTTCTTTGTATTGGATCTTTTAAAATATCGTACGCGATTGTAATTAATTCATAAATTTCTGCAACGTCACTCCTTCCGGGATTTTTATCAGGATGACATAATTTTACCTTATGTAAATAAGCTTTTTGAATTTTCTCATCACAATTCTCTTGTTCACATACATTGATAGTTAAACCTAAAATAGAATAGAGATCAGGAACATTATCTTTTTGTTTATAATTTTCAACCATATTTATAATTCATAAATATGACTTTATTTTTAAATATCTAAACTTATATTTTCGAATCTGATAATATACTTAATAATGTCTAGGAATAAAACAATATTAAGAAAAATCGCAAAGCAACATAAATTACCATCAATTGATGAAGTTATGGAAAGAACAAATTATTATGATTTACAGATATTAGGAGATATAAATGCATCAATGAATAATGCTTTAGATCGATGTACGGATAGTTTAATCATAGAACTTGGTAAAAGGTTTCCGAATAAATCTAAAAATGAAATCAAAATAGCAGGTACACGCATATTAGAACTTGCACAACATAAAATGACAGAAAAATATCCTGCTGGTGAAGTATTAATTGGTAAAACATCATCAGATCCATATAAAAATAGTTTTACAAATTGGTTATTGATGATGAGATTAGTTCCTGAATTTCAATCGTTAGGAGATACTATTGGATATAAAAATGGTGAATGGGAATTTAATAAAGGTAATAATAATGTTGGACCAGAATATGCAAATGAAATGATATATGAATTTATTTCATTAGGCGGAATTAATGATTTAAGTATAGATAATTGGTTTGCTTCTGATGATACGATAATGTATCTTGGAACTTTTAACGTTTTAATAGATTTATATCCAACAATCAATGATTTTGGTACGAGATTGAGAGAAGTTTATTTAAAACTCCTTCCTCAAATGGAAAATCAACGTGGATTAGGTGAAACAATCAAAAGATCTCTTGATATTCAAAAAAACATTCTGTGGAATCAATTACCATATAATAGTATGGATATCGGTGCAGGTTCCTGTATGAGATCTGGTTGTATTGGTTTATTTTATCCCGGAAGAACCAATCGAGATTATTTAATATCACTCGCAATAGAATGTAGTCGTATTACACATAATTCGGCAATTGCTATTCTAGGAAGTGTAGCAACTGCATTATTTACGGCATATGCAGTGGAAAAAACATCCATTAATAAATGGCCACACAAATTTCTTAAAATATTGCGATCCGGAAAAATTGACAATTATATTAAACAAACCAGACCCAATGAATTTGCTTCTTTCTCTACAGATAAAATACTTTTTCAAGGACAATGGGAAAAATATATCAGTTTCCGTTTTTCCGGTTTAGTTCCTAAATTAGATATGAAATTTATGAAGAATCCAGTCACTAGGATAAAAACTCTATCTGAAAATTATAGTAAGGGACATATTGATTTTCCAGGATCTTGTGGAGATGATGCTGTAATAATGGCCTATGATGCTCTTTTAGAATGTGGAGGAACTATTGAAAAACTAATCATTTATAGTATGTTACATCATGGTGATTCTGATACAATAGGTTCAATTGCTATGAGTTGGTTCGGAATAGTTTTTTTCGATAAAAAAAATTTGAAAATAACTTCGGAAAATCGCCACAAATTAGAATTTCATAAAGAAATTAGTAATTTAAGTAAACTTGCTAATTTCACTCAATGTCCCTATATTTATAATTATGATCTTTTGTTACATTTCGCCTATCAATTTTTGAAAAATGCAGAATCTTATTTTTAATATTCTTTTATTGCTCTTGTAACAAATCCTAGTAAGTCTCCAACACTTCTATCTCCGGAATATTCTACATTTCTATTTGGTGTTACTAGGATAACAGTTGGGGATCCTGATATTCCATAATAAAAAGCGAGATCTTTATTTTGCGGATCAGTAGTGTCAACTGCTTTAACAGATATTATACTTACCGTTTCGAGTTTCTTTGCAATCTCATTCCATGCGGGTATGAATTTCTTTGCCCATCCACATTCAGGATCATAGAAATTATATAATGTAAAAGGTGTTTGTTTTATTCCATTATCATATAAAGTAGTTAATGGTTTATTTTCCATAGTTTCGATTGGTCTAATAAATTGTCTATTGTTATTCTCTCTTTTTATTTTTTCAGAACATTTACTAAAATGATATATGCCTATGGCAACAATTATTAAAATGATAACAATTATTATTATTTGTTTTTTCGAGAGATTCTTAAACATGTTTTTATATATATTATATGAATATTTGTTTAACAATCGTCATACATTTGGATTTGAAAATATTTTTACATGTTATCTTTTTGAATTTAATATTAATGGAATTACTATTATAAAGTTTGATATAGAATAGAAATATCCTTTTCTGTGGAATTAGTTTAAGTTTTTTTTCTTTTTTATAAATATATTCTAGACATGCAAAGAATAGCTAGAGGTGGTGTAGGGATTTCTGATTTCCATATCAGTGATATTTTGGGAAATAAATTAGTAGAATTTATCAAAATTGTGGATTCCTCTCAACAAAAATCATTATTAGCATTTACTTGTAGAAATAATAAAGTCTCTCGTCCACAAGGTGCAAATGATAAAGATTTACATCCACAGCTATTTCAATATTTGATAGCTTTGGGTGCAGCTTTAAGGGAAATTGAACATCCTTCTTATGAAGTATCTGAATCGGCTTCACAATTTACTTCAGAACTTAAAAAATATCTTAACGAGTTATTGACCTTTGATAAGGGCGACGAAATTAAATACATTTTGAATGGAATTAAACAGATACCTTTTGAAACTATTGCCCCTGGTCTAAATATTTCACAATCTACATTTGCATTTGCAAAATTAAAAGAAGGATCATCTTTTATACGTGCAATTCAATATATTGGATTATTTGTGATTAATCTTAATTATGATGGCGCGATAGATATGACTAAGTCAGGGATTGCATTTTATTTATATGGGTCTGATCCTCAATTCAGAAAGTTGGTTGATAAAGTAATTGATACATTGCACAATAATTTGGTATTTCATTCTAAAGTAACAAAAGAGGATATTCAAAAAAATGTTCTGAATGGATTATCAAGCATTGCAGGACATTTAACAAATAAGATTAAACATGTCAAAATAGAAAAGACTACGCTTTATAATGAATTGATCGCAGCAATTGACACTTTTGACGGTAAAACTTGGTTAAATTTATTATCTAAAGCGACAAATGACCCACCGAAAGCCGTGGCCATTGAGAATGCAATAATCCTTGCAATTGTCACAGTTAAGAACTATAGTGATCCAGGTAATAACATAGTGAATACCTACAAATTAACAGCTGACCAAATCGACAATTATATATTGAATGGTTTATTTAACATACCTTATTTGGATTCAAATCCTACTGAATTATTGTATGAAAATACTGCAACTGTGTCTAAGCCTAAACAAGAAAGTTTCTTTGGTGGAACAATGACAACAGATGATAATATCAGTCCAGAACAAATGCGTGGTAGTATCAATCCAAAACAAATGTATGGTGGTATCACTGACAACCAATTACGGGATGGAGTAGAACCGGATAAAGCTTATGTTAATTCCCTTTATAGTCCATTTATTTATTGTAATAATAATGCCGCTGATGGTTGGGATCGAATTCTTATTACGAAACTGGCACTACTAAACAACGTAAATGTAGCATCCACGATCATTCTTAAACCGGATCCAATTGCCGACTTCAAACAATTGTGTACTACTATTGACGCAACAATTGACCAATACGATTGGCCAGGAATTTTAACTCGTGCTATTGTTTTTGAATTGTTCACACAACGTGTTCTTTTAAAAGTAACAGATACGGATTTTAGTGCAGTGAATCTTTTATCACAAGTTAAAATAGCGTTAAAAAAAAGTGTTGAAAATTATTCATTGGTTTATAAAAGATTTCAAACAATACGTAATTTAATCTTAAATACACCAAAAGATTTGTTGCCATTTTTTTCAACTGGTTTTTTAAAACCAGTCCCTTCTAAATTAACTAAAGTTAAAAAAATCAATTTAAAAGATCCTGAAATCAAAAAATTCTATGAACAATTCATAGTTCAAAATAGTCATTTTTATGGTGATTTTTTCAATTTAGTAGAAATGAGTACCAATCAGACAGTAGATCTTCTCAAAGCACATGAAGATAATAATTATACTGATTATCGATTAAATGTTAAGACCTTCGTTAACAATAACGAATATCTGAGTTTGCAAAAGGGGGGACTTAGTTATAAAGATATTGTCATTCTAGCCAGAATCCCACCATATGATGACACAATTTATGGGGATTTATGGGTCAACTTTGAGAACAAAATAACAGCTGCAGACTTAGCGAATGCAGGTCCAGATGCAATAAGATTAATAGTAAGAGGAGTTTATAATCAAGATATAAACACAACAACAGTCAATTTTTTGGGGCTAGATATTCAAATTTTAGATCAAATTAATGCAACCATTAAATTTCCTAATTTCGAAATCAATTTCAATGAATATTATAAATTTTTGATTGATAGTTATCGTGATGGATTCCCAATTAGTGGTGAATGGAAAATGCATGAAGATAAATTGAGGATGAAATTATGGGCACGTGATTCTAAATGGAGGCGAGTTTCCGGTCCAGGGAAAGGTGAATTTGATGTATTTGTACAATTAGATTCAGATGATAATGTTTTACCAATGTCATATACTGATAACTGTGCATTTGTTACTAAAAATGCTAATGAATGTGCTAATTTCTTACGAGATTGTGCTCTTAATAAAGATAAAGAATTGGGAAACGAATGTGCAAAATTGATAAATGGTTCATTTACTATCGATATAGTTCCTAATCTTCTTGCTGAACAAATCCAAAAGATCAATCCTAAAGTTGCATATGCAATTTTGAAGAAATTTGGTTTTGGAGAAAAATTAGAAAAGACAGATGAATTTAATATTCCTGGTAGATATCTTAATAGATATATTATTGAATCTGTTGGTTCTTGGTTAAAGGCTTTACCATCATTAAAAAATACTATATACAGAGGTGTTAATGATTTTACTTTCGAAAGCATTGGAAAAAATAATGTTTTGTTAAAGTATTTTGAAGCACTTGTCGATTGGGTAAATGCTAATTCTCAAGTCCTGAATGAAGAAGAAGATGTCGATAATAAGGTTAGATATCGTGAACCAGAACTTAATAAATCTTTTGACCTTTATTGGCACCATGGACTTCCACGAAAAAGTACGCTTAATTCTGTTAAATGTCAAATTAATGGATTGGATAGGTTAAAAAGTTCTATTATAAATGATATTTCTGGTTCACGCGCAAATGGAATGATTTCAAATATAGCATTCACACCTGTGGGATTAAATATGCCATTAAATTTCTTGACGACAAATCCCTTAGTTTATCCTTCTGGATTAAATGTGATGAAAGGTGGTGAGTATCCTGATGTTATTGATCAACTCGCAACAATCAATCAGGCCACTGGATATAATCTGTTTAATCAAATATTTAACAATCTTCGTGCTGCTATGGAAGCAGGTGATGAAAATGGTTTTAAAATTAAATTCAATAAAGAATCACTTGCGGGAATTCAAACTAAACTTGAAAATTTCAGAGAACTTGAAATCGAATTACGTAAAAGTCTTGAACGTCTTATTATCAAAAATAGATTGTATAATGCTTCAAATGGAAAGATTGATGCATTTAGAGTTCCTGACGATAGATTAGATGAGGTATTGAAAAAACATTCGAATCTATTACATCTATCCAGTGTTTATAATACCAAAGCGTATAAAATTATTGATTTATTAAAAACACTTGCTAAAATTCATGAAGCAAAATTAGAAGAAAAATTAGAAAAAAAAAATAAATCGTCTTTATTACGTCCACCAACAATTAATTATCATTAAATTGTATAATTAAGTTATTATTTAATATGTATCACATATAAAATAATAATTTACATAAATGCTAACCCTCCGAGATTAAAAAATATGCGTAAAATATTGTAATTAATTGTGTAAGCCCTTACTTTACAAGTATTTTGAGTATTAATAACATTACCTAATCTCATATTCATGGTAATAAAATCAATTTTACTCATGTTACATGATGCAGATGGTTGATGATCTTCCGGAAATAAACAAAATGAATAATCATTTATTCCAATAACCGGTGATCTAAAATGACATTGCCACGGAACAATTTTATTAAAATATGTATTATTCCTAATACCAAATCTATTCTTTCCATTTAAAATTAGTGTTGCAGTTTCAACTAAATCTCTCCCATAAAATCTACCATCTGGATATCTAATATGTGAATCAGTATAATTAAATAAATCATTGATTGTTCGAGGACCAACTAGACTATCAAGTTGAACAATCCAAAAATGTTCTTTACATGGATGCATTAATGCTAAATTTTGTTTAACATTTGGAGTACCTATTCCAACTTCTTGATTATATTGAAGTTGTTCTATTAAATATTCATGATTCGAACGAGCAAATTTAAGTCGCTCATCAGTATCCAAATATACATAATTAACATACAAAAATGAATTTACAAATGTAGGAATGTATGGTAACATAGTCGATTCTAATCGTTCTAAAGTATTTGGTTTTGGTGTACAATATAATCCATTGAGACTATTATATATTCTGTATAATATGTTTCGTGAATATGTTGGGCTATTTATAATACCTTGTGAGAGACTAGGTTCTATCAAACTATCAAAATTTTTCTTGCTAGCATTAATATTTTGAATTTTGATGTAATAAAGTCTCTTTTTAATGTAATCGTAATCTATACAATAACCATAAATTGATTTCCCATTAATTATTTGTTCTATATAATCTCCTGATCGAAATGGACAAACATCTTCAATTAATTCGATTGAAAAAGTAGGTCCCATACGATAACACTCATCAAATCTTCGAAACATGATATTAATTTTAACATCAGATGATGCAAGTGCGATTAAAGGAAGAGATAATCCTGTATGGCGACAAAACCAAAATTTTAATGGAACGTAAAGAAGATATCCCGGTTTTCCATTTGAAAATTTATGCATTTCGGGAACATTACCAATCATTTTATTAATTCCTATCGGTTGTCTCCCACTAACTTGTTCCCATATATACATAAATTCACCATAATGTCTATCTATTAATTTTCCTCCTATTTCTACTGTTATTTCTTGTATTAGAGCATATCCCAAATTTTCTACCCAAGCAAATTTTTTAATATGATCTTCTTCACCAGTTTCTATATCAATAAATCGTGGTATTTCTGGTATTTGTATATATAGATATGTTTTGCCTATTAAATCTCCAGCTCTTGAGATATTACATGTGACAATCTTCCCAAAATCCGCTGGAGAGGTAAAGTTTTGTCTGACAGAATCTACCGAAAAATTAGTATGACGACGATATACTATTTTAAAAAATGTTATTTGAGGTGCTCCTGTAAGATATAGATCTTGAATGCCATAAGCAACTAATTGAATAAGTGCACCAGTCATAATTATATTCTATTTAAGAATATGATATTTTTTGATTGATTAAATGATCGTAAAATTAAATATTATGATGTACGGAACTAGTCTGCCATGCTTTACCATTCATACCAGACATTACACGAAGAATATTATCACTAAGGATTATACTTACAATTGTTGCAGGATATGCGTTGCTAATTAATGGATGAACATCCAAAATTGATCTAAAATCATCTATTCGATTCAAATTTGCGGCACCAGTTGGTAAATTTATCAATGGTTGAAGGGCCCATGAATGTAAATTAATCCCAACTGATGGTGTGTGTTCTACATATTTATATGCTTGAACTTCCGACCACCATAAACCATCTGCATTTTCTGGGAGAATATTATAACTATTAAATGTTAAATATCCTGATAACAATGGATTAATTTTCCTACGTGGAATCATATTCTTTTGATAATCAATTAATTTTACAGGAAGTTCATCCACAATAGTATCTAATTCTTGATTCATTTTAACTGAAACAAAACCTACCACATTAAATGGAATTAGATTCAAATAATTTTTATAAGGATTTTGACCTTCTATTAGGGGAATTATTTGATAAATAATATTCTTGTAATCTAAATTATCAATCGGATAATCATTAAAATTTTGTATTTCTTTTGTTGGTATCAATCTTATTGCTTCATTTATTTTTACAATCATATTTATGTACGCTTGAACTGGTGTTATGAGTAAAATATAGATATTGTAAAAATAATTCATATAATTAATAAAACTATAATCTATAATACCCGTATTAAATACTGAATCGAGAATATAAATTAAAGCATTTATTTCAGTCTCATTATATCTTCCATAAATTTTATCGACAGCTCTGTTAATATCATTATCAATACATGGATTAATTTTAATAATTAGATCACTTATCAAATAAATTATTCCTTGTTTAAAAATTTCTTTATTAATATAAAAGTTTTCAATATCGAAACCAGGAATTATTATTGCATATGCAAGAATAATTTGTTCGTCTGTTGGTAATGGTAATATATACATTTCTATGTAAACATCTTTAACCATTTGAAATAAAAAAATTGCTTGCCAAATATCATATGATAATCCTAAAATCATTATATTTTCTTTCAATCGTATCATGTATGTATAATTAATTATTTTTCCCCTAAAAGCTATAAAAGATTCTTTAATTTTTTGCAAAACGGAGAGAAAATACGGGAGATTTTCACAAATCCATTTATCTATTGGTACTAAAGTCTCCGAAATCGTACATGGAAATTCAGTATAGCGAATTATTAATTTATTAATAATATGTAAAAATCCATATGTTGGATCATGTATATTATTAAATTTTGTTTGTGTTAAATTATAATATTGTTCCTTTGCAAATTGAATTTTGGATAAATCAAAGTAAGAATATAATCCATAATTATCCCATTGACATTCACCATAAAAATAACTATTTTCATCTCTACGAAAAATAGGTTGTATATGTAAATCTAATTTTATTAAAATAACCATTAATTCAGATGGATGTTGGAAATAATGTTGATAATTGATTCTTTTTTTATGAACAAGTGGATCAGTTGGTATAGGACGATTAATCATTCTTAATTTTACCACTCCTGTACGATCTTTACACGATTCCAATACATGATCATTTCTGGGTAAAAATTCACGATTTTCAGAAATTCGTTCCGTTTTTTCACCTGCAGCTTCTAATTGATACTTATCCATATATATCGTCGTTCGAGGATTATAAAATGTTTCATGTGTTCTTATTCCATTTCGAGTTGTAGTTATAGTTTTTTTGGCTGATCCAATTTTATATACTGGAATTAAATTATAATCAGTGATATTAAAACCATCATCAATTTGTATTTCTTCCATGAGATATTCTAACTGTTGTGTTACGAAAATTTTTCGTTCTTCTGTTGATAAATAGAAATATTCTCCAATTAAATAGGAATTTTTTATTGTCGGAATGTAGGGTTTTACATTGATATTATTAATATCATGATAAAATGCCGGATCGATAAAATCAGAAAATTGTTCCTTATATATTACATCATTTAATGATCTTGTATATATAGTTATTTCAAATTGTGAATTAAGACTTGATGTTAATGGAAGTGCTGACGTTGGATTTCGATTAAAGTAAAAAATTAAAGGCATAACTATTAAGTAACTTTGTTTTTTATTATCATCAAATGTAATTAAATCATCTCTATTACCAATCATTTTCTGATATCCATATTCTGAACCATCGTGCTTTGAAATCTCGTGAAATACTTCAAACCAATCTGATACGTGAGTATCTAATACTTGATCATCATTTCTTACTGTAACTTGTTTAATGAAAAAATGTGCTAATTTTCGTACCCATGCAGTTTTAGCACGTTTGTTGCGATACAAGATATTATAAATCTTATTTTTCAGCAGAATTATTTGCTCTCTGTTCAATGTTAAAGTGACAATACCTCTTTCTGCAACATTTTTAATAAATTTAATTATTTCTGTTCTTTCATTCAATTGTATCACTCCTTGATTATAATCATCGACAGGATAAATTGCTCTAGCTGTTTTAATAGATGGATTAGATGATACCATTTTTGCTAAGATAAATGGATCAGATGTTACCTCTAAGCTTCTGATAATTCGTTTGATGGGATCTTCAATTATCTTTTCCAAAAATTTTTTCTCTTCTATTAAAAATTTATTCTCTAAATGAATTTGATTTACGTGAATACTAAATCTAGTAGAATATCCAAAATTATTTTCAATGTATAAAGGATTTTTATCACATATTGTCATTGACCAATCCCAAATAAGATCTAAAAAATATTCGAGAATATTTGCCAAAGATTTAAATGAATTGTATAAAGTGGATATATATCCTTGATCTTGTGAATAATTGTATTGATCATAAATAGATAGTGGATTGGAAATAATTGTTAAATCGTGTGTATATGCATAATTGAAAAAATAAAAGAAATATGAATAGTATGTATTATGTACAAGTCCGAAATAATAATACAATAAGGTATTAGCAGTTATAAATTCAAATGTAAAAATTTCATCCATAATGTATTGTTTAAATGTTGTGATATAATCTGTAATTTCCGCTCCATGACGCCATTTTAGGAAAAAATAATCTAATTGAGGATACAATACGATACTTATGAGCATAATTCTTTGATATGGATAGGAATCAATAGATGCAGCTGTTGTTGTATAAATGTTAAATAATGGCATAATTTCGATATCAAGATAATTATAAAAATCTAAAAAATTAATCCCAAAAGATTCAGCCATTTGAGCTAAAGTTACCATAATAGGAGGAGTCATCAATTCTATTTCTGGTAATTTGATAATATAATTATAGATCCTATCAAATAAAGTAATTTTATCAATCATAAGTGATTGATATGGTTTTAAAATATTGGAAATATATTGGAAATAGTTATGTGTTATACAATAAATATAAGCTTGATGAATAGAAGTGAATGATACATTAATCATATCATATATATCTTTGAAAGTAAAACGAGGAGTTGATCTGGGTACCAAAAAACTAGTAATTGATCTTGATATAACTTGTGTAAAATCATCTAATAAAGGTTGTAATTCTCTGATAGGAAATGTACGTACATTTAAAAAATCATAGTAAATATAGACCAATGATGATACATCTCTTAATACTGAGAGATCTGTATTTGTTGTATTGATATTTTGAATAATTTCGTAATTAATTTCACTAATATTTCTGAATGTAAAATATTCGTTATTGATACCTAATCTTTCTATCTTCACAATAGATTCTTCATATTTAGCAAAGTAAAAATATTCTGACAAGAAATTATCTCTCATTATTACAATTATGGAGCGAATATTTTCCTCAGGAAATACTTTTCCATAGAGAATGTTATTATAAGAATATAAATTACATAATATCAGATCTTCATATTGATAATAAGGTTGTTGATGATCTACTTGTATAATTACAGATGAATTAAAATCATCAAACATTTCTCTTAAACCATTCAAACATTCGGTTAATAATGTACGTGGAAAATAAAAATCAGTTTTTTCTAAACTATATTTAATATTTATAATATATGCATTCAACATATTCACAAAAGTTGGATTTAATATTCCGAAATTATATAAATGTAAGTAATTTGAATATGGGATTGTTGATATTGTATTTATTTTAACATAATATAATGAAATGTAAACCCAATATAAAAGATTACGATTTCTTTCGGGATAGATAATCTCCAATCGTTCCGTTAATTTGATTGATCTTAATAAATTAAATTGATATTGATCGATGAATTTTACATCGTGTGGAATTGAGAGAGGATTATTGTGAAATACTGCATGTTTTATTCGAAAATAATCAAATGGAAATAATTGATATGATGGTAAATTTTCTTGTGTATTATAAGTGGGAGTATGTCCTGTTATCCAATAAACCGGAATATGTTGATTTAATGTTCCGATATTAATTGAAGGGGGATTTTCATAATCTGTAATCACTTGTTTTTGATCATAATATTCAGGATTAATACCATATGGATCGATTGAAGGTAATGGATCCGGAGGAGGTATTGGTAAAATATTAGGTGGCGATGGAGCAACTCCATAATCTCTTGATTTATACGATGTGTATGGATATAATTTACCATTAAATCTATTAAGATCAAAAGTACTGTAATATAAATTATCTGGTTTACCGTGAATAATATTATGTTGATAAAGCACATCGTAATAATTTCTAACAGGATCTTTAGTTTTCCATATTTCTTCTATGTTCACTTCATAATTATCATCTATTTTCAAAAGATATTTAATGATTAAATTTATAAGTTCAGCTGTAGTTGCACCGACTTCAGATCTAATTAATTCTTCATTAAATAGAACATTATAATACATTTTTTGCAATTCTCTCATATTTATCATTTCTGAAACAAAATAAAATTCCATCTGCGCAATTACTTCATTTAATGATATTTGAATTTGATTAGGTCGTTGATAAGGTATTAAATTTGTTCCCAATAAAAAATAATTTACATACATTTTTATTATCTTATTTTCTTCGAGTGGAAATTCATTTGTAGAATAATTTGCAGGAGATTCGAATTTGAATGAATCATATATATTCATAAAATGTCCAAAAATAGTGAAATAAAATAATTTAATTAATCTCCGTATTAAAATATTCTCTTCTTCATTAATAATTCCAATTTGTATTCCAAGATGAGTTTGTATTTGTTCATATGATATATGATCTATGAAATAATAAATATATTCAAACATTTCTAAAATAGTTTGCACATGATTTCTGTGAAAAATCATTGTTGTAGCCAAAAGACTTGTTTTAACATTTTTGCAATTTAAAATATTATTGTATGCAGGAGGACAATAATTTTTCATTGTATCTGTTGTATTGCTCGATGGACAAGATGCATACATATCATTTAACATATACGATATTTCATTCATATAATATTCAACATTTATTTTTAATAGAGTGATGATATATTTCATCAAAATTTGCGCATTAAATGATAATGTAATATGAGAAATAATATAATTTACAAAATTTTGTTCATTAAAACTATCCAAATATTTAAAAAAATAAAAAAACCAAATATTCATGTTAAATACATTATTTACACGAAGTTCGTGATCATCTATAAAACTTTGTGTTGGAGTAATATAACTATAAATATTCATTAAAGGAGGAGTATTATAAAGAAATATTTTTTTCGTTTCAGAGAAAAGGGAATTTTTGTATCGAATAAATAATTTATCCATAAATCTCTCGATATTATTAAACATGAATATTGTTTTCTCATTGAATAATTGTAAATATTGATTCACAAATCGATTGGGATACATTTCATCATATGTATTAAGATAATCAATTGGTATAAAATAATCATTTTCTTCCGGTTTTTCGAGATCATTTATTTTGAATAATAAATTAGTTTTGAAATTAGGATCAGAAAATGTTGGATATTTCTCTTGCATTAGATAATAATTATTTGTGTCTTGATAGATATTCGGAATGATATTTGTCGCAAATCCAAATGCTCTACATATGACAATTGGTGTTGTTTTTGCTAAATTATCTATTATTTTAATAATTGTATTGTATGTATTTAATAGATAACAAAAACTGGGACCAAAATTGTAAAATTGATCTTGTACTTCCTTCAAAAAAGCATATTGGTTGTCCAATGAAAAAGATAATTGTTTTAAAAATGTGTATGTATCTAATGCTAAGAAATTAATTTTGAACTCTTTATTCAAAACTTGACGAATTGTTTCCGAGGAATTATATAAATCATTTAAATATTCATAATGATCAAATTTTTCAACTAAATTTGTATGTAAATTAGTTAACTCAATATTAAATGTTTCAATTAAACTATTGATTGTTTGATCAGTTACAATTGTAAAATCTTGATTTTTCATGTAATACATTAATAATATTTCTCTATTTGGTATCATATTATAAAAGATTGAGGAATACATAATAACTTCTGTTAAAAGATTTGTATTTATCATTGGAGTATTGTTAATAATACCTTGCTCTGATATATAAATGAGTTTAATAAAATTATAAATTAGATGATATTGTTCTTTTTTATTTACCCATTCTGAACCAAGAGATAATTTAAAATTGAAAAAATTATATAAATCATGAACAACTCCTGTTGGAGTTTCACTAATCATAAATGGATCATATGGATTGTATCCAGGTATTTTTATTTCATTATTTAATTCTTTGATAATTTCCAATCTTATTTTTTCTTCCTTATCATAACAAGAAAGAGTATTAGATATTAAATTGAATATTCTGGGAAACTCAACTTGTTGACTTCCATTAACAAATTTTCGAAGTCCAGTTATGAATAATTCATCTGATAATATTGATGAATTAATAACATCAATTAAATCAGTTGATTTTGTATTTAAAAATGCTGTTGCAATTTCTGGTATTTCAAAACATATGAATAAACGATGAAGTAAATCTCCTTGCGGAAGAATAATTGCTTTACTATTTTGATTGAAATTTAATGGACTATTTAAAGGAATACGTAAATGATCCGTAGCAAATGGTGTATGACGTCTATATACTCTTTTAAAATATGTAATTTGTGGATCTTGATTAAGCCATTTATTACCAATACCAGTATTTGTAACTAATTGTAAAATTGCTCCTGCCATGAAATATGTTATTTTCTAATAATATATTTCACGTTTATGTTTGTTATTAAAACTAATCATTAATTAACTTCTATTTAAAATTCATTATATTTATATATTTTTAATTAGGTACTTGTTTGAAAAGCGAGACCTGCCATTCCACTCATAATACGCATAATATCATATGATAAAACATAACAAACAAAAAAAATACCAGATTCAACTCCGTTTACAACATTATTATTGATCAAATTTAAAAATTCATCAGTAAAAATCAAATTGATACTTAAATCATCAATTCTACTAAAATTACATGTTGCAGATGGTTGATGTTCCATCGGTATAGTACTAAATGAATAAACATTTAATCCATCTGTTGGAGAATGTTTAAAATATTCATAAGGTTGAACGAAGTTGAAAAATTTTATATCATTTGTTGGATCTGTAATGTTATACGTATTTAATCTTATAGATTCACTACGGAGTGGATAACCTGTTTTATCTGGTCTCGTTCCAAAATTATTCCATTGACATTTATTCCTACCAGTTGGATTATGTCTATATTGATTTGGTTGTACGTACCAAATTAAAAATTTAGTTGGATGTGCAAATACTAAATTGGCATTATATTGACGTCCTAAAATACCATGATGTTCTTCAAATTGTACAATCTCTATTAAATATTCATGTGTAGATTGTGCAAATCTCCGCCTTTCATCTGAATCCAAAAATACATAATCAACCCATAATCTAAGATCTCTTAAATGAATATTGTATTGTGATTGAATATTTTGAATATCCAAAAGAGTTGAATCATCTTGTATATAAAATAATTTAGCCAAATCTTTAATGCGAAGAGTAAACATAACATCATGATATCTAAGAGCTACTAAAGGTAAACATAAACCATTATGTCTACAAAACCAAAATTGTAGAGGAATCATTAATCGATATGATGGTTTAATCTTATCATCAAATGTATATAATTCTGGTACATTACCTATTAATTTATTATAATTATATAACTGATATTGCTCCATAATGATTTCCATAAAAGTTATATACCAATCTCCAGTATGTCGATCAAATAATTGACTTCCAATACGTATATCAAGTGTATCTATCAAAGCATTTCCTATTTGTTCTACCCATGCACATTTATATCTCTCTTGATAAGTTTTATTTATGAGAGCTTCATAAATTCTTTGATATTTAATATATAGATCATACGCAGACATATAAAAATCTTTAATTTCTGCATATAAACCATTATTTATGATAAATATAACATCTTTCCTCTTGAGGAAATCATTTGTTTCTGCAGAATTACCTCTACCAAGTTTATTAATATTTGCGATTATTGAATTAAAAAGGATTTTTATATCAATACGTTTAATTTGATATATCAAATCAAGTTTAAAATCTCTCAATGCCAATATATTATTAAAGTTTTCACTTTCCAAAATATAAGTTTCTAAATGTATACGTTCATCTACTAATTTTCCTGTAAATAATTCACTATTCATAGTAGCTTCAATGTCAATCATAGAAATATTATTTGTTTTACATAATAAGAGTAATTTTCTGATTACATCAGAATCAATATTGATATAATTATATACCATTTGATAATATTGTTTGATAGTAGTATATTCAATCAAAGCACTTTCAATGGAAGCAATATAATAAGCTCTATTTTTAAGTAAGTTAATTTCTGGAAGTTCTACTTCTAAGTAAATTTTTCCCATAAGATCGCCAATTTTTTCAATTACACATGATGTTTCAAAATTAAAATCAGATTCTCCAAGAAAATCCTGTGGAATTGATTCTACTGCAAAATTGGTGTATCTTCGATATACAATTTTGAAAAAAGTTATTTGAGGAGTTCCTGTCAAAAAAAGATCTTGTGATCCATACACAGATAACTGAAGTAAACCACCTGCCATTTAAATATTAAGAACATTATATATCAATTCAATGAATCACATCAATTTTTAACTGACTCAATTAAAAAATTTATATATTTTGGATATTTATATTTTTTCAAAGCTTGTTGAATTATTATTCTTTATCGCTGATATAATACGAAACTTATAAATTCGATAACTATTTTTTTGTAGAATCAAAATAAAATGTAATATTAATGTAAGAAATGGATTATGGAAAATTTCAAATTCTTGAATTTAAATTGGAAACAATGGTCCCTGATCCAGCAATTGTAATGGTTGCCAAACGTGGTTCAGGTAAAAGTTGGATAACTCGAGATATTATTTATAATTTTCGATATGTTCCATGTGGTGCTGTAATAGCACCTACAGATAAAATGAATCCATTCTATCGTAAATTTTTCCCTGATTTGTTTATTCATTATGAAATAAGTACCGCTTTTCTTCAAAAAATTTTAATTAGACAAGATAAAATTATTGAAAAATCTCGTCTTAAGAAGAAACAAGGTAAGAAAATTGATCCTTCTGGAATATTAATCATGGATGATTGTCTTAGTCAAAAAAAAACGTGGGCTAAAGATACAACTATTCGAGAAATTTTGATGAATGGTAGACATTATAAATTAACTTATTTATTAACTATGCAAACTCCATTGGGAATTGATCCTGATCTTCGTCTCAATTTCGATTATATTTTTCTTCTAAAAGAAGATTCTGCAATTAATAAAAAAAAATTATATGAAAATTATGCATCAGTTTTTCCATCACAGGCAGTATTCGAAAAGGTTTTTGCAATTTGTACAAAAGATTTCAGAGCAATGGTTATCGATAATCGTAAACCAACTGATTTATTAAATGAGAAAGTATTTTGGTTTAAAGCTAAAGAAAGAAAATTTAGTTTTGGTTCAAATGAATTTAAACAATTACATAAAAAATATTACGATCCACAATATAAACGCAAAAAAACAGCCGCACTCTTCGATATTAACAGAATTTTCGAAAGCAAAAAAAGGAATAATGTTGATATTAAAGTTGAAATGGTTTAAATGAATTAATTTAAAAAATATTTCTTAAATTAATTTTTTAGATTTGTGTAACATAATAGCGATTTAAATTTTCGCCAATATCATTCTTCTTACGTTCTACATCGACGCTTGCTACCCATGGAGTAGGATTATTGAACATTGTATAAAATATATCATCTAATGGAACTGGATTCTCCTGATCTTCAAGAAATGTTCTTGGAACGTATCTGTATATTATCTTTTGAGGTGGACATTTATTGTACGCTTTCACAACATCGATAATTATAATTATCAATCCTATTATAAATATCATTTGCATGATGACAGTCACTGCTCCCATTTTTTGTATACTTATTGTACAGAATTTTCATTTAATATAGAAATCCTTTTTTTTGTTGTAACAACGAAAAAACGTGAATTATACATACACGGAAATATTAATTCTAATCGTGATGGTTTGGCGATTCCATACATTATTATTTCATCATTTGATTTGCAGAAATTATAATTATATATTTTATCATGTATTTTGCAAATAGTATCAGATAAAACACAAAAATCAGATCTAATATTTCCTTCTAAATAATCAGATATATAGGGTAAAGATGTATCTAATTCAGCATAAATAATAATTGGATTTTCTTTACCATTTTTCATCATAAATCCACAAAATTTTGACATTTTCTAATGTAATATATTTATTAGTTATTTTTAAATTTCTACCGTACTTACGATTGTATCTGATATGTCAATTTTGAATTTATTATGCGTTTCTGGATCATCAATATAATTTATAATTTCTTTAATTGATATTTCATCTTCTCGATTGAGAGCAGTAACGATAGGTTCTTTTAGTTTTTCTAATGAAGATATATTGGGATTTTGTATAGGATTATTCTTCCCTATTTCTTTAGCTTTTTTTCTTTCATCTCTTCTTTCTTTTCTATTTTCGGCCTCTTTTAATTTGGCTTCTTGTTCTGCCTTTGATTTAAGATCTTCTTTCCTTTTATCAAATTCCTCTTTTTCTTTTATTAAATTATCTAAATGACATTTCATTCCATAATTTAATCGTTTCAACATCGATTCTGATTCCATATTATCATCATCTGAATAAACACACCATTTTCCAATTTCAAATGTATATATTCTATCGTCTGGATAAAGTTTTTTTAATTTATTCAAGCGATTTTTAAGTTCTTTGGTTGTTTGATATACTCCTCTAACTTTGAAACAAAATGTTTTAAGACCTCCAATGTGTTTGGGGGAAAATATCGTCATACAACCATATTTTAATGCTACTTCTTCATTTTCATCTAAATAATCTATTTTCGCCATCTCTTCTACATTTACATTAATTTTTTCTCTTATAACGGCTTCATTTTGAACTTCTTTAACTGTTTTTTCTTCTTGTAACATTTCATATTCTTGTTTTGTAATAACACCTTTATCGTACATTTTCTGTCGTAAACGTCTTATTGTATCTTCTTTACGTTCATCTACAACATTGGCATTAATTGTATTATACTCATTTTTGAATTGTTCACTCATTAATTTTATCTTATCTATATTTTCTTTTCTTGTTTTTTCCAAATCATTTAGTTTGGAATCATCATATTCTACAATATCTGCTTTACTTGCATCATCCCAGGCATAAATTTTTCCAATTTCGGATAAGAAAACATCATGTTCTTTTTTAGCCATTTTAATTTTTTTTGCATCTAAACCAGCTAATTCTTCTGTATTATATCCATTATGTACTTTAAATCCTCTAACTCCTATATATTTACAATGATCTAAATTTTGAGGAGTCAAAAAACTTATCGTCACCCAATTTACAAAACCATGAGGAGAATCATCTATCAATTTTTGACGAATATTGTATTTCTTATTCATTCTCTTTATAATAACATAATTATAATTTTATATTATCGTTCTCTACGAAATTATACTGAATGTTTGAGATATAATTGTTGTCATATAATATATTCGTTAAATATTTAACATGAGATAATTAAAAGTATAAAAAATATGATTTTTGATAATTTTCTTTTCAAGATATATATAACTTGAATGTCTGATTATTACACAAACACGAGTGAATATTCTCCAACAACGAATAGATTTCAAACTGCTTCTCTAACTGTTGAACAACCTGCTCCAATCCAACAAGTTACTCATGATATTATCAATCAACCTAAACATTATTATGGTAACCCAATGTTAGTTCCACAACATTCACATTATTCTGGAAAGCAATATAAATATAATGGTGATGTCTTTAACGTTGATTTTAAAGACATTGTAAAACGTTCTGTTAAATATTTATTAGAGGGTTTAGCTGTCGCTTTTGTTGCCTATTATTTTACCAAAGGAAAGTTAGATCTCAAAGAAGTTATATTACTTGGCATAACCGCAGCATTCGTATTTGCCATTCTCGATACATTCTCACCAACAATTTCATTGGGTGCTAGATTCGGTGCAGGTTTCGGAATTGGACAAGCAATGTTTGGATTGAATCCAGCAATTGCAACAGTTCCAGTTGCAGCAACTCTTGTATAAAAAATTTGTATAAAAAATAAAAAATTTATATATTTAACATTTCATTTTTGAATCTATTTTACGAAATAAATTCAAAATGATTTTTACGTAAATATCTGAAATTTTTTTCAGATGCTTTTATAAAATTTCCATCGCATATACTTACAAATATTATTCCATATTTTATCATGTTGTCTTAATTTTGTGTTATTTTTAAGTAATGGAAAATAACTGATATATTCATCAAGATCCAACAATTCACAAAATTTATGTAAAACATATGAATAATTTAGAAAATTTTTGCGATCTTTCGGACAATAGATAGCAAATGGTTTTTGTATATCTCGAAACATTTTTTTTATTTTTGATTCATCTTGTCTACTAAAATTTGGGGGCTCTTTACTATTGATAATTTGCAATATATGTGGTACATGTTCATAATATTTACGATAGTCCAATTTTTTTAGGATTTTTCTTAGCTTAAAAATATCTAATTCATTTTTATCAATATTTCTCTTTTTGATCTCTCGCTGAATAGTCTCGAATACTTTTGCAGGAATATCAGTCGATTCTTTCGCTTGTAATTGACTCAAAATTTCTGTTAAATGATTTATTCTTTTATATGCATATGTACCTGAATCCTGTGTTGGTTCCTTATAATTTGGTTTATCTGTTGCTATTAAAACAGTTTCAAAAATACCACATTTATTACATACTTGACATCCATCTAATTGACTAAATACAATTTCTCCATCACAATCTTGTTGAGAACATAAATTATGTTTTCTTTTTGATTTTTTTCTATGTGTGGAATCTGTTATTTCCAAATAATTTTCATATAGTTTAGCGCGACTGATTTTTAGATTTGTATTAAATTGCTGTTTATTTTCTTGTGTAATTGGTTTATTTGAGTTTACAAAATAACTTAATATTGTTTTTTTTCCCATTTCATTAACTTCGTGTGCAATTTCTTCTTCACAATCGTCGACAATTTCTAGATTATCATAATAATCTATTAATATTGGTAGAGTATTTACAATATATTTTAATTGTTCGGTGCAATTTTCAATTGATATAATTTCTTGTTTGAGTTTATCAATTAAATCCATCAAGTGAGCTTTCTGACGAATATCATCATTTGTATATTTATTTGGTTTCATTTTCATTAATTCATTTAACTCTATCTGTAATTTTACTAATTTTTCTCTTTTTATTGGAAGACTGTTATTCATTTCATCAAATTTAGTCAAACATTCTGTATGTTTTTGATCTAGTGTTCCTTTTTTTACATTAAGTTCCTTCTTTTTTGTTTTTATTTTAACCTTTTTCGTCATATGTCATCAATAAATAATGTTAGTGAACCTTTCTTTATAATAATTATCTTTATATTTTTGTCGCCTATAAATTCACTATCAAACGCATTATATTAATTGCATTAATATAATTTCAAATTTTTTAATGAACGATTAACTGATAGATATTTAACTAATCTTCTAAAAATTAAAAAAAAATTTTTTCTTTAGTATAATATATATAACAAAAATGGCAGGTGGACTCATGCAGTTAGTAGCCTATGGTGCTTAGAACAATATCTTGGGCATCAACAGCGGGAGCCTATCACAGTTCTCAATATCATTGTGATAGATAACGGCTTGTAAATATTGAGAATGCTAAAATAGCATTTATATAACCCGCTAGTCAGAATAATTCTGGCAAGACAATCAAATTGCTGGAACCCCCTAAAACCTTTGATACCAAGTATGGATGGTGACATTCATATGGCGAAGACAAAAACTTCGATATAGGTGATAATTCAAAGGATGATAGATTTATAATCTTAAAATGGGCAATCAGCAGCCAAGCACTTAATGAAGTGTGCAGTTCATCGACTCAATGGTTGTCGGTGGGAATATTTTTCCTGCTTAAGATAGAGTCAGGCCTTATGGGAAACCATAGGGAATTATGCAAGATGTATACCTAAACTGATTGGGTAGAAAAGTAAGACGCCAAGATTAATTATGGATAAATCTTGGGTAAACCGGTTTGTGGTCCATAATATTAATCCACACTTGCTAGTGGAGAATAGATATTATATTCTCTGCAACACCTTCAAATTCAGATGAAATCCTAAAGCCGTTTCGGTACCAAGTAATATGAGAAATTATATTATGGCCTGGAGAAGTACCCAGGGTATGGTCAAAAGCCGACGGATATATGGATAAATGCTGAGCTAAATCCTAAATCCCGTTATGCTAGGGACATGGATATGAAGTCCAGAGACTAAATGGAGGTGCCCGTGAGGAAATAAGCAATTTCTATTGATCGGGTAAGATATAGTCCACTCCCATTTCGAAAGAATGGGATAAAGTGAACCGGTAATCCTCAAATAACTTTCTTTAAAGTCGTATATAGACGACATACAAATTTTGCTGTTGAATCTATTGAACAATTTTTCAGTGGACACAGTAATTTTGGAAGAAAGAGTTCGTGTGAAATCTCGCGTAATGGCGATTTAATTACTCAAATTTTCCTTAAAGCTGTCCTTCCTGAAATTCGTTTTGGTGGTGATTTTACTCGATTTGGACACGTTGAATTTGCATGGGTAAGACGTGTTGGACATGCTATTATTGAAGAAACTGAATTGGAAATTGGGGGATCACAAATTGATAAACAATATGGTACCTGGTTAAATATCTGGTACGATCTTTCTCATGAAGTTGGTCATGAATATGGTTATGCTAAAATGATTGGTGACGTTCCTGAACTTACTTCTATTAGCACTCTTAGTTGGGACGTTCCTGATAATAACTTACTGAAACCAGCATATGTAATGTTTATCCCTCTTCAATTTTACTTCTGTCGTAACAATGGTTTAGCTCTTCCATTGATTGCTCTCCAATATCATCAAGTAAAAATCTATGTTCGATTCAGGCAATCTATGCAATGTTATATTGCTTCAGAAGCTTATAAATCTGGTGGAGAATCCCACGAAATGGAAGACACTTCTCTTTATGTCAATTATGTTTATCTTGATACTGAAGAACGTAGACGTTTTGCTCAAGTTTCCCATGAATATCTAATTGAACAACTTCAATTTACTGGTGAAGATTCTATTGGTAATACAAATAGTTGTAAATATAAACTTAACTTTAATCACCCTTGTAAAGCTCTTTATTGGGTAGTTAGATTAGGTATTTATGAAGGAGGTCGTTTCATGGTTTATGATGAATGCGATTGGGAAAGGGCTCGCGAAAATGCTGCCAAATTACTACTTTTGGCACAATATGATCTTGATCAATTTGGTTATTTTAATGAAGTTGCTGTTAATGCACGTGATGAAGCATATACTGCAGATGATGGTATTGAATATATTGGTATTAATCCTGCAAATCCAGTAGAAGAACCTAGATATACTTTCAATGATACAGCAACTTATAGTCATTATGCTGAAGGATGTAATTTAATAGGATATTTAGCTCCTCGCGTCCCTCTTCTTAAAAGAGTCAGAGAATTAGATCTCAGAGAAAAAGTATCAGGTATTATTAGAATCTTTACTGATTTTGAAAATGATGATCTCACTTATCCTGAAGTTGAAAGAATTACGAGAAATGATCTCTTGATTATTGATTTGTCCATTCCTATTGATAAATATGATGATGATAACAGATGTCCATATATTCGAGAATTTGATGTTTATGTTTGGATGCTTCATAATTATGGACTATTGATTAATGGTACTGTAAATCCCGTTTCTGAAGTTCAACTTCAACTTAATGGACAAGATCGCCAAACACGTCGTTCTGGTTTCTGGCATGATACAGTTGAACCGTATGAACATTTCACTGATACTCCAAGAGATGGTCTTAATGTTTATTCCTTTGCTCTAAATCCCGAGGAACATCAACCATCTTGTACATGTAATTTCTCTCGTATTGATACAGCAAATTTGAACTTATGGTTTCACACTTTTGCTGGTAATAGATATGCTGATGTATTCAGTGATTCTGATAATAAAGTATTTGTATTCGCCACTAATTATAATGTTTTGAGAATTATGAGTGGAATGGGAGGATTGGCATATAGCAATTAACAAAGTGTATTTATTTTTTATTTTTGCTTACTTTTACATGAAGTTTTCCTTAATTTAAATTATTAATCAATAATTTAAATTAAATATTCTTTTTCTCATTTTTTATTTCTTCCATTCGTTTCTTTATTGCTTCTGGAGTTTTAGATGAAAGTATTTTTTCTTTTCTTAAGATTTTTTTAAATTTTTCTTTTATTTTTCTTCATTAAATAATTTTAATGTAAATATTATTATATTTAAAAATTGTTTTATTAATAACATATATAAACGAACATGTGGATATTAGATTTTACGGACAAATTATCAACTGATAACATTAACTATTATGTCTTTAATCCATCTATACTTCATTGGAAAGATGATCTTTTTTTAATAGCATATAGAATTGCATTTTACGATATACCAGTTCAATATCATCCATGGAAGATATGGGATAATGGATATAAATTCTTCAAAAATAGTAAACAGATAATGATTCATAAATATAGAAATGTCATGGGGCCTTCATTGTATCATAAATTAATATCTCAACCAATAATTCAGAAATATTCTGAACATGATTCTACTGGATTGGCAATAGCTCGTTTAAAAAATAATGAAGAATTACAAATAATAAATAATATTGCAGATTTATTTCCTAATGAAATGAATCAAGATGCAAGATTATGTAATAATGGAGGTTTGTTAATAATTTATAATACCTTCGAATTTAGTGGTGTCAAATTAAGATACAGAGATATAATAATTAATGATCATGAAATATTTTTAAGTGAAGAAAAATATCTGTTTGATCATATTTATCGACCTGTTGAAAAACATTGTTATTATTCTGACGATAGACAGTTAGTTTATTATGGTATTGGAGATAATTTTGAAATTATTAATCTTAATAATAACAACATCACAAAAATATCATCTAAATCACATTTTGAATATTTATATAATAAATATGGAAAAAGTAATGTATTTCTCTCATTAAGTACTTCGCATATTTCGTTTGATAATTTAAAAATTGCAATTGGACATGCAAAAATTACATTTAAAGAAATCCCCAATTTTGATTTCCTTGAAAATATAGATACTAAAAATGTCTATTTGCATGGCAAATTTATTTATTTTATGTTCATATATGAATTCGATGATCAACATAATATTACTCGCGTTTCACCTTTATTTATACCTAGTATCGATAATAATCACCTTCCTTATCTATTAGTTATGCCGATTAGCATAATATTTTACAATGATAAATATTTTATAAGTTATGGTGAGGGAGATACTAAATGCAAATGTTTAATATTGAATCATGATGAAATAAATATGTTACTGAATAGTAAATTCTATCCTTCCTTTTTAACAGAAAAAATAAATCTTAATCATGTAGGTTATTGGTGTAATTTCAATTGCGGTGATGATGCATATATTCATGTTTTTAATTATTTGTATAAAGGTACACCTAATAATATTAAATTTTCTTTGAAATATGATCCACATAGTGATCTTAATATATTGGGCGGAGGAGATGTTATCAATGATTATTTTACAAAAGATATATCGGAAAATACAATTGCTATCTCTGTTGGGATTCCTTATATGGAATTTGTTCCTTTACTTGATAAATTCAAGTGTGTTTATTTAAGAAATGAAAACGACAGTAAACTTTTTACCAAAACAAAATATATTCCAGACTTAACATTTATTTTACCCAAATTATTTGGAAGAAATACAAATAGAATTGAGGAAAAAACTGTAGGTATTATATTAGCGAGAACTTATTATAATATCAAATATCTCGAAGAATATGAAACCTTTTGTGATGAAATTGCAAATTTTGTGTTTTTGTTACATAAAAATAAATTCAAAATCACATTTATACCATTTTGTATTAACGAAAATAATAGCAATGAAAATGATTATTATATTATAAATGATATAGTCAAAAGGATTAATTTTCATGTAGAAATTTTTCATCCTGGAATAAATTATGTTCGAGACATTTATGAAAAAATTTCACATATGTCGTTTAACATTTGTTCTAGATTCCATGCACATATCTTTAGTACTATCAATGCAGTACCATTCATATCATTAACATGTGGACGAAAATGTATTGAATATATGAAACAAATACCAGATTGCCTCTATAAATTAAAGAAAAATGAAATAGATATACCTATAGAATTTGATGGAAAACAATTTTATAATTTCTTCATATCAAAATATGTAGATAGGAAAAAAATTGGAGAAAAATTAAATCTGATATATGAGAAAAATAATCTTAAATTACTTGAATTTATAAGTTCTTATCAAAAAATGCTCAGAAAATATTCTAATAAACCACAATCAATTTTATGGATTCCAACCAATGAGAATATAAATATAACATGTTCAATACCATATATATCATCTTCCATTAAATCGTAATTATCCGAAAATATTTACATATCCTATTGTCTTATCTCAAAATATGATAATTTCTCAATGAAATAGTTAAATTATTCTTTTTGAGAATAATTGGATATGTTTTATTATTCTGAATAATTTCCATTGAAATGTAAAAAATTATTATATAGAAAATATATATATTCAATTTAACATTTTTCTATTTATTTTTCGTTATTTTTTACAAATTGGAATCGCGTCTATTATGATATACAAAGATGAATGTAACATTATTCTTAGAAATTAAAAATGAATATACTGAACATTTAACTGAAACCTTGTATCCATTTATTTATGAAGGATTACATTCTATTTATAAAGAATCGGTAAAAATTGCTGATGATAACAAACAATCTGACAAAATATTACTCATATTTCAAAAAGCATTACAACAAATAGAAACATGGAATAGATTAAAGATAGAAGATGAGACAAAAAGAATAAAAGAAGCAAGTGGTACTAATGAATATTTGGATGACTTAATACGAGCTGTTATTAAATCAAATATTATTCTCCTAACATATTCCAATCATATCAGCAACACCATTGCACAAACTTTTTATAATAATTTATCGACTGCTAATTTTATACATAGATGTTACATCGAATGTGCTAAAGATACACATAACAATCCATATCTATTTTATCATAGTGTATCTCCACTTGATTTGAAAAGAAATCAAGTAATCATTCATCAAAATATACAATCTGCTATAATTCGTGCAGTTCGTAAAATGTTACCAATCTCAATCATATTAAAAGAATATTTAATAAATTCAATAAATATTATAAATGAATCAACAAAAGTGGAATTAATGGGAGTATCAATACCACCAATTATTGAGCAACCTATCAAATCCATAAATCTTGTAAATCCCGTATTAGAAAAAGAAATAATGGATTATATTAAAACAGAAGAATTAAAAGACGATCAGCAGAAAATTAAAGGATTGATTAGTGTTGGAAAAATAGTTGATAATATTGAAAAATCACAACGGATTTCAATAAAACCTACTTCTAGTCATGAAAAATCTGGCTCGATTAACAATTTCACCAGATCAAGTAAAAATATATTAAATATCAATTTCAATGAACAATCAACTATTAATGAGGCTTCTGAACAAAAAACTATATCTGGTACAATTATGTCGACAATGTTAAAACATAAATCAGATAAAAAGGATAATGAAATGTCTGAGAAAATAGATATAAATGATATTCAAATTATAGAGGAATATGGTGCAGTTGGTAGTTCTAAAAGAAAATCTCACAAAAATTTTTAATTTATCTTAAAAATATATATATATACATATGGATATTAGAATATTTAAAAATTCATACATAACAGCAATCGTAATATTTTTTACATTATGTATTATATGTTATTTAACCGGAATTGGTAATAAAAATATTATTCTTCCTGATGGAAAAATTGTCAAAAAATTCAATTGGAAATATCCATTTGCAATTTCGCTTATTGTTTGGGTGATATGGTATTTTTGGATTTTTCCCCCTCAAGATTCAAATAATCTAAAACAAAATATTAATCCAAATAAAACAATCACTAATTTAATTGGTGGAAATAATATTGATGTACAGAGAATTGATATGACTAATTGGAATTGATTTTATTAATTAGATAATTAATAAAATCATTATTCATAAATTGTTTCTAATTTACGCCCTTCAGCAGATACAGGAGAACCATATTCTCGAACATGCTTAAGATCTTGAGGTTCTCTTTGTAAACTCAAATCATTTATTTTTGGTTCATTACGAAACATGGATCTTTGAGATTGAATTTGTTCGTATGGAGTTTGTTCTTCATATTTAGATGGAACAACATCATTTCTAATCAAAAATGATGGTTCTATTTCATTAACACCCATGTAATGTACATTATTACCTCTATTGACAAGGAACAAATATGGATCACGTTTAATACAAGGACATCCAACACCATTAATACCATTGGCACATGTATAATTAGTTCTGACAAAAGGACCCGGTTTCCCTCTTTCAGTTATACATTTTTCCACTTCAGCACCTGTCATTCCATCAAAAGGAACTGGCCATTGATCTCCACAACAACTTGGATGACAAGTCATATTATCGACTAAATAATCTTCAATACCTACTGTTGCACCTTCATAATATCTATCTAATTCTTTAGAACTCTGATAAGGTGAACTAGTAAAATTTTCTACTTGTGTATATACATTTTCGTCAGAAGATAACAACCAATATCCTAAAATAATTATGATTATGCCAATGATAATGATAAGCGTTCTATTCTCTTTTGACATCTTTATATATCATAAAAAGATATTAAAAAATTAATCGAATCAGGAATCCATGTACATTAGATTAATTGGTTGTAAACACCATTCGTTGTTCTTTTTGATTCTCGGATAATATTCGATAAATAAATTTTCTGATTTTATAAAATCATTATACATATTAATATATTTGTAATTAGATGCTACCTTTTTATGAAAAGTATCTGGATCATGTAATTTATCGAGATATGAAGAATATTTATGCATTGCTTTTTTTTCCAATTGTAATGTATATCGTTGTAAATCATAATATAAATCTTCATTAGCATTGCATTTTCCTTGATAATCAATTGTACGAATCACGTATATACCTTCAGGTGTAGCTACTAAAGACCCCTGTACTTTTCCTTCATTTCGATATTTGATGAAGTTAAAAATATCATTTGCACTTGGAAATTCATAAATAATTCCTTCATCAATGCGACCAGCATAAGTTTTAGTATTGGGATGTGTATGAAATAGATATTCATACTTATAGAAATCAGGAGAATTTTTTGGGAGGAAAATAGTTTGATCAGCTACATCTGTACGATCTGTTCCTGCTGAAACATTAATATTTTTCACGACATAATTTTTAATAGATATTACTCCAGAATGTTCAGAATAAATATATTTCCCATCATTTTCATATCTCGGAAAGGATCCTTGATTTAATAATGCATCAATAATTAATAATTTATTATGATGTAATGGAACATAATGAAATTTAGAAATCATATTTTTCGCCATTTTCCATATTGGATTGATAATTATATTATTGATTATTTCAGTATTTAATACCATTTTAACAAAGAAATCAGATGGATAAATGCCTTGTGAAATACGATTTATCAAAGTATTTGACCAAAGAATATTAGATAAATGATAATTTCCAATATCATCTTTTTTAACAATAGATTCGATTTTTTTTAATTTATCGCAAAAAAATGAATAATTTGATATACAATCATTTTCATATTTCTCGAAATATATATCTTTCATCATTATAATTTATGGAGATTTTGCGTGTATAAATACCTCGTAAATATATTATTATTATTAAATGTATGAAGATTATCAATCAGAAAAATTATATATTGCGTCAAATAAATTACAAAATATTTATGAGAAGAGACTTATTTGCTTTTCATATCTTAATGGAGATAAATGTCAATATAATAAAACTTGCACCTATGCACATGGAAAAGAGGAACAAATAATCGATTCAGAAAAGAAATATATTTATAAAATTATCTTAAGTAAAAATCCAACTGAAATAATTGAAAACGTTTCAGAAAATATTTACAAACAATTAATGACACTCACATCATTATGTGATAGATGTAAAAATAAAAGGTGTACAGGAGGATATAATTGTAGAAATGGAAGTTGTGATTTTTCATTAAAATTATGTAAAAATGATCTCTTAACAGGTCAATGTATTAATAAAATTTTAGAAATAAAAGTAGATAGCGTTATATTTTCAAAGATTAATGATATTACTTCTCCTAATATTTATAATGGATGTTTGAATGGTCATCATATTACTGAGAGAGGGTTAATACCATATTGTAAACATATATATCAAAAAGATAATTCCAAAAAGAGTACATATCGATCTGTGAGATTAGTTGATTTTAATCAAATGAATAGATTTATTCGAGATGATTATTCCGATGTATATGATTCATCTGATTCGTCAGATGATGAATTAGAAAACCTTTTCAAAAAAGATGAAGATATTTTATTCGATGATTTTACAGTTGAATAGGTTTTATTTTGAGCTATTTTAATTGAAATAATATTTCAATTAAAATGCAATTTATTCTGAAATACCTAATTTTTCTTTCATAATAGTTTTCTGTTTTCCCGTCAATGGACTCTTTTTATTTTTAATTTTATCTATCTTTATAATGGATTCAATTTTCTTTAGAGTCAAATTATATGGTTTTAATAATTCACATAACATATCATATCGTTTATTATTAAATAATATTCTTAAAATAGAAGCTATATATAAAAAATCATATATCGATACTGTTTTTAATAATTGATGTTCTTGTGCATTCCTAATGGCCTTATTATTTATCTTCATAATTGAGGTTTTATTATAATCTTGTGTATACTTGTAAATCTCCTTATTTCGCATTTTTCCACTAACTTTATTTATATGATAAGATGTAAGGACACATGAATAAAAACCATGAACTGATTGTAAGCTCCAACATTGATTAGAATATATTAATCCATCCACTTTATCAGATTCTGAAATGGATTTACTTACATCAAATATAATATTAATTTGATCGATAGCATTCATTTTTGGATATTGTTGTCTCAAATTCAATGGATAATTTTCATGTACCATTAATGGAATAGTAGCTCTTTCTTCACTGTATAAAGAAATTGCACTATCAATTCCAGAATAATCATTCAATAATGATCGTGTTGCTTCATAGATACCTGGATCTATATCTTTTTTTTTAGCAGTTATTTTGTATAAATTTAATTTATCGAGAGTTATTTCTACATCATCATAGATATTTTTGAGCTCTTCTAGAATATTAATTAACCTACGAACATCATATTGTGAATGTTCAATAATTTCTATATATAAATCTTCTTCATCTGATTTTGTTGGTAGCAATTTTAATTTTTCTGTAATACATACTTTCTTTATTAGGGTTTCTAATTCATTAATATTGGGAGATTTCATAACTATTTCATTAATTTTTTTCATATTCTCTTTTTTACCTTCTTCATTAATATTTTTTTCCACAAAAATTACCATTTTTCTGATTTCGTTCACTATTTTACTATGCTTTACATTTGCAATAATGATTATTGGTATCCTTTTAAACTTATTATTTAATTTAATTAAAGACTTTATTGCTTCTTTTTCTTTGGGGTTAGAAATATTAGATACATTATCCAACACAACAGCTATTTTTACTGTTGTTTGTTCACCAACCATCAAAATATTTTTCCTTCGCAAGAGAGAATTATAATATGTTTTGATAGTAATAACTGAACCATTATCTTTTTCGATTATTTTTTTTTTTTTAGTTTTTCTTGTAATTGATATTTTTGACAAATCAGGTATGATTTTTTCAAAATCATTTTCTTTGAGAATTAAATCAACAATTGTTGTTTTTCCAATTCCATTTGTTCCTGTTATTATGATATTTGGATTTTTGATCGTTAATTGTTTCTTATTTTTCACATAAAACTGTTTTATAAATTTATCAATTTGATTGATATTATATTTATCTCCAAGAAAATCGGATGATTTTTGTGGTTTATATTTATCTAACCAATTTTGATGAGTCATTATTGATTATTATTATCATTCTTTTTTTATACTAGTATAAAAAAATCAATTTTTAATATCATTTTATCAAAATATATAATTTTGTTTAAAAAAAATGTGGGTATAAATTATATATAGCATAATGACAGACGTTTCTAGAAGTAATCGAAAGGAAAGTTTTGATATTTCCTCTGATAATAAAAAAATGTCCGGGAATAATGAAAATATAAAAGCTGAATTAGAAAAATATGCAAAAAAAGGTTCTTTGACTCCTCATGATTATTCTGAACTTATTAAAAAATATGGTGACGAAGATTTTGCTGAAGAGGTTTTAAAACTTTTTAATAAAAGATATGTAAAAGTAAAGAAACAAGCTAAAGACGCCGCTGAAAAAATTGTGAATAGATATCGTAGAGAAGATCGTACCTTTCATGAAATTTTGAGCAAAATGTTGAAAATTAAGAAAAAATACGGTTGGTCTGATGTTGATTATGCTGAATTTCAAAAAGAATTATCATTACAATTGAGAGGAGATAGAGCAGTAGAACTTGAAACAAATTTGGATATGATAACGTCTCGTTCTAAAATTAATAGAGCTATTGGGCCAAAAATTCAATATGATAATGAATTGAATATTAAAGAATCTGAACATGGTGTATTAAGTGAAATTCTTAGCATGGTAGAATCTAGTGGTGCAAAACATAGAGCTGCATTTATGGGAAGTTTAATTTATGAAGATTGTTCCATTGCTGCCATAAGTGGCGAATTCAAAAGAGATAAACATAATCCTAATAGTTATATTCATCCGCTTTTAATATGTATGTTTATACCTAAATTTTTAATTTTCGAAACTCATATGATTTACGCTAGTATCGGTAGAATTGTTAAAAGTCGTTATGAAAAAAAACCGATTGTAACTGAACCTGATCTTCTTTTGTTGGATGATCTTATTACTGATCCCAATGACGTTGTTTGTGATGTTTCTAGTCCAATAATCGATTTAAAAAATCGATTTAGAGTACAAATAAGTATTTGGGATATTGTTCAACAAATACGTGCCGGAAATTATTACGATGAAACTTCAATTAATCAATTTACATTATCACTTAACGCATGTAGGAATAATTTATATGATGGTGCAGATCTAGCATATCATCAAGATGAAGGTGCAATTTTGAGAAGATTATTATCCGTTTTCTCTATTCGACCGACTTACGTAACTACAAAACCAATTTCCACATTAACAACAATGCCGTACGTTACTCCATTATATGGTAATCAATCTACAGGACAATTTCCTTTTACAAATGCTCCAGTTTATACAATTGCAAAAATCCAAATGATCATTGTCAGAATTCCTCCATTTGTGGGGGAAAATGATGAACCAATCAATCTTAAAGATGCTCTTAATCAAGTAATGTGGATGAATGAAAATAAAATGATTATTCCTAAAGAACAATCCATAATTTACAGCAAAGAAATCTTAATATTCTACGTCAATCGTAGAATTCAACGATTTCAATTTAGAACACTTTCTAATCCAGTTGCATTTTCACAACTCCCATTAACTATGTCAAATTTCGATCGTTTAAATAAGTTCCCAATACATGTTCCGGAAACTCTCCGGATTAAAAGTAGCGATGAAGCTTACCATTTAAGATCTATTGTTGCTGTAACTGAAACGGAAATTAAACAAGGAGATTCTGTTGAAAATATTATCACTGGAAATGTTGGACTGATCATGAGTCATAGAAGCTTAGCAGAAGAACGTTTTGAATCTAATTATCTACTATATGATCCCTTTGGAGCATCTGTTCCTATTCGACATAACGATCCAAGTGGAAAAGGAAGATTTATTACCAATAAACCATTTTCTTTCGTTAATCCGATCTTCAATGGACCAGATTCTGCTACATCTCAATTCAGCAGTAGTCATAATCCTAGTTTCTTTGAAATTGCTTCTAGAGCAGGTACCATTTATATTTATTCTAAACCTGAAGGATACAATCAATCTGAAACAATTATTTTCAATTAATTATCATAATCAACTTATAAATTTTAATTTGATTATGATTCAATAATCTTGATAACGTGAAGTTTGAATTTCATTTCTAGCATCAAAAGTTCTCGTAACAGATGGTAATGTTTTTGTACCAGCAATTGATACACATTCAGGTCTATCCATAATCTGTCTTGGAGCAAAGGCTCTTTCGAGATAACCAAAATATGCATTCACTTGAGAAATAACATTTGGTACAATATCATCAACAACTATATTATTTAATTCTTTGATTTGCCCCTTTATATCATCAGGAACATGACGAGCATGTTGAATGAACATAGATCGCATTATTATTTGTAAATCTTTCTCTTCTTGTTTCTCAATCCAATAAGCACCATTTGTCCTCCTAAATACTTCCAAAATAATTTGTTTCTGTACAATATCCACGTTTTGTGGTGAAAAGAATACCTTTGATAATATGGATTCTTGTTGTTGGAGGCCTGCTAAAGAATCTTGAGACATATTATAATAATCATTAAAATGTGATTGAAATAATAAAAATGGTGTTTTCATGATATCAAATTGATTCATTGGTTTATCTTCAGGAGCTCTAGGTAAATTCATATGTTAATTATATTTCTACATAATAAAATATTGATTAATTATGCATAAAAATATTATTAAAAATTCATTACTATATGAAAATCTATTGTATAGATCACAATCTAATCTTTTTAAAAATATTCAATTTTCAAATTCGCTATTAACGATTTAAGTTTATTGACAGATTTTTTAAATCCTTGTCCAAGTGTTAAATATAATATTGATAATGGAAGGTTATCAACAGATTGATTGAAAACAGTTCCAAATATCAATCGAGTGATCGATGATGGAAGATTATCCACAGATTGATTGAAATTAGTACCAAATGTTAAATGAGTTATTGATGGTGGAAGGTTATCCACAGATTGATTGAAATTAGTACCAAATGTTAAATGAGTTATTGATGGTGGAAGATTATCTACGAATTGATCAAAATCACGTGCAAACGTCAAATAAATTATCGATAATGGAAGATTGTTAACGGATTGATTAAAACAACCTCCAAATTTTAAATGAGTTATTGATGATGGAAGATTATCTACAGATTGATTAAAATTATATCCAAATGTTAAATGAATTATTGATGCTGGAAGATTATTTACAGATTGATTAAAAAAATATCCAAATGTTAAATGAATTATCGATGATGGAAGCTTATTCACAATTTGGTTAAAATTATATCCAAATGTTAGATTAGTTATTGACGTTGTAAGATTATTTACAGATTGATTGAAAAAACTACCAAATATTAAATTAATAATCGATGATGGAAGATTATCTACAAGTTGATCAAACATAGTTCCGAATGTTAAATAGATAATTGATAAAGGAAGTTTATCTACAGATTGATTAAAATTACCTCCAAATATCAAATAAATTATTGATAAAGGAAGTTTATCCACTAATTGATCAAAATTATTTCCAAATATCAAATGAGTTATTGATGTCATTTGTAGCTTATCTATAGATTGATTGAAATTATGTCCGAATGTCAAATGAGTTATTGATTTAGGAAGTCTATTTATAAATTGATTAAAATCATATCCGAATGTCAAATGAGTTATCGATAATGGGAGTTTATCCACAGATTTATTAAATCTATTTCCAAATATCAAATGAGTTATTGATGATGGAAGTTTGTCAATAGATTTGTTGAATTCATTTCCGAATGTCAAATGAGTTATTGATAGTGGAAGTTTATCTATAGATTCATTGAATCCATTTCCAAATGTCAAATAAGTTATTGATGATGGAAGCTTATTTACAGATTTTTTAAATTTTTCTCCAAATTTTAAATAAATTATTGACAATGGAAGTTTATCTACATTCTGATCAAAATAATATCCGAATGTTATATGTGTTATTGATGATGGTAAATTGTTTACAGGCTTGTTGTATGATAATGCAAATGTAATATTTTTAACAGTATTTCTTAATTCAGAAATATTATCTACATCGTAAAGATTGAATGCATCATAATATTTAGCATAAGATTGTTTAAATTTGAAATTCAAACATATATGACTATTTAAATTATTTTTATTTTTTTTATTTGTTAATGCAAGTGACAAAATATCATTTTTTCCTAAAAAATGTTTACCCCACATTATAAATTGATCCATAATAAACTATATTATATGATATTTAAAAATAACCACTTTGATTCGATCAATATGTAAACAAAATTGAATGTATTTTTTGATTCTTAATGAGATCATTTTCGATTCAACAAATTAATTGATAAAATATGTTTCTAACAATTCATTCTCATTCAATTTTATTTTATCTCCATCATAAATTTGATCAATTTTTTCTGTAAGAGCAAACTGTTTTAATGTGTCAACTCTTATTCTATTAATAACTACATTTGTAGATTCTGGTTTATCTTTTGTTATAATTTCTACTTCACCATCATTTCCAACATATTTCACAAATATGCACCATTTATAAACTTGGTCTTCAATCACTTCAGCACACATTTGTCCTTTTTTAAAGGGACCAGTATGTTCTCGAATGTTTGGAATTTCAGAATCTTTTCTCAAATATGTACCTATTCGATTATTCATGTACATTCCAAAATGTCTCAAAAGTATAGTTCCAAGATCAATTTCATTATCCTCCATTAATTTACCAATAAATGACATAACAGATTCAGAAGGTTTATTGACATTATTCAAAGTATGTTCTTTAGTGAATGCATTTGTATTAATTATACGGCGATAATTATCCCATATTTGCCTTTGTAATTGAGTGATTTGATAATTTTGACCGAATATTTTATTTGTATATATTTTATATTCACGTTCGACGGGTTCTAACAATCTAGTAGCAGGAATAATATCTTTGAAATTAGAATCTATCATTACTAAATATCCAAAATTAGGGACATAATAAGGAATATCATCAATTATATATTTCCAATAACCTACAATATTTGATTCTCCATTATTTGCTAAATCTTTAATATATATATTATCTTCTATGGTCATATCTCTTATATACAAACCATGTAATTGCATAACATATAACGCTGAAACTATTTGGAACAAAATACTCATCCACACAATAGTATCATGAAAACCGTGACTTATCATTTTATCTACAATTCCATCATGATTGTAAATCTTTGAAGCCCATTGATAGAGATTGTGATGAGGTGCTTCTGTAATCAGAATAAGTGTAGTACCACTATATTTTTGTAATGTGGTATCTTTTTCATCAGGAAGTTTTGGAATTCTATTACTTAAATCTTTATTCATAGAAGGGGGGCGAATTACTTTATCTTTACTAATAGATTCATGTAATTCCTTGAATTTTTTATATTCACGAGACAATAACTCTTTTTGTGTAAGATTTAGAGTTTTCTTTTTAAGATTAAAATAATCTAATTTTTGATTAAACGAAAAGAAAAATGCATATAACATTGTAAAATTTGGAGATTGTTTTTTCTTTAAAATATTTTCACGTACATATTCGTAATATATTAATTCACGCCAAACATCATATTCTCTATATACAGGTTGTTTGAATTGATATGAATAAATTTCAGCATATGATAATGAATATAATCTAATATTCATACCTGTAGAATTTTTGGAACACATTGTTGTTTGACTTTTTTCTTCAAGTTGAATTGGAAAACATGATCTATAAATCAAAAGACCAAACGGCAATCCTCGATAGGGATTTGAAAATAATGGACTATAATAATTTGGATTAAGATCCATAAATTTAATATAACTCATTAAATTTCTTTTTGCATCACACTCCAAACTAATATCTTCACCATCATTTATTTGTATAAGAACTTGACGAACAAATTCATATGTCTTTAAACGTTCACCCAATGTCGTAAATGTTAATTTAACATCTTTACCTGGAAGAATAGTCTCATATATTTTATTCATTTCAACATGTCCTCCAGACGGACCTGGTAAAGTAATATTATATACTTTTTGCATAGGTAATTGAACATTCGGTCCGTATGAAAATGCAGTAGTTGGAGCAAATAAATGTTTGAGATTTGGATTAATATCAGGAGGTAATTGATTTGCAATATATTGAGGATATAATCCGTATATTTCTTTTTGTTTCGTATTTTGAACAGGATTCCACATTTCTACTCTTAATGCAGGTTGAAATGTAGCATTTTGTGGTGGTTTTGCTGATTGATCAAATTCCCTTTTTTTTGATGGATCAAATTCCCTTTTTGATGGATCAAATTCCCTTTTTGATGGATCAAATTCCCTTTTTGATGGATCAAATTCCCTTTTTGATGGATCAAATTCCTTTTTTTTGTAAAAATCTTTATTGAGATTTGTTTGAAATGGATTGTTAGAAACTGGCTTATTTGTGGTAACTACTGGAATTACAGGAGGCACTACTGATGGTGTATCATTACCTCCTCGTTGTTTTTTATCGTTTATTTTTGAAAAAAAAAAGGATTATACTGTCTCATAGATCCTCCCGTTTGCACTGGATATTGTTGTTTTTGTTGTTGTAATAGAACATTCATTAGATTTGGATCTAATTGTGCGTAATCAGATTGATATGATTGTTGTTGAGGAATATATTGATTTTGTTGTTGTGGAATAAATTGATTTTGTTGTGTAGTTGCATTTAAATAGCGTGCCATAAGTTCATTCTCCATATTAGAAGTTGAATTTGCAGGCATTGAATTTGCAGGCATTGAATTTGCAGGCATTGAATTTATAGGCATTGAATTTGCAGGCATTGAATTTGCAGGCATGGGATAAGGAGTCGGTGGATAAGGAGGTGGTATTTGTGGTATTTGATTAGGTTGAATAAATTGTTGCGCTAATTGTTGTTCTAAATTAGAACGATTAGATGTAGTATTCACACCCAATAAACTTTTAATAGATTGTTGATTATTTCCATATTCTTGTTGCATATCATTATTTTCATTTAATTTTATGCGATTGATTGTTGTCATTTCTTCATTAACAAAATTAATTTTTCTGTGTCCACGATATGATTTCATTTTTTTATAATCTTTTTTATCAACATCATTTTTACTATCTTTTTTATCAGAGTCGATGGTAATTATACGCTGAGGATGATTTAGATATTTGTCATATTCTTCAGTTTCTTCCATTTCTTTAGTTTTTTTCATAGATTTTTTCTTGTTCATATCTATATCATTATCGGGAGATTTTTTAATTTCATTATTATCGGATTCTGAATTCTCTTTTTTCTGGAGTTTTACAATAGGTATTTGATCATCGTTAATTTCACTTTTTCCCCCAAATTCTTGTTCTACAAATATTGTATCTTTAAATAAATCCCTATTCGTAAAAAGATCTCTGATATTTTTCAGCTGTAATTTTTTTTTATATTCATCTGTTAACAAATCAAATAAATCTTTCGTTAATTTTTCATTGTTACTTCTAATCGGTTTTGGTAAAATAATATCGAATAATTCTATCAATTCTGGACTATTCGTAATATTTATTTCATGGTGCAACCATAACCAATTTAATAGTTGATAAAGATCACTATATGGTGTCAATAATCCTAAATTAATTTTTTCCGGTTCTGCCGAATTTGGAACAATATTATCAATACTCGATAAGAAAAAATTACCTAATTTCAATTCAGGTATAAATAATTCAGAATCGATATCATTTTTTTTACGTCTTAAATAACAATCAATATATTTTGGAAGAAAAGAATTATGTCTAAAATTAGGAAAGGCATTATTAATTTGATATAATAAATTTGTTGCTTGATAGATAATTGATCGAATGCTATTTGATTCTAATGGATATTTAAAAGTAAATTGTTCTAAACTCATCAATGTATAATACTTTTCCGTTATTTCAATGGAATAAAATTTATTTTCATCAATTTCAATTTCTTTTAATTTTGCATAATTAATTAAATCTTCACCTATCACATCAATATTTATTATTGGTAATAATAAATTATTTGTTCTACCATTTACAACTAATTCACTCAATAATGTTCTAATAATCTGATTTACATTTACTGGATTTTTCATATCATTAACATCCTCTTTATTTAAATATGGAATAATTCTGATATTACAATTTTTAGTTTCACCATGTCTTTTATAAACATATTGATTTATACCTTCAATATCAGTCGCTTCTTTTCGTGAAAATTCGATGGTTGAAAAAATTTGATCCAAATCATAATCAGATAATTTAAAGCGATTCATATTTAATTTATTCACATCAATACTTTTAATTTTGTAATTTCCTATTTTTGCATATACGGCATTGTAAAGATAAAGTATCAATTCATCCAATTGATACAGCCGAGAATGAATATTTTCACTTGTCATTTATAATATACAATGATATTTTTCTCCAAATAAATAATAATATTAGTTATTTGGAATTACTATTTTTTAATTGTATTACATTTGTATTTTTAAATAAAAGATCACGAATGTAGAATAGTTATATATTTGATGTGTAAATTACATATTTTTTCCTTTTTTTCTAAATTAGTTTTTATTATTTTCGATGTGTAAATTACATATTTTTCCTTTTTTCTAAATTAGTTTTATTATTTTCGATATGCGTGAAATTTAATCAAATAATTAATGAAATTATTACTCAAATAACTTCCATTGAATAATACAATCATAAGGTATTCATGAAAATTAAAATAATAACATTAATTATTTTTCCGATTATATCTATATTTTCTAAATAAAGGATCACGAATGAGTACTTTTTTAGGAGTCATGTATTCGGTATCAATTTGTATTCTTCCTTTTTTATTAACATTTTTTGATCCAATTCTATATTGTTCTGGAACGACTCGATGTATAAATTCTATGATTTCTTCAGGAACTCCTCCTTTATAAAATTGGGGGAAAAATCGTTCATTAATTAATGTATTGAAAAAATAATGCATATCATAATATCTATTCTGATTCTTTGTAATGTTCATTTTTTTTGTCCAATCTGAATTAACTTTATTATTTTCGATAGTTCCATTAATACACGCAAAATCAAAATCCCATATTTTTACTTGCATTTTAATGTGCGGTATGATAAAATCAATTCCTTTATCTTTCATATGATAATTATAATGTGTAGCGGTATTATTTGAATTCGGATTTTCTTTAATTTCGATAAGAATATTATTTGCTTTCATATCATTATGACGAAATGCAGGATATTTTTCATGTATCCTAGCTAATGTGAAAAGTATCTGAAAAAAAATAATTGTCCAATCTTCCAGTTTCATTCTAGAATAATTTTTACGTATGTAATCTAATAAATCACCACCATTTGCCCATTCACTAATTAACACTGATACAAAATCATCAAATTTTCCATTATTGTATTCAGTGATAAATTTTTTATAAGAATCATTTTTTTTATCCTCAAGATTAATAAATTCATCAACTTTAATGAAATGTTTAATACTAGTATTAAAAGTACCGATTGGAAGGACTAAATGAGGTGTACAGCGATTTATTACAAAATAACTTAGCAATTTTAACATACGTAATTCTGCATTTTCTGGTCTTGATAGATTAGTAATTTCTCCATAATCATCTTTAGGATAAGCACATACTTTAACCGCAAAGACTATCGATTTATCTATTGCAGATATTGCCTTAAATGTATGACCAGTTGTTCCACTTTTGATATATTTTAATTTAATGTTCATATTCATAAATAGTTCCTTAATACTTATTATCTTTTTATTTAATTTTGTATTTGCGTAAGATTCAGTATCACAATTATCAAAATCAATCATCGGTTTTAATTTATTTCCATCCAGAATAGTTTTTACAAAATTAATTCTAGTTTCAGTTGGTTTGTTCTCCGTTAAATTTTTTTCTTTTGATATTGTTTTACTTTCTAATGACGCTGTTAAATTTGTTAACAATGCTTTTCTATAGAATTCAGTATCCTCTTCAGAAGAGTCATAATTTTTTGATTCTTTTCTATTCATTTATATTATAACTAATCTAGTTAATTTTTATAAGTTTTCAATTGAATATTATTGATGTATTGGTAACTAAAATCTAAATATAAAGTATAATATCAATGGATTTTCAATCAGATTATGATATAGTGAAACGTTTTGAAAATAGTGAACCTATGACTAATATATATTATAATAATAATTCAAGAGATTCATTAGATCAATTGAATAGTATCGAGAAAGATTTTTATGCTATCTATAATAAAGCAAAAGAATATAGAGAACGTTTATCAGATGTTGTAATTGGTGGTAAAAAGAAGATTAAGGTAGACATTTACGAAGAATCAGAATATAATTTATATGGTGGACAAGAAAAGAAAAAAAGAACCGTTAATAAAAAATTGATGTTGGGAATTGGCATTGCAAAAGATCTTCGTGCAATGAATAAATATAACTTAAAATGGCCAGAATATATTGCAATTGCAAATTTGATCTTAAAAGATGCAATTACAAGAGTTGGATCTGATAAAGATTTAGATGTTGTCCTTGCTAAAGCAAAAGAACTTCTAAAAAATCCAGAAAGTTATGTAGTTTCTTATTCAGCTGTGATTGCAGAAAAGGGAAAGAAAAATTCTTCAAAATGAAAAGCTTAAATAAAAATAATATTGATGATTTTTATTTACAAAATAATAATATTAATCTGATAAAAATTCTATTTTCCCCAATTCATCATCATTTTTTTGCTGTATCTTATTTTCTATTTGATCTTTTTGTTTACAAATGGCATCTCGAATGAATTTTTCATCATCCCAATCGTTATAATTTAAATTTTTGAAATCAGATACGTTGAATTTTTGGATATGATAATGTTGTTTTACATAATATATATCTCTTTTAATTGATTGTCTTTTAAATGTCTTATTTTCAAAATCATTGAAATCTATAACGAGTGGATGTTCTTCATAAATTTCTTTTCTTAATATTCTTCCAACAGATTGTTTAATTGACGATTTTGGTGTACAAAGTATCACTACGTTTAAATTATCAATATCTAGTCCTTCTTGCGCCATTTCATAAGTACCAATTATTATTTGTTTTGTTGCAGATTGTTTTAATTCATTTTCAGACATACTTCCAATATATTTACCAATATTCCCTCTAATATATAAATTTTCATTTAATAATTTATAAAATTTTTTAACCTGTCTTAATCTACTAGTTAAACAAAGAATATTTTTTCCTTGAGCATGCAATTCTTCGATAATTTTCAGAATAAATCTATTCCTTTTTTTAATCAAAATTAAATTGTTAATCATTTTTGCTCTATTGGGTTCATTTGTATACTTATTTTCAATATATTTTATTCGTTCTGTATTAGATGTTTTGTAATTGAATTTTTTAACTATAACCATATTATTTGGTTTCTGTTCTTCCATATGTAAAATTGGTCCCATATACCAATTGATTAATTTATATGTACCATCATTTCTTGTCCGTTCCGCTGATATACCCAACATATATTTAGCGGACATTACTTGATATGCTTTTGAAAAATTTTTAGCACCCATATGATGTACTTCATCAATTATAATTAGACCAAAATCTTTGAAAATTTTAGGATCATATTTCATTTTGCATAATGATTGAACCATTCCCACTACAAATGGTTTATCTATATCTATTTTATTTCCTTGAATTATTCCAACATTTGTAATATTTGTTACAGATTTAATTCTATCAATAACCTGATTTTTTAGAAATTTTTTATGAACAATAAAAAGAGTTTTTAATTTATAGTAACTTGCGATATATATTGCCATATTTGTTTTCCCAGAACCACAACCTGCAATTAAAATTCCTCCATTTTTTTCATCAAATCCATTTATTATCTTATTAACAATTATTTCTTGATTCGGTCTTAATTTCCCAATATAGTCAATATTAGTTTTTGGTAAATGATGTAATTCTAATTTATTTATATCGGGTTTCCCAAATTTATTCAATCCATAATATTTTGGAACACAAATGTAATCATCATTTTCTAAATATATCGAAAAATTATCATCTTGTTTGCTAAATTTTTTATAATTTCCCATTTTAAAAGGTTTAATGGTTAAATCATTTTTGATCTGTATAATTTCATTATCACTAAACTGTTTTTTGAGCAAAATATAACCAAATTGTGTTATTTTCTTATTAAAAACAGTCATACTTACTTCATTTCGTGAATTTGTTTTTAAATGAATATAATATTGCTTCAATTTTTTATCTTATTGACTAATAAATGAGAGAAACTATAACATTCGCGTTACTTATCATAATTATATTTATGATAATAATAATCTATAAATGTTATAATAACAAAATTCATTCAAATGTTGAAAAATTTACTGCATTAAGTGGTATAGAAGTACCATTAACGACATATGACGATTATGGAACATTTAATTTTTTATTCAATTTAGATGATTTTCCAAAATTTGATCATACTTATGATCAAATGGCCGGGTGGTTTACAAATTGGGATCCTCATAAATTCGCAGAACAGCCCAAGAAATGTGGTAGTCGTAATAATCTTCAATCTAAAGATGAAATATTCAAAGATAGTTTTATTAAATTTGATGGTGATCATAAATTAAGAAGGGAACTTGTTCCTGCAAATTACATTAATAATAATAATTTTGCAGATGCTGATTTTGATAGAAATCAATTACATCTAGCAGTTAAAAAAGATCGCCCGCGTGCGAGTGCACATTCACCACAACCTTATAATATATATTTTAACAAAATACCGAGAGATCAAAACGATTGATGGAAAAATTTATCACATATATCATTATAATGACTGAATCCTTTAATATAAAAAGTGGCATTTTTGAAGAAGAAGATTTTCTAAAGGATTGTCCTAATTATGATTTTATCCCCACAATTATGGGAGCAGTTCCTAGAATTATTGTAATTGGTGATATACATGGTGATCTTCAATTGACTATTAAATCATTTAAGTTGGCTGATTTGATTGATGATGAATTAAGATGGATTGCTCAACCTCCTAATACGATTGTTGTTCAAGTTGGAGATCAGATTGATAGTTGTCGACCAATAAGAGGTGTTTATGATTGTCATAATAAACTTCAACCAGATGATCGAGTTGAAGATATGTCAATTATCGATTTTTTTAATACAATGCATAAAAAGGCCAAAAAACATGGTGGTGCAGTTTATAGTTTGTTCGGAAATCATGAAATATTAAATTCACAAGGCCTATTTGATTATGTTTCATATAACAATATGTTTAATTTTGAATATGGCAAATATAAAGGAACACAAGGACGTCGTGATGCATTTAAACCAGGAGGAGAAGTAGCCAATATGTTAGCATGTACCAGAAAAAACATTCTAATTATCGGAAGTAATTTATTTGTACACGCTGGTATCCTTCCAAAACTAATTTCTAATCTTGATTATCTCCAAATAGAACAATCTGAAAAACTTAAATATCTTAATATTATTGTAAGAAAATGGTTATTGAATAAATTATCAACTGATCATCATAATGCTAAATTTATGTTTATTGATAATACCGATTTATCACCATTTTGGACAAGAGTATATGGTTCTATACCAGAAAAGGCAGATCTTTCATCAAATGATTGTAAAATTGCTGTTGGTGAAATTATAAAGGTATTAAAAGTAGGTCAAATAATTGTTGGTCATACTCCTCAATTGTATACAAAAGGAGATGGTATTAATGGTACTTGTTTTGATAAACATGGAAAAAATAAATTATATAGAGTGGATGGTGGATTTTCTAGAGCATTTAGAATATTCCAAAATTATAATCTTATTCAAGTGTTAGAAATATTAAATGATACTACTTTTCGTATTATTAGAGATGTAGAATCTGATGAATTTATTCCAGGACCCAAAACAGACATTTCTGATATAGAAATGAGAGAACATGTTGCACCAATATTCGCACAAAATCGAATTTGATTATTATAAATTAATATTTTATGAATTTATAATAATATCAATCAACTTCCTCAACAGTAGGATTCGTTCCTTGTGATTCTGTAGTTTTTACTTCTGGTGACTTAGAATAGAGTTTTATAGCAATTGGATTCCATAAATCTTCTAATTCTTTTCTCTTTTTCTCATATTCTTCTTTCGTTCTGGAATTATTTTCATCTAAGTAAGCAATGGAATCCGCACAAGCAGATTCTACCTTAGACTTCGTTTCGTCATCCAATTCTTTTGAAACATTAGGTTCTTGTATAGATTGTCTAATTGTATGTGCTAAATTTTCCAAAATATTTCTAGCATCAATTATATCTTTTTTCTTACGATCCTCTTCTTCGAATTTTTTTGCCTCTTCAATTAATCTATTTATTTCAGCCTCAGAAAACCTGCCTTTATTGTTTGTAATTGTAATATTTTTAGATTTATTAGTCGTTTTATCACAGGCTACCACATTAAGGATACCATTTGCATCCAATTCAAATGTTACTTCAATTTGTGGAATCCCTCTAGGAGCAGGAGGGATTCCATCTAAACTAAATGTTCCTAATTTATTATTATCTGTAGTAAATTTCCTTTCTCCCTCAAATACTTGAATATTTACACCTGATTGATTATCAGCATAAGTAGAAAATGTTTTGGATTTTTTAACAGGAATAGATGTATTTCTATCTATGATATTAGTCATAATTCCTCCTGCTGTTTCTATTCCAAGAGATAGTGCTATTACATCTAATAATACTAAATTTTCAGTTTTTTCACCACCTGTACCTGTCATAATTGCTGCTTGTATTGCAGCTCCATATGCAACTGCTTCATCTGGATTTACTGATTCGTTTAGTTTTTTACCACCAAATAATTCAGATAATAATTGTTTTATTTTAGGTATTCTAGTTGAACCACCTACTAAAACAATTTCATTAATTTGTGTCTTATCCATTTTGGCATCGAATAAAACTTTTTCCACCGGTTCTAATGTTGATCGTAACAAATCTGAACATAATTCTTCAAATTTTGCTCTAGAAATAACTGCATTATAATCAATTCCATCAAACAATGAATCAAGATCAATATTTGTTTGTGTTGCTGAAGATAATACTCTTTTAGCTCTCTCACATGCTGTTCTTAATCTCCTAACTGATTTAGGAGATTTTGATAAATCTGTCTTATGTTTTCTCTTAAAATCGTCGATACACCAATTAACCAAACGATTATCTAAATCCTCTCCTCCCAAATGAGAATTTCCTGATGTAGCTCTTACTTGAAATAAACCTTCATTTAAAGTTAATAATGTCACATCATGTGTTCCTCCACCAAAATCGAAAATCAACACATTCATATCTTCATCAGAAGTTTTATCCAAACCATATGCAAGAGCAGCAGCAGTTGGTTCATTAATAATTCTCAATACATTAAGACCAGCAATTATACCGGCATCTTTAGTAGCTTGTCTTTGTGAATCATTAAAATATGCAGGTACAGTTATTACAGCATCAGTGACAGTTGTTCCAAGATATGTATTAGCTGCTTGTTTCAAGTGAGATAATATCATTGAAGATATTTCTTCTGGCGAATAAGTTTTTAATTCACCTTTATATTCTACCTGAAAATGTGGTTTAGCTTCTTTATTGATAACTTTGAAAGGCCATTGTTTCATATCATCTTGTACTACATTATCATTAAAATTCCTTCCAATTAAACGCTTCGCATCAAAAATAGTATTAATGGGATTCAATGCCACTTGATTTTTTGCAGCATCTCCTATTAAATGATCATCAGTTGTAAATGCTACATATGATGGAGTTATTCGATTACCTTGATCATTGGCGATAATCTCTACTTTATCATTTTTAAAAAAACCCACACAACTATAGGTTGTACCTAAATCAATTCCAATAGCTACTCTTTGAGACATTTCGATTTAATTTATGTTATAGTATTGTAACATAAACTTTAAATAATTTTAATTTTTATTAAAATTGCTTAGAATATAATTTCCATACATCCAATACTTCGGAAAAAAAATGTGATTTTTTCAAAATCAACAATGATCGTGTTTCCTGATATTCTGAATTTATGAGTCCAGATATTTTTGATTTTTCTAATGCAAAAATATTTTTTTTATTCTCCTTATTGTAAAATTTTATTGATAAAAATGGATCTGGTTTATTACCACTCACATATCCTATTTTTTGTGTTAATACAATGAAATCATTTTTATTAAGCTGTGGATGTTCTTTTACATAATATTCTATAAATTCATCAAAAATATTAACATTATTTATTTCATCAGCTATCATTTTGTATAATCTCCTATGAAGAATATCGTCATATACATTTTTTGCCATTTGAACATTTATTCTATCCTTGTCCAATAAAGGTATCTGACAAATATCAATTAAATTCAAATATTCTTCAATTGTATTATCTGTAAATTTACAAAACAAATCCATATTGTCAGTTATTTCATTTATTTTCAAAATTGGATTCAATAATTTAAATATATCATTAAACATTAATTCAATTATTTTTATAGTTTTATGATTGTAAGATTCCTTATGCATACTATATCTAATTTTAAACATTTCGAATATATTATAAGCACAATTAAAATGATAAACAATATCATCTTCATCTGAGATAATAATATTATCTATTATTCTTATTGGATCGAATCCTTTAGATTTACACAAATTCATTGGATCTCTCATTAAATAATCAAACTTATCTACATCAATACCATTAAGATAATTGCAAACTATTTGATAAATAACACCAGTATGATTTTCTTTTGGATAAATAATTGATTTAATGAAGGAAATTTCTTGAAATGATAATTCATCAGATAATTCCCTTTGATATATTCTTTCTACAATCATAATAGATCTTATTTCGTGACATTTATAATTTTGACTGTTCATCATTATTATATCATCAAAAATATGACTGTATGGACCATGTCCAATATCATGACATAATCCTGCTATTTTTATTAACTCTATAATTTTTGATGTTAAGTTCGTTTTTTTTCCAAATTCTGATAAGAAAAATTCTCTATTGGGATATTTTAATTGAATTCTTTCAAGAATTTTTCCAGTTAAATAATATACACCCAAAGAATGTTCAAATCTGGTATGAATAGCTGATGGGAATACATATGAACATAATCCTAATTGTTTAATATGTCTCATTCTTTGGAATTCGGGAGTATGTAAAAATTTTAATGCAAGTGATTTAACTTCGATTAAACCATGAATATTGCAAACAAAATATTTAGAATTAAAATCATCTGTCATTTTTGAAAATGATTTGATTGATAGGAAAATATTTATATTAAATTTTAAATTAATCAATTTTTTTCAAATAATTGATTAATTTAACATATAAACATAAAACAAATATATGTTAAAATAAAATATGTCTGGAAAGTTAAAATTGGATTTTTCAATACCATGGATCGAAAAATATCGCCCTAAAAAAATAGATGAACTTATTCTAGAGGATATTATTTCCAAACAAATAGAATTTTTTTTGAAAAATATTGAAAATACACATTTGATTATTACAGGTCAACCAGGAGTTGGAAAAACATCAACAGTTAAATGCATTGCTAGAGAAACTTTAAAAGATAATTTAAATAGTGGATATCTTGAAATGAATGCTGCTGAAGATAGAGGAGTACGTAGTATTTCATTAACTATTCCAAAATTTTGCAAACGATTAGTTAATTTTAAAGAATCAAAAATAATTTTATTAGATGAAGCTGATAATATGACTTCTAAATGTCAACATGATATAAATGAAATGATTAAATTATATGGAAAAAAAACAAAATTTATTTTCACATGTAATGATTCTACAAAAATAGAAGAAGATATACAAAGTGTTTGTCGAATTATTCGTTTCAAAAAATTAACCAATGAACAAATCAAAAAATATCTAATAAAAATATGCACAACCGAAAATGTAACATATACTAATTCAGGATTATCTGCAATTTGTTACATTGCAGATGGTGATATGAGGAAGGCAATAAATAGTCTTCAATTAACAGTTTTCTCGCATGAAAAAGTTAATAAAGATAATGTTTTAAATGTGTGCAAATTTCCCGATCCAGAAGAAGTACGTAAAATAATGGTAATGTGTTTTGATAAAGATTTAATAAAATCAAATAATGCATTGGAAATAATGATAGATCAAGGATATCATTATCCAGACATTATTAATGGATTTGGATATGTTCTTTCTAATTATAAGGAAATTAATGAAGAATTAAAGCTTCAATTAATAAGTATTGTTAATCAAACAAAAATAACAATAAGTTTGGGACTTCGCACTAAAGTACAATTGGTTGCTATGTTATGTCGTTTTATCAAACAAATTCAATATTGTATTGAATAATTATACTCACTGATAACGTCAGTCAGTATATTTTTTTTAATCAACTATAATAGTAGTAAAAGATGTGTTATAGAAATGAATTTAGAGGTGGTTGTGGAAATGGTCTAATCATTGAAGATTATTCTGCCAGAAAAGTACTTTGCAGAGGCGACGGTTATTTGGGATCTTGTCGACGAGGTGGATGGAATAATGGTAGACTTGATAATGGTCGATGGGATAACCTTTATGGAAGGAATGGATATGGTGCTTTTGGAAGACGTGATCGTGGAGGATATGGTTATAATGGATATGGTTATGATGGATATGGTTATGATGGATATGGTTATGATGGATATGGTTATGATTGGAATTATTAATAGATATAAAATTAACAAAATATAATATTCATTCATTTATTTATTTATTAAAATAAATAAATGATTTTTATCATGAATAAATTCACTTAATTAAGCATATTAATATGCCACCACGTAATCGTAAAACCAAATGAAAAGTCGATTCTTTTTGAATATTATAATCACTTAATGTCTTATCATCTTCTAATTGTTTTCCAGCAAAAATTAGACGTTGTTGATCAGGTGGAATTCCTTCTTTATCTTGAATCTTAATCTTAACAGATTCAATAGTATCAGAACTTTCTACCTCAAGAGTAATAGTTTTGCCAGTCAAAGTCTTAATAAAGATTTGCATTATGATTTGATATGTTATTTTATTTTATCATTTATAAACTCATTAGTAGAATTTTTCAACTTTTTATAAAAATCTAAATAATATGATTATATGTTTCCATTTTTTTTCAATTGATAAAAAAATTGAAATTATTTAATTTTATCCAACAATCAATCAATAATATAAATGATCATTTATTAATTATAATAAATTATAACATGGGTGTTACAAATTTAATTCCACTAATCAAAACATATACATCAAATGCTATTCGAGAATATAATTTTTCTTCATTTTCAAAATATAGAATTGCAGTGGACACAAGTCTCATTGTATATCAAAGTGTCATAGCTATGAGAAAACAAGGAAAAGATATGAAAAATAAAAATGGAGAATTAACAAGTCATTTATATGGACTTTTTCACAAAATATTAATATTTCTTTCAAATGAAATGATTCCTATTTTTATATTTGATGGAAAGGCACCAAAATTGAAAAATAAATCTTTGGAAAAACGCAAACAAATAAGAGAAAAAGCTATCGAAAAAATGAAATCAATAATGATTTCGAATGAAGATAATAATGATCTTACATTAAACGAGGAATATATAAAGAATTTTAAACAATCATTCAAACCTACTAAAAAAGATTATGAAGAATGTATGATTTTACTCGATTTAATGGGTATTCCATATATAATTTCTCCGGGTGAAGCAGATGTTGTTTGTGCTTGGTTATCATCTCGTACAGATGGTAATAATAAACGTTATGTAAAAGGTGTTTGTTCAGATGATTCTGATCTCTTGGCATTTGGAGCAAGATATGTATTTAAGGATATGCTTCGTTTTATGAATAGTAACAAAAAAGTCAAGCTGATAAGTTTACATAGAACTTTAACAGAATTAGGTATGACAATGGATCAGTTTATCGATTTATGTATTTTATTAGGATGTGATTATTGTGGTCCTGAAACTGGTACTGGTGGAACTATTCCTAATGTAGGTAAAGAAAAGGCCTATTCATTAATCAAAGATCATAAATCTCTAAAAAAAATAATTAAATTAATTCGAGAAAAAAATAGTAATATTATTTCAGATGAATTAGTTGAATGTATGTATACCGCGAGAGATCATTACAAAAATGCGCTAACACAATTAGATGAAGACGATAATTTTATAATTACTAATGATAATTTGACACTAAGAATGTATCAAAAAGAAGCATTGATAGATTTCATGTGTAGTAAACATAATTTTGATATAATTGGAATTCAGAATGCAATTTATAGACTAGAATCATATTATAAGCGCATGAATATTGTTCGTCCAAATAATAAAATTGTACATAAAATAATAAATCCAATAAATACAACAATTAATTTCCTCCCATCTGATTCGGATGATGATTAATTATTTCATTTAAAAAATAAAATAATTAAATAATCGTTTTAGTCATATGTAATTAAATATTAAGTATTCTATACTATGTCATCTAATCAACAACTAGAACAAAAATTAGGACCAATTATTAAATCTCCTCAAGTTATGTACATAATTATAACTATAAAAAAAATTCAAGCAAGAATGAAAGATTCCGATATGATTAATTCAGAATATATCCGAATATACGATCAATTAAGTAGAGAATTTAATCATTTTTTTGAAACATATACAGATATATTTATAAAAGTAATACGTGGTATTGATATTGAAATATTAGCAAGTGTATTGTATTATAAAGATCAAGTATTCCAAGGATTAATAACAGAAGAACAAGTAGCAGATAAATTGGCACAAAAGTATTTACCTAAACATTTAAAAGTTGCATCTGATATTAAGTTAAAGGAGTTAAAATCGAATCCTGATTTTATGAAAATATAGAGTTAAATTCCATTTGATGATTACATTTTTTAGTTGATTCTTGCAATATATTATCTAATAAAACAGTAAATTTATCACTAACAGTTGAATCAAATATATCGAGCCATATTGTGGAATTTTTATTTTGATCATTAATGAAATCTTGATAAGTTGGTCCTTCATAAATATGGTTATCCAAATATTTTTTGATTTTCCAATAAAGAATTGATTTTTTATACATTAAGTCTGCATTCATACATTGAATTATAGAGGATATATTATTGGGAATTGATAAACCTAATGTTGCTAAATATTTATTTTTATTTTTCTTTATTTTATCTAATTTAATATCCGATATTGATCCCAATAAAACTAAATATTTCTCATCAGAAAGCATTGAACTGGTTATTGGTTTTATGATATATGATTCTGTATAAAAACTAGTAAGATAATAAATTAATTCTATGAAGGGATTAGTCATGCAATTAAAAATTTGCAATATCATATTAGAACCTATTTTTTGACTTGAAACTATTTTAGGTAATTCATCCAATATAATTTGAATATATGCATTTTCATCTAAATTGATAGATGAAATGTTTTTAAACATGATATCAGCTTGTTTAGATGTACTTATATCCTCAATTTTAATTTTTTGGAGATTTTTCACAACATTTTTCATATCATCTATTAAATTGGTAATTATGATTTTATTTTCTTTCAATAATCCAAAAAGATTGAAAATCTCCCAAATAGCACAAAAATTTTTATTGATAATAGATTTACCGAATTTTTTTTCACCTTGTTTTGCAATAGATTCAGAATCCTTTCTATCAAAATCAAATTCTAATCCAACTTTATAATATTCATTTTCATAAATTGCATTCATATCAAGATTGTATATTGTATCATTGAACCCATATTTAATTAATTCAGGACTTGGAAAATTGTCAAATCTGATCTTTTTTTCATCTAAATTTACGGGTTTACTGGAATTTGAAAAACTGTAGATTAACGGCTCCATCTTAATTTTATTAAATATTTATAATAAATATTTATTATAAATATTTGATAAAATTGTTTATATATTTATAAATGTTCATTTGTCAATTTAATTAATAGATCAATATCATCGATAACTTTTTCTGAATTCAATAAATATTTTGGTCCAACAGTTGATTCATAATATATTGGATAAAAGATTTTTTCAGGAGATTTATATATGAGTAATAACTTAGAATCAATACCCTTTTTTGCCTTAGATAAAATAAATTTATTTTTTATCAATTTTTCTTTTTCGAAATCATCTTCATTAATAATATGTTTAATTAAATAAACATGTGGTTTAATATATTTATTCGATTCTCTTAATTTATGATATATTTTATTTGCATCAGTTGATTGTAAATCTATGTCAATTATTAATTTATTCGAATGAAAATAAGGAGTTAATATTTTACCCACATTAATTCGATGATTTATACCAACGATACGTGATGATTCATATAAATCTACACCCACTTTTTTCTTGAAAACATAATATCTATTCATCATTGTCATTTTGAAACTCGATGTAGCGATATCGATTTGTTCGGTTGTATATTTTGATCGATATTTTTGATCCATCATCAAGTAAAAATCACTAATATCTGCATATCTTTTATCATCTTTATTACCAATTTTATTTTGACTAAAATAATTTTTGTATATATTGTATAAATTGAAAAATGAATCAGTTTCAATCAACTCTAAACCACATTTTTCTTTTAATGATTCAATGAGAAAATTTGGAAATACTAAATATTCACGTATATTTGTTCCTTCATTCGAAATTAAAGAGTTATAAATATCTACAGCTAATCCTATATTATTAATATCTGTATCAGAGTAAATTTTTTGTAGTTCGAAAAATGTCACTTTTTTCCCCTTATTATCAGTATATGATATTGTTATTTTAGATTTATCAATTAATTTATCATGAATTAATTTCCCATCAAAACATGTTATTAAAAAATAACCATTTAGTTCAAGATGATCATTGAGATTTTTGCAAAAATTATTCCAGGAAAGTTCATCTGATAAAAAATAATGCAATGCAAATTGACAATTTATCACATCATATTTTTGATTACTCGACAAATAAGTTTTAATCAAATTTTTATTATCGTCACTCATATTAGTGATGATATTTTCTTGAGATTTTACATTAAATAATCCTCTTGCATCCGCATTTATAAAATGCATCGGAGGTACATTTTTTATTGTTTTTTTGAAATGTTTATATCGATTAAATGCAGAATCATTTATAGTATATAATCCATTATTATCAATATCTACCCCTACATACATATCTACTCCAACTGTTATGAATTTGAGTAAATCCCCACCTCTTCCGCATGAAATATCTAGAATTTTCTTATGATTTTTACAATATGTTGTGATTATATTGGATTTTATCCAATTATTAAATGCTCGCATACCAATTGCATCTGCAGATTTCTTTTGATAATAAATTATACTTTGTCCAGAATTAGATATTGTTCTTTTACTAATCAAATCCATCTGTTTTTGATAACTTGTACTATCTGCAAGTGATGCTATATCTTCTTCGTTTATTGGATTAATAATCGTTTTCCAAATACGATCAGCTATATTAGAATTATTACCATATCTTTTTTTATATTTCATAACAGATTCGGTTTTATCATTTCTAATAACTAAAGGTATCCATTTAAAAGCATCATCCAAATCAGTTCTAACACTATCATAAATGAATTCTACTACCATTTGATCGTTAATAACATTCCCCTCTTTATCTTTAGTTTCGCCATCTACCAAATAAATAACTGCTTTTTGCTCAACACCATTTACTTTAAAAGGAATAGGTTTCTCTTGTCCCCCTTTTACTAAACCAACATATAATCTACATATTTTATATGAATTATTTGTATTTTTATTTACAGAATTATCTATGAATATAGCATCTTCATTTGTAGATGAATCTTTTTCAAATTGTATATAAAAATCGATTGAATTTTGTTTTGGTTGTTTCCATTTGTATTCCATCGGAATAGAATCTATTTTTTCTGGAGAAGTTTTTATCATGTATGGAGCATTAATAGGTGTGTAAATAATACCATCTAATTTATATGGAGGAAGTTCATCATATACATAAAGTTTCCATATCAAATCTGCATACATAAATATTTCACATGAATCTATACCATAAGGTATCATTTGAATTTTACGTGTGATGAAAATATCACCTTCATTAATTTCTCCTATTTTCACCCGAAAATCTTTCCAATATCTTTTCAATTCCTTAGTATAGAATTTTTTAATTTCATTTAATTCCAAATCTTTCTTCGTAGATACAAAATCAGCAAATGGTATCAAATTTCCAAATGCATTATCAATAATTTCATTGAGTGTATTTATTCTGTTAGGTAACCTAAATATTTCATTATAACGCTTATCCGATTCATTTTCATAAATTACATCAAATGCCATAAATAAAGTGATTTTATCGAGATTTATAAGTTCTCCATCTAAAATCATATTTAGATATTTGGAATTATTAAATATAAATTTGGTTTTCTTGACAACTAAATTCATCGAAATTAAATAAACACCCTCTCTTATTGAAAATAAAATGTATCTCTCACCATTTGCTTTATCTATTATACCATATTTATTTGGTATAAATTTGACAATATGTTGAGCTTCTAAAGAAATAACATTACGAGTATCTAAATGAGTAATATTTTTAAGGTTTAATAAATTAGAATATTCTTCAATTACATGTTTCGCTTCGGATTTAGTTATTGGATAATTTGAATTTTGAATTATTTTTAATATGTTATATGTTTGATTCCAAAATTCCAAAATTGAAATATCTCTGTTTATAACCTCCATTTCAATTTCATATTGATGAAATCGTGTTGTTAGATTCGATAATGAATATGATTGTTGAACTTCTGATGTATCTATTCTAACATTATCATTGATAGAAAAACTAATTCGATTACGTTTATATCTGTACAATATTTTTTCGTTGCCCGTTGTAATAGGTTTTGATTTTGTATTCTCTTCTTGGACTAATTTAATATTCATATCTAATTCATCAACGGGTACATATATACCCGTTTTTCGATTTTTATAAATAATTATTATAGTTTTTGATGATGAAAGTCCTAACAAATATTTTTGAATATCATAATTATTAGATCCCGAAAATTTCGATATGAAAGTATCAGCTTGCTCAGATCCCAACATCGTTACACGATAATTAGTATTATTTGATAATAGAATTGTAATATCTAACATATCTGTCATTTCGATATCATTTGAATCGGTGTTGTTGACATAATGATTAATTATTCGAAAATAATTGGGATAATCTATTTTTTTAAAACTTATTTCAAACTCAAAATCTTTATTCTTTTTAAATAAAGGAATCATTTTTTTTATTTCTGAATGACTTTTCTCATCTAAAATATTCTCAAATAATTCATTATGTTTCATTTTATATAATAAAATAACATATTATTTTATTATACTATTTATGCTATCAATTTTTAATATAATTGTGCATATTTTTTAATATAATTGTGCATATTTTTAATTTTTTTCAAAATTGAAAGATATGAGAATTATGATAGAATTATAATAAATTTGAGAGATTTTTTCAGATATTTGATTGAAATATTTTGATTCTATAATGTCCTTTATACTAGTCATTTTTTTCATTACATTTTTATTATAAAAATAGAATAATTTCATCGAAATTTTCAATAATGAAGATTCTCTATCATAAAATTTAATATTAATTATTTTTTTTCTAATTAATTCTTTGATCAATGGATGATAATTCTCTATCAATATATCAAGTTTATCCAAATCAGTTTGTATTTCAACATATTCAATATATTTTTCATATTTTCCATAAAAATCTACATAGGTTTCAAAAGCCATATGTATTTCTTGCAAAAATTTTAAGGAAGAAAGTTCGATATCAAGATTTTTGAGTGGATTAGATTGTAAATAAACAAATTCTAATTTATGATTCAACTTTGGAAATATTTTTAGTTGATTATTTCCCAAATCTAAAAATATCATTTTATCGCCAATGTAATCGAATTTATTTATCATATTATTATTAGCAATAACACGTTCGAGGTTTGGAATTAATGGAATTTCACTTAATCGATTATTAGAAATTTCTAATTGTATTAATTTTGGATAAATTTTAATAGTTTTTAACATATTATTATTCGCAAATAGTCTCACTAATGATGGAAAGAGAGGAAGTTCTTCTAATTTATTCATTTGACAATCCAATTCTTCCAATAAACTATGTTGGAATAATGTTTTAATATTATTATTGCTAATATCAAGAATCGTCGTATTTGGGAAAAGATTAATATCAAATTCTAATAAATTGCAATTCGACATATATAATTTAGAACATTTGGGTAATGTAATACTTAAGGATATTGGGTTTCTAGAAACATCAAGATATTCAATCGTAGAATTATGATATTGTGTTAATTTAGTAACTATGTTATTGGCTATATTAAGAAATTTTAATTTTGGATAAAATGGAATTTCACTAATTTTATTAAATGAACAAGTTAATTCTATTAAATTGGGCAATAAAAGGGGACTAGGAAGAATTTCTAAATTATTATGATCTATTAATAATATTCTCAATGTTGACATTTCTACATTTTTTGGTAATTTTAATAATTTAACTCTCTGAAATCCCATATCTAATGATTCAGTTTCTTGATCATGATGAGTATTATCTATATATGACATACCAAATTTTTTACATTCATCTGGATATAAATAGGATCTTATTTTCATTGTTTCTTATAGTATTTTTCAATAATATTTACATAGATTTTTACTGGAATATTCCATTGATTCAACTGATATAATGTTGGAATTGATAACTTAATATTTGAAACTAGTTTAATTTGTGAACTATTTTCAAGTATATAGAGATACATTTTTTGTTTTTGTTCTTTATTTAGAGGAATATTAGATAATATTGGTTCATAATTACCTTGAATTAAAGCCATATAATAAATTTGATTAAAGAGATTGAGATATGGGTATTTCGAACCCTTAGCCCAGAAAAATATAATTTCCGATTTGTTAAAATCAATAATAATTAAATTTATTTCGAATATACCAGTAATAGTCTGTATCAATTCGCTAGATATTTTTCCATGTCTTAATTCATCTATCAATCCATTATTAAATATTTTTACTTTTTTTGTATTTTTTATTTTATCTATTTGATAATTTCGATGAATTCTATGTATTATGAAATCCTCTAATAGAGAATAACTTTGAATTTGTTCATCCATATTCATACTTAATAATTCGGGTCTTAACAAAATATTTAAACTATTTAAAAATGAAATATTTATTATGTTCACATTTTTTTCAATAATATGTTTAATTCCAAAACGTATGAATGATGGTAGAAATAATTCCTTCGCTTTTTCAGGAAAAGTTGAATATTCTTGTTTTTCATATGGTTCTAACTGAACATATTCATTAATAATATTCTTAGTTAGATCAAATTTAATATTATCATCATTTTCTTTCATGGGAACTTTTATTTGATTATCTTCAATTATCGTCAATAAGAAATTTTGATCTTTTATCAAGTAGCGAAAAATAGTGTATAGATTTATTATCTTATTAGTCATTCACAAATTATTAATAAGTGTTGGTTATGATTAAATATTTATATTATTAATAAAAATCAAATTTTTAATCATTAAAATATACACCATAATAGAATTCATAAATTATCTAATTACTATTCAAATGTCTTAAATCATTATATTATTAAAAAATTGACGATAAAAAATTGATGATAAAAATTGATGATTAAAAATTTAAACCTAATAATTAAATATATTCTGTAAATTACCATAATGAATTTATTAATTGAAAAATGTATCGATGTTCGACCAAACATTACTTACGTTGCAATAGGTGCTGCTTACAGTACTGAAGGTGGAATGCAACAATTTCCACCATTCTTAGATAATTTGTTTAAAAATTATATTGATTTTACATTTCATGTCATCTTAATTGATCCATTAATTGAACAGGTTCCTGAATTGGTTAGATATGTTAATTTATCATATCCCAATAAAAATCTATCTAAAATAAATTTTAATAATTACAGTTCTGATAATCTAACTGTTGATATTATTCGCGAATATTTTGAATTTGATAAAATATATAATAAAATAAAATGTAAATCTTTTGATTTAATATTATCTCTGATCGAAAGAACTATATATGCCAAAAAAGAAAAATATAATAATACTTATTTATTATTCATTCATGATTTTAGTGGACATCAAACAAATATTTTGTCGGAATATATTTACAATTTTTGTAAAATTAATTTTATAGAAGAAGAACTTAAGATATATCAAAAAAATATACTCATTGATATTACATTCGCATCAAATGATTGTTGTTTTCCTGATTTAAAAGGGGAATTTTCAAATCCTATTATTATTAATGATGAAAATAATTCACTATTTATTTTTAATCCATTTATGTTGACACCGAATGATTTAGGAATGATGTTTCTATTTAACTATTCCAAACCGGTGATTAAAAATCTATGTTTGCATATCATCATGTATAAATTACAACAATTTAATACAAGTATACTTAATAAATATATATTATCAAAATCCAAGTTTTTATCAACTGATTTAGATAAAGAATCAGAGATTTTATTTGAATTAGTAAGAAAAGAATTAGATTTTCTTAATTTTTATGATGCTGAAGTAATAGACAATTTAATGATTGAATTTAGTAATCAACTTTTCAATTCAGAGGATAAATTTAAATTACAAGTAATTTTCAGAATGATGATGAAGAAAATTAAATTATTTCTTTCAAATATATCGTTTAACAATTATGTTAATAAATTTATCGTTCATATTAAAAAACACCAACCATTTTGCCTTTATATTCACATTTTGGAACTTTAGTCAAAGATATATTTCTTTAATTATAAAAACATATGTTGATACATTTTTATAATTATTTCTTTTTGGAAGTTTTTGAACCAGATGCCTTTTTCTCTTTCTCCTTTTTCTCTTTTTTCTCTTTCTCCTTTTTCTCTTTCTCCTTTTTCTCCTTTTTCTCTTTCTCCTTTTTCTCTTTCTCCTTTTTCTCCTTTTTCTCTTTCTCCTTTTTCTCCTTTTTCTCTTTCTCTTTTTTCTCTTCCTTTTTCTCTTCTTTCTTCTTTTTTTCCTCATAAGCTTCTAATGATTCTACTAATTCTTGTTGATCCTGTAAGCGTTTTATTAAATTATCTCGTTTTTTTAGAAGAAGTGCCTTTTTATCTTCTGCTCTCTTTATTTTAGAAGGTTTTGCACTTTGATCGCTTAATATTATTTTAATCATTTTGACTTCATTAACCAATATTTTTGCATCATCGTGAATTTTTTTTAATTTCAATTGTTCTTTGATTAAATTTGATACATTTTTCTTGATAGATTCAAGAAGTTTCTTATCAATAGCTACTTTTCCATAATATCTTACTTGTTTAGTTTCTAGACAATATTCTGGTTCTCCCAATGTTTTTCCTTTGGGAACAGGACCTATACTGCAATAATATTTATTATCCTTTTTTGATGCCATATTATAACAATACGTTAGATTTGTTTTTGATTTCTTATTTTTTGATTTTTTATTGATTTTAATAAAATTTTATTAAAATCAGTAAAAATTAAAATTAATTTGAATCTTCTTCAGACTCATCTTCTTCTTCAGATTCATCTTTAGCTTTCTTTTTAGAAGCTGTTTTTGTGGTTTCAGACTCATCTTTCGTTTTCTTTTTAGAAGCTGTTTTTGTAGCTGCTGTTTTTGTAGCTTTGGATTTTTTATCAGATGTAGTTTGTTTATCAGATGTAGTTTGTTTAGATTTATTTTTTTTCTCCCATTCATCCTTACCTCCCGTTTTCCATGCTGCAGCGCAATATTTCATTAAATTATTTTGAGTCACTCCAGGATTCCTCTTTTTGAATAATGGAAGATTTTCTCTCATATATTGTTGATAATTAGATAATGTTTTTTTTTCTTTTTTACCTTCATTTTTACCTTCATCAGATTTCTTAGTTTTTTTTGCAGTAGGTGCCTTTTTTGCAGATGTCTTTTTTGTAAGTTTCTTTTTAGATTTCTTATCAGAAGATTCTTCTGAATTTTCACTATTAGATTCTTCTTTAGTATCATCTTTAGTATCATCAGTTTCATGATCTGATTCAGATCCTGATTCTGATTCGGATTCAGATTCTTTCTTTTGTTCCACTTTCTTATCCGATTCTTTCTTAGTTGGTTTCTTAGTTGTTTTCTTTTTAGATTCCTTTATTTCATCGGAATCAGATTCAGTTTCTTCTAATGGTTTTTCTTCTAATGGTTCTTCTACCTTCTTTGAAGGTGCTTTTTTGTTACTTTTTGTTTGAACAATTTCATCTATTTCATCTTCTGATAAAATTTCATCCTCTGATCCCGTTTCAGGCTTGATTGGTTTAGAAGCTACTTTCTTAGATGACTTGGAAGATGTCGATGGCATTATTGATATTAGTTTGATAATAATATTTGTTTATAACGATTAGTATCTAGAAATTTTATAAATCAATTTTTTTTTATTAATGATTATTCAACCTAAATAATCATTAATGCTTATATTTACCTATAAATTTGACAAATATCTTAGGAAAAATTCTTAAAAATTCACATTAAAAATATGTTAATACATATAATTATCTATTTTTCATTCTGATTACATTTTCGAAATAATTCAATTGAATTCGACAAATAACGTAAATTATTGAAAATAAAAAAAAATGATTTAAATTGGAAAAATTTCTATCGAAAGCAAGAAATATTGTCTCAATGACTAATATAATGAATAAATCTGATAAAATAGGAATATTGGATATAGAAGGTATAAATCCAAATCCATTAAATGAAGAACCCTACAGTGATACTTATAAAGATTTAGCAAAAATTTGGTCTTCATTTCCAGCATATAAAAAGATAGACGATGTATTAAATTCTATTAAAAATAACCAACTTACATTTATTATTTCTGGTACAGGTTCTGGCAAAACAGTGTTGATACCCAAAATAGCATTACATTATACCAACTATCAAGGAAAAATTGGTGTTACTCTTCCCAAACGTGTTGTTACTTTATCTGCCGCCACTTTTGCAGCAAAGACACTTGATGTACAATTAGGAACTTATATTGGATATATTTATAAAGGTTCTGATAAACAAATGTCTGGATCACAAAATAAAATCGTATATATGACAGATGGATCATTGACAATGAAAATTATGAATGATCCTTATTTGAAAGAATATAAAGTAATAATTATTGATGAGGCACACGAACGAAAAATACAAATTGATTTATTATTGCTTTTTTTAAAAAGAATTTTACTATCTGGACAAAATCCCGATTTGAAGATTATAATAATGTCTGCCACAATTGATGGTGAAAAATACAAGGCATATTTTCCTAACATAACTAGTCAAATTATTCATATTAGTGGTCAACCAAATCACGAAATAGTTACTCATTTTTTAGATGAACCGTCAAAATCTTATATGATGGATGGTTTGAATCTTATAAAATATCTCATAAACAATGGAATAAAGAAAGATATGTTATTTTTTATCACTAGTTCAAATGAAGCATTACAATTATGCAAATCTATTAGACCCCTTTTTCCAAAAGTTTACTGTATAGAAGTATATGCTGATATGTCCAAAGATTTAAAAATATATGCCGAAACTAGAGATAAATTCTTAGAATTAGGAAATTATGATCAGAAATTAGTAATGGCAACTAATGTTGCCGAATCATCATTAACAATTGATGGTTTAAAATATGTTATTGATTCTGGTTATGAATTATATTCTTATTTTGATCCAGAAACTGCTGGTCAAATTTTGGAGAAGAGATTAATTAGTAAAGCACAAGCATTACAACGAAGAGGACGAGTTGGACGTACAGAACCAGGAATATGTTATCATCTTTTGACTAAAAAACAATTTGATTCATTAGCAGATTATGCTCCTCCAGAAATTCTCCGACAAGATATAACTATGGAGGTACTAAAAATAGTTAATTTTACCAAGGATAAATCTATGGAACAGGGTCAAATAATTCTCAATGAATTAATGGATGTTCCAAAAAATAATCAACTTGAATACGCCTACGATTTATATAAATTGTATAAATTATTAGATCAAAATGAAATACTCACTAAATCTGGTAGAAATGTAGTCAAATTTAGTTCATTACCTATAAATCGTTCACTATTTCTTATTTATGCTTATCAATTGTATTGTGTAAAAGAAGCCACAATTATTATTTCTATGATTGAAATGCTCAATGGAAAATTATCAAATTTATTTTATAAATCAGATACAATTTGCAAATCAAATTGTTATAAAGATTCTTCTAAAAAACTTATCAAAAAATTAACTGTTAAAAATGGAGATCATATGACTTTTCTTAAGATCTTTAATGAATACAAACATATCGAAGATAAGGAATTATGGGCTAGAAAATATGGAATCAAAGTTGATTATTTGAGAAAAGTGAATGAAATGGCAAATAATTATTACCGAAAAATTATTAATATTTCAAAAGACTCTCAATTATCGCGCATTGAAAATATAAATATTGATGAAAAAATTCTAGAAGCATTGAAATTAAGTCATCAACATTTAATTGCCAAAAATTTACAACCTATTTTTACGAAAAGAAAACAGACAGGTGAAATACAAAAGGATTCTATTATTTCATCAATTTATACAAAAAAAAATATGATGAATATGACTTTCATTTATGATGAACTTATATGTCTCAATGGAACCTGGGAATTTTCAATTGTAACTATCATAGATTAATAAGTTTATTTTTTTATTATAAATTATTATGCTAAATGAGTTTTCTATTTGTTAAAGACAATGATAAGATGGATCCGCAACCATTTGATAAATTGACACAGTGTATGTCATCTTATATTGGACAATGTAATAAAAATTTCCCATACATATGTTCTGATGGTCTTTTAAAAGGAGGTTGTGCTACAGATCCAAATACGTGGCAACAAAGTAGAATGTGTAATCGTTTTTGTGATGTAAGAAGACCATTAAATCAATCAGAATTTCCAAAAATATATCCATTAAAAGATGTATCAAAACAGATCAAATGTCCGAAAAAATTTCAAAAAGTATGTGAATCTCATTATCCGTATCAATGTACATCTGGTATTGCAGTTGGTGGATGTACGGATAATCCACAATTTTGGCAAAACAGTGAATCCTGTACAACTTTCTGTGATATTTCCGATGGACAATTTAATAAACCTTCAGTGGAAAAAATTGATAATTTCAGAAAATCTAGAAATTTTCTGATAAAAAATAATCATTATCAAAAAATTTGGATTGGATTGTATGGAAAATCATACATACCACAAGGTGGAGGATTTGAATTAGAACCAAAAATGTCACAAAAAATTATAGTACCAAGTGATTGGATCGGAAAAATATGGGGGAGAACAGGATGTAAAAGAGGTATTTCACAAGATCCCAAATATGGACCGGCTAATGAATTAGTATGTGAATCGGGAAATTGTAATGGTAAATATGGTTGTTCAATATCTGGTTCTGCTCCTGTTTCGATAGCAGAGTTCTTTTTATCAAATTCTTCGAATATATTAGATAAATATCGAGTGGATTTAAGTAATGGATATAATTTACCCATAATTATCAAACCAATTACTATTGATAGTATACAAAAATGTAAAATAGCGGGTTGTCAAAAATATCAAACAAATAATTGCCCGCCGGAACTTACTGTTAAAGGTGAATTTGGTACTTATTGTACTTCAGTATGTGATGCTGTTAGAAATCCAGAAAAAGTATTAAATCCAAAATATATCACTTTCTTTGATGAAGAATTAGTATGTTGCGATTGTGCATGTGGATCAAATTGTGAATGTGATGATAGACGATGTAAATTTGGTTGTGATCCATCAAAAAGTAATTTTAACAGTGGAGTTGATGAAATATTACATGAATCATCTCCATTATTAGATGGAGCAAAATTAAGAATTAATAAATATCCAGCAGATATAATTTCTATTAATAAAAGTACTATTGGAAAAGGAGGAACTTGTCAAATGCATATGTGGCCCAAGGCATCTAATGGTTCAACTTATAGTGAAGTATTCAAAAATCAATGCGAGAATACAAAAAGTTGGAAATTTGATAATTCAAATGTACATAAATGTGTTAATGCAGATTATGAAATAATTTTTGGTTAAAATCAAAATCTTTAGTTTTAATGATGTTACTTAAAATATCATTAAAAATCAATCGTTCATGTTTATTCTATTTAATATATTATGAATATTTTCTACAAATCACTTCTTTTCTACTTGATGATCATTATCAAGATACTGATTCATTAATTTTAATTTTTTAATATCGATATTTTTTATTTCTTTAATAATTTCTAATTTATGCTTATTATTTTCTATAAGAATTTCCAATTTTTTATTTTTAATTTCTTGTTTGTGTTTATTTACTTCTAACTGATTATTTTCTTTGAGAATCTCCAATTCTTTATTTTTAATAAAATAATCATAAATTGATCTATTATCCACTAAATTATTATTCAATAATATTTTATTAAATTTACTCATAAATATTTTTTCTTGATATTTAATACTTTCAATTATCTGTTTCTCTTCAGATGTCAGATTTTTTGATTCTTCGATTGGAATTTCATTATTCATATATTGATCAAAACAATTGATCAATATATCACTCAATTTATATAATTCAATCTTCTCCTTATCATCAATACATTGTTTTTCAACTAAATGAGAATATTTAGTTTTCAAGGCATTATGAAACGTTTCTTCATCATTTTGACCTGTTATTTGTTTCAATTTTATCAGAAAAATATCTGTCTTGTATTCATTTCTTAATGTTATGATCCGTTTAATAATATCTTCTGAATATCCAAACTTAATAATGATGTCGTTATGATCTGTTTTTAATGGAATAACAAACCCATAAAGAGTGTGTTTTTTGANGTATCTAGAAATAGGAATTCTAGATNCTTCAATAATAAGCATCTCAAGATACTCTAAATCAATCAAATTTAAATAAGAACAAATATGATGATAATTTGTTGTTAGAACAGATGGAACATCTTTTTTCATGTTCACAAACTTATTCTTTTTAAGAATGATGGCTTTATTAATGATTTGTAGATTACCTTGTTTTCTCAATTGAGAAAGAATTTTTGAAACATTTTTTTTTGAATGATTTAGATAATTTACTATTGGATGAGAAGATAATAGAATACATAGTTTCTTCATCAATTAATTCACGGAGAATGTAGCCATTAAATTCATTTTTATGCCAAATATAATAACAGATATTATTTGAAAATTCATTGTATTTTTCTTTGATATATGATTGTTTTAGATTAAGAATAGAAATGATATGTTGAATGTCAAAATAGGGCTTATTGTTCCAATAAATTAGGAAATAATGATCTTGATAAAGGAATTTAGTTTTCAAGACATTTTTTAAGATTTTTTCTGAAAATTTGTCTTGAAAATATTCATTCATTTTATCTATAACATTATCTATTTTTTTACATGTAATATTAATGTTATTGAATCTCATTTTATATTTTTTATTTGTAACATTATATGTCACCCCTTCCATCGGATGATTCTTATCATACTTATTATATTTATGAATCTTATCATCCAACAGTTTTTCAACATCATTTTCACTCAAAATTTCACCAACAATATTGTTATCTTCCTCTTCAAAAACTTCTTCATACTTATTAATAATTTTAATTAATGATTTTTTTTCTTCGATTATCTAAAATTCCTAGAATCGGTTTTAATATTTTTGTTTCTTTTTTTGATGTTCTGTCTTCTAATAATAACAACTGATTATGAAGATATGATTAATCATTCTTATTTAAAGATATTTTTTCATCAATTGAATTAATCGTTTCTACTAACTTCTCTGTCGTTTTCTTGTTTGTATAAAATAACATGATTTTATTATTTTATATCATTTTTTGGATATGATTCTTTTATTTCTTGTTCCTTAATACTGATTTTTCTACATATTTCTTTTAACATATTTAAAAGAAATATGATTAAATCTAAGAATCTTATTTTTTCACTAACGTTTTGTTTATATTTTTTAATTATAAAAATTCATTATATAGTATAATAGTCCAATACTTTATCCTTATCAACAATTATTTTATTTAGAATAATATTTTCTTTCATCAATGTTTCATTGATATTTTTTAATTCTGTATATTCACCAGATAAAGTATCCAATATTTTTCGAAACATAATTAGTGAATTACATTTCATATTTAATGATACATTATCAGATTTTAATGTATCATTAATTGCTTTGAGATTATTATTTTCATTTGTTAATATTTCATTCATATTTTTTAACTCTAACACAATATCATTATTTAATTTTTCTAATGGTTTATCCATAATATTAATATCGATTGCATCAAATTTCGTTAAATCATTTTCATATTGTTTTTCATGAGTGGATATAATTTCATCAATAATAATCAAATTGTTATTAGTCATTGATTTCAATAATGTTAAAATTTGACAATATTTATTGAATAATAAGCAGGCTATTTAATATTCATTTTTTTTCTAATATATTTATTAATCTTTCTGATATTTCCTAATTTCATTCATTTTTACTATTGTCTCTTTTGTATTTAAAAACATACAATCAATATATTTTAAATATCGTTTTCTATTAATGGATTTCGATTATTAAAATCCAGTATAAATTACTTACTATTTTAAATAATTTTCATAAATATAATTATTTAAAATAGTTAAAATAATAGTAAATTATTATTGATGAATAAAAAATCAAAAATTAAAGTTTTGGATAGTTTTACTATTGTGGATGCAATCAATATTCCTATCAATAGTAATAATGTATTCATAGTAGCTAATGAACGGAAAAAAAAAGATGGTAAAATTAGTAGATATTATTCTATTTTCGAAAAATTTGAAGATTTTTTGAGAATTCGTAACCATCCTAAAATGGCCCATTGTCACGAAATTTTAATTGATCATATTAATAATGAGCCAAATAAATCTGGTAGATTAGCATTTGATTTTGATATCAAGGACGTGAATGTACCAAAAAATTTTAAAGATCAGATTCAACAAATAATAATAGATGTCGTAGACATTTATTTTCATGACGTTGATCATAGTAAATTTGAATATGTTTGGTCAACATCAAAAAATCCAGCAAAATTCTCAAAACATTTAATTGTAAAAAATTTTTATTTTGATGATTGGATTCAAATATCTAAAATTTTTTATGATTTATTTTGTATTCAATGGGATATAAATTATGATTGGATATCTTCTGATAAAATTATTGATTTTCAAATAATTAAAAGAAATACTTCACTACGAATGGTAGGTTCAAGCAAAATAGGTGGAAACCCCTTAGAATTAGATGATGAAGGGAAATTTTCACTCATTGATTCGTTAATTCGAATATATTCTATTAATGATAGTGAACAAACAATCACAATGAATAATATTAATAATTCTATTGTATCAGAATTTATGGATAAAAATATAAATAAATATTTTGCGATAAATATTGAAAAAAAACAGAAATACTCCAAGACATTCAATTGTGATAATTATCCCGATGCTGTTTATAAAACAGCATTCGAAATGTATGAAGCAATTCATCCAAAAATATTCAAAATGAATAAAAGAAACGGCAAATATTTATCAATGCTTAGAATGAAATCAGCTAAATGTCTATTATCAGGAAGGGTTCATGAAAATGAAAATGCTTTCATAAAAATTTTTTCTCTAGATGATATGTATTCTATAAATTTTGGATGTTATAGAAATTGTGGGAAAATAAAATATATTCATATTGGATCCATTAGTAAAACAACATTCGAAAAATATTTTGATCCAAAATTCGAACCAAAATTATTGAATCAAAACAAATTACGATTTTGTGAAAAAATATAACAGTTTATTCTCTAATATCATTAGCGAATTATATTGATATAATTGAACATTTTGAAGCAATTCAGACATATTTCTTGCTGAATATCTCAGATGATATGAAATATACATATACAATTTTTTGAATATGAAATCTCTGTGAAGATTTTCCAGCAAAAATATTTGTAAACATTGTGGATATATCAAGGTTATATCATTTGAATTTATTTTGGATACATCACTATAATATTTTATCTTATCGATAATAATTCCCTCTATCAGTCTAATAATTATATTATTATCAATATTTAATTTTATCAATTCATCAATAAAAACAACCCATTGATTCATATTATGAATATTTTCATTAAAAATTTTCTGATTATTCATAATCTTCTCGAATAAAGGGATAAATTTATCCCTATCTTTAGATGCAAAAATTTTGAGAATTGATTGTATTTTATTTAAATCTGTTATTTTTTCCATTTCTTTACTATGATGGTCGATAATAATTTTATTGATTGTATCAATTTCCTTTTGAGTTATTAACGATAATTCAGATAATTCGAATTTTGTAGTTATTTCTAACATATCACTTAAGAATTTATGAAAATTATGTGGATCGATACTATTTAAGATTCTACCTTGTGATACACTAACAACTATCATTTTTTTACATACATCTAAATATTTTAATAATTTTTCCTTAATAATGAAAGAACTTTCACATATAAGTTTATCCAACATTTCTTTTTTAAAAAAAGAAATAGCATGAATATCTGTAAGAATAAATTCAATATTTTTAACATCATCAAATTTTGTTGATAAATGTAATTTTTCAATTTCGTAAAGATAATTATGATATATTATTTTTTTCTGATATCCTAATTTGAAATATTGTTCTAAAATCTGTTTAATATCAATAAATCCCATTTCTTTTAATTTGTTATTTAGATCAATTTCTTTGAATATTGATCTAATTTGCCTCATTTTTTCTGATAATGATAATTTATTTTTCTTCAATAATTTCAAAGCTAATATATTGATCTCCATTTCATTGAGATTGATAATTGATCCATTATCTTTTGAAATTTTACATAATATTTTAGAATGAATAGAAGATATTTTAGATAAATGAAATAATTTATCGGGAATCCCAATTGAAGATAGAGAATTGTCAAAATTAACAAAATTATCATTAATAATATCATCATTATAAATTAAATCATCTTCATCATCTAAATATATATCAGAACAACCATCTGATATAATAAATATATGATTTCTTGGATCAATTAAATTGGAAGATATTAATTTGATTTCAGAAACGTGAGATATTATATCATGAATATCAAGAATGTAAAAAATGAAATTGTAATTAGAATAATTATTATCATGAATAATATTAATATCTAATTTAAAATTCTTACATAATTTAATATTCGAGAAAATGTAATTTTTTAAAATATCGAGAAATATTTCAAAATCATTGTATTTTCCGACAATCCCAATACGAATATATTTAATAGATTCAAATGTAGACATTTATAGACAATAATAAACTATCAACATTAATTTTTTAAATTAAGAGATAAAATCGAATAAATTGAACCTTTTTATTATGATAAATTTGCAATTTTTGATGTTTATTATATCGAATAAATATTAGTATCAAAATAAAAATTGAAAAAAAAAGATAATTATGACTTCAATAAAATCCACATTTAGTATAGTTTTTAATATAATTTAAAAATCAAATTCTTATTTTATAAAAGATATATTTTCTCTTAATGTCGTATTCTCAATTTATTTCAGATAAAAAAACAGGCACCATAAATCATCCTTTTGATAAAAAATGGAAAGGATCTAATAATCGTCCACAAAATATGGTTAATCATGTAGCAAATTATCCATTTTATCCAAAATATAGGCCTAGAATTCCAATGTATTCTAAAGGATCAGGGATTATACCATACACATTAATAAACGGCACAATTTACTTTTTATTGCAACAAATTGATAACAAAACATATAAAAAAAATATTGGATGGAATGATTTTGGTGGAAAACGTGACACTGAGTCTGAAACAGCGAGTGAAATTGCAGCACGAGAATTTAGTGAAGAAACTAGCTGTTTATTTTATCTGAAAGAACAGAATAATGATTTATCCAAAGTAAATTTTGAACTTCTCAAAAATAATGATTCATTGGAATATGATGAAAATGCATTAAATATATTGCGAAATATGATTTCCCAATCAACCATTTATTTCAAGGATAAAATAGACAAATATATTTCACCAATATATTTATGTTCCAGAGATGCGACATATGTAAGCTATTTCTTAAAAGTAGAATTTATTCCAGAAAATGATATTCCAAAAGCAGAAGATATTCATTTGAACTATCTTGATAAATACAGAAGAACATGTAAATGGTTCAGTATAAGCGAATTATTGAGAATAGATGAGAATAATTTTCATAAAAGATTACAAGTTACAAAGATAAAACAGAAAATAATGAAATATCAAAGTGAAAATTTATTTACATAATATTGTTATTTTTTTGCAAAGTATATGTCTAATATACTTTACAAAAATCAAATTATTTGTAAATTGTTTTCTGTTTTGACAAAATATAATGTACTATTATATTTATAAACGAAGATGATGTCTATATCATTTGAATCTGTTATATATGATGAAATTTACAAAATTTATTTGTTAGAAGAAAATTCGATTGATAAATGGGAGAAAATTGCAAAAATTATGAATGTAAATAATGATTTGTGTGTCAAAGAATATTATGAAATAATAAAAAATAAAGATAGAAAAGGAATAAAACTTGATTATCAATCAAAAATAAAACAAATAAATGAACAAGTAAAAATGCAGGAAAATTATTTACTAAAATTTAGTTTTATGATAACTGGATTGCACATAATGATTTACGATATGTTATCATCTGATGGTAATTATTATTTCAAATTAGATGGTAATGAAGAAATGATTGTTTTACAGAACTTGGATAAAAAAATAGTTTATTACATAAATATGAGTATTAAAAATGAACAAAATGTATATTTTCATTCCTTTATTCTTTTATATGCATTGGAATCATTATTTACCAAGGATTTTTATGTGGGAATGGATTTTGAATATACTAGGAAACAAATTCAATTAGCACAATTGAATTTTGAGCATAGTGTGTTATCAAAAAGTATTATAATGATGGTAAGTCCAAATGAATTAGAACAGACAATGACTGATAATTTTATAAATTTAATAATGTGCAATAAAAATATCAAAAAAATATTACATGGATCAGATTCTCTCGATATACCATATTTATATGAACATATGTTAAAATCTGATCATGAAAAAATAATAAAATTTACTAAAAGATTGATTGATACTAGATATCTTTGCGAATATTATAAATTAAATAAAGAGCAACCAACAGATAATAAATGTTCTATTTATGATGCAGTATATTATTTTGGTGTAATGTCACAACACAAATATCAAGAATTACAAAATATGATAGACGATTTACCTCATGTTAATGATATACAATGGAATATTCATAAAATGCCAGAATCTCAAGTATTATATGCACAATATGATGTAATTTTTCTAAAATATTTCTATTATAAAATAATAAATCAAGCCACTCAAGATGTTAATGATGATCTTGGAAAAAAATCGATTATAGATTTATACAAATATGTATTATTTGAATTAACACAATTTATGTACTTAGAAAGGCGAGAAATAACTTTTTTGCTTGCTAAATGTAAAGAAGAAGTTGATCCAATAAATAATTATATGGTTAGGAGTCACAAAGGTATTTATAAATTGTTAGATGTTTTTGGTAGAGTATCTACGGATTTAATATCTACAAATCCAAATGCAGAAATAGATAAGATTATGAAAGTAACTTATTTCTCGAAATCCATTTTATTAATTATAAAGAAAATGACTTATACTATTGCAAGTCACAATCAGATAGTTTATAAGGATAAAAATACACAATGGGATGGGAAATTAGATAATGAATATATATTCGATTTTTTGAAAAAAATGAAATTTAATTGTCTCTTGAAACTATTCACATCAATTGAAAGAACATTATATAGTAGAATACAGGTAATTGTATAAAATATTCAAATGTCTATAATAAATATTTTAATAAATATTTATTAAAATTCAAATTTTGGATAATCATGTATATGATTATTATGCATTACAATGATTTCCAAGAGTGTTAGCGTTCGGATCATTTGGTTTAACTGGATCGAATATATTAGATAAAGATGAATTAACTGAACATTGTAATTGTTTTTGATCACCACTTACTTTTCCAAATTCTTCAAATGCTGAATTTCGTACCGAACCTGGATTTCTTTTTCCATGACATATACAAAATCCTTCAATATTCTTTCCAAATGTTTGTCGAACATCTCTTTCAGATCGAATGTGTTTGCTTAAATCTCTATCAATTTCTATTTCAGAATTTGGTAAATAATCAGGTTCCTTAACTACAAAATATCTTACATCTGTTGAGTCTTTGGAAGTGCCAATAATAAGCTTTTCAACAAGTGGTATTCTATCTTTTAGTGTATTATTTCCATATCTTGTTTCTTGTGAATCCATTTGTTCTTGATATTCAATTGATTTGGGATTGAATGGACTGTTAACATTATTTGCAATATTAATTGTGCGATAATTAGCATCCGCATCGTTAATATATTGATCAGTCGGTCGATAATTATATAAATGAACTGGTAATTTTTCTTTTTCAGTCGTCCTAATTCCACTAGCTATGATAATTTTTCCAGGTACAGTCGTAATAGGATTTGCTCCAAAAGGAACAAATGTACCAGTGATTAATTCGGGATTTGTCATTGTGTTTTCTACCAATCTTAATCTAGCAGTATTACCTCCATGTGTGTAGATTGATCTCTCAGTATTTGAACCTAATAGATTGGCGTTATAGTTATCTAATATTACTCTAGGATTAAAAAAAGAGTTGTTAGATTCTGTTAAATCAAAATGCTCTTTTCTTCCTCCTGTTTTTCCATTTTGTGAATGACTATTACCTTCTTTACTTCTTTGAAATCCTCCCATTGCATTATTTGAAGTGAGACTAGATCTACTTACATTTTTACCCGTAAATTTTTGCGATCCCCAACCTCCTGAAAAACCCGTTTTTTTATTTGGATAAATGTTAGTATTAATTGAATAAGATGAAGGATCAGGTGATTCATATCTAGTTCCTGGTCCTCTTGTAAAAGGAGTTATTATATTTTTATTTTCTTGATCTTTCATTATCTCTTTACTTTGTCTATTTTCTCTTATTTTATCTTCTCGTGTTCGATCTTCTTGATCCCTTCTTATTGCTTCTCTATTTTGTCTTTCTTCTTTTTCTTTTCTTCGTTCATCATTCCATTCACCTTCATCTCTATTACCATTCCATTTATTTTCGGGTAAAATTCCTCCTTGATATCGTGAAAATTTACCGTTATCTGGACCAAATTTTCGATGATTTTCCCAATAACTTGATCCATAACTATCACCATAATAACCACCATAATGACCGTTATAATAACCATAATAAAATCGTTTGGGATAATTAAAAGGCCATTTTTCGTCATAATAAGGCCAATAATATTCAGGATAATAATAATACATCCATCTATCAAAAGGAATATCAAAATTTAGATATTCATATGGTAACAAATATACATGTCTCGGAGTAAAATATACATATCGTGGATCTGGAGGTGATTCAAATGGAACATATGAATCCTTTAATGGTACATCTGAGGGATCAGGTTCACCAATTTCTTCTCCTACATCATAATCAATTTTATCTTTGATATTTTTATTATCCATGAGGGTAAATTCACTTATTGAATTATTTGCATAATAATCCTTATAAGCTAATAATAATATGAATAATATAATAATCAATAGGAAAATATTCACACATTCAGATTGCATTTATTCAGATATATTATATACGTCATATATTTTATGATCAAACATAAAAAAAATTTGATAATTTAATATTCTACATTCTTTATAAATTACCATAAAAATACTCATATTTATAAATGAATTTTGATCAAACAGTACGCATTGAAAGTATTTTACCACATGTCTCCAAAGGAATTGCAAATCGTAAACTAAAAAGTTCTTGGACAGTTTGGTCTCAAAAGAAAGATATAAACGAAAATGATTGGATGCAAAATGTTATTCCTATTTATGAATTCAATTCATCAAATGAATTTTGGTATATATACTATAATTTGGATTTAACTACTGAAATTAAATATATTTTCATGAGAGATAAAATTCATCCAAAATGGGAAGATAAACATAATATTAATGGAGGATATTATTGCATCAACATTCCTGAAATTGATAAATCAAATATTTTTAAAACTTGTTTATCAGGAATGATCGGAGAAACTTTAACCAAAAAGCGATATAATTCTAATCATATTACTGGAATGACATTCGTCAGTAATAAAAATAAATCTCATATTAGAATTTGGATAGATGATTCACATTATCAACTCAAAAAAGATAATTTATCGAAAGAATATGTTGCGGTATTTAATAAAATAAATGCTGTAAATGATAATGATATGAAATTCGTTGATTTTAAACGCCTTATAGATAAACAAAATGCTGTAAATGATAATAATATTAAATTTATTGATTTTAAATGCCTTATAGATAAATAAAAAACTAACGAAGATATAATTATTTTTAATAAATGAATTAATTTAAATTGATTCATTTATAATGCAGGATATGTATTTATAGATCTACTTTTAGAAATTTCATTTTGTTTGACTTTACGTATTGTTTTCAAAAAGATATTATCATCTGATTGATTATTTTTAGGTAATGATTTTAATAAACATTTATTAAAGAAAATGATTCCTTTACAATCAATGTCTGTAGATGTGGTTTCATTCCATAATCTGTTTACTATTTCTTTGGTATTTACAAAATAAGTTTGTAAAATAGGATCAGATTCGATAATTTTTTTGTAATTATCTGGAAGTAAATTCATAACATCTGGTGTCATAGGGGATACATAAATTAATTGTTCTATTGGATTGAAATACGTATCTAAATCTTTTACCTGAAATTGTTTTAATTTTTTTATTGTCTGATCGATATAATCAACATTAATATCATCTAAAAACATCAACAAATGTCTCATTAAGGGTGCTCTTTCATGTTGATAAAACCATTTATTAATATAAGATGAATCATTAAAATAATAATCAAAAACCCACAATAATCCTTCTAAATAATCATGCATAATTTTATTAGCCTCTTCAGTAAGAAGCTGATTTTTATCAAAGAGATTTATACCAAAATAAGTTTTATAATAAATATCTAAATTTTGTTCTGATAAATTGAGAGGCTGAGCATTAAATTTTACACGATATTCGTCTAACATATTTTCAAATTTATATAATTCTTTTTGGTATTCATTTTTAATATTTGATTCTTTCATTCTATCTTGATGATGTTTATCAAGTATGCTTGTAGACCAAGTGTTTAAATTTATCATTAAGCGAGGAAATTTCTTTATTTTATAATAGTATTTTTTTAATAAATTTATCATTTCTTTATTTGATAAATAAATTGTATTTATATATTGTCCATCTAAATTGATCATGATACTTTTTTTAAGAGAATTCATAAATTGATCATTTGATTCAAAATAAAGATACGATCCATTATTTTTTATCAAATTTTGGAGATTTAAATATTCTTGATTAAATGTATTGACTATTGAAACAATATTATCTGGAGTAATATTCTCATAATCAAAAACATTTTTAATTAATCCTGTGTTAATATATCTGTTATATAATTGATTATATTTGATGAAATCTTTTTCTTCTGGTAATAAATTTTGTAATATTTTTTTTAAAAAAATAAAATTAAGATCAAATACATTATTAATAGAAGTTTTGACGAGATAATTATCTTTATCCTTTAATTCTAATAAAGTTTTAAGATACGCATCCATAATATTTTGAAATCCCTTTTTAACATTCAATGTTTCCATTTTGGGAACAAAATCATTGCCAAAAAGTGTACTTAAACATACTATATCATAATTTATCCTATTAGTATCAAATTTTTTTTGTGAATTATTATTGATATAATAACTAATGTTTTCTTTCAATAATTTTATATCGATTAGATCATACAAAAAAGTTTGTTGATTATATCTTAACATTTTAATATTAGATACTGGAAGTAACATGCATAATAAAATAACATCAGCATCTGGACTATAAATTACGATTGTATCTTGTGAATTCTTTAATTTATCGGTAACATAATTTACTATTTTCTTTTCACCTTCACCAATTTCATACATATCTGAAATAATTATATTTAAATTATCACGATTGACTTTGATTTTTTCCTGAATTTTATTACTCCTGAAATAATTTACTAATTTATGCATAAAAAAAGTTCCTGGTGTTATTTTATTCCTATTCCATTTAATTGCCATTTTTTCTATTAAATAAACATTATCAGGTTGTTTGATTAAATAATCTTTATATTTGTGCATTATTTTTTTATGATATTCTGATATTATTGAACCCATGTATCTTCGTTGTTTCTGTTCGATCATTTTTCCTTTAGAAGGAACTCCATCAATAGCTATTAATAATGTTTCAATTGATTTATTATCACAAAAAGTGCGAATAATAAATAAAACCGTATTTATTACCATCGTGATTATTAATTTATCGAGTTCTTTTTCACTAAAATGATCGTGAAAAAGATTGATTACATCAATAGGATCAGAATCTTGATTAATCATTTTTTGAATATTTTCCATTTTGTATTTTTTGAAATATTCATTTATTATCGTATTATTAATAGGACGATGTTGATATAGTATTTTGAGAACAGTTTTCATAAAAGTATTAACATCTTGTATTGTTTTTTGACTGGAAACGTGTATTATTGAATTAAAATCTAACAACAAATGATTTATGGCCATTTTTTGTTTAGAATCTATTTTTATGGAACTAGATGTAATATCATTTTTAATCAATGTACCAAAAAATTCTAAAACTCCCATTAATTTTTAGTTATCACTTATATTAAGTAATAATTAATCATGTACATTCTTTAAATATCTATTTGTTTCAATTTTATTGAGTTTCATATAATGATATTCGGGAATAGACCGACCTGAAGAATTGGGATTTATTTTATCAAATAGATGAATAAATGGTAAATAAAGAAAATATTTCTTCATAAAACACATTATTAATAAAATTTTATTAGAATATAATTCTAATTGGTATTATTTTTTCATTTTTTAACTCATTTTATCTACAATAATTCTCTTGTAAAAATTTTCCAAAAATGTTCTGTAATTATTCCGAATAATTTCTAGACGTGCATAGACACCACTATCCGTAATATAAACATCTTTCATTGTATCGAAATTATGAATGAAAATTATCATATTATATATGAAATTATATAAATTCATTAAATTATCATTTACAGATATTTTATCACTTATTTTTTTCAACAAATCATCAACATTTCGTCTAGTTTCTTCTAACATATGTTCTAAAAAATTAATAATTATCTCTCTATTTGCATCTGGATTTGCACTTGCAAATATCCGTGAATAACTATCATCTACTATAAAAAAGGATTTTTTGGAAACCTTTAATTTGCTTCCAGAACGTAATTCACCGATTACTTTGAATGATGTATTCAAATTATCCAATGATAATGATGGCCATTTCTCTTTGATACCATTTTTTATCGTTGAAATTAAATTACTAGATGAATCATACATAATCGAATTCATTTTTATATCTACTTGATCATTCATTTTTCTTATATTATTAGAATTTTTATTATCAATTTTTTGTACGTTTAAAAATTTTTCCTTCATATTTATTTTATCTGATTCTGTATTAGATATTATTGTGATGAAATTTGTTGAGCAATTCATTTGAGATTCACAATGAATCGGTTCAAATGATTGAATGATTTGTGCATCTATTAAATGATTATCATTTGATTCAATGTGATTATTTTCATCCTTTAAATCTCTAGAATTTATCATTTGGATATCTAAATTAATATCGTGTGTATTTATTTCTGATGATGTAACTATATTATCTAAATTAATATTACACATATCTATTTTTGATGGCACAATAATTGATGAAATAATTTGTTCTGTTGATATGTTTTGGTTTGTTGATTCATTAGAATTTATTTCTAAGGATGATTTCGATCGTTCGATTGGTTTGATCATATATGTAGAAATCGATTGTTTGGGTTGTTTTGATTGTTCCGTTATTTGAGTCTCATTATGTACAGATGAATTAAATGATTTAGCATTATTAATTGGAGATGTATAAATATGTTGCACAATTCGAGTATTAGTTTTTTTCAATTCTGTGGGCAAAATATCAATAGTTGTACGATTCAAAGATTTACAAAATGGATATTCTGTTTTACTATTATTGATAATATTTTTTATGTTCATTTTTTTATCAGTAAAATTATCATATAATTGCGATCTCTTTGGTAGAATCTTTTGATTACCAAAATCTAATCCCTTTGTATTACCAAAATCTAATCCCTTTGTATTTCCAAAATCTAATCCCTTTGTATTTCCAAAATCTAATCCCTTTGTATTACCAAAATCTAATCCCTTTGTATTTCCAAAATCTAATCCCTTTGTATTACCAAAATCTAATCCCTTTGTATTACCAAAATCTAATCCCTTTGTATTTCCAAAATCTAATCCCTTTGTATTACCAAAATCTAATAGCGATGGAACTTTGTCATCCATTTTTTGTACTTTCTGTTTATCTACATTAGTTGGTACTATTTTAATTTCCCTATGTTTGGGAAATCGATTTGATGTTTCTGATTGTAAAGATAAATAATCAGATATGTTATTAAATTTAGAGAAAGCATTTGGTGATTCCGATTGCAAGGACATATAATCATATACGTTATTGAAATAATCTGAATATTGATTATCATATGGATTTTTTCGTGTATTTGCAGCAGAATAAGGATCCATAATATTAATAATATTACATTTAAATTTTATATTTAACATATATCATACATCTTTGATGATTAAAAAATAATTTAATCATCAAAAAAATCTCCTTGAAAATCCTCTTGATCGAAATCAATTTTCTTCGAAAAAATACTGGATATTATTGTGACAAAATCTTTCTCTGATTCAAATTCAATTAGAGCTTCATTTTGTGAAGCAAAAAAAAGTTTCAATATTTCATTTGTTTGATATTCATATTCGTTATATGTTTGTTTTTGAGGAGCAATGAAAAATTTATACATTTCATTTATTTGACATTCTTGATTGATGTATACAACATATTTGTTATAATATAATAGAACATTATCTATTTCATTAAATTTGAAATTATTTGTCTTCATCTCAAAAATAATGAAAAATGAATCTTTTACTTTCCTTTTAATGAATTCAAAATAATCCGATTTTATCCAATCTTCTTTAATTTCTTTTACTATGAAATGTGTATATGGAATTTTATTTTTATCAGTTACTATAATTTCTCCGATCCTTCTATGTTGTAATAATTCAAAAATTCCAAGATCAGGATATGTATCCCAAAGGATTGATTGAAGACCTTTTCTAAACATATTAGATATATTTCTATGACCATTTCCTCCAAATAATTGTGCAATTGTAAATACATTCATTCTATTATCATCTGATCTTAAATTATAGAATGTTACATTTTTATATATATCTTGATAATACATAACTACAAAATCCAAAAACCATGAATCTTTTAACATTTGAATTCCAATATCGGATTGGAATTCAGGATTATTATTATACCCAACACATATAAATTTATTATCAAATTTGTGAAGTAAATAAGGTTGTCTATCAATCAATATATTTCTCAGTTGTACTATTTCTGTGATTTTTTCATCTAATAAATATATTTCTAATTCTTCGAAACTAAATTTTTTCTCGCAAAAGTAAGCAATAAATTTATCAGCGTCAGGTATTTTTCCAGTACGGATGTTTTTATCTCGAATATAAGTTAAAAATGTTGGTAATTCTCTTTGAGGAAATAAATAATTCCATGTTATTTCAACTCCTGATCTCATTTCATCTGAAATGGGTGATAAATTCATCACATTAATTTTATGATGATTTAACACTTCAAGTTCATTTGCAACATCAATTAATTGAATAAGTTGATTATATTTAAGAGAAAAATTACATATTAATATATTTCTATTTCGAAAATTTTCAACGAATCGTGAATCTAATTTATCAGAATTTTCGATCGTTGGTAATTTATCATAGTAAAATGGTATATAATCAATTTGTTTTGCCTTTTCTAATCCATATTTTTCTTTCATATACATCCATACAATAAAGGCAGAACAAAATCCATCCACACATTCACCATAATATATAACAGTGTCAATTAATTTTTTAGCTAAAATTTTAGATGTCATTATGATAAAAATATGATAATAATCAATATAAAAATATCGTAAATGTTTTATATTTTCAATTTTTTAATTAAAAATATTAACTTATTTCAATTTATCTAATTCTTCACACAAAATTTTATAGGTATTATTGTAATCAATATTATTTTCAATACATTCATTCACCCATTTTTGACAAATTGTTTTAATATAATCAGATTTGAGAGCAAAATGTTTTCGAATAATATCTTCGAATCCTTTAGAAGGATTTTTAATTTGATCGATCATAGCCCATTTCATAGTATTTAATCTAATATGATCGTTATATTTGACGGATTTTATCTGTTTCTCTTCAGTATGATAATCCTTTTCATTTCCGGGTTCATTGAAATATGGATAGGGGATCATAACTAATGATTGAATAGAAACAATAACTTGTAACATTGTTGAAATTCCAGGCATCCAAGATTCACTAGCTGCACCACTCCAAGTGCCCAAAATTGATAAACAAACTTTTCCTTTTTCATACAAATTTGGATTAAATCGCACTTTTCCATTTCCTGTTGTACATGTAATAACTTCAGGAGGAACATCTGGATAATTTTTTGGACAATACATTTTAAATAAAAAGCAACCAGAATCATATGGTGTATTTGTTGGTCCACATATTATGAATTCATGATATTGATAATTATCTGGATAAAATTTATGAAAAACACTTGAATTAAAATAAATAGGTATTGATTTTTTCATCATTAATATTTCCTTTAATATTATTGATCTAGGATTTCCATTATTTTTATTATTTTTACTTATATGATTAAATGATTCAATATCGATATGATTTCCTTCCGTACAAGTATATTCCTTCATTTCCAAAACATATTTTTCTTCAATATTAGAAATGATAGTATCTTTTTTATTTTGTTTTTCTACAAATTCTTTTATTTGTTTATCAAGTCGTCTATAAAAACTCATAAAATTCGAAATTAAATCACTTTCTTTCTGATTTGAATTATTCGATTCATTTTTTTCCATGTACATTTTAAAATCTTCATTTAATTCACTAAAAATTTCATATAAATTTAGATTTTCTTCATCTTTGATCAAAAAGATTTTTACATATTCACGTGTCATTATCCTAAATAAATTTAAATATGATTCAAAATTGTTGTGATTTTTTAATAAATTTAAACTGTTTCCAAAAAAAATAGTTTTAATGTAAGGAACAAAACATGAATCTTCTAATATTTTAACGGAATTAACATCGATATTTTTTGTGATAATGTGTGTTAATCTTTTGGTGATATTTTTTATACACATTAATAATTGTCGCTCCTTTTCTTCTATAATTTTTTGAGCAGAAATGACATCAAATGATTTCTGACCAGAAAATCCATATCCAATTCCATTCAATCCATATTTTTTATTATTTATAGGGAGAATCTTATTTTCTATAATTTTATTTTCTTGGATAAATGAATTTATTTTTACACCAGAAAAGAGAGATAAATCTATCAACCAATATTCAAGCACGTCATATGTAGTTGATTTTGAATCAATCATGCCATAATTATTTACTAAATATCTAAAATTACTGATTATTTTTTCTACATTGTAAAATGATTTCCATTTATCTAATTGTAAAATTTCCATCGTTGCTATTTTGACGTGCAAATTATCAAGCAATCTAGGATGTACAATTATCAATTTTGGAGGATAAAATGGATAGAGTTTACTATCAAATGACAATAATATTTCAATATTTGATTTTTCTAAATTCTCATATATTTTAGTATCTTTTTCAAAAAATTCTCTCGAGAAACAAATTTTCCACTGGTAAATGTTATCATTCATGAGATTAACAATGAAATTATTCTTTAATCCATATAAATAAATTTGCTTCAATTCATTAATTATTGCAAAATAAGATCCGTCGATTCCAAATGATTTTTTAACCTGCATACTGTTGCCAAATTCCATCATATCTTGATATTTTATCGCACAATCGTGTATTTTTTTAAAATCAAAAGGAAATTCATTTGATTTTATATATGGTTTCAAATCTAAATATAAACCATGAATATCATCCACATCATAAACAGATATTTTATCTGTGTTATCGATTCCTGTGAGATCATTTTGTAATAATTTTTTGTCATTTATTATTGCAATATTATTCTGTTTTTTAGAAGGAACTATTATTGAATCATCATTCGATACATTAACTATTGATGATTTTAATGTGTGTTCAACCATATCATTCATATTTTCATCTGGAGTATTATAAATCAAATTATCATCTGATTCATCTACAACCGAATTATCATCTGATTCATTTACAACCGAATTATCATCTGATTCATCTACAATCGAATTATCATCTGATTCATCTTTAACCGAATTATCATCTGATTCATCTTTAACCGAATTATCATTTGATTTTGAATCTCCTGTTTTCCATTTTTTTACAACTAATTTAATGAAATTATGTAGTATTTTAGGATTCTTTTTATTGAGTAATGAAGATTGTTTCTTAGGTAATGGAAATCGTTTCTTCATATATTTTTGATAATTAATCAATGGTTTCTTTTTCTTAAGTAATGGAATTTGATAACTAGTCAATGGTTTCTTTTTATCAATTGAATCTAATTCATTTTCAATTGATTTATCATCCGATTGTTTTTCAACAAAGTCATCATTTAATTCCAATTCACTTTTAATCAATTTATCATCTGATTGTTTTTCAATTGATTTATTATCTGATTGGTTTTCAATTGATTTATTATCTGATTGGTTTTCAATTGATTTATCATCTGATTGGTTTTCAATTGATTTATCATCT